TGCCGTCTGGGTGCCCACTGCCCTGGCTGCATCTTGTGCAGCAGAATACCCGAACGATCGCTTGAATCCAATGGTGGCAAACAATTGACCGCTGCCGCCACCGCTGACAGACTGGCGAGCACCAGCCGATATCACAGTGTCCCAGCCTGTTTCAGCCTGCGATCTGGCTGCTAGTTCAGCAGCCAGAGCTTCATGTGTCTGCAGGGATTGTATCAAGGTCGCCACGTTGGTTTCTGGTGGTGTCACCATGACTACAGCCAGCGTTTTCATCAGCAGGGCCTGTCGTTTTTCTATTTCTGCCACAGCCGCGACGGCTTGCGCATGCTCGGTCAAAGTGATGGTGTTTGCAGCCAATTGTGGAGCCAGTACATCTAGGTTTTGCCGGGCCATGATCAAGGCTTGCTCGATCAGTCGCAACTCCTCCAGGGCGCCGTCCCGCTGCACCTGTCGTTGCGCCCACTGCTCATAGGTGTCCAGTTGCAGCGCCACTCGTATGGCATCGCACCGGGCTGAGGCTGCCTGACGCATCAAGGATGCCTGTCGTCGACCACTCAATGACTGTGAAATCCCCAGGGTGATGTTTTTCTCAGTGGTCGATGCATCCCCTATTGATCCAAATGCAGAGGGCGCCGCCAGGATGGCAGCCCTGACTTCAGATTTCGATTGTTCCAGATTGCAAGCCATCTGTGATTCATCAGCATATACCGCAAGTGGGAACAAGAGCAATAATAAGTTGTATTTCTTCATGGATTAAATCTCAAAATATCAACGGACTGTGTCCAACAAAAACCACCTGTGAGTTGGCAGATTTTTTGTTTGTATATGCAATTTCAACGAGTCGTCCTCTAAGATCATTTCTAATAAAAGGGTGTCGCGCATATTCTTCGGCATCATACATGGCAGTAATTTCTCCAACTTTTGAACAAATTAAAATAGTGAGAACGCAATCATATATTGGATCACCTACATGTATGCGTTTAAAAGAACCATATGGCACAAATGCAACATTGACCTCACCACGCAATGCTCTATAGTAAGGAGTTGTTTTTGCGACATCCAAAATTCTGGTTCCTTCAGCAATGGTGGTGCCAAGTCCGGCAATCGTTGATTTTAAGGTTACTAATTGAATAGTTAATTGATCGAACATGGCCTGTAGTTCAGCATTTAATTTAACTGAGGACAAGGCAGACAAGGAAGTTGCCTGTCCCAGCAGTGTGCCGGCGCCCGATGACAATTGTTTTGATTGATGTTGTAGTAAGATCTCTTGTGATTTTGCATCAGTGGCGTTGTTCATCGCCGATTGTAATGCAATACGCCGCTGCGCAGCTTGATCCTTTGTAATAAGTCCCACTTTCAATTCTTGATCGACTTGTGCTAGTAAAAATTTTGCATCAGTGATCACTTGTTGGGTGTCTGCAATATTTTGTCGCTTGTTAACCAGCACATTTGAAATCATTTTGCTGGTGTCTAATAATTGTGTGGACTCTGCACTGACGGCTGAGTTTAATTTTGATTGCAGGGAATTCAGACGTTCCAATTGAATGGTGACAGATTTCAGTGTGGACTCTGCCGCAGCCAATTCAATTTTTTGCCTGATCATGGATGCTTCGATGTTTGCCACTTGTGGTTGAAATGATAACACTTTTTCTTGCGAGGGTGACAGTATCAAGGGGGCTGCCCATTTACCAATACCGTCGATCATCAAGACGAAGGTGGTAGCATACCAAATTATGCCGGCAAGTATTAAAAAAATTCCAAAAAATGATATTTTTTGATATGCGTAAAGTATTTGTTTTTTCATGATTTTGATAGGGTTGATGAAGTCGGTAAACTTCGTGTACCCCACCCACCCTCGTCCATGGTGAGTACGGCAAGCGGAGTTGTGATTAAGAGATCGATAAACATCCAGGTGCTCAATGTTAATGCTGAAACCAAGGGATTGCGTATGACTTGATCCGGCTGGTAGAAACTGGCATGTAAGTTCATGATTAATTTTAAAAAAAGTATAATGACGATAAATGCCATTTGTGCTTGCAGCAATCCAATTATTCCTGAACTAAAAATAATTTGCATATATATGAGTGGAACCATTAGATACACAGTGCGTGGTAACAATATTGATATTGTTTTCCACACCCCGATTTTAGCAAAATGACCTGGCAAATCGCACATGGTCCAGAACCAATTTCTAAATCCCGAACGTTTCCATCGCAATTGTTGTTTGTACAACGATGTCAACGTGGGGGGTGCACTAGTATTAACCCGTTCCAGTATAACCTTAGATCTATAGCCGCGTAAAGTCAGTTGATGAGTGATATATCGATCTTCACCGGCCATTATTTTAAGATCGAGCCATGTTTGATTTGAAATGACTGGTATCATTTCTGCATAGACCGATCTTCGAAATCCCATGGCCTTGCCGTCCACAACCGAAACACAGCCGATGGATGACTCAACTTGCTTTAAGAATTCGTGGAGTGTATAAAATACCGAGGTATATCCCTGGGAGATTAAATCTCTGTTTGGGCTATATATGCCACAGGACGCTCCCACAATACCCAGTCCGGGATCCTGCAATTCTCTTACAAATCCCTTGAGCACATTGGGATCAACAATAACATCACTATCGAACAAAACAAACACGTCACCAGTAGTATGGTGGAACCCTTTGATAAGGGCTTGCTGTTTTCCACTATTGACCGGCTGGGAAATGCATTTGATTTTAATATTCTTAAATTCTGTGATGCCTTTGTTAATCCACTCAACTGTGTCGTCAGTTGAACAGTCGTCAACCACAGTGACATCAAATAAATTTGCTGGGTAGTCCACCCTGGACAACGACTCCAAGGTGTAATATATACCCGCCCCTTCATTGAAGGAGGGGATAACCACGCTGACTTGTGGTAATTCAGTGGGAGGTTTAAAAACTTTCCGCGGTGTGAGTTTAATCAATATTCCGCATAAAATGTTACGAATGAATATTGTTGCTGTCAATGAGAAAATAATAAAAAATACTAAGTCCATGACATATGTGTAAAACAGTACACATGACTATTTACTGGACTTCAGTATTTACGCGGGTATACTACTTGAATATCTTGAGAATCATGACGTCTTCGTTCAATCGCCCAGTCAGTGCAGTTTCCACGCTCTTGATCTTACCAAACCAGGTTTCAATTCGCTTCTGCGTGTTCTGTTCACGGAACTCCTTGAGTTGTTCCGCAGGTTTGCGCAGAGTGCGCTGGAAGCTCCGGTCAGTGAATTCTGTGATGCTGGTGCCCTTGACGCTGAGTCCAGCGGAACTTTTGCTGATGTACATGCCCAGTTTGCGAGTTTTCACGTTGAACACCACAGCACCCTGAGCACCAATCAGGCCAGCTGGCGGCACTGACACCACACCCAGCTTGTCGTCTACAGTCTTGAACTTCAACTTCTTGACCAGTTCTTCAGCGGGCTTGACCTTGCTGGCACGTGGCTTCTTGAGAATCTTGGCTTCTTGTGCGATCTGATCGCAAGCGGCCATGATGCTTTCGTAGAAGTCGATCATCTTCTTGATGTTCTTACGGCTCTTGTGCTGATAGCCTTCACGCAATTGCTCATCAGCATTGCCGCCGGCCAGTTCCAGCAACTCGGCATAGCCACGCTGAAAGAAACCCTTGATGTAGCGGCTTTGTGCAGCCTTGGCGCCCTTGCCGCGCAACAGGCTCACCATCTTGAATGCCCGGGGATCAAATGCATCAGAATCCAGGATCCAGGAATCGATGGCCTGATCAATCTCTTCGCTCATCTGCACCGCCTGATCACGGATTCGATCCTGAATGGTGACCACAGGCACTTCCACACGAGCCTTTTTAACTTCATCAACAGGTGCTTCGTCGTGCTTGCCTTGTTCCAGCACTTCGTCGATGCTCTTGCGCAACCAGTCGGCGGTGCTGCGACCCTGGTTGAACCCACCATGAACAGCCGGCATGCCACGCAACAGGCAGGCGGCCACAGCACCCATGGTCAGGTTGGCACGCCAGTCCTTGGTGTCCTTGAACGCCTGGATCTGATCCTTGGTATAGTCGTTGCGGCCCATCCAGTTGATGATCTGGGGCTTGAGTTCCTTGGCCGAACTCTCCATGCTGTAGTACTTCATGGCATCGCGGTAGCGGCTGGCGAATTCCTGGCTGCTCCAGTCCTGCGCACCTTCCCACTTGGGGCTGGGATCACGCCGGGCGTGTTCGCGAACAGTCTGGCTGGTGATACGCTTGGCAGGCGCCTTGGCTGCTGCCTTGGCTGGGGCTTTCTTGACTGCTGTGACCATGTTTTCACTCCTACTTGTTGTACAATAGTTATTATTATACAGCAAACGGATCAGAAAGTCAACTGTGATCTAGACATCTCCGTTGTCGGAATCTACAACCACCCAGCCCAAATCCTTGAGATCCATCTGAATTTCTTCAGTGATCCTGCCTTCACGCATGATATCACCGGCATGTTCATCGATATCTATCATGCCCGAACAGTACCAATCGATGTAATCACCCTGTTCACGCATGTCCGCAATGATACCGCCGGCATAGCGCCAACTGCAATGCCAGATGTCGTTCTTGAGAATGGTGATGACATCCAGTTTTAGGAAATCGTTGTTGCACAAGGCCGCATAAAGGTTCTGGGCATAGGTGGATGACTGCTTGGCCTTGTTGCAAATCCATTCAGTGCTGCGAAGATCATACTCCAAGTTGTTTCGTCTCCATTCGGGATTGGCCATGTTTTCCCGATCCTGCTGACTGGCAGACTTGAACAATTCCACATAAGCATCTGAAATGGGTTCGTCATTATCCTGACACCGCTTGACGTATTGATTGTACAGGAACGTGTTACGCTCCAGACTGGAATTTACCTTGTTGTTCATGGCTCAAGTCCAGAGTGCGCGGCGAACGCGAATTAATCTGATCAACATGTCATCATCCTCTTGATCATATTGAGCTTCAATTTTGTACAGAAGTTCGTGGGCTTGGTCGCTCTTGTTCTTGAACACGGCGCTTCTCTTGCCCCAATTCATGGTGCCACCGTTGGCCTCACGTTCTGCTTCGCAGGCAGCGGTCCAGCCACTGAGCTCGTATGGGTCAGGTCGGTTGCGATACACCTGTGTCCACCAGGTGTACAAGTCAATGATTTCCTGTGCAGCCAGGGCCTGTGGAGTGGGCTGGTTGTACTTGGGATCATCAGCAGCCACCCACTCGTCGTCGAATTTCAATGAGGCCGCCCAGTTCAAATAGTCCAGTCCAGCCTCAGGGCACCTCCAGGTGCGCCACCGAAACCAACCCCTGGCCCACCAGGGCGGGCTGTATCGCTGCCTAGCATCCAGATCCCAGGCAACATGATGTCCTGCCTGTTCAATTTCCACAAAATCCACAAGTTCATTGAACAGACAGGGCATCATCCTTTGACCCACGTCATGCCATGTGCCAGGACGGATGTCGCGTGGATGTGCAGTCAGTGCATGAGTACGGGTGATCCAGCGATTGTTGATGTAATACTTGATGGAATACAGTTGATCCACAGGCCACCAGACGAAGTTTTGTATGTAATCCAATCCTTCTTCAGCCATCCAATATCGAACGGGGTGAGATGCCTGGGCCTGCTCGCGCCATTCATCCCAGCCTTCCATGGTGGCACTACCAGGCTTGGGAGTTCCACGAATCCAACTTGCCAGTGCAGAATTGGACCAATAATTTCCTCGTTGTCCCATGTGATATTCCTTGTTTACTTGCTTACAAAGGGTGCGAGATCAGGGGGTGAATACGTAATAGGCTTGAGTACTTTTCCGTCTTCTCGCTTGCGAACCATGCCAGTTTCCTTGTCAATCTTGGAAAAATTTGAACGCATGACTTCTTTCCAGGCGCCTTCTGCATCGTAGCCTCCACTATGCAGTGCGCCAATGGTGACCACCATGATGTCAATCAGGGCATCCAGTTCGTCCACCAGGTTGTCAGCATCCTGCAGTTCATTAAACTCTTCGGTGATTAGACTTTTGTACAGGGTGTATTGACTTTGATTGGGTTCACCCACGCTCTGACCACATGCCCGCATGAACTTTTCCTGATCTCTAAATACATTTGACATTTTATATTTTCCTTTTTTCCATTTCTGTTACCACACTGGCAATGGTATTTGCCAGATTAATTGCAGACTGTTTGTCCAAAATCATTTCATGTGACTGCTTGTGGGTGCCACGAACCAGCAGGTCCCACAGCACCCGCAATCGTTTGAATCCCGAGTCCCAGATGCTTAACTCAGGTTCCACATAAAAACTCACCTGTACATCACTGGTGTATTCGTCGCCCTCGACCTCAATCCACATGTTCACCATGTGTTCTGTGCCGCCACATTTACAACCTATGACAAAGGATTTACTCTTGCCAAAATCATTGGTCATCATGATGCCTGCCGCTGGTGTCTGTGGTTTCATATCATCCTCTCATGCTGGTTGTTGATTTTGTCACAGTGGGGCCAGAACTTTCAAAGTCCATGCCAGCGCCTCGACCTTCATAGCAGGTGCCATTCCAGGTCATGTTTATTTTTACACTCTGGTTGACCACCACATTCAAATGCTTTTTGTCCGAGAAACTCATGACCACTGCTTCAACCATGCGACTGTTGCCAGTGTTCTTGATCTTGCATGTTTCTCCGTGTCTAATTGTTTCCACTTGGTTTCCCCCACTTGAGATAAAATTCTGAAAGTTTCTTGGATTCTAATTCAGCAGTGATACAGAATCGAACCAACAACACATTGTACATGCAGTTGTGATGCCATTCGGGTTTTGAACATGAGTTGGCTAGGACAAATTTACCACTATCACTCTGTGACCATTTCTCAAAAAATTCTTCTGCCAAGACATCCAGGTCCCCTGCCAAGGCCGCTTGAAAATCATAGACCTTCACTCGGTGTATTTCCTGTATGGTGCCGTTGGGTAATATTACTTTCCTTACTGAGCCCATACTATATTATACAACATGATAAACTTTTCTGCATGTTTTTTATGAATAAATTTCCATGTCTGCCGATTTTCCCGTTCCACATCAGGCCAGGTGCTCAGTTGACCGGCGGCCCAATAGAGCACGAGATCCAACTTGTCAGTGGCGGTGTCCCAAAAAGCCTCGGGATAAACCTCATCCAGGTGAACCACCCAATGGGTTCCATCTTTTGTTAACACTGGCCGCACCTGGGATTTCAGGTTTATGATCCTGCGACACTCGTCCAGTTCTGGCTCCAACACGTTCAGCATGTGTTCCCAGGCATCAGTCACGATTTTTTTTCCGATGTTGATACCTGCGTCGGGATCTGGGCTCTTGGTCCACTGGCAGAGTGTCTGTCATGTTGATTTCATGATCAAGATCCAGTCCAATTTGGGATAATTTCTTGTTCACTGCATCTAGGTTCTCTGGAGGCACCAGACTTCTAAACATGCCCACAGGGCCCTGGACATCCTGGCTGATGTTGTGCCAGGTTCTGACCTCCAACAAGGGTTCTATTTCATTGGGCACACTGATCACATAATGCACATCCTCATTATATCCTGCATGATCCAGTGTGAAGTAATGTACAACCGATCCCTGGGTAGGTTTAGACTCTTTGCGGGAAACTCCGTAAATCCACACGGTGTCGCCCGGTCGGTAATATTTTTTAACACTCATACAGTTGTGGTGGCTTTACACTTGCTCTTGGATTCCAACAGATCTTTGACGAATTTGATGGCCTTGCGGTCCGTGTCATAGACGTATTCTTGATCTTGGTCGTCATCAGTTCGCAATGTGACAATGACCCCATTGTTGACCTTGCGAATTTCGATTGATTCAAACATGCATGTCCTTGTTTACTTGGGTACGGATAAGTTGTAATTGAAATGGAAGATTCCGATGTGGGCAACTTCTCGAGATAGTTCCTGGTCTACCCAAATTTCGTATCCAGCCTTTTGTGCCTGCTGACAGAAATAAATGTCTTCACCAATTTCAAGATTCAGACTGGGCACATACTCTTGCAAATAATGCGGCTGTGGAATCTTTTCGTAAACTTCACGCTTGCACAACACCATGCCGTGTGGCAGAACGTCGATCAATTCCATGGCAGGACTGTTGTCAGTGGTCTGAAATTCCTGGAAGGCACCGTTAGTGCCGCTCATGCCAGTGAAGTTGGGATTGGGAAAGCGGCGGCGTCGATAGTTGGCACCCACGATGGGCTTGTTTCGGGCCAGCATCTTCATGGGAGCATCGATGGGGAACTTCATGTCACTGTCCACCCACCAGATGTAATCAAAATCACTCTTGAGGAAGATGTCCACCAGGTTGCGGCGGGCAATGGTGATCACTGAACCAATGTTAAAGGCACAATTGATCTTGATGCCATTGGCCACCATGTTGGCAGCGGCCATGGCCAAGTGTTGTGCAAACTCTGCATTGACCATCTCCATGGCAGGAACTGCAATCATGATGGAGGGTCGCTTGCCGCTGGCCGTGGTGGGCACTTGTGCAGTGGGCTTGGCAGTGGCTGCAGGAGCAGGCCGGGAAGGGATGTTTAGTTTGGTTTTTTTCATGTTATATTAATGTTACCTGTGTTGTTCAGTGAGTGCCACTGAGATTTAGAATGTCATAGAATTCTTTCTTCAAGGAAGGATCTTCCATGAATCTGCCCTTCATGATGGCTGTGACCATGTCATTTGCATGCTCTCGAACTCCACGAGCTGTCATGCAATGATGCTCGGCTTTGACCACAATGGCAATGTTTTCTGTCTTGGCATATTTCATCAGGGCATCGGCAATTTGCGTGGTCATCTCTTCTTGAATTTGCGGACGCTCACAGATGTGATGCACCAGACGATTGAACTTGCTCAGGCCAATCACTTCCTTTTCAGGAATGATGCCCACCCAGCAGTGCCCCACAATGTTCTGAAAGTGATGCGCACAGACTGAACGAATGGTAATGGGACCTGTGGTGTACAGGCTTTGATACCCCAGGTTGGGAAACGCTGTGATCTTGGGCTCAGGGCGATAGCGACCGCCAAATGTCTCCTTGATGAACATCTTGGCCACACGACGGGCAGTGTCCCGAGTGTTATGGTCATGTTCAGTATCAATCACCAGGCTGTTGAGCACGCCTTGAAATTGGCAGGCCACTTCGTCAACAAGAGTGTCAAGCTCGCCTTCGTTAATGAACTCTGCAATGTTATCATTAGCGTGGAATCGAACTCCAGCTTGCTGGATACGTTCCCTGATCACCTGTGATAGATTTTTTTCTTGATTCATATTTTTTAATTTTCCTTGGTTAGACCCATAAAGAGTAATTCTCGTTCTGCAACATGCGCCACTGGCTTGAGCCACCCATTATTTAGACACATGCCAATTATCATGCGATATTCTTGAGGACAGGCCAGATTAATTTCAAATCCTGCCCGCGGTGTTCGAGTAAAACCATCGTGTCCCTGAATGATAAAATTAGGATCACCCTGCTTGATGGCGCGTACTTGACTATTAGTGGCAACAATCTTCATGCCATATAGTAGCAGAAGTCAGCCGTGCAGTCAATGTTATTATCGGTTGATCCAATCTTTATTTCGATAGGGTTTGCCCGTTCTGGCGGCTGGTAGATATCGGATGACGCGCTTTTTCAGCCGCTTGATGATTATGTGATCATGATCATGGTTGAACGCCTTCAAGTACATTCTCCAGCAATCATATCGGCGGCGTTTGTTGCGTTGGTGTTCATTGAGATGTTGCACTATCATTCGGTCGTCATCGCCATGTCTAGCCACCAGGTCGCAGGCTATGTTGAATGCAAATGCATCAATTTCATCAGTGCAGCCCAGATAACCTTGTTCCTGACGCTGCTCGGTCTTTTCGGCAGTACTGGCGTATTCTGGCAAGACCTTGAACCGTCTGCGTCGATACTGACGCATGTGAATGATTTCATGCAGAATGGTGTCTGCAATGCACATGGACAATCGACCGAATCTCAGCCGGGACATCTTTAAGACAGCATCGCCAGGATTATAAACCAGTACAACTTCGATGCATTTCTGCCGGTCCTGATCAGCATCGCAGTAATACACTCCGCCCACGTAGACAATGCCTGATTCCACCTTGGTGTCCATGAGTTTAACCACTCGAACTGGCAGATGAGTTTTGAGATGACGGGAGACCTTGGAGTGAAACTTCTTGATGGTGAGTTCTTTTTTAACGATGCCATCGCCAATGGATAACATGAAACTGTACAGGCTGGTGCGATCCAGCCGGGACCAGTCAAATTTTAATTTGGCAGAGGACATACAGTAGATCCTTTATGACTCGAAATTATTTATTCCCACTTGTTCAACAGTAACTCCACATTGTTTTAGAAATTTTATACCGTAGTCGTCTTTATAATGGTCACGATAGTAGACAGATGTGATGCCCGCCTGATAGATGCCCTTGGCACAGTCCAGACAGGGCTGATGCGTGATGAACATGGTGGCACCGGCACCCGAACCTGTGCCTTTGGCCAGCTTCATCAGACAATTCATTTCTGCATGCAGCACTTCTGGTCGGGTTTTCAACACTGGCATACCATCAGTGCCATATCCAATGACATTTTCGCACACATTATCCCAGCCTGCGGGAGTTCCATTATATCCGTAACTGATGATGCTGTCATCTTTGACCACCAAACTTCCCACTTGCAATCGTTTGGCTCGCGACAATTGGGCTGTTCGTTCAGCCACATCCATATAAAATTGTTTGAACCGTTCCTTCATGTTAATACCGTCTGGTGTTAAAAAAGAATGTTTGAAACAATCTGCCATCTTCAGGTGTGCTGCCAAAATAATCCAGGCTGGTGTGAAACAGATCTGAACGATAGATGACCAATCGGTTGTATTTGTTGCCCACCACATCGAATAAATCCCACTTGGTATAATCCTGACCTTCATGATCTGAATCCACACGGTTGTAATCACCACTGGCACGGTGCCTGAAAAATCCAGTGCCACCGGTGTGCGGTGCATTGGGAGTCAAATAGCATACAGCGGCCCACATGTTGTAGTGATCAGCGTGTATCCAGGTCCTGTCACCGGCGGTGGCCAGTTGGAAGGCTCCAGTGTATCCGCTCTCCACCAACCAATCGGTCACGCCACCTGCAAATTGCATGTGATGGGAGATGGCCGTCTTGACATCGTCGGGCAGATATGGCACAGTTCGTGCGCCGGGAAAATTGCCTTTGACAGAGAATTCCTGACTCAATGCATAATTTCGTATGCTGTCAGGATCCTGATAGAAATCATCCACAATTATCAAATGTACATTCATGATCGGTAAAAATCCTTGGTTATAATTTTTTCCAGGTAGGCATCAAACTTGTCATGCACCACTGAATCTTCGTAATTGTCCAGTGCCCATTTGCGGCAGGCATGTGGGTCGATCCTGTCGATCTGATCAATTGCCTGTACGAACTCGCGGAATTCTCTGCATCGGAATCCTGTGACACCTTGAACCACTGTGTCAGTAAAACCACCCCAGTCGGTGGTGATGGCTGGTGTGCCACTCATGTACCCTTCAGCCACCATGTTGCCAAACGGTTCCACATATATTGTGGGTCCTAAAATTGCTCGGGCCCCGCTCATCAACTGCCTGCGTTGATCAGCATCACACAGCCCCATCATGGTCACATGACTGGGCGTTTCCAGATATCCCATGCTCTGCAATGTGCCAGGGCCAGCAATGATTAATTTTTTGCCGGCGGCCTCAGTGGCTTGAATGGCCACCTGCACCCCCTTGTGTTCGATCACACGACCGAAATACAAGAAATAATCATCCTTGTGCTCAGAGAAATCAAATTCACTGGCGGTAATGGCATTGGGAATCATGGCATCAAAACTACTGGGGTTCATGAGCATGCCTCGTTCACCGTAGAACATGTGCATGTGTGCGTAACTGCCAAACACTCGGAATTCTGCAAACACTGCCTTGGTATTATAACACACCACAGGTTCAATGATTTTGCAGTCTGGATGAGCCAGGGCCGCCTGGCCGTTGCCAGCACCATAAAAACACAGAATCATGTCCCCAGGCTGCTTTCTCAGAGCGATTTCATGAGCGGCACGTTCATTGTACCTGATGACGTTGGTTTCCTGATCAGGCACAATTTCGTCCAGGCACGGCACCTGCATGCAATCCACCTGGGAACCCGGTGTGCTATAATGAATGCATGGCCAACCCCTGGCCGTCATGTGATGGATGAATTTCCATGTGAGCATGGAAAATGGATCAATTCTGTTGTTGGTGTTGACTGTGCCGTAGGGGTTGGATAGGATGTGTAGAATGGGTTTCATCGTGTAGTTATTAGTATATTACACCCGACCTAATTTTTCAATAATTCGTTTCCTCACCATGTTGTGTAGCCCTGGGTTGATCAGGAGCGCGGTGGGCAGAATGTCATGACGAATTCGGTTTCTTGCGGCAAACTCCACATCTTGGTTGCTGGGGTCTTCCAACCAGACGATTTGATGGGTCTGAGCATACTCAATCAATTGAGATTTTCTAGTGGCCAGGAAGGGTCGGATCACATTGGCGTGACTGTATTCCATGTAATGGCCTTGACCATTAAGACAGGAAAATAGATACCACTCCACTGCATCATCCAGTGTATGACCAGTGCATACCGGTAGTGTAATGTTTTTAAAAAAATCATATCGTGCTCTCCTCCAATATTCTTCCTGACTCAGTCCATGTTGGCCGCTGGGTGTCTGCGTTTGTGTGATTAGGTTGATGCCGCGTTCTTGACAGAAGTCGCTGACAAATGAATATTCTTCCTGTGCAAAATCACTGTCATGACGGTAGTGTACTGCCGTGACCTGGCGACGTTGATTCAACCAGTGCAACAGCACCAGGCTGTCCACACCGCCAGACACTGCAACTGCCACATGACTGGGTAAAGTTCTTAACACATGCATGATAAGGGTTATCTGTTGACCAAAATGCCCGGCTACTTGTCAATAGCCGGGCAGGGTACTGGTAGGACGTATGGGATTCGCACCCATTACCTCGGGTTTATGAGACCCGTGCTCCTCATGCTCAAGCTGCCGTCCCATGATAAACTTTTATGTTAACTTATGTATATAGTATAACGTATTACTGTCATATTGTCAATGAGTTATTCTAGTTTTACGACAAAGTGCCGTAGACACGGCATCCAGCGGGCTGTCGGATATAATGGAGCCCCAATCAGAGTATGTTCCTGAACGAAGCACATCCCCCGTTCCCATGGGTTTAGCAAAAATTACAACTCGTATCATGCTCACACGTTTCTTTTGGCAGTCAAATTCTGCTAAAAACATCGAGCTACCGGGAGTTTTTGTATTTGCAAGCATCCAAGCCTGGAAAGTGTTGTTATTAATTTGCCTTATTTTTGGAAAGTCAAGATATATATCGTCCATGACATGTGTCCATTGAGCATGAGTTGCACCGCAGACCAATAACCCGCAGATGGCTAATAGTTTTCTTTTATTGAAAAATTGGACAACTGACATGTCAATCAGCCACAGGACCATTGCCATTACGAAACCCCACATGTCCGCCTTCTGCTTCAATTCGCTCGAGTACATGTTCAAACAGTATGGGAGTGTAGTCAATTTGCTCAACACAGACGCAGTGATATCGAACATCAATAGCACCGTCTTTCATCACACGGTTGGCATGAGTATGTCCATGCACATTGGTGCCAAACCTGCCCAGGCTCTCCTCATGAATGGGAATGTGGCTCAGTATGAGTCCATTCATCACATGGTAACCTCGAATGTCGCGGAAATATTCAGCGTAATCAGACATCTTGTAGATGTCGTGATTGCCACGGATCAGCACCTTGTCGCCGTTCAGCCGACTCATGATGCTCAGGTCCTTGCGTTTCATGACCACATCGCCCAAGTGATATACCTTATCGTTGGGTCGCACACGATCATTCCACCGTCGTACCATTTCCTCGTCCATTTCTTCGGCCGAGTCCCAGGGACGCAGTTTGGTTATGCCGTCGCTACGAAGAAATCGGCAGACTCCCAGGTGTGAAAAATGTGTGTCTGATACTAAAAATACTGATGGCATGATACTCTCTAGTCAACTGACCATCCAGATTTGATCAAATCCTTCTGCCAGTGTGGGTTGTTCAAAATTTTCAATCATGTCATTTACCACATGATCAGGAATGATTTTTCCCGGACGGCTGTTCAATCGCCGGGATAATTCAGCGGCATCAGGTGTGGCAAACACCACTGCAATCTTGCGATGATCTGGCAACATGACCAACTTCTTCTCACGGCTGTGCCTGGTGGTGGATGTCTGATCCCAGATGATATCTTGACCTTGTTCTCGGGCAGCAATGACCTCATCTGTCATCATACGCACAGCCCGGGGCATGATGAACTCAAATACTTCTGAATAGGTCTGGCCCCGGGTCCTAGCATATGCTTGGACAAATTTATCAGTGTTGATATAAGCACAGGATAGTGCCCATTCTTGACTCAGTGCCCAGGTGCTTTTTCCACTGCCCGGAACACCCACTAATACATACAATGTAGGCATGCGATACCTCGCTTGATCACTTTTCCACAATAATTACATCGAGACCGTTTTTCCAATCTTGCAACAAATTAGCATTAAGTTGCTTGCCTCGCATGTCCACCACTGTGACCTTGCTGACCCCAGGATCAATCAATTTCAATAACTCAGGAGTCCATGCAGGATTAATGATGTCCTCTAAAATCAACAATCCACCAGGCTTGACCAAGGCTAGATAATTCTTTAAGAAGAACTCCATGCTTTCAAATGTGTGCGGACCATCGTCAATAATGACGTCAAACAAGTTCTTGGGAAATTTGTCAACAAAACTTTGGGCATAAGCGTTTTCGTAAAAAACATTTACCCTGGGTTCCGAGTGCAATCGCGGACATTGATTGATGTCCACTCCAGTGATGGATGCATGGGGGAAGAAGTCTCGCCACAGTAGAATGGAATTGCCCTGATAAACTCCAATCTCGAGTAAATTTTTTACAGCATGCACCCTGGGTGCAAACAACTCATGGTAAAATTCGTCAATGTATCCCAGGTCGTATTTGTCGGTTCTGGGATGATGGTTTTTTGCAAATTCAGTTAATGACATGATTAAGAGGTTGAAAGGTTGAAGTACATGGAGCGGCGTATCGGGCTCGAACCGATGACCTCGAACGTGGAAGGATCGCGCTCTACCAACTGAGCTAACGCCGCTCCATGTACTTTATATGTCGATTGGTGCTGAAGGTGAGACTCGAACTCACGGAGGTTTCCCGACGGCTTACAAAACCGTTGCAATTGCCACTATGCGACTCCAGCGTATTTTATTATTATAACAAATTTCTTATACAGTGTCAATGATTACTTATCAGCGGGCATTGGGTGTGTGTCATTTTCCACAGGAGCGACTTCAGGCGGCGTGGGTTCTTCAGGCGGGGTCTTTTTATCCAGGTCGCGACCAAAGATGGCGTCCCACCGTCGAGAATACTCGTCATTGGTCACGCTGTAGGGTCTTGCTCTACTGCCTTTTCCACCGTGGCTCATTTGATTTCCTTGTGTTAATGTTGTGTGTCCGTATGTTCTGTGCTGGCCATGACTTCGTTGATCAACTCATCCGTGGTCCAACCCGACTGAGTCAGGATGCTGATGCTGGCCACAAACAAGCTGAAGACGCTGGCCACAAAGTCAAAGTTTTCCACCTCGCCCTCTTTTTCCAAGAGTTCTTCCAGCGCCTGATCAGCCGCTGCGTTGCATACGTCCAGATCAAATTCGTAGACGTCGCCGTTTTCCAGTGTTTCTTTTATCAGGTTGGTCATGGTGCTGTGTCCCTGATGGCAATAGAAACCAAATTCATATATTTTTTCATTTGTTCTCTTTTGGGCAGAAATTCAATCTGGCTCACTGGATCCAGTGCAGTCAACATGCCCAGTGAGTCCATGTTGCCTGGCGCATGCTGCATGAGTATATCACGCACGCGATTTGCCATGTGCAAGGTGGCGGGACTGGCATCTGTGATCAGATCTGTGTATGCCATTTCTAGTTGTGTTATTTCCATGTTGTATCGCCTTTTGTTATTTTTGGTGGGAATGGTGAGACTCGAACTCACACACCTTTCGGCGCCAGAACCTAAATCTGGTGCGGCTACCAATTACGCCACATTCCCAATTATTTTTTTACCGTTGTTTTAATTTATCCAGGTATTCGCGACCCACCTCGCCAGCCTGGATTTCTGCTAGTGCAGTTACTAGAAATCCGTTGGTGGTGGGGATCAAGGGCGCGGCACCACGAGACAATTCTCGTGCTCGGATGCTGGCAATGTGCACCAGGTCATAGCGATTGCCAACGGCTTCTACTGCTTGTTGTGATGAGTGTCTGGGCATGGTTTTTCCTTTGTAAATGATAGTATACTACATGGTCAACTGAACAGTCAACTGCATGTTAGGACTCAGGCATGCTGTATTTCTGATTGAAGAATGCCACCAGCTCTTTGTGTCGGTCATATTGGTGGATTATCTCCGGCACTAGACCGTTCACGTAGACGAATCCGTCCCCTCGACCTTCTATTTGATCACGGGCCAGGTGGTGTGTCAGGGACAGTCCTATGGTGCCCACAATGTGTCCGCTGGGTTTTATTTCCAGGCCCTGAATCTTTTGTTCTTTTGCATAACCCAAATACATGCCCGGCGCCTGTTCAAACGCATGGGCTCTCCAGACATCCGGGGATCTTTCCTTGAATTTTTTTAATTCAGCAGTGACGAAATCCACATACTCCAACATCTTTGGTGCGCTGGCCATGACTGTGCCCACGCAGATGACCAATTGATCTTTTATTTGATCTAGTATTTGATCACCATATGCATTTTTTATCCACAATGAATTGTATACTTCTTCACCAATGGGGACACCACTGTCTTCTTGAAACAAGTACAGGTAGGGATGGTCGGGCAGGTTTACAAAGGGATCTTTCTGGAATATCACATCCCGAATGTCAGTTGATAAAATATTTTTATATGTTCCCTGAGTGATAATCTTTCCATATTGTTCAAATCTGAGATTGTTCACTGGTGTGGTGCCCATTGCATCATGCAGATCAAACAACGTGATGTCCACATTTTGTGACTTTAAAAAATTCTGGGTTTTATCCAGTGTGGACTGGTCCATGATCAGGTTGATGCAATCCCGTTGGTTGTACGCCCTAAAACTTAAAATAAAATTCTTTATTTCGTCCACACCGTAGCCCAGTGCAATTCCCAGCACTAAATTCTTAGGTTGGTGGACTGTGTTATCAACATTTATAATTTCGTATTTTCCGAATACTCTCAATAAATCTGCAGGCAGTGAAGATCGATCCACTGGAATACATCGGCAGTGATCACCACGATCAAATATATCCTTGCCTGCTTTAATTCGTTCTGCTATTTTATCCACATCAGTAAACTCACTTGTGTTATATTCATGATGTGCAAAATTTTCCAGTTTAAGTTTAATCTTTTCTGGTGAACCCCAGTAGCTCAGGTGCCAGCCGCACGTGACTCCAAAGCCCCATCGCCACATTCTGATCTGTTGTGGGCCATGATTAATCACGTATTGATTGGTGGTCACCACTGTGCCCGGCCAGGAGCCAATTTGCTTTTGATTGAAATTATAATAGAACATGTCCTGCCTGAAAGTACACATGGGCTGGGTGTCATTTACACATGATATTGCATACTGGATCACATCACGGTTGGGTATTTCATCCAGATCTCCAATCATGATCCATGCTTGTGGATCAAATAATTTCAACGCTGTGGCTATGTGATTGCGCTGCAGGTTTTCCACTTGCCAGTGTGGTGATGTTAGGTCATCTGCAGCATGTTTGACACTCCAATCGTATGCGCTGACATCAATGTGCACTGGAAAGTACAGAATTTTATCAGAAAATTTGTGATACCTTGCAATATTTTCCAGATAGTTGAGTGGTTTAGGTTGGCCACTGTGTGTTACATCAGCTTCCACAATGACAAAATAATCCACTGTATCATACAGATATTCCAACCTGCCTTCCAGCAGATCAAGTTCGTTAAAAAATGTAAAGCAATCTATGATCATGTGTTAATTACTCCAGGTGTCAGCGTGTAAAATTTTTAAAATCTTTGCCAAAAATACCAACCACTTCGTGTGGCAATTTGGGCAAACTCATGGGATCCACATGCACCATAGGTGCACGGTCGAACGGGTCTCGCCCTGTTGCTATACGTTGTTGAATGTTATCAATGTTAGTGAATTCAGCATTGTTTAGTTCTTGATGTGCAAAATTTTTAATTTTATACGAAATGTCTTCAGGCGATCCCCAATAGCTCAGGTGCCAGCCACCCTGTGGAATTCGAGTTAACTGACCCCACATGGCTTGATTTCTAACTCCCTGCGGAGACACTTGCTTGGCAAATCGGTTGGTGACCAGGGCACCAGGTATCCATCCAATGGTGGCCTGCTGGCGGAAATTATAATAAAACATCTCTTGCTCCAGACAGCAGGCCTCTGTTTCAGAACCCAGGATGTACTTGGCCAGTTCAATGGCTGATTTGCTGGGGATTTCATCCGCATCACTTATGCCCACCATGGCATCATCAGGAAACAGCGCCAAGGCCTTGGCTATGTGATTCCTTTGCAGATTTTCCACACTCCATTGTGGTGCAGTGGGTTCAAATGTCGCAGGCCGGTAATCAAGATTGTACTGACTGGGATCAATGGACACGGGCATGTACAATATTTTCTTTGAATACTTGTGGTACCGACGCATGTTTTCTGCATATTGCATGGGCTTGGCAGCACCACTGTGTGTTATATCGGCTTCCACAATGACAAAATAATCCACTGTGTCATACAGATATTCCAATCTACCCTCCAGCACATCCAGCTCGTTAAAAAATGTAAAGCAATCTATGATCATAAATGATATATGTTGTTATTGTTATTATTATTATTTTTATTTTTGGTACGGTTGGTAGGTCTCGAACCTACAAAGGCGATGTTTATAACTCTGCCCCATCCCTCAAATCATACAACGATTCTTTTGGAGGTCTGCCAATTCCACTCACAACCGTGAATAAAGTGTATACATATCTTAGTTATGCGTCAACAGTGGCAAGTGGTAAAATTAATTGGAGCATCAGGTAGGAATCGAACCTACTTCCCTTTCGGAGCGGTTTTGCAGACCGCTTCATTCCCAATCTGACACTGATGCATGTGTTGGTGGGTCCTGCCAGGTTCGAACTGACGACATTCTGCCTTTAAGGCAGACACTCTACCGGCTGAGTTAAGGACCCAGGATAAATTTGGCGGATAGTATAGGATTCGAACCTATGCGCCCCTTTCGGAGCGACGGTTTAGCAAACCGTTGCCTTAACCACTCGGCCAACTATCCAGTTCATTGTTCTTCACGTGTATTTATAACGTGTATCTTGCCAGGTGGATTAATTGTGTTGTCATATTATGAACAGCAATCGCCCTGCTGTCGTTTGTGGGATGGAAATATTTTTTCTTTCCCCGGACGCTTATTGCCCGGACTGTGTGGTCCAGGATTCGTCGTCTCCGTTGAGATTGGGTTGAACCATGATCTATGATCATGATCGAAGCCGGCACTCCCCCAATTGATCTCTTAACACTGGGCTGGTGAACACAGCCATTTTCCATGACAACACAATTAATCCACCATATGGAAACACACTCTAGTCCTAGCTTTCGGCTGTAGTGCCCTACTATTTGGATAGCCCCTGCGTCCAGTTGCTAGGTATCCCGGTTGCCGTTGAATGTGTTTTAATATGGTGGGACGAGTGGGGCACGATCCCACGGCCAATAAATTAAAAGTCTACTGCTCTACCAACTGAGCTATCGTCCCATGATCTGATTGTACAGCCGGTCGCTGCTCATGTCAACTTGGAGGAAGATGTGAGATTCGAACTCACGGACCCGTTGGGGTCTTCAGTTTTCAAGACTGACGCAATCGGCCACTCTGCCAATCTTCCTTTATCATTTTGGTGGACCGTGTGGGAATCGAACCCACCGATAACTGCTTGCAAAGCAGCCAAGAACCCCAGCTCAATCACAGCCCATGAATTAATGTGTTATGCTCTCCAGCGTGGGATCGAACCACGGACCCTTTGATTAACAGTCAAATGCTACTACCGCTGAGCTACTGGAGAGTATAACACACTAATTTGTTTCAATACTATGACGTATAGTATACAGTCGGCTGCTGCCGCTGTCGACTGCTTTTTGATTATTTTTTTATTCCATAAAATCTGATGTCATATCCCAGAACATCAAATGCATACTCGCTGAACAGAGCATCGATGTCTAATATTTGTCTGACCTTGGCTTGGTCTACATTTTCGTAGAAGTCATCCCAGCCATCGTCTGCTTGCGATGTGAACGGAGATGCAGAAGGTTCTGTTCTCCTAGTCCCATGCTCATGCCTGCCTGTGGTTGCACATGTCCAGAAAAACAGGCCGCCGGGTCTCAGTACCCTGACCATGTTGGGCAGACTGAGATGCAGGTATTTGTCATGTTCAAACATTTCTGTAGAAACCACCACATCGTAGTGTGCATCCGGGGCATGATATTCGTGTGCCCTGGTGACAATGTCCACATTGTTGCCAGCACCAATGTCTAAACCAGTGTACTCACAATTGTCAAAGAAACGCCGGTTGCTGCCGTTGATGTCCAAGGACCCGAAATCAACCACTCGTGTGTTTTTAAAAAATTCTGGGAATTTGTTCTTTACCCAGAGACAATAATCTATTTGTGCTTGATGTGACATGTTTGCCTTTATACTGTGTAAATTTTGTTATGATTGGCTGGATTTGCTAGTATGCCCAGTTTATCCAGATATTTAGTATCTGTTTTTTTGAAGTAATCTGCCAATTGACCCTCTATGGGTTGATCACGGTGCACATGTCTATCGAATGTATTTAAAAAGTTTTTCCAACATTTATATTTCATGGCAAATAAAAAACAATGCACACCGGTGTCTTGAGGTCCATAAATGTCCGATGAAGATTTACAGTATACTTCGTGATCATTAGATTTGATTACATCTAGTAAATGTGGAGAGACGATCTCGTATCTCAGAGAAGTTTTAATAATAACATCGTCATCTTCCAATTTTAAATCAGTGTTCTTAAAAAAGTTATCGATATTGATAAATTCACTAATTCCTTTGTTTTCCGAGTAATTGCTATGTCCAACAAAATGTTCAGCTAGGTAGTTTGTTGGACTGCAAGTTTCTATGATGTAAGGATTGATTTTATAATTTGAAATAATACTACACAGTCCGGTTAGATACTGCTGCTTCCTGACAGCATAATTATTTTCTATGTTGGCTGATGTGGCGATAACATGTATCATTACAAATCATGTTCGAAAAAATTATTTGCGGCATACTCCGCGGCTGTTCGAATGCCCTTGCCTGTCAGCCCCAGCGCGTTTTTAAGAAAAACCACACTCATGGCACCACACCGATCATATTGATGCACCACTGGTGTGGGCGAGCCGTCATGATTTAACATGCGTCCCTGTCGATCGAATGTCAGTGTCTTGCTATGGTGCATGGTGGCCACCAGGCCTTGACCGTTATGATTGATTCGGTAATCAGAAAACCTTCCGGTATAAACAATGTGATTGTGCACAGCCTGATCGCAGGTGCCATGTGCCAGGCCTGCCTGTTCCAACTTGGCAATTTCTTCAATCAAAACTGTGATGTATTGCACCATGGTGTCAAACTTGCCCAGGGTGGTGCCAGCACACAGCACGTATTCATCTTTGATCTTGTCCAGCTGCTGTGCACCGTATAATCCTGAATACCAAGGACCATTATGATTGCACTTGCCAAACACTTCCGGTTCAGCAAATAATTCAATATCGTGTTTGGGATAGTGATCAAATGGATTGCTTTGAAACACCACATCACGAATGTCGGTCAGCATGACGTTGTCAATGTCGTCAAAGTTTTCCAGGCAGTCCAGATAATACCTGAATCTATCAACATTGGCATATCCGCGATTGACTGGACCTTCGGGCACACAGGTGTAAATGTCATGCTCCTGATAAAATTCAGCCAATTCATCAGTCACATGCTCAACCACAAACACAATGATACCATCATAGTGTCTGCGCAGTGACAGAACGAATGGTTTGACTTTTTCCACGCCATAGCCGAAAGCGGCTCCTAAAACTAAATTCTTGCTCATGTTAATCCTTTTATCAATCACTGTTAAAAATAATGACCATTGGCCCTGGGGAACCAGACGTCGCCATATCCGTGTGGTGTTTTTATATCTTCGTAATCCACCCGAATTTCACACCAAAAAGTTTTACCCAGTGCTATGGCCAGGCTCAATGCCATGCTCTGGTTTCCGATAAACTGTTCGGATCCTTTTATCAGCTGCGCCATTTCCAGCATGTCAGTCACTGGTCGGTATTGGATATCACATGCATATTGTTCACAAAATTCTGCATGCTCCTGTGGAGCGCCCACAAACACCGCCATGTCCAGCAAACTGTCTTCCTTGATCCAGTGATCACATTGATCATTAGTCAACTGCATGTTGAAAGTGTCGCGTCTGATGTGTCGATGTGTGCGATTGAGAATGATGGGTTTACCTGGAATTGACACCGGATCAATGTTGTCCAACCAGGGATTGATCAAGAGGTCCTGTCTGTGCTGGTGTATGTCCAAGCCGCAGGCGATTGCATAGGTTTCTGTTTGGTTGCCCATCCAGTTTTCTATTTTTCCCTCCCTCTTGGCCCAAAATTTATAGTGATCCCTGAGATCATGGTCTATGTGTTCCCCGTTCCAGATCTTCACCTGGTTGATGTAACTTTGTTTTTCAAGCAAGGGCAGGATAAAATCAATGTCTTGTTGAGTGTATCTGCCTCTGTGATCCCCTGCATCACCACCGCCCCACATTTTCCGTGCCAGAGCATCCATGCCATTTAATTCGATGTAAAGATCGCCGCCGCCCAGTAACTTGATGACATTCAGGGCATAAATGGTGTCGCCAAAAGTGCCAGCATGAAGAAATGTTCGATTACTCATGATCCGTCCTCCAGAGTTCAGGCACACTGTTCCATAGTTGGTCAATGTCCAGGTAAGGATCTCGACTCATTTCGTCTGCCAAATGCAGGGCCACACTGGGTATGGGGCTGAACATCATGACATCAGGCTTGCTCCACACCCGATTGATGTGCTCGTCTTCACCACGTCTGAGTATCCACTCTGCCGATTCCTGGAAGAGATCTCGATAGGTGTCGTAAATGGCACGACTGGCCAGGCAGGTGTATGTGCTGTGTTTGACCGTGCGATAATGCCGCTCGGGGCCGTACAGCAGGATGCTTTCATAAATTTGGCTGGAGTAGCGGTGCGGATCATCGTGTGGATTGATGGCAATCATTCGTCCAGTATTGACCTCCAAGTGATCCACCGTGTCAATCATGTCCTGAATGGATTCGGGCACGTGCAGATAATCATCCTCCACGTGCAACCAGAGGTCAGTGGCGTGTTTTTCCACCAGGTCGTACACCTTGAAACAGGTGTGGCTGGCGCCAGTGCCGTCCACAACTGGTATGAACTCTGTGGGAAATTTGCACTTGGACAATATGGTCTTGATGTCTGCCGTCACAGCATCGTCACTGTGATCGTCCAGCACATACAACTCAATCTCATGTCCTTGCACCCGGTTGATGCTGTGGACCAGACTGCTGAGGCAGGTGTTGATAATTTCGGCCTTGGTTCGGTCAATGTATCGGCTTCCGTGAATGGCAAATACTCTGCCGCATGTTCTAGTTATGATGGTTAGTTTTCTACTCATGATTTGTTGGTTATTGTGTTGATTCAGCTGTTCGAAAGTATTTTGTACGGCCAGCGGGACTCGAACCCACATTGACTCCAATTACGGTACTACGCTTTAGAAGAGCGTTCCGGTATGGCCGTGCAAAATACTCTGTCCCTGCTGTCCTGGTATGATACGCATATTATACGGCGAAATTCCAGTGCAGTCAAACTATTCGTCAATAAATGTGAAATTTTACACTGGAAAATGTTAAATATGTTGGTGATACAGCCACATGTCCACCCGGATAAATATCTTTTATAACAGGTAATTAACATAATGCCCATCCGTCAAGAACTCGAATCTCTAATACCACTGACCAGCCCCACTGTTGGGGAAACGCTGTTTATTGTCACGGAGGGCGGCACTGAATTGACACTGACTGTGGCGAGAGCCGCAGCAATACTGGGCACTGAAGGCGCCCAGGGCCCCCAGGGCCCCAGGGGATACATTGGATCTCGAGGATTAATCGGGTATACAGGCAGTCGAGGAGACACAGGATATAATGGCAGTGCCGGCAGTCTGGGCTACACCGGCAGCATAGGCTATACTGGCAGTCGTGGATATCTGGGCAGCACTGGCTACACCGGCTCAAGCGGCCTGGGTTACTCAGGCAGCATTGGGTACACTGGCAGCCGTGGTTATGTGGGTTCTCAGGGTTATACTGGAAGCATTGGTTATGCAGGCAGTCGCGGACTCATTGGGTACACCGGGTCAGCACCCGCGCAGGTGAATTCTGCAGTCAATCTGGTGGGCGGCGCCACTGGCTCCATACCCATACAGACTGGAAACAGCACCACTGCGTTCATTCCCATAGGCACAGCTGGTTATTTGTTGCAATCACAGGGCACCACTGCCACCTGGGTTAGTACTTCCAGCATCTTTGGATCAGTTACTTCCGGCCAGGCCGACAGGATTTTTGTCAATAATATAACCAATACCAGTTCCACAGTATATTATCCCACCATGGCTTCGGCTGTGGGAGATTATCTCAGCCTGGGTGCCAACAGTGGCCTAAGTTACGTGGCCAGCAGTGGCATACTGACCATGCCCAAAATTGCAGTCACCAGTTCCACTATTGCCACATCAACAACCACTGGTGCTGTGATCGTTGTTGGCGGGCTGGGGCTGGGTGGCGGTGTATATGCAGGCAATCAATCCACCTTTGAAATCAACAGCGCACAGACATTCCCCAGTTTTACTGCCAGTGCACTTTTCAAGAACAAGGGATCAAATACTGCGGGCATCAGCATACAAAACAGCACCAGCCAGAGTGTGGACCTGATCAACTCTGAAGGAACCCTGGCTGTAAGGTCGCTGGGTACTCCCATATTCACGGCCACAGCCACCAATGTCAATGTGCTGTCTACTGCCAATGCCATTTCCACCATCACTGGTGCCGTGACCATTGTGGGTGGCCTGGGGGTTGGCTGTGACATACATTTTAATGGCAACCTTTATCAAAACGGTGCATTATTCAGTGCCGGTAGTACTAGCCCTGCAACGCCAACATCACTGGGCACAGTGTATGCTTATACCACGTCAAACCTGGGCAACATCAGCGTGGGCTACTGCTCGGGTAATACCACACAGACAGGAACTGACAACATAGCCATTGGTCTGTGTGCACTGGTGACCAATACTGTGGGCGGCTATAATATAGCCATTGGATCAGAAGCATTAAAATCCAGCACCTCTGGCATCAACAACACGGCCATCGGACACCAAGCACTACGCAGCAGCACACTGGGCAGCAGCAACACAGCTCTGGGTTTTAATGCACTCTATAGTAATACCACCGGTTGTAACAACTCAGCCCAGGGTTATTCTGCGCTTTACAGTAATACCACTGGCTGCGGTAACACAGGTCAGGGTAACAATGTACTCTATAGTAATACCTCTGGCTGCTACAATACAGCTCAAGGTGCTGCTGCACTGATTACTAACACCACTGGCTGCTTCAACACAGCCCAGGGTGCCAATTCACTACAAAACAACACCCTTGGTGGTTATAATACTGCTCAGGGCAGTAGTGCACTCCTCAGCAATACCACCGGTTGTTATAACGTGGCACAAGGTTACAGTGCACTTCACAACAATACCACTGGTTGCAATAACACAGCTCAGGGTGCATATGCACTCTATAGCAACACCAATGGTTGTTATAACACAGCCATTGGACACAGAGCTCTCTACGGAAACACGCTGGGCACACGCAACACGGCCGTTGGGGGCAGCGCACTTCAAGGCAACACCACTGGCTGTGATAACTTTGCAGTGGGTTACCAATCCTTGAACAGTAACACCACTGGCAATAATAATATTGCCATGGGATATAATTCATTATTTTTTAACGAATTCGGCAACAGCAATATTGCCCTGGGTTGCAATGCGCTGATTTATAACATCACTGGTTGTGACAACATCAGCATGGGATTCGGCAGTCTGGGTGTTTCCAGTACAGGCAACTGCAATATTGCCATCGGTGTCAACTCCTTGGCCAGTGCAACTTCCAGCGACAACATTGGCATTGGGTTTTGTGCAGGATGTGCCATAACCACTGGACACAGCAACACAGTGATCGGTCAGTTGCAGGCTGGTGCAGGCTGTGTATGCACAGTGTTAATAGGTGCTGGCACTTGCGAGCGTATCAAGGTGGATGCCAACGGCCTGTGCATCAACGGAGTACCATACACCGCCGGCGTTGTTGGCTATGTTGGATCCACAGGCTATGCAGGATCCCGCGGTTATACTGGTTCTGCTGGTTACGATGGATCACAGGGCGTTAATGGATATCAGGGATCAACTGGTTACACAGGATCAATTGGGTATACTGGAAGTATAGGCTACACTGGCAGTCGTGGCTATACTGGCAGTCAAGGATACACTGGCAGTCAAGGATACACCGGTAGTATTGGATACACCGGAAGTGCTGGCACTGGACTTAACATCAAGGGCAGCGTGCTCACGTCGTCAGACCTTTCAAGCATAAGTACTCCTGCCCTGGGGGATGGATATATTGCAATAGACACTGGCCGCTTGTGGGTGTATGCCAATTCCAGTGCCCCAGGTAACGTGTCAGGATTTATCGATGTTGGTGTAATTGTAGGACCATCTGGTTACACTGGGTCAATTGGTTATACCGGCAGTCAAGGATACACTGGCAGTCGAGGGTATGTGGGCAGTCAAGGATACACCGGTAGCATTGGTTATACCGGATCCATTGGTTATACTGGCAGTCGCGGAGATTCAGGATATGCCGGTAGCCTGGGCTATACCGGCAGCCTGGGCTATACTGGATCAGTTGGTTACGTTGGCAGCATTGGGTATGCTGGCAGTTCAGGTGCAAACAGCACAGTGTCAGGCCCACAGGGATACACTGGGTCCCTGGGTTATACCGGCAGCAGAGGATACGACGGCAGTCTGGGATACACCGGCAGTCGAGGTTATACTGGATCCATTGGTTATACTGGCAGTCTGGGAGACACGGGATATGTGGGCAGTCGTGGCTCTAGAGGTGATTTTGGGTACACTGGTTCCCTGGGCTCTGGCCTCAACATCAAGGGCAGTGTGACTGAAGCCACCACCAGCCAGTTCGCCAGCATCGTTGGTCCCATCAATATTGGCGATGGATATATTGCTGCGAATTCGGGTAATTTATGGGTCTACTCCAATGCCACTGCTCCGGGTAATGTGTCAGGATTTTCTGATGTTGGTAAAATTGTGGGACCATCTGGTTACTCGGGCAGCCGAGGGTACGTGGGCAGCATAGGATACACCGGCTCGGCAAGCAATGTACAGGGCCCACAGGGTTACACTGGCAGTTCAGGATATACCGGTTCACAGGGCATTGGATATTCCGGTTCCAGTGTGCTGGGCTACACCGGCAGCGTGGGCTACGTGGGCAGTCGCGGTCTGCTTGGGTACACAGGATCGGGCGCCCAAGGTTACACTGGTAGCCAGGGTTACACTGGTTCACAAGGTGTTGGCTACACAGGATCGGGCGCTCAAGGTTACACTGGCAGTTCAGGATACGCTGGTTCACAGGGTGTTGGCTTCACTGGATCAATTGGTTACACTGGCAGCATTGGCTACATTGGCAGTCGCGGTTATGCTGGTTCGTCGGGCATAGGATACAGCGGCAGCGCGGGTTATGCTGGTTCGCAGGGCATTGGCTACACTGGTTCAGGAACACAGGGATACACCGGCAGTCTGGGTTACACTGGTTCCACAGGATTTGGATATAGTGGTAGCCTGGGTTATACTGGCTCCGCCGGTGCTGGATATGTGGGATCGGCTGTACTGGGATACACTGGTTCCATAGGAGTGGGATACCAGGGCAGCGTGGGTTACACCGGCTCAGCTGCCACGGGATATGTGGGATCGGGTGTGCTGGGATACACAGGCAGTCGTGGCCTCATTGGCTACACCGGATCAGCGTCCACTGGATATGCGGGATCGGGAGTTCTGGGTTACACCGGCAGTCGGGGTGACGTTGGTTATAACGGCAGTAATGGATATACTGGCAGTCGTGGATACACTGGCAGCATTGGTTACACCGGCAGTAGTGGCTATGTGGGCAGTCAGGGATACACTGGATCGGTGGGATGGGTGGGCTCCAGGGGTGATCCTGGATACATCGGAAGTACAGGTTACACTGGTTCGTCAGCGGCAGGATATGTGGGTAGTAGTGCCGCCAGCACCCTGGCCACTCCCACCAGCCTGGGATCAGTGTTCGGCTACACCACTGGACTGGGCAACGTGGGCATAGGTTGCTGTGCCGGTAACAAGACACAGACTGGTTGCTATAATTTTGCAGCTGGATGCCATGCACTGGTCAACAACACCACTGGTTGCAATAACTTTGCACAGGGCACCAGTTCACTGGGTAAAAATACTATTGGCAACAACAACTTTGCAGTGGGATATAATGCACTTTCTAACAATATTATCGGTTGCAGTAATATCGCAATAGGTTGTTTTGCGCTTAGGCAAAACACTACCGACGGCAATGTGGCCATAGGTGCCCTTGCCATGGCTGCCAACACCACCGGCTGGGGCAACTTGGCTGTGGGCACTGGTGCGCTATCAAACGCCATAGAAAACAGCTACAACACTGCCGTGGGTCATAATGCGCTTTTCTCCAACAACAGCCCTGGCCCCTCTGGATATGGCAACAACAATACAGCTATTGGCGCTTGTGCACTATACTTCAACATTAACGGCTGTGGAAACACCGCACAAGGTGTCGGTGCACTCTACTGCAACTCTGGCGGTGTTAATAACGTGGCCATTGGGTATGGTACACTCAAATGCAACATTGTCGGCTGCTACAATACAGGCCTGGGAGTTGGTGCGCTTGTGCAGAATACCGGTGGCGGATGCAACACAGCCGTTGGCAACGATACGCTCTTTAGAAACACAAATGGTGGCTTAAACACCGCAGTGGGTAGTTATGCACTCCAGTGCAACATCACTGGTATTACAAACACAGCAATAGGTGCCTGTGCCTTGAACGCCAACACCAGTGGGGTTGACAACACTGCCGTTGGATGGAATGCGCTCGTGAGTAATACCATCGGATCCCGCAATATTGGCATTGGATACTGTGCTGGTTGTGCAATAACCACTGGTATCAATAACACTGTCATTGGTGCATTAATTGGTTCGAATGGATTGTCAAGCACTGTGTTGATTGGCGCTGGTACTGCAGAGCGCATCCGGGTGGACAGCACTGGCATATTGTGCATCAACAGCACCAGCAGCCTGCAATTTACCAGCGTGGGAATTGGTGCTGCTGCGTCTGGCACTGCTGGCACACTAAATGCCACATTGCTGACCACGCAGGTTGGCACAACTAACGGATTCTTAACTCTACGCACTGGCACTAGTGCAAAGTCTGGATATGTTGAATTTTTCCCGCACAGCGGTGGAGTAAGACAGGGCTACATTGGATTTGTCGGAACTAACGCAGCCACAATCGATGAAGGTACTATTCCGTATGTTGCAAAATGTCATGAATTTAGTGGTGCTTTGACAACTACGGGTGACATCACAGCATTCTTTTCAGATCGTAGATTGAAAACCAATGTTTGTGTGATTACTGATGCTGTGACCAAGGTCAGGGCCCTGACTGGCATCCGGTACACTCCCAATCAATTGGCTGAACAGCTGGGGTTCTCCACTGATGAATCCATAGTTGGATTATTTGCCGACGAATTGGAAGCTGTATTGCCGGAGGCAGTCAAGTTGGCTCCGTTTGATAGTGATGAAAACGGTGACAGCAAGTCAGGTGAGAACTACCGGACCATTCAGTACGAGAAGGTGGTGCCTTTGTTGGTGGAGGCCATCAAGGAACTCAGCAAAGAATTTGAAGAGTTTAAGAAAAAGTTCTCCTGAAATTCCATCAATAAATAGTCATATAACGATCACGGAGCCAGAAATTGTCCAGTACAACCAGTAATTACATCAACAAAATCAATCAGAACTACCCCTTGCCCGGGGTGGACAATGACAGCCAGGGATTCAGGGACAACTATAAAAACATTGCCCTGGCACTGAACACGGCCAATGACGAAATCACCGACCTGCAAACCAACCTGGTGCGATTGAACCAAGACAACGATTTTGGACAAAGTCTGGTCACGCAGGCTCAATTTAAGAATTGCTCGACATTTGTGTATGATAATGAATCAGTGAGCAGTGCTGGCGACCTGACTGTGGACTACCGCAATGGCAGCTATCAGAAAATCAGCGTGGGTCAGGGCACACACCGCATCACCGTGAGCAACTGGCCCGGAGACAACAAATCAGGCAACCTCACGCTGGCCATATCCAAGAGCACTCCGTATGACACAGACGTGGACTTCCTGGGAGTCAACGTGGTGAATTTGAGCTCAGAGCCCTTGCCCATCAAACTCATCACAGGTGTGCCTGTGCTGTTCGAAATCCACAGTGATGGCACCAGTGAAAACCTGTTTGTCAGGAAGGTCAATGGACAAATACTTGATTCCATCACTAGCACCACCAACGTTAATTCTGATTTGGTCAAGGGCAACCGTGTGACTGCCACCACCAGTCTGCAATTGGGTTCCAACATATTCACCACAGAACAGTCAACTACCACGTATTTCACTGTGGTGACCAACATATCCACATCGTCGGCTGGAAACCTGGCGTTGTTGCCCAATCAGGTGTCTACCAAATTTTTGGGTGTTGTCAACGATCTGCAGTCTGATGTTAACAGCAGCACATCCACCCAATTCGCAGTGACCAGCATTGAGGGCATCCGGCTGAACGCCAAGTTTCTGTTCAATTCTACCTCACTTACCGCAACATTTACAGTGCTGAGCCTGGACCTGGATGGTGACAAGGTGACCACCACAGAGTTTGATTCAAATCTATTAACAACTCCGTATTCCACCCAGCCCAACATGATTTTTACCAACCCCAGATTTCCAGGCCAACCGGAATTGCTCAACCTGGTGACAGGGGTTCCTACAAATGTGCCCAGGGGTCGACCGGGGGACCTTAGGGGCCAAGTGGCAGCCGATTCAACTGCTCTATACATAGCAGTTGCTGACTTTGCTGCAGGTGGAAACACCTGGGCCAAATTCAATGCACTTGATGGTTCAGGATCCCCTGTGGCCACACAGACGCTGCCAGTGGAAAATAACAGCCTCTCCCTGGCCACCACAGAATTTGTGCATGACATTTTACCCCGTGGAACCATCATCATGTGGTCTGGGGCCACCAAGGCGTCAATTCCCCCGGGCTGGGCTGTGTGCGATGGCCTGAACGATACCCCGGACCTGAGGGGGAAATTCATAGTCGCTGCCACCACTGTCACCAGCGGTATATATGCAGCAACCAGTATAGGTGGTCATGCATCCACCTCGACCGGTGCCTCCAGTGCAAGCAACACCGGCGATACCACACTGACCATCGATCAGATGCCGCTGCACAGCCATCCGTATCTTTCTGGCGATACAGGTGTTACTGCCACCGATGGAGTTGGGGGATTTGTAAGGGATGCAAGTCAGATCATCAGTTATGCGGGATATACCGGCAGCGCAGGGTCGCTTGATGGGCAGCAGATCGGTGGCACTGGCGGCGGGCAACCGCACAATCATACCATAGCACACACGCACAGCGTGGCCACTGTGCCGCAGTACTATGCCCTGCTCTACATAATGAAAACCACCGGTTGACCATCAATGTTTCACCCATTGTTAGCCAATCCCGGCAAGTTAAAAGACAAAGATCTGGAGGAGAAGATCCAGGATCTGAGTAAAAAGTATCACATGGCTGCCCGGTTGGGACAGGGTGGCATGTGTCAACAGATCATCATGGCTCTGGAAGTCTACAAGACCGAACAACAGCAACGATACAAGCAAACCAACAAAGTCATGGTCAACAAACAAGAAAAAGGATTGGACGATTTAATCAATGTCAATTAACTCAGAAGACGTGGTATGGCCCGTGGATTTCAGTTGCACCCTGGTGATAGAAAATTGCATGTTGCCCAACCATTATAACATTCGTATCAGCATCGAACCCAACGGTGACGCGCAGAGCAACATAGTCACTGGCTTCAAGAAGATCAGGTATTTTGTGGAAAATCATCTGCACAACAGCGTGATTGTCAATCAGGACAGCGCCATGATTGAAACCTTGAAATCGCTGGACACCAATATAGTGCACATGCCCACGGATCCCTACGATTTCTACCTGGGTTCCATACTGCTCAGAAAGTTTTCAGTGTTGGCTGAAAAGTATTTTGAAATAATTCAACTGGTCATTGACAGCCCAATAGGCGACCGCATACAATATGCTATTGTGGATCCTGAAGATGCTGATTTGGAACTCGCAGGCGATCATTGGTGGAACTCAGATTCCACCGACACAGGATCCGGCAGCACCAACAAATCCTGGGCCGAACTGGACATCAGCGACAGCACTGGATTCGAACCACGAGTCATCAGAGGCGGATTGAGTGAAAATTGACGATTACAGTCGCGTATCCATAACAGAGTCAGAAGCATTTACGGCATTATACCACAGCAAGATCCATGATCTGCGGGGGGTATATGTGGATGACCTGCCTGTGATCGATCAATACAATCAAGCATGCGAGATCAATGCTGATCGAATGCCCAGATTGCACACGCTGTCCGACATCATGATCAGTCAGCGGGAGTTTGATCAGACCAACCAAGCACACTGGTTCATGCCCCAACACTATGGAGAATTCCCTCTGGTGGAATGGTTGTACGATCAGTGCACCACCGATCAACAACGCGCACGAGTCAACCAAGAATTGGAAATGTTTGTTCAGTATGGCATGTACGACCTGTTGGTATATCTTAAATATCTAGTGGATACCATGCGAGCACATGGTATCGTGTGGGGTGTGGGCCGTGGCAGTTCAGTGGCCAGCTACTGTCTATACCTCATGGGCGTGCACAAAGTGGACAGTATCAAGTACGAACTTGATATCAAAGAGTTTTTAAAATAAGGAGACCATCATGGTATACAGAACAATGCAAGGTAAAGAAATCGATCTAGAAAAATTAATCAAGAAGAATGAGTTAATGCCGGCGATTGGAAATATGAAAGTTAATGCGAGGGGGGACGAGCTGGGCCCTGGCGGTAAGATCATTCGCAAGCGAGAAGACGTGGTGTCAGATTACTACGAAGACAATCCGCAAGCACAGGTCATGCGATCCACCCCAGTGATCAAGTCCACAGAACAGGCAGAAGTCAACAAGCCTAAAAAATCCTCCCAGGCAGGAGAATAAATGAAAGTTCAAGGTACGGTACGACCGCTGGGAGACAAGGTGCTGGTCAGTGACATGGACTTTGGTGAGCAAAAAACCTCAGGTGGTATTTTTATTGCCAGCTCTGATGGCAAGGCTGAAGGCATTGTTCCCAGATGGGCGCAGGTGTGGGCCGTGGGTCCTGAGCAACAAGACGTCACCGTGGGTCAATGGATTTTGATCGAACATGGGCGCTGGACTCGCACCATCCAAGTGGAGACTGCATCTGGTGACTGCATGGAAGTTCGTATGGTGGACAACCAGGCAGTCCTGATGAGTGCCGACGCAAAACCACACATGCTGTATCGTGCCTGATGCGGTGAAAAGATGTAAGGACATACAACTGTGATATTCAACAAGGTCAAACAACTCAAACAAGAAGGGTTTAAAATTGGCATCGTGTTTTCTGCATTTGATCTTTTTCACTCTGGTCACATAGCCATGCTGGCCGAAGCGAGAAACCACTGCGATTACCTGATTGCTGCGCTACAAACAGACCCCACCATAGACAGGCCCACAACTAAAAATGCTCCCATACAGAGCATAGTGGAGCGACAAATTCAGTTGGCCACCAATCGTAATGTGGACGAAGTGGTGGTCTATCAGACTGAAAAAGATCTTGAAGATCTATTGCTAATTTTACCAGTTGATGTTAGAGTATTAGGTGTGGAATACGCTGATCAGGAATTTACAGGCAAAGATATCTGTAAGAAACGTGGCATAGAAATTGTCTTCAATGGAAGAGACCATAGCTTCTCCAGCAGCAGCCTGCGTAAAAGAGTGGCAGCGGCAGAACGATCCAAACATGAAAACTCGTGAAGACATCATTCTGTCCATGTGCTATACTTACAGACACGACTACGGCCTAGAAAGGGCAGTGGGTTTTGGTTGCAATGTCATGGCATGTGGGACCACGCACTCAGAAAGAGAGCACATCTACAATAACATGGCACAAATTTTCGACAACTGCATCCTACCTCACATGGAGTTCAAACATGACACTCATTCATGATGAGTGGAATGAAGTCTGGGTCTGGGTGGAAACCAACGACCACGACACTGAGCTCAGTCCGGGATTTGATTCCGAGTCGGATGCCAGACTGTGGAGAACAAGAATGATCAACATTTTAATTAAAGGTAAAAATGAATAAGAAACTCTGGACAGAGTTGTATAGGCCCAATACTATCGAAGAATATGTGTTCAAAGATGAAGCACAAAAGCGACAGGTCAAGTCCTGGGTCAAGGAACGGTCCATACCGCATCTGTTGTTTTCTGGTGCTGCAGGCATTGGCAAGACCACACTGGCCAAGGTTCTACTACATGAACTGGGCATCGAAGAATATGATGTTTTAGAGATCAATGCCAGTCGTGAAAACAATGTGGAAACGGTGCGCGACAAGATCATCAACTTTGTACAGATGATTCCATTCGGACCCTTCAAGGTGGTGCTGCTGGACGAGGCGGATTATATGACGCCCAATGCGCAGGCCATCCTGCGCGGAGTCATGGAAACATATTCCAGCACCAGCAGATTCATCTTGACCTGTAACTATCCCAACAAGATTATTCCCGCACTGCACAGCAGGTGCCAGGGGTTCCATGTAGAGAAGACTGATCAGACAGAATATACTGCTCGAGTGGCCACCATCCTGGTTACCGAGAACGTGGAATTTGACCTGGACACCCTGGACACCTACGTCAAGGTGGCGTATCCCGATCTGCGCAAGTGCATCAACCTGGTGCAACAAAATGTGTCTGATGGCGTGTTGCTGTCTCCAACGATCGGTGGTTCAGACAGCAGCGATTACAAGATTGAAATGGTGGAGTTGTTCAAGGCCGGCAAGATACGGGCTGCTCGCGAATTACTGTGCTCAAGGGCACAGGCGGAAGAAATGGAAAGTATATTTCGCTGGCTCTACGAAAATCTGGAATTATTCGGTGATACTGAAGAGAAAAAAGACTCTGCGTTGTTGATCATCAAGCAGGGATTAGTGGACCACACACTGGTGGCTGACGCTGAAATAAATCTAGCAGCAGTCTTGGTAAAACTGGCCAGATTGCAGGACCAGTGATGGGAAACCGCATGATCGATTGCAGGTCGAGTGTTCATGCGGTTTGTTTTCAGTGTGTGAGTTAAATGTTATTCATCTTTGTATATTGATAATATCTCCTTGACCACGGGGTGTCTTTCAATATCGTTGGTGGTAAAATACGCAAAAGCAATCATTTTACACGCATGGTCTCCCAGTTTGGAAGTAAAGTCAAGCAATCCATTTTCTCTGGGTCGATCTGCTTGATTTAAATCGCCCGTCACGGCCATCCTAGATCCTTCACCTATTCTGGTCAGTAGCATTTTCATCTGACTGGGCGTGGTGTTCTGAATTTCGTCGGCTATGATAAAGGCATTTTTAAATGTCCTGCCACGCATCATGGCCAGGGGGCTTATTTCAATAACGCCGTCATCCAGCATGTCTGAAATTTCCTTGGGATGATAGTATTCCTCAAACACATCCATGATGGGTCGTGTCCAGGGCTCCATTTTTTGATTCAGGGTGCCTGGTAAGAACCCATGCTCTTCATCCACCGACACAGCTGGCCGTGTGATGATTATTTTTTTAATCGCTCCTTCTTTGTACAATTTGATGGCCATTTGCACAGCCATCATGGTTTTACCTGTACCGGCAGGGCCGATGGCAAAAACAATGTATTTTTTAGGGTTTTTTAGCATCTCGAGATAATTCTCTTGTGACGTGTTCCGAGGAACAATCATCACTTGACGCTGCTTCTTGATGTTCGAATCAGGTTGATTCGAAGTATGGCTAGCTTCTCGATCTTTTCGTTGATCTTGAAATTTTTCGTGTCTTCTGGCTCTTGGCAATTTTACCTCCCAGTTGGTGAACATCGACCTGCACGAGTATTTACGGCATCAAATTAAAAAGTATGGGAAACAGCCCAATAATCGCCCTGTGGGATTTTAGAATTTTACTAGTAAAAAATCATAAATAACCAGTAAAGAGACCAATCATGCACGATATACTTGACGTAATTCGAAACCTCCAAACACTTAGCGAAAATAATAGTGCGTTTAACACACTCAAGGAATATGAGAGAGTGTTTGACGAACTGGATATCTACGTGTTTAAAAACTGGGAGGAGGGTGAGTTGGTGTCCGGGCCCAACATTTCTAGATACAGCGTGTCATGCACATTCATGTGGCCTGAAAAAGAGATGCCTGATCCTGAAGGTGGCCGGCGACTCTACGAATACGGGTGCCAGGTGATCTATAAAAAAGAGAATGTGCTGATTCCCAGAAAAATCAAAGATCCTGACGACTACCGCCCAGGTACCAAGAAAGGCAAGATTGATGCACACCCCATATGGACAGTGACCGTGATCATGCCCAAGACATTGATGCGAGATGTCTACGTTGGCAAGGAAAATAAAGATCATATTCAAATGGCCGAATTGATGCGTTACAATCCCAGTGCGACCATGAACGCTGACGAAGCAGCCCAGGAGAACCCCAACAATGCTCAAGAAACACCAGCATAATCTCACAGAAGGCCTGAGAGCAAAAGATCTAAAAGAATATGTCAGTGACATATTCACAGTGGATCAATACAAGAGCAAAATGGGCGACGACCAGGATGTGGTGGTATTGGGTTTTCGCGTCAAGGAAAAATACCCCGCCACTGATCTCATGGAGTTCATGGAAAAAGGATACACATTTATCCTGGACGCTGACATGAGTGCCGGTGAGGAAATGGATGGCCAATATCAGGTGTTTGTAGAAATAGCAAGAACTCCCAGATTGCCCGGACAACTGAAACATCTGATGAGCGGTATCAGCCAGCTGTGCGACTGCTACGATTGGAAATTCAAGTATTATAAATCAGCCAAAACTGTGGACTTCAGCCCGGAATCTGTATCACAACATGTGCCCATGACACCACAGGACTACCAGCAGGTAGTACTGGAAGACAAAACCCAGGACATACAGGAATTTTTTAACCAAGGCGCGACCTCTGTGGCGCTGGAATCAGACAGTACCATCACATTCAGCAAGCCGTATGCAGGTGATGTCACTGCCAAGTTGGTGTCCATTGGTGATTATGATGCAGTGAAGGCCACTGTGCCCGGGCACCTGGCCCTGGACGAGAGCAGTCACGGACAAGTGACATTCTTAAACAAATATCTGGGCAATTACGACATCAACAAAATAGGCAACAAGTTTCTTATTAGAAACGGTGACCAAGCAGTGGTCATAGAAAAGGACCGGTGGTAGCCATGTGGATGCTGTCGTTTATTCCAGACACTTGGTTGTACACAGCAGTATTATCCATATTATTTGGCGGCATTGCAGTGTATGTGATTGGTACAGCGTGCAGATTCATTCCCACCCTGGTATTTTATAAAGCACCGTTACAAGCAATAGGGCTGATAGCCATCATAGCCGGGGTATACTTTTATGGCAGTTACGACACTGAGAAAGTGTGGCGTCAACGTGTGGCGGACCTGCAGGTCAAACTGGACCAGGCTGCAACAGAATCGCAAGACCTCAACCAAAAACTCTCAATTGAACGACAAAAGAAACAGCAGGTGATCATCAACAGACAAATAGTGTACCGCGAACGTATCAAAGAAATAGAAAAGAGAATAGATCAAGCATGTGTGCTGGATCCCGAAGTGCCCCGGATACTCAATGATGCTGCAACAAATCCGTTCACTCCACCAGCCACACCTGCAGAGGAAAACACACAATGAACAGACTATCCATACTACTTCCTGTGATCCTATTGACAGGATGCATGCAAGCCACTGTGCCAGTGGCGGTCAAGTTTCCTGATGCTCCCAAGGAACTCCTGGAAACATGTCCGGATTTAAAAAAAGTAAACCCAGATGGTGCCAAATTGAGCAGTGTGATCACAGTGGTCACTGAAAATTATGGTCAATACCACCAGTGCAAGGTAAAAGTTGACACCTGGATAGAATGGTACAACGCACAGAAAAATATACACACTAACATCAAATAAGGATGGTTCATATGAAAAAGTTCATGCTGGCTGCTTCAGTCTTGTTGGCGCTGTCCGGTTGCGCAGTGGTAGATGCATATCAAATGGCACCCTACGATTCCAACGAGTACGAACTAATAACTGGCATTCGGGCGCAAGCCAGGCATTATAAAGAACAATGCAATGACCCAGTGGTCAGCAAGATGCATGCCAGCAAGTTGTCACTGGACATCACGATGTTCGCGTTGTACAGCGAACATATACCAAGAAATGATGCATTAATCAAATCTTCCAAGAACTTGCAGGAAATTGCACAAGGGTTAGACAATCAGTATGCCAATGCCGCCAAGGTCAGCCCGGCATTTTGCAAGATCAAATTTGAAAGCATGGAAACATCTGCAGACAGAATGCAAACCATTATAGGAGCTAGACCAAGATGAACATGGATCAACTTCAACAATCGTTACTATCGCATGGATCGCAGGATGCTGCTTTGCAAAGTGCGGCACAGACTGCCAATCAATACACTGAATTGCTCAAATGTGGACTACTTACACAGGCTGAGTATGTACAATTGATTGATGACATTGTAAAAACCAACGATATCAACAAAAACATGGACAACATGGAGGTTACTGAACTTATAAATGTTGCATTAACTGGGTTGATAACTTTGGCAAGTTTGGCGTAAATAAGTTAAAGGGGTACATAATGTCAGATTTTATACCAAGCAAAGAACAGTTGGCTCAACTTATACCTGGCAACGCCAACATAGACAAGTGGCACGAGGCCATGGCCAAGTTGTTGCCACAATATGACATCAACAGCAAGCAACGCGTGGCTGCATTTGTTGCTCAGTGTGGACATGAAAGCGGTGGATTTAAATTTCTTAAAGAGAACTTGAACTATCGGGCAGAAAGCCTCATGCGTGTGTGGCCCAAGCATTTCCCAGACCTGGTGACTGCCAACAAGTATGCTCACAAACCAGAAATGATAGCCAATCGTGCATATGCAAACCGCATGGGCAATGGCGACGAGGCCAGCGGTGATGGAGCAAAATTTTGTGGTCGTGGATTGATTCAACTGACTGGCCGAGCAAATCAACAAGCATTTGCCGCTAGCATCAAACGCGACATCAATCTCATGCCTGAGTTTTTGACCACCATCGAAGGCGCAGTTCAATCTGCTTGCTGGTTCTGGAAAGAGAACAAACTCAACCAATATGCTGACACCGGCGACATCCTGACCATGACCAAACGCATCAATGGTGGCACACTGGGTCTTGAAGAACGCAAGACTAATTATGCCCGTGCACTAAAAATTCTAGGAGCCTGACATGACAGACCATGTGGAACATACGCTATCAGAAGAACACAAATCAGAACATTGGATACAGTCCAAGTGGCGACCTTCCATGGGTTGGATGTACCTGGTGGTGTGTGTATTTGATTTTGTAGTGGCGCCAGTGTTATGGAGCGCCATGCAAAGTTTACTGCATGGTGTGATCACCAATCAATGGCAACCATTGACCCTGCAGGGCGCAGGATTGTTCCACCTGGCCATGGGAACCATACTGGGCATCAGTGCATATGGACGTACTAAAGAAAAAATGATTGGTGCCAATAATGGAAATACCCCACTGGGTGAACCATGATATAATCATTTGACTCCCACGGGAAGGTATAGTATATTAAGTTTACTATACCTTTTTTCATGACCACAGATTACTATCAAATACTAGGTGTCGAGCGAAATGCTTCTGAAGAAGACATCAAACGATCCTATCGCAAACTGGCCATGCGACATCACCCTGACCGCACAGGTGGGGACGACACCGAATTTAAAAAAATTCAAGAGGCATATGCCACGCTGAGTGATCCTGGCAAACGGCAACAATACGACAACCCACAACCACAGGGATTTCCTCCAGGATTCCAGCAGGGGCGGGATCCAATGTCAGATTTCATGTCGCATGCCTTTGGGCATGGTAATCCATTTGGTGATATTTTTGGACAGCGTGCGCCACAGCCGCCCCCGCGCAACAGAACACTGAATATTCAAACCTCAATAACTCTGGAGGAAGCGTTTCATGGCAAGGATTTGATTGCCACATTGCGATTGCCCAGTGGTAGGGATCAAGTGGTGGAGGTCAGGATACCCGCTGGTGTCCACGATGGGGTCACGCTGCGATTGCAGGGGCTGGGAGATGACGCCCACGTAAACCTGCCCAGAGGAGATTTACACCTTACTATACATGTACAGCCACATGCTGTATTTCAACGTCAGGGCGATGATCTGATGACCAATCTAAGTTTAAATTGTGTTGACGCCATGCTGGGCACCACAATCAACGTGACCACTCTGGATCAGCGCACCTTGGAAATTAAAATCAATCCCGGGACACAGCACGGTCAAGTGTTGGCGGCCGCAGGGTATGGCATGCCCAAGGCATCGGACAACCGATTTAAAGGTCGCATGTTGCTCAGTGTCAACATAACTGTGCCCGTGGGTCTGTCTGATCGACAAAAAGAATTACTGCGTCAATTCATTAATTAAATATCAGCATGTTGAAAATAATTAAATTTCCCAATGATATCTTGCGGGAGCGTGTGCCCGAATTTGATTTTGCAAATCCCAGCCTGAATCCTGTGCAACTGGAAAAAGACCTGGCGGACACCATGTTGACACATGATGGCATTGGACTGGCTGCCAACCAAGTGGGCATCCGTGCTCGAATGTTTGTCATGGGCCACCGAGACAATCCTGACACGGTGCAAGCGTTCTTCAATCCCATGGTGGTGGCCACTGTGGATGAGACTGACGATTTGGAAGAAGGATGTTTGAGTTTTCCCAATGTTTATGTTAACATCAAACGTCCAAAGAAAATAATTGCAAGATGGCAAAACTCCCAAGGGGAACTACAAGAATCAGAGTTCGACGGATACAACTGCAAATGCTTCCTACATGAATTAGATCATTTGGAAGGTATTGTTTATCAAGATCGTGTCAGTGTGCTCAAGTGGGCATTGGCTGTTAAAAAAACCAAAAAAAGGAATTATAGATAATGTTGGAACCCAATAAAGAGTTAGAACAGATTTTTGAAGATGCTGTAATTTTAGCCAGTGATAATAATCACGAATACATTACCCTTGAACATTTTTTATACTGCATGCTGGGCAACACTACCTTTGCAGAAACTCTGGGCACATTTGGTGCAAATGTAGACGACCTAAAACGAGACCTGGAGTCTTACATCGCTGTTGATTTACAGAACATTGTGACCAACGGTAACGTGAAACCTAGAAAAACATCCACTGTGGATCGAATGTTGAATCGAGCATTCACACAAGTGTTGTTCAGTGGCCGGCGCACTGTTGAACCCATGGATTGCTTCATCAGCATGTTCTCCGAAAAGTCCAGCCATGCCAACTTCTTTGTAAAAAAAGCAAACATTGAAAAAGATCGTTTTGTAGAGTTCATCAGTAAGACATCAATTAAAGATGAGGATGAGGTTGCCCCCACCAGGGGATCAGTGCATTCAGATAAAATGTTGGCACAATTTTGCACAGACCTTAGTGCCCGTGCCAAGGCCAAGAAGATTGACCCTGTGATTGGCCGCGATCGAGAGATTGAAGAAATCGAACTGGTGTTGGCACGGCGTACCAAGGCCAATGCCATCTTGATTGGTGATCCAGGCGTGGGCAAGACAGCCATCGCAGAAGGCATTGCTCGTAAAATTCATGAAGGCAATGTGCCCAACTTTATCAAGGATCACACAGTTTACAGTCTGGACATCTCAGCCATGCTGGCAGGCAGCAAGTACCGTGGTGATTTTGAGGAAAGACTCAAGTCAGTGATCAATGCCGTGGAAAAGAAGGGCAACTGTATTGTGTTCATCGATGAAGCGCACATGATGAATGGTGCAGGTGCATCCAATGGTGGCAGTAACGACATGGCCAACATGTTGAAGTCTGCACTGGGCAAGGGCGGCATCAAGGTCATTGCCAGCACCACCTGGGAAGAGTATCGCAAGTACTTTGAAAAGGATCGTGCGCTCATGCGCCGGTTCCAGCGTGTGACCATCGACGAGCCTGATGAAGCCACTGCCATCAAAATCCTCAAGGGTCTCAAGAAGTATTATGAAAAGCACCACGGTGTCAAAATCACCAGTCAGGCCATTGCTGATGCTGTCAAGTACAGCGTGAAATACATGGCAGATAAAAAATTGCCCGACAAGGCCATCGATCTAATCGACTGCGCTTGTGCCAGGTTCAAAGTACGTGACGAGGTGGGTGGTATTGTGGATCACGATGAAATTTTGTTCGAGGTGAGCAAAATTGCCAACTTGACGGTGGATCAGATCTCAAACAAAGAGAGCGTCAACCTAACTGGCCTGGAGAAAAACATGAAGTCCAAGGTGTTCGGACAGGAAAAAGCTATCGAAGTGTTGCTGGATAAAATCTTTATTGCACAGGCTGGATTGAAGTCTCCCAATAAACCCGTGGGCAGTTTCCTGTTCGTGGGACCCACCGGTGTGGGCAAGACTGAGGCAGCCAAACAATTGGCCTCCAATCTGAACACCAAGTTGATCCGATTTGATATGAGTGAGTTTCAAGAGAAGCACTCAGTGGCCAAGTTTATCGGCAGCCCACCGGGCTACGTGGGTTTCGATGACAATGCTGGACAACTGATCACCAATCTCCAGGAAAATCCCAATTGTATTCTGCTGCTGGACGAAGTGGAAAAGGCCCACCCTGATGTGCTGAATATCATGTTGCAGTTGATGGACAACGGATTCATCACGGGCAGCAATGGCAAGCGGGCCGATGGGCGCAACGCTATCATCATCATGACCAGCAACCTGGGTGCTGCTGATGCCGACAAAAACGGTGTGGGATTTGGTAGCCTGGAACGAGATAGTGATCCCAAGGATGCTGTCAACAAGTTCTTTGCACCAGAGTTCCGCAATCGACTGGATGGTGTCATTAGATTCGGCAAGCTGGATCATGTGACCATGGCCAAGATCGTCAAGAAGTTTGTTGATGATCTCAACACCCTGGTCAAAGAAAAGAACATTCATATCAAACCCAACGCCGCAGCCGTGGAATACCTGATCAGCCGCGGATTTGATCCCAAGATGGGAGCTCGTCCGCTACAGCGTGTCATTGATGACATGATCAAGAAACCATTGAGCAAGGAGATCCTGTTCGGACGTCTGGTCAACGGCGGGATGGTTGAGGTGTCGGTAGAAGCCGATAAGTTAAAACTCAATATTGTAGACATTTTACCAGTTGTCAAGGTTAAAAGTGATGCCACGCCAGTTGAAAACTAATCGGCTGTTTTACAAAAAATGGCCCTACAAGGTGTGCTGCGTGATCAACGGCGCCAGCCAGCTCATGCGGGCCAGTAACACCTCTCAATCACGGTTGATGATGGGTGGATCATGGGCCACCTACGGTAAGAATCATATCAATGCCAATCCTCAAGAACTACGGACATTCTTCCATGCAATACAGCCGTTTTTGAACAGAACTGATGTAAAATCTCGTGTGGAGGGGCGTCATTTTAATATATTTTGCGGTGATGTGGGTTTGCTAAATCAGATTACCACAGCATTGAATCCGTGGATTACCGAGATTCATTCTCCCGACACTGACACTGAATTGGATTTTATCCTGGAGAATGGACACAAGGCCGTGCTGTGCGATGACTTGCCACACGGTCGGTATATGTACAAGGTGATTTTTAAACACACCACAACAAGAGAACTCAGACAGAAGTTTTACGATTGGTCTCGCAATTATGGAGACCGATTCAACGTTTCTAAAAATAACACCGAGTGGTTTCGCGGCAATCGTGGATGGGTTCAAACACCCTTCTTGTACGTGGAAGACAGTCAATTGTTGACCATGGTGGGCATGTTCATGGGAGATGCTGTGCAGTCTGTGACCAAGTTTATAACGCGAGATAGTATAAATACTGAACTAGAACAGGAAATGTCATGCCAGCCCTAAGCCAAGGATTAACATTCTCAATATACAACAGCACCAGCAGTGTGGCTGTTGTATACCCCAATTCTGCAACATCCACCCTGGTGTATACCAGTCTGCCAGTACAGGGCGATGGGTATTACGGCAGCAGCGATGGACTGCACACAGTCATGTACACCGCCAGCCCTGAATTCTTTGGCACTGTGACCATGCAGGCCAGCCTGGCCACTAGCCCTGTGGAATCTGACTGGTTCACAGTGACCAACACCACCGTGAACTATACATTCGGTAATTTTAGAAACACCAGCACAGTGGATTACTTTAATTTCACCGGTAACTTTGTCTGGGTGCGTGGGTATGTTGCCATCGACGCTGGGTCAGTAGAGTCCATACTGTACAATCACTAAATTTTCATTTGATTAAAATGTAATAAATACTCTGCACGGAGAGTATTATGCGTTTTAGCGACCTATTGACCAATTCAGATGACCTCCAAGAGGGCGATGTCTTTGAATTAGAACTGGATGACATTGTGTTAGAAACCATTGTCATCGGCATGCGAGATGACGGACCCGTCATCAGCATCGATGCCATTGCCCTGGCCTACTTGCCCATCACTGACTTGACTGAAGCCGAATATCACGGGCGTAAAGTCACCTTGAACAAAAAAATGGCTGGCGATGTTAAAAAGTCTAAGGTCTTTGTCAAGGATCCCAAGACTGGCAACATTAAAAAAGTAAATTTTGGCGACAAAACCATGCGTATTAAGAAATCCAACCCTGCTCGTAGACGAAGTTACCGAGCAAGGCATCATTGCGATAATCCTGGACCCAGAACCAAGGCCAACTATTGGAGTTGCAGATCATGGTGATGCACCACAAAATTTACAGGGGCATATAATATGCTGTTAAATGAATTCTTCGGAAAAGCCGTGAATCCAACCAAAAAGTTGGAAAAGGATCACAAAGAAAAAAACATAGGTGATGACCTATTTTGGTATATTGTGGATCATGACAGATTGCATAAAGACTACTTGCTGCCGCTGGCCAAGAAAATGCAACAGGCACACAAAAAACATGATACCTTGGACAAAGACTCACTGGTACAAGAGTTCATGCCCATGGTCAAGAAAGGATGCATGGAATATTACAAGCATGCTGATTTGACAGGCCATCCTGAAAAGATATTCACCAAGGAATTACAAAAAGACATGTGCGAAAAACTGTTTGACCACTTCCAAGAGGATGTGATCAAGGACAAGTACAAACTGGGGCAATAAAATGACCATACAAGAAGCCGGCAAGCGCCTTGCCTCAGCAGGAGTTGACCTAAGTCGTGTGGACAAGGCAGCATACCTTGCAGCCAAGGCTAAAATAAATCCCATATTGCAAAAAGCCGGCATAGCGGCAGGGTGGACATCTGGTGGTGCTGGCAGTTTTGATCCCGAGCATCCCTATCCAGGCACATTACGCACAGATTCTGGCGACATCGACATCATGATCGACCCACAGGAACTGCTGCAAAAGTTTCCAGCCGACATAGAACAATGGAATGCCGCCTCTGACAAGCCCATGGGTCCCAAGGCCATGGCCAACGCCCTGTCAGATCCTGCAAAAAAAGCCAAATTGCAAATGAGCGCCAGCAAGGCTGCCCTGGCTGACTACATGACCACAAACGGCATGGATACAGACCCTGGCACACTCACTGTGCATTATACAGCCGGTGGTAAAAGTTATTCCATAGACCTCATTGTGCGACCACGCGCAGGCTGGAGTCTGCACACACATGATTTCAGCCAGGATGCAGGCATGCGTGGCGGTGATTTGTGGAATGAGATCTACCCTGCACTGGCCAAGGTCAGCAGCCAAAAACAAATAGTGGATCCCAAGACTGGTGAGACCAAGGGCAACTTTCAATTCAGTCCGGACCACGGGTTGGTGGACCGTGAGACTGGGCAAGTGGTGGCCAGTGGTGCTGAGAAGGATAAAATTGCCCAGTTCCTGATTGGACCTGAAGCATCGGCCCGAGACATATCCAGTCTGTCTGGTATCAAGAAAGCCCTGCAACGATATCCCGAAAAGTGGAAGGCTGTTGAAAAATTCTACCCTGCACCTGCTGTGCAAGAAGGTACTCGTGAGTGGTTTAGATTTATCATGGACCACCTACAATGAAAATCTTTGAATTACTCAGAGAAGGTGGATGGGACACCAAGATCACACAAGGAACTGTGTTGCATCCCGCTGTGGTGGGTCATGCCCTCAAGGTGGTTGACAACTTCGTTACAGACTTTAACCGATTCCTAGAACAAAAAGGTTTAGGCCCCGTAGAACGCGGTCGTCCCACAGGCAGCAGCGCCTACCACGAGCAAGATGCCGCAGAGAATCCAGATAAAATATACGGAGACATTGATCTGCAAATGATCGCCCCGCCAGTGGAGGGCACCAGTTACGGTCAGTTCACTACCCATTGGAATAAACTAGCAGACGAGTTTGTCAAAGCAGGGCATGTGCCCTATGTGGACACAGCCGAAAGCAAGCCCGGGCATCCCATATTCAAGATCGGTGCCAAGGACTTTGTACAGATTGATTTCATGTGGCACGAGGAAAAGATGAGAGACTGGGGAGCCACTCGTGTGACACCCGAGCGTGGACAAAAGGGATTACTGGCTGGCAACATGTACAGCGTGACTGGTGAACTCTTGGACATGAGCATACAACATGCTGGAGTACAGTTAAAAGTTGTGGACGACCAGCGTGTGTCGTTCTCCAAGCAAAAAGACACTCAGACCGTCACAGTCACCACCAATCCCAACACCTGGCTGTTGGACATCTTCAAATACGAAGTACAGCAGGCAGGTGGTGACCTCGGCCGAGTCAAGGTAGATCCATTGTTAAAACAAAACACAGGATCAGACATCAACAACATCAAGATTTCCATACTGGTCAACGGTGTCAAAGGATTGGCACGTAGTTTTGAAATCAACAACATGTTTGGTCAGGGCAACCTGGCCAATTTTACATCAGCAGATGACTTCTTGTCTCAGTTTGTCCGTCGTTATGAAGAGAAGGCCATGATAGATGTTCAGGGCAAAAAACGTGACAAGGCAGAGACCCCACAGGCCATGGCACGGGCAGAAGAAGACAAGAAAAAGATCCTGAGTGGATTGGAAATGGTTAAAGGATTATTTGCATCATGATACTAAGAGAACTGTTCAACCGTTCAAGTACAGCGCCGGTGTTGCGTGAAGGCATTGACCACCCTGAAGATCTCATCATCACAAGTGGCAGCAAGGGCGCACAGCGAGTGGTGCAGGAACTGATTTCCTTGCAAAAAGACCCCAAGACAGTGACTGTCAAGTGGGATGGATTTCCCGCCGTGGTGTTTGGACGAGATGATCAGGGTCAACTGGTGTTTGCAGACAAACACATGTACGACAAGGTGGCCAAGGGCAAGATGGAATTCATGACCATCAGGGCATATGACGAAGGTCGTGGCGCCAACCGTAATGATCTCTGGGAGAAGGAGAGTATCTTGCGCCCTGCCCTGGAGCGAATTGTACCACAGGGCACCGATTTCTTCTACATGGGCGATCTCATGTGGACTGGTACGCCACCCACTGACAATGGATATTTTGTATTCAAGCCCAACACCGTGGAATATCGTGTGAAGATTGAGGGCGAACTTGGTGAAACCATTGGTGCCAGCGTGGGCGGTATTGCTGTGCACACTTATATTCCTGGTCTGGGTCAGGGAGACACACCACTGGTGGGATTGAAGGGTCTCAAAGAAAAACAAGGTGTCACTTTCATGGTTGGTGAAATGCGTGATAAGCCAATAGTTAAAATTAATCCCAACTTGATCAAAGAGACTCAAAACATCATTGCTGCCAATGGGCCGGCTGTGGACAAATTTATTGATGAGCTGACTGCCATGAAGGGCAAGAGTGTGATCACAGCCATGGGTCCGTTTATCACCAGCATGCTGGAAGAGAATGACATCAGCAACGAAATCGTGCCCAGATTCCTGGAGTTTGTTCGTGGCCGACTGAGCGAAGGTGCTGCACAAAAAATGCTGGGCACCAACCGGGACGGTTGGTTGTATCAAGAAGATGGTGGTGGTCCTGGACTGTTGGGCATCTGGACCATGTGGGCAGCAGTGACTGAACTCAAGACACACATCAAGCAACAGATTGACTCCCAGCAACAGGGCAGTGAAATCATTGCCATCACAGATGGTGTTAACGCACACGAAGGTTATGTTTTCGGTGGTGGCAAGGACAAACTCAAGTTGATTGATCGTCTGGGATTCAGTCGTGCCAACTTTGCCAAGCACCGAGTGCCTGATGAAGAAGTTGCTGCTAAAAAACAGGGCCCCATGGCTGCGTTCTGTTTCGGCCGCATGAATCCACCCACCCTGGGACATCAGTTGGTCATGGCAAAGACCGTGGAGACCGGCGGCGCCAACAGTTTCATATTCCTGAGCAACAGCAGTGGCACCAAGGACGATCCTCTGGATCCCGCCACCAAGGCTGCGTTCATCAAACAAATTTATCCTGAGTTTGCCAAGCACATCGTCACTGACTATGTACTGGGTCCCATCTATGCAGCCAATTGGTTGTATGCCAAGGGATTCCGCAACATGACATTCATTGGCGGCAGTGATCGTCTGGGCAAGGGTGCTGGCAGCATTGAGAAATTACTCAACGGCTGGAACAGCGGACCAGTCCGTTCGACTGACCCCGCAGGTGCCAGAGAATATGTGCACCTGAGTTTTGTCAGCAGCGGTGAAAGAGATGCTGATACTACCAATGTCACTGGAATCAGTGGATCCTTGGCTCGTAAATATGCCGCTGAGGGCAATGAGTCAGGATTCCAACAAGCAACTGGAGTTGGAGCCAAGATCCAAGTGGCTGGCAAGACCTTGTATCAAGCCACCAGAGAAGGCATGGGACTGACTGATGAACCTGCACCAGCGGCGCCTGCTGCACCAGCGCCGGTCGCAGAAAGCCGTCAGGTTCCGCTGGGTGAAGAATATGAGATGGCCATGGCCCAGGCCATGCTGCGATTGATAGAACGTGCAGTCAAATGAAGCAGTACCGAATAAGCACTGATAATATCCCCAGGGATGACCCTGATGACTGCCATCTTGACCCAGCGGATCCCATACACGAGTTAAAAATTGTACAGTATCTGGCAGGGCTGGGTGGTCAAGCCCGGCTGGCAGAATACCGACGCCACCAAGAAGAAATAAATAAAGGTAGTAATATCAGTGTAACCGGAACAGAGAAGGCAGAGATCATGCGGCAGAATGACATTCGCCCTGGCACTCCCGAATGGTTTCGATTATGGTTTGCCAGACAATACATGACCGGCGAGAAGCCGGTGGGGGAATAAAATGGATAAATTAATTCAACTGACTCGTATAGGTTTTGCCACCACTTTTAGTTTTTATGTCAAGGTGCATTCCATGCACTGGAACATAGAGGGGTCAGACTTTTACGAATACCATAAATTGTTTGAAGAAATCTACACTGAAGTTTACGGTGCCATTGACCCCTATGCAGAAAATGTACGTAAACTGGGGGGTTACATGCCCACCAGTTACCACAATCTCAGCATGTTGACCCGCATTGAAGATGAAGATCGCGTGCCCAGCAAGGAAGACATGATCCAAGAACTGTTGCAAGACAGCGAGCGTATACAGATAGTATTAAAGAAAAATTATGATGCTGCTGAGGTTGCTGGTGCACATGGACTTTCAAATTTTCTTGCAGAACGCATGGACTCACATAAAAAGCATGCCTGGTTCCTAAAAGCCAGTTCAAAAGTATAATGCCATGAGATCCAAAGAATTCATTGTGGAAAAAACCGTTGGAAAAATTTCCCAAAGAGCACAACAGTCCAGTGTGGGCATCAACACCTACGGCGACCATGAGCGTATGGATAGCACTTACACAGCATACCGAATGGGCCTGGCCATGGCGTGCGCCAACGGATCTGATCCACTGGATATGGATTATAAATCATGGTACGGCAAAAAGAAAACTGTGCATCCATACACACCCCTAGAACAAGAAATGTTCAAGCAAGCAGCCGAGGCCATGGGTGCCGACTACGAAGACATCAATCATGGTAACATGGACAGTGAAGAACTAAAGACCACCAACACTGTGAGTCCCATAAACAATTGGATGAATAAAAAATGACAACCGAATTCAGCAAAAAACAAAACAAAACGGAAACTGTGTATACACTGGAAAGTGCAACCGGCGGCGGTACCAGTTCAGGAAGTATTGCCAGTGTGAGTAGCCCCATGGGTGGTGTTCGCAAACGTGGTGACAATCTGATTGCACAAGAAGCAGATAAAAAAGAAGTGGTTCCTACTAGCAAGCCCAGAAACTTTGTAGCCAAGAATGCCACCACAGGAGGTGCTGGCGCTCACGTGGACAAAAAGCGAGCACAGAAGCAGGGCAACGAAAAACACAAAAAACCTTTTGCTGAAAGTGCAGATGAGTACACCACCGAAAAACAAATTGAGACTCGCATCCGTCAAATAATGTATGACCGCAAACTGTCCGGAACAGACAGTAATGCTGGCGAGTTAAACCAGTTGAAGGCCCGGTTGAAAGACCTGCGTGGCCAGAAAGATGTGGCGGAGGGCTCTAATTCCAGCCCCTTCAACCAAGAGCAAAATTTAAGAAGCAAGAGCGACAAAGAATTGGCTGATTTAATACAGTTCTGGAATCGTGCTCTGGAAAAGAATCCTGAACATAAAATTGCCAGAGAACAACTCGGTTTGATCAAAATGATCAGGTCGGAACAAATTGGCAAGAAATTGTCCGAAAAGACCGCAAGTAAAGATGTTACCGAAATGGATAATCGTACTCCCAGCGGTGATCGTAGAGAACAGCGCGCCTATAGCCCAGAAGCAATAGCCCAGCGTAAAAAAGAAATACAGTCGCAACTACAAAAACTAAAAAAAGTAAATCCTGAACTTCTTAAAAAATTAGGCTTACCTGACTTACCTGAACCAAAAGAAGGTGTGTCGGAAGATCACGAGATTCAGATGGCCAGCAGTGAGTTGCAGAGCATTGCCAAAAATGCCGTGAATTTGTTGGACCTGGTGCGCCGGTACAGCGAACGTGAGGGATTGCAAGCCTGGCAACAGAGCAAGATCACCAAGGCCGCTGATTATCTAAATTCTGTGTTGCAAAGCATCAGTGGTGAGCAACATGACACAGGCATGGCGGAAAACTTCAAAGATGGCAAAAACCCTGGTCGTAAGGGCCTGGCCAAACGTTCGGGAGTCAACACCGGGGCCAGTGTCAGCTCATTGCGCGACACAGCCCGGCATAGTTCTGGTGAGAAGCAACGCATGGCGCATTGGTTGGCTAACATGAAGTCAGGACGGGCCAAGGACGAAGGTGTGGAAGAAGGATCAACACAAAAATACGAAATGATGCTGCGTAATGGTCAAGTAAAGAAGTTTGTTGCCAAAGATGATGCCGACGCCCGACGCATTGCCGCCGGTCACAGTGCTAAAAGTGTCATACGAATGAAAGGTAATGTTCCTGGTGACAAGATCGGCGAGCAAGGTGTAGCGGAGGCTGAGAAGAAAGGTCTTTACTACTATGTGAACAAGCGCAAGCAGGCAGGCACCAGTAGATCTGCATCCAACCCCAAAGCACCCACGGACCAGGCCTGGAAAGACGCAGCAAAGACTGCCAAGGAAGAAGATGTGGCAGAAGGCGAGCGTACAATGAGTCGTGCTGCCAAAGGCTATGAGAAGTATGGTAAAAAAGGCATGCAATCATTGGCCAAGGCAGGGCGTGATGGTGCCAGTGAAAAGAAGTTGGATGCCATTCGTGACAAACACGACAACTATAATGAAGCCTGGAGTCAAAAGTACAAGGGCAGCATCAATTGCAGTCATCCCAAGGGCTTCAGTCAAAAGGCACATTGTGCTGGTAAGAAAAAACACAATGAAGACCTGATGATGGAAATGACATGTCCAGATTGTGGCATGTGTGAAACACATGGCAACAACATGATGGAAATCAAACAACGACTTGATGCCAAGTGCTGGAAGGGCAAGCACAAAGAGGGCACCAAGATCAAGGGCGGCATCCGAGTGAACAATTGTGTGCCCAACGAATCTAGTGATGCGTATGCCCAAAGGTTGCAAGCCACTCTAGAAAATGTTCTGGCAGAGAAGATTCCAGCAAATGCGCCAGTGGATGTATACATCAAAGACTTTGAAAAATCCAATGCTCCACAATTCCGTGGCAAGACCAAGGAAAAGCGTCGTCAAATGGCAGTGGCTGCTAGTTATGCTGCCAAGAATCCCAGCAAGAAGAAATGAAAATTTTAGATTTGATCAGAGAAGATGCTGTCAAGGATCTGGAAAAAGATTTAAAAAATCCGCTGGGATATGATGCCATTGATCACATGATGAAATCCATCGCTAAAAAATATAACATCACTCCTAAAAAATTGCATGACCTTTTTGTGGAAAAACATAATCGAATTCCAGACGATTGGGTGAAAAAGGCTGGCAAAACTATTGAATAACTTGATTTATCCCTTGTCAGGTTGTATACTAGCTTACAAGGAGATATAAAATCATGGGAAAATCATTCGGTGCTCCGGAACAGGCCAAAATCAAGCAAATCGTTGCCGAGGGCATCACAGTCATGCAGGAGATCGCTGATCTCACAGAGGGTTTGAAAGAAACCATCATGGCCGTGGCAGAAGAACTGGATGTTAAACCCAGTGTGATTCGCAAGGCAATTCGCATTGCACAGAAGGATCAATGGGACCAAGTGTTCCGTGAATTTGATGATCTGGAGACCATCGTGGATATTTCCGGTCACGCTAATCGCCGTAAAGATGATTAAAATTTTCCAGGGCACTCTGACCTGGATCGCATTGGACCGACGATCACATCCCTATCGGTTTTGGGTAGAACTGGCGGCCTGGGCCATGAGTATCGGATGTGCTATCATCATGGCCATCACTGTGCCCACACCGCCCTTGCTCATGCTGTATCCCATCTGGATCATAGGATGTAGTATGTATGCCTGGGCCGCATATACTAGACAAAGTTTTGGCATGCTGTTAAACTATATGCTGTTAGTCACAATTGACAGTGTTGGGTTAGTCAGGATGCTGATTAATTAAGAGCAAGGCAAGATCGGCCATAAGTGATCAACAGGGTATTTGTGAGCCGTAAATCACAAAAGGAGAACGAGTTATGTCATATGTGGATTCAGTATGGGATCGCGACAAGGATATCATCCATGTCGTGGAGCGAGACCCGAAAAAAGGCAGAATCTATCAAGATTATCCTGCCAAGTACATGTTCTATTATCCCGATGCTCGTGGCAAGTACAAGAGCATACATGGTGAAAACCTAAGCAAGGTGACTTCACGTAGCTTCAAGGAACACACCAAAGAACAACGAGTGCACAGTGATCATCGCTTGTATGAGAGCGATATGAATCCAGTGTTCAGATGCCTGGAAGAGAATTACCTGGGGCGAGATGGTCCCCGACTCAACGTGGCCTGGTTCGACATTGAGGTAGACTTTGATCCTGAACGCGGCTATGCCAGTCCAGAAGATGCATTCATGCCCATCACTGCCATTGCAGTACATCTGCAATGGATGGACACTCTGGTGTGCCTGGCAATACCTCCCAAAACCTTGACCATAGAGCAGGCCAGGGACATGGTGAAAGAATTTCCCAATACCATTCTGTTTGACACAGAAGCCGAAATGCTGGATGCCTTTCTGAATCTTATTGAAGATGCCGATGTGCTGAGTGGTTGGAACAGCGAGGGTTTCGATATTCCCTACACCGTGAACCGTGTGACCAAGGCCCTGAGCAAAGAGGACACTCGCAGATTTTGTCTGTGGAATCATTTCCCCAAGAAGCGAGAATACGAAAAATACGGCAAGGCAGCAAGCACTTATGATCTAGTGGGCCGAGTGCACCTGGACAGCCTGGAACTGTACCGCAAGTACACCTACGAAGAACGACACAGTTATCGACTGGATGCCATTGCTGAATACGAACTGGGCGAGACTAAAACAGTCTATGAAGGCACCCTGGATCAGTTGTATAACAATGACTTTAAAAAGTTTATTGAATACAATCGTCAGGACTGTGCACTCTTGGACAAACTGGACAAGAAACTTAAATTCCTGGATCTGGCCAATACTGTGGCACACGAAAATACCGTGCTGCTGCAAACCACCATGGGCGCAGTGGCAGTCACTGAGCAGGCCATTGTCAACGAAGCACATCATAGAGGATTGATCGTGCCCAGCCGTCCCAAGAAGGACGACGATGAAGGGTCACAGGCAGCCGGTGCATACGTGGCATATCCCAAGAAGGGCTTGCATGACTGGATTGGCAGCATGGACATCAACAGTCTGTATCCATCAGTGATTCGTGCACTGAACATGGGACCAGAAACCATCGTGGGGCAACTGCGGCAGGATTATACCCGGGCAGACATTGACGCCAAGATGGCCAAGGGCGCAACTTTCTCAGGAGCCTGGGAAGGCAAGTTTGGCAGTGACGAGTACGAATATGTCATGAGTCAGGATCGTAGCCATGACATCATCGTGGACTGGGAAAATGGCGAAACTGATGTCATGAGCGGTGCTCAAATTTACGAATTGATCTATGAGAGCAACAAGCCCTGGATGTTGTCAGCCAATGGCACCATCTTCACATACGAGCGTGAAGGCATCATTCCTGGTCTGCTCAAGCGTTGGTATTCCGAGAGAAAAGAAATGCAGGCCAAACTCAAAGATGCCATACTGGCCGAGAACAAGATCGAGGAAGAGTACTGGGACAAACGACAACTGGTCAAGAAGATTAACTTGAACAGTCTGTACGGCGCCATCTTAAATTCCGGTTGTAGGTTCTTCGACAAACGCATTGGACAGAGCACCACACTCACAGGACGCGCCATTGCCCGGCACATGGCCGGCAAGATCAACGAGGTGATCACTGGAGAATATGATCACATGGGCAAATCCATCATCTACGGTGACACTGATAGTGCCTACTTTAGTGCATACAGTTCGTTGAAGACTGAAATTAACAAGGGTCAAATTCGCTGGGACAAGGACACAGTGGTGCAACTGTATGACACCATTGCTCAAGAGGTCAACAGCACCTTTCCGCAGTTGATGTTGGATGCATTCCATTGTCCCAAGAGTCGTGGAGAAGTCATCAAGGCTGGTCGTGAAATTGTGGCCATCAAGGGGCTGTTCATTACCAAGAAGCGTTATGCTGTGCTGTACTATGACAAGGATGGCAAGCGTAGTGATATTGAAGGCCGGCCGGGCAAGATCAAGGCCATGGGACTGGATCTCAGGCGTAGTGATACACCTGAGTTCATGCAAAAGTTCCTGGAGGAGATCCTGACCACGGTGCTGAATGGTGGGCAGGAGAAGGAAGTGCTGGCTCGCATCTGCGAATTCCGCACTGAGTTCAAGTCGCGTCCTGGTTGGGAGAAGGGCAGTCCCAAGCGAGCCAACAACATCGCCAAGTACCAGGCCGATGAACTCAAGGCCGGCCGGGCCAACATGCCAGGACATGTGAGAGCCAGCATCAATTGGAACACGCTCAAGCGCATGAATGGAGACAAGTACAGCACCAACATCGTGGACGGCATGAAGGTCATTGTGTGCAAGGTCAAAGCAAATCCCCTGGGCTACACATCCATTGCATATCCTGTGGATGAATTGAGATTACCCAAATGGTTCCAGGAACTGCCATTTGATCATGCTGAGATGGAGGCTGTGATCATCAACAACAAGATCGACAATTTAATTGGTGTCTTGGATTGGGACCTAAATAGTACCACAGAAACAAATACATTTGGCAAACTATTCTCATTCGATTGAAATTAAACATTGACATGGTCAACAAAAATATCTATACTAACTTAATCAAAGGAAATTAACATGAAAGACATCTTACAAGACATCGTGGCACATACAAATAAACTGGGGTTCTTGAACATTGTAAAAATTACAGGCACAGAGGACAAGACGCTGGTGGATTCCATGGCCGATGATCGATCGGTAATCATGTACAGTGAAACAACCAATCCCTATCCCGACATGATTGGCACGTTTGGCATGCCGCAGTTGGACAAACTGCGTTATTTGCTGGACGGCAAGGAATATCAAGAGGATGCCAAGATTGAAGTTACCATGGCTGATCGTAATGGCGATACCATTCCGGTGGGGCTGCACTTTGAAAATAAAGATGGAGACTTCAAGAACGACTATCGCTTCATGAACCAGGACATTATCAACGAAAAGCTCAAGACTGTGAAGTTTCGCGGCGTCAAGTGGGATGTGGAAGTTGAGCCCACAGTTGCTGCCATCCAGCGATTCCAATTCCAGGCTGGTGCCAATACTGAGCACACCACATTCCTGGCCAAGACAGATGGCGACAAGTTGATCTTTACATTCGGTGATGTGAGTTCACATGGTGGTGAGTTTGTATTTGCCACTGGTGTCACTGGCAAGGTCAACAAGACCTGGACTTGGCCAGTGTCCAGCATTCTGGCCATTCTAAAAATTGCAGATGCCAATAATGCCAAGATGAGTTTCAGCAACGAAGGCGCCATGCAAATTACACTGGACAGCGGACTGGCAGTCTACAAGTACATCATCCCAGCACAGGCTTAATCGATAAAACATGAGTAATCCACCAATCAATCTAACAGAGTCGCAAAAAGACTACGCTATTTTCCTGCCGGCCATCAGTGGCTTCTATGGAACTTACATAGCAAAACAACGCCTGGAAGATTTTGTTCCTGCATCACGCATGCCAGCCGGCTTTGATCGCGGAGTTGAAGGACTAAACTTCCTGAATCCTGAACAAGGATATTTTTCCTACAAATACGGTCTGTATTCGGCAGGTCACGCACAACTGGATCTCAAGAAGAGTTACACACAGGAGTCCATGGTGCAACAACGAGATCGCAACAACACGCTGATCCTGGGTGACTCCGGTGGATTCCAGATCGGCAAGGGTGTGCTTAAATTTGACTTCAGAGACTTTGAAGGTGCGGCTGCCAATAAAATGCGAGATGACATCTTGTATTGGTTGGAAGAAACTGCAGATTGGTCCATGATGTTGGACGTTCCCACCTGGGCTTGCGATGAAACTCACGGTCCCAAGACTGGATTGAAGACGTTTGAAGACTGTCTGGAAAAGACCAGATTCAACAACGAGTATTTCCTCAAGAACCGCCTGGGCAAGACCAAGTTACTCAATGTCTTGCAGGGTGATGATTGGGAACTGACTGAAAAATGGTACAACGGAGTCAAGGAGTATAGTGATCCTGCGGTATGGGGTGATCGTGCTGCTGACGGCTGGGCATTTGGCAGCGGTACCAAGAGTGACATGGACATCACACTCAAGCGTTTGATGACCCTGAGAGAAGATGGTTTGCTCAAGGGCAAAAACTGGATCCACTTCCTGGGCACTGCCCAGATGGATTGGGCCTGCTACTTAACTGCTATTCAACGACAAATCAGGAAACACATTAATGAAGACGTTACCATCTCTTTTGACTGCGCATCCCCATTTGTCGCCACGGCATATGGACTCGTCTACACCAACTCGCAACATACAGCAAAGCGTTGGAGTGTTATTATGGAAAAAGCCCCTGACAACAAGGCACTTGCAGGAAGCGACATTCCATTCCCATTCGAAAGCGAAATCGGTCGACGGTTGACCATGGGCGACATCTGTTATTACGACCTGGGTGTACGCAAGACAGACAAGGAACTGGGCAAAGATGACCAGGACAATCAGGTAAAGTTTGATCACTTGAATAAAAAACATTATAAGGTTGTCCCTCGGCTTAACAAGCTGGACAAGATTCCCAACAGAACTTCCTGGGATAGTTTTGCATATGCACTCATGATGGGACACAATGTCTATTCACATATTGCCGCAATACAACGTGCAAACCATCTCATGGACATGGAATGCGCTCGCGAATTGCCCGATTGGCGTCATTGGAGGAAGTTGAACGCCAAAGAGTCCAACATGGACGAATACAGCGTGTGGGTTCCACGTAATATTTTGTATTTCAATCGGTTTGTTGCAGAACTTTTTGAAACCAAGACCAAGCAGGAAGCATTTGACATGATTGAACAAGCAGATTCGTTCTTGTGCGATCTGGCCGGTTCATGGTCCACTGGCCCAGTGCCAACCACATTCAACAACTTGTTTGATTTCGAACACACTTCGCAAGATGAGATTGATTTTGCCAATCGTGATGACGACAAACTCAGGGGTCTTGAAGACAGCCTGGACGAATGAACCATGGTGATCAGGAGTAACTTGACTGATCACCTGTTTTCCTGTATACTAATTACTTACTAACCTACGTTTAACATATGATTGAAGAACAACATAACCTGGCGCTACAAGAACAACGAAATCGAATTCGAAATTCGGCAAATCGTAAAATTTGGGTGACTTTTGCCAAGGAAGGCATCCATTGCTACCCAGCGGCTGCCACAGATCCTGCACTGGCCACTGGTGACCGATATGATGTGTCATTCCTGGCAACCCCGCATCGACATATTTTTCACTTCCGGGTGGCTATTGAAGTATTTCATGATGACCGGGAAATTGAATTTATTCAATTTAAACGCTGGCTGGAAGATTTGTACTCAAACTCCCAAGCAGTATTGTCATTGGATCATAAAAGTTGCGAGATGATCGCAGACGATCTTTATGAGCAAATTGCCACACGCTATCCACGTCGTGAGGTAGAAATCGAGGTGTCCGAGGATGGTGAGAACGGATGCATCGTTAGATATAACACTTCTCGCCCAATTCAATCTATCACAATTTAATCAAGGTAATAAAATCATGGCACTGCCACACTACATTCAGAAGACCCTCAAGATGAAGCCTGAAGTTTCCAAGATCTTTGATGATCTGGAAAATTGGCTGGATCACTGCAGGTTCAATCTACTGCCATTTGAACCCAAGGACATGTACAAGTCCGATGCATATCGGGATTTTCAACGTGCTCAAGAATACCACGAGCGCAAGGCACGCAGGGAGCAGCGGGCTGCTCAATCGGCACAACAGTCGAGCGATTTTTGAATCTTATTCCCGACTGCCCGGATAGTATTTTAAACTACCACCGTACTTGGTGCTCTTGACTTTGCGTCCACGAAGATGCCGGCCACTGCCTTTAACACCTTGTGTACCAGTGCCATCAGTGTGCTCACTGTCATGAGCTTTGAGCCCACGTGCCACACATTGAGAATAACGAACATTACTCAGCCGTTTGACCTGACACTGACTGGCAGTGGGTGCTGCAATGGTTTTTTCGGCAAGTAATTCTTTGATACGCATGTAAATATTTATCAAATAAATGAACAAACCCAACATTTGGATCTTTGCACTGGAGCCCTTGGATTCCAGATATACCATGCAATGGCATCAGAACATTCCTCAAGTACTCGCTCAGGCAGCAGGCGACAAGTTTACCGTAATTCAGCTGGATGGCGTTCAACGTACCACGCAAGTCACAGCAGGTGCATTTTTAAATTTTTCCGATACAAACTTTTGGAAAAGCACTCAATTGTGCAACTTTATAACCCAGTTGGATGCAGGTAATGTCACCACTAATGACAAAATCCTGTTTACTGATGCTTGGAATCCGTGTATCACGCAAATTGCATACATGCGAGACTTGATGGGACAAGATTGGGAACTACATGCCATCTGGCATGCTGGAGCATACGATCCCACAGACATCCTGGGATACAAAATGCAAAAACCCTGGCCCTGGCAGGCAGAGAGCAGTTGGTTCCATAGTTGCAAGTACAATTACTATGCCACTGACTTTCACAAGGACATGTTCCTCCGTAATCTAAAAATTGACATTGGCGAACAGTATCGTGCTGTGCGCAGTGGACAACCGCATGGCATGATTGTAGATGCTATGACGCAATATGCCCATGTGCAGAAAGATCCGGACAATTTGGTCATGTGGCCGCACAGGTATAATGCCGACAAGCAACCTGACATTGCTGAGGATCTAGCTCAGGTATTTGACCTGTGTCAGGTGTCCCGAATGGTCATCACGCAGAAGTTGAATCTCAGCAAAGACGAGTATTACCAGATGTTGAGTCGGAGCAAGATTATTTTCAGTTGTGCGTTGCATGAAAATCTGGGCATCAGCATCATGGAAGGTGTGCTGGCTGGAGTTATTCCCGTGTTGCCAGATCGATGCAGTTATGCTGAAATGTATCTGCCGGAATTCAAGTATCCCAGTGCCTGGACCGAGAGTGTGGCAGCATATGAACTGCATCGCGCAGATGTTGTGGAGTTTATCAGCGAGCGTATTCACAATCGTGAAAAATACTTGCATGCGTTGGACAAACAGCGTAAAATTCTAATTGAACAGTATCTCAATGCCGGTGTTATGATCGATAATATTGTAAAGGAATAAACATGAACTGGTTTTTTAATTGGCTCAATCGCAAGTGCCGATCAGCATACGATGCTGACGAACGTCGAGACATAATCTCAGTCTCAAACAAAAGGTCACAGTCAAAGTATCTGAGTAGCCCTCCACGTGATAGTGAAGCGGGTAGTATTACACTGGAGCGTGAACGTGCTCTGCGTTTTCATGTATTTCAGGCCACTGGTGGCAGGATCGTGGAAACGCAGCGTTACGATCATAACCACGATCGAAATACCACTGGGCTGTATGTCATCACCAGTGATCAAGATTTTGGCCGAGAGCTGGATAAAATTATCACCATGGAGTCACTCAAGCGATCATGAAAAAACTCATTATTGATCATGTAAAATTTCAGTCGCTGATATCCAATATTTGCAGGCAAATTGTGGTGTCTGAGTGGCGGCCCGATTATGTGGTGGGTATCACTCGTGGCGGACTGCTGCCCGCTGTGATGATCAGCCACTATCTGGGTGTGCCCATGAAGGCGTTGAACGTCAGTCTACGGGATGGCGGTGACACCGTCAGTGACTGTGGCATGGCCGAGGATGCATACGATGGCAAACGAATACTAGTCGTCGACGACATCAACGATACCGGTGCCACTCTCAACTGGATCATGAAAGACTGGCCCACTCTTTGTCACCCCAACGATTGTGATCGCTGGGAAAAAGTCTGGAATGAAAATGTTAGATTTGCCACTGTTGTTGACAACTTGGCCAGTGACTGCCAGGTGGGCGTGTATTACGCTGGCATGGAAATCAACAAGATGGAAGACGACGTCTGGATTGAATACACCTGGGAAAATTGGTGGACCAAGTGAGGCATCATGTCATTTAAAATTTTACTCCTGGGGGATCAGTGCACTGACGAATACTACATTGGGTCATGCGATCGTTTGAGTCCAGAAGCACCAGTTCCTGTGATGAAAATCCGAGAATACTACACAGTGCCGGGCATGGCAGCCAATGTACTTGAAAACCTGCTGAATTTGGATTGTGATGTCACATTCATCAGCAACCAAACCATCATCACCAAGACCAGATACATTGATGATCGATCGGGCCAACATCTGTTGCGTGTGGATGACGAGGGCAACATTGACGCCTGGAAAGGCTCTGTGAGCAAGCCCTGGGAATATTACGATGCTGTGGTGATTTCCGACTACAACAAGGGTTTCCTGTCTTACCAACATATAGAACACGTGATTCACAACTTCCCTGGACCAGTGTTCATTGATACCAAGAAGACGGATCTTGCCAGATTCAGTGGAGCATTTGTCAAAATTAATAATCAGGAGTTCAACCAGGCAACATCCCATTGTGATGACCTGATCGTCACCCTGGGTGCATCAGGTGCTCGATACCAGAATGAAACGTATCCTGCACCCCTGGTAGAAGTCAGTGATGTATGCGGTGCAGGGGACACCTTCCTGTCTGCGCTGACCTACAAGTACCTGGAAAATGGTCACGACATCACCGGTGCCATTAAATTTGCCACTCGTGTGGCCAGCATCACGGTGCAACATCGTGGCAACTATTCACCAACCTTAGAGGAAATTGTATGATTAAAGTTTTTGATGGTCCTGAACATCTGTCCGATAGCGATGCACCCTGGGACGACCTAGTACGGGAAGATTTTCATGTGGCCGTGTATCGAGATCGATACCCAGTGACTCCTGGGCATCTATTATTTGTACCTAAATATAACACCATGGCAATCTTGACCAATGCATTTGAAGATGCAGTCAGATATGGCAAACAACAAGTGGAATCAGGAGAATGGCATGCATTTAACGTGGGAATTAATCAAGGCCAGGCTGCTGGTCAAACTGTTAGTTGGCCCCATATACATCTTATCCCACGTAGAACAGGCGATGTCTCGGATCCGGTGGGCGGCGTGCGTAATACGATACCGGGCCAAGGCAACTATCGATCACCACAATATAAAAAACTGTAATCATGTACAGGGCAACTGGGTTGGCACCATGACTCCAACCTATACCAATATCCATACTTCTGCATTTACATTCAACAACGCTCAAAGCGAACCAGTGTTAGTTATTACCAATGACGGTGATGTTGAATGGCATGGCAAACCCAGCGAGGCCGCTGACGTGTTGGTACGTACATTCCAGATCACCGTGGAGAGTGCCAAGGGTGTCACCAAGTCTGCTCGTCGCAGATACTACTACCTGGCCTGCAAGAATCTGCTAAAGCATGCAGAGCACATGGAGTACGAAGAGTTTCTTGCTTTTCTAAATAGAGAAGTGTACAATAGAGAACGTAAAGTCATTATGGACGGATTAAAACATGAAGATTAAAGTAAGCGAATTATTCTATTCAATCCAGGGAGAGGGACGTTATATGGGCGTTCCCTCCGTGTTCTTGAGAACATTTGGTTGTAATTTTACCTGTGACGGATTTGGCATGCTGCCAGGTGAAGCCAGTCAAGAGCGTCATGCGATCAAGATCGCAGATTATAAAACATACAACGACCTGCCCTTGGTCAAGTCAGGATGCGACTCCTTCGCCTCCTGGATGCCGGAGTTCAAACATCTGAGTCCCATGCTGACCACTGATGCCATCGCCGACCGCATCATGGAAATTTTACCGTTCGGCGAATGGCGTGATGAGCACCTGGTGATCACAGGCGGTGAGCCCTTGCTGGGTTGGCAACGGGCCTATCCTGACTTGCTGGCGCATGCCAAGATGAAGAATCTAAAAGAGATTACTTTTGAGACCAACGGCACTCAGCGATTGACCAAGGAATTTAAAGAGTACTTGCAAGCCTGGAATCAGGCGCAGTTTCCACACGGCGCTGGTGGTGAGGTCACATTCTCAGTCAGTGCCAAACTGCCATGCAGTGGTGAAAACTGGGAGGATGCCATTCGTCCGGAAGTTGTCTGCGAATATGAACAGGTGGGTTATGCATACCTGAAGTTTGTGGTGGCCACTGAAACAGATGTAGCTGATGCCTTGGAAGCCTCGGCTGAATATCGTGCTGCTGGATTTCGTGGACCCATCTATCTCATGCCCGTGGGTGGTGTGGAAAGTGTATACACACTGAACAATCGTCGTGTGGCCGAATTGGCCATGCAGCATGGACTGCGATATAGTGATCGATTGCAGGTGCCTTTGTTCCGCAACGCATGGGGCACATGATGTTTTACACAGAAAACTATCAAACATACGACCCATTTTATTCCAGAGCCACGTGGCAATTGTCCTTTGCCTGGCTACCCCACCGTTGTGAGATAACCAACAAAATTATTTTTTGGAAATACGGATATCGTGGGCTTGCTATATCTCCCAACTCGGATGCTGGTCGAAAGTCTGAAGTGCGTTGGAGGGACAGTCATGAACATCTATTACAATTATTAAAGGAACGATCATGATTAAAGAGTTTTTTAAAAAAATGCTGGGCAGTCAACCAGCACCAGTAGTGGTGGAAAAGACTGCAAAAGAGATCGCCACAGAGAAAAAAGAACCCTGGGTGGCTGTATTGGACACTCATGTAAACAAGGACAATATTCGCAACGGATTTTTTGAACTTGACTGGAATGAGTATTTTGTGCTACAATTACGTAACAGCGGATATTCTGGCAGTTCCGACGAAGAAACTGTGGACAAGTGGTTCGGCGATCTATGCCGGAATATCGGGGCCGAAGCCGGAATTAACATGGACCGCCGAGGCGCAGGCTATGTTAATATAAATGATCTGGGCGACGGAAAATCGGAAGTTTACTAAGGAAATATATGGAAACACTACCAACAGACAGCGGAGATTATCATGTATTGTATAATGCCGCCGCAGCAATCAAAGACGTGCAAGGAATTGTATGTGAAATCGGCACTAGGAAAGGTGGCAGTCTATCCCATATCATTAATGGGCTACTGAGCGCCGGTGATATTAATAGAAACGTCGTATGCATTGACCCGTATGGCGATATTGATTATGCACCTAGAGAGGGCGAATTGCGGAAATGTGGTTATAGCAACCACATGCGCGACGAAGCCTTGCCAGGTATATACAACTTCGCGCAAGGAAAGCCAGTGAATGTTGTATTCTTTTGCCTAGAGGATACCGAATTCTTTTCTAGATTCGCCGATGGGGTGCCAGTTTATCAAGACTACAAACAAATTATAAACCAGTACAGTCTAGTGTTCTTTGATGGGCCACATGACATAGTCAGCTTATTCAGGGAATTGAGATTTTTTTACCCAAGGTCTGCCACAGGTACAATTTTTATATTTGACGATATTGCTGATTACCCACATGCATTGATACACGAAGATTTAATTAAAAATAATTTTGAGGTGATTGAGTATGGAGTAGAAGGACGCAAGGTAAGTTATAAAAAAGTCAAGTAACTCATGAATAAAACTTACATATTGGTCGATCTAGCCAACCTGTTTTTTCGCGCCAGGCACGTCGTTCGCGGCGACACTGAAGATAAAATTGGCATGAGTCTGCACACCGTTTTAAGCAGTGTGAGAAAAGCCTGGCGCGATTTCCATGGTGACCATGTGATCTTTTTTCTCGAGGGCCGCAGCTGGCGCAAGGATTATTACGCACCCTACAAGCGACAGCGGTCAGATGCTCGTGCGGCGCAGAGTCCCAGGGAAGCCGAAGAAGATCGAGTGTTCTGGGAAACATTTGACGAGTTTAAAGACTTTATCGCAGAAAAGACCAATGCCACTGCACTACAGCATCAACAGCTGGAAGCCGACGACCTGATCGCCGGCTGGATTCAAAGTCACACTGACGACCAACATGTGATCATCAGTACTGATGGTGACTTCGCACAACTGATTGCAACCAATGTAAAACAGTACAATGGTGTGACCGCTGTGACAACCACTCACGAAGGCTACTTCGACGACAAGGGCAAGCGGGTGGTGGACAAGAAGACCAAGGAAGTGAAACCCGCACCTGATCCGGAATGGCTGTTGTTTGAAAAGTGCATGCGTGGCGACACATCTGACAACATCTTTAGTGCATATCCTGGTGTCCGCGAACGGGGAACCAAGAACAAGATTGGCCTGCGCGAGGCATTTGCCGATCGTGATCATCGTGGTTACAACTGGAATAACATGATGCTGCAACGATGGACTGATCATGAAGGTGTTGAACATCGTGTGTTGGATGACTACAATCGAAATAGATTGCTATGCGACCTGTCGGCGCAGCCAGCAGAAATCAAACTACTCATCCAACAAGCGATTGAACAAGAAATCAGCAAGGGTAAAAACATCTCTCAGGTGGGCGTACGATTGTTGAAACTTTGTTCCGAATACGACTTGGTCAAGATCAGCGAACAAGTGCAGAGTTATGCGGAACCATTAAATGCAAGGTACACACAGTGAGTTCAAATGCCAAAGTATTGATTCCCAACAAGGAATGGTTGGTTAAATCCAATCAAGAAAAGATTGGATCCATATCCAAGGTTAAAAAAGGCTATGTGTTCTGGAGCCGTGGTCAAAAGGTAACAGGGGCTGCAACACTGTCTGAAATCAAGACTAAATTTGATATTGCTAGTTTTGAGGCCAACATGGATAGCACCTGTCCCGACGATGGTACTCTCCTCATGATATATGACTTTCCATGTGGTTCCAAGCCCTATAATCCTGTGTACAGTATAAAAAAGAAACTGCCGCTATATACCAAAAGCGCCAAAAGCAAGAGTCAATATTGTGCCGGATACTATGTGATCAAATTTAGAAAGGGCTGGCTGAAAAGTTTCTGTCCAAAATTAATCACACTGGAACGCTACCCATTCCATGGACCCTTCAAAAATGAAGGCGAAATGAAGTCAGAATTAAACTTACTCAACAAACCATGAAACAACTGAACACCGTGCCCATCGAAGATTTCCTGGACAAAGCCAGGGTCGCCATCAAAACCAATCAAAAAACTGTGGCTTTTTCCATAAAAGAAGTCACCGATCTACAGAACAGTCTGTCGGTAGTAATGACCCGTCTCAACGGAGAGCTGGAACAACTGCTATCTGCTGCACAATCGTCAAATACCGTGGAAATTAAGATGGATGGCGGCGATTTCTGAGATTCCGCTAAATATACGAGCTGCCGGAGAGCCGTATATGCCAAGACCCAAACCGAAAATTTTATTGGAAATTACCAATAAAAAAAATTACAAAACTGAACAGGTATTAGCAGCTGATGCCATCTGGGCAGTATTTTATAAAAACCGACCCATTAATTTGAAAACCGGCAGTCTGATCGGCAATCAAGCAACTCCAAAATATAAAAAAGTCAGTTTTTCCAATGAAGGTCATGCAATAAATCTTGCCGAAAAACTCAACAAGATGTATGATTCCTCTGATTTTTCCGTTTATAAATTAACTACCGGAGAAAAACTGGGCAATGAATCTCAAGGATGAACTCACCTGCAAGGTTCTTGAAATATTAAATCCCACCGCGTCTGAGAAAGACATTCGACAGGCACAAGGAGCATGGTGGTTCAGTTGCCGTAAAAAACCACGTGGTGGACTGAGACTGACAGATGATGGTTTTGATGCACTGGCCCTGGCCGGTGTTAAATCTTACCGAATCGATCTGGAGGGTGCATTGGATTTGAACAATCATTTTGTCATCCAACTGGATCGACTCATGGACTGCCCGTTCTACATCACTAATACGTCAGTATATGTGTTCGGAGAGAAGATGGCTGTTCAACTGATTCTGTTCTCCGGCAATCTTAAAAAGTTTATTTCAGCCAAGGCAGAACGGCTGGCTGCTTGACATTCTGATGATTTTCCTGTACAATATATACATATTGATGCAGATGGTGTTCAATATATCCCTAACACACTACTTAGAAAGTTATCATGGCAGAGAAAATTTCCTCAAATCGCACCGTAACTCCCAACGAAGCCAAGCGGAGCATCCGCAAGTGCCTGAAGATTCAGCGTCCTGTGTTCATGTGGGGGCCTCCTGGCATCGGCAAGAGCGACATCGTCAAGCAGTTGGGTGACGAGCAAGGCCGTGATGTCATTGACGTTCGTCTGAGCCTGTGGGAACCCACTGACATCAAGGGCATCCCCTATTACAACAGCGATTCGGGCACCATGACCTGGGCGCCGCCGGCAGAACTTCCTACTGATGAGGATTCCACCGCCATCCTGTTCCTGGATGAGTTGAACAGCGCCGCTCCTGCCACGCAGGCGGCAGCATTCCAGTTGATTCTCAACCGTGGCGTGGGCACTTACCGTTTGCCCAAGGGCGTGAGCATTGTGGCAGCAGGCAACCGAGAGGCCGACAAGGGCGTGACCTACCGCATGCCGGCTCCCCTGGCCAATCGTTTCGTCCACTTGGAGCTCAAGACCGACTTTGAAGACTGGCAAGAGTGGGCCGTCAAGAACACCATCCACGATCAAGTGGTGGGCTATGTGGGTTTTGCCAAGCAAGATCTGTACGACTTCGATCCCAAGAGCTCCAGCCGTGCATTCGCTACTCCGCGTAGCTGGAGTTTCGTCAGCGACCTGCTGCACGACGACGATCTTGACGATAACACACTGACTGATCTGGTGGCAGGTGCAGTTGGCGAAGGCCTGGCTGTCAAGTTCATGGCGCACCGCAAGGTGGCCAAGCAGATGCCCAATCCAGAAGACATTCTGTCTGGCAAGGTGGACAAGATTGTCATCAAGGAAATTTCCGCCATGTACTCATTGACCATTAGCCTGTGCTACGAACTGCAGAGTGCAGATCAGAAGAAGGTCAAGGGTTGGGACATCATGGCAGACAATTTCTTCAAGTTCCTGATGGACAACTTCCCCACTGAACTTGTGGTCATGGGTGCCAAGGTGGCACTGACCAACTATCAGTTGCCGTTCGATGCTTCCAAGCTCAAGCACTTCGATCGCTTCCATGACAAGTATGGAAAATACATTATCCAGGCCATGGAATAAACCTAACGGGCAGTGATGCCCGTTTCCATTGACTACTCCGATAAATCAGTGTATAATAGTGCATAGCAACTAACAAGGAGACACCATGTCAGCAGTAATGAAGACTGAAAAAGTTAAAAAGGCGACGATCAGCAAGGAATACAGCCAGGCTGAAAAGAACAAGATTGTGGAAAAGTTGATCACTGCGCGAGTGGGTTTGCTGTTGCGCCATCCCTTTTTCGGCAACCTGGCCACACGTCTGCAATTGGTTGATGCATCCGACTGGTGTGCCACCCTGGCCACGGACGGCCGTAATTTTTATTACAATAACGACTTTGTCAACAAACTCAAGCCCAAGGAGGCTGAATTTGGCTTCGCACACGAAGTCCTGCACAATGTATTCGATCACATGGGTCGCCGCGGTGAACGTGATCCAGTGCTGAGTAATATTGCTGCTGACTATGCAACCAACCAAATCCTGGTGGACGAACGCATTGGACTGGTGCCCAATTGGATCAAGATCTATCAGGACAACCAATATCGCGGCAAGAGCTACGAAGAAATTTACGACGACGTCTACGACAAGGCTGACAAGATTGACCTGTCCACACTGGGAGAATTGTTGGACGAGCACCTGGACGGTGAAGGCGATAGTGAAGGTGACGACGGTGAGGACGAAAACGGAAAAGGCAAGGGCCGCCCACGGCTCACTGCTGAAGAAAAGAAGAAGATCCGCGATGAGATCAAAGAGGCCATGGTGGCTGCATCTCAGGCTGCGGGCGCTGGCCGTGTGCCAGTAGGCGTGGCTCGAATGATCCAAAACTTTACTGAGCCCAAGATGGATTGGCGCCAGATGCTGCGCATGAACATCCAGAGTATCGTCAAGAGCAACTTCAGTTTCAGCCGCCCCAATCGTAAGAGTCAACATTGTGGTGCCATCCTGCCCGGCCTGATGAACGAAGAAACCATCGACGTGTCGGTGTCAATCGACATGAGTGGAAGCATTTCGGATGCCATGGCCAAGGACTTTCTGACAGAGGTCAAGGGCATCATGGAAGAATACACAGACTTCAAGTTGGACTTGTGGACGTTCGACACGCAAGTTTATGGATACAAGCAATTTACCAGCGACAATGCTGACGAAATTGACGACTATACCTGCATGGGTGGTGGTGGTACTGACTTTGATGTCAACTATACCTTCATGAAGGAGCAGGGAATCGAGCCCAAGCGGTTCATCATGTTCACTGACGGATATCCGTCCGGTAGCTGGGGAGATGAAAACTACTGCGAAGCATTGTTTGTCATCCACGGTAATGAAAACATTGTTTCGCCGTTCGGACAGACGGCCTATTATAAATAAGTGTGTATATAATGTCGCTAAATAAAGGTGAAGTTAACCCACTGGGTGTGCTGAAATTGAGAAGGTTAAAATTTATTCCAGCGCACTTTACCACAGTCCGAATTGGACCGCTGGTAGATATCAAATTTCTAACACAGTGGATTAACTACAACTTAAATAGTAGATATGGCATCAAACAATCTGTTATGATCGATCAAGATAATAAAATTAAAGAAGTTATTGAAATCGGCCTGGAAGACGGCAGGGAGATCACCCTGTTGCTGCTGGGATGCCCTTACATAAACAACAACACCAAGGAGTTATTTTAAAATGGAAAATCAAGAACAACCTCAAGTCGAATCCGCCGAAGGCGCTGCTGCCCCAGAACTCAGCATCAACGATCTTAAAAATTTGCGTACTATTGTGGACATGGCCGTTCGCCGTGGTGCATTTGGTGCGGCCGAAGTCAGCGCCGTGGGCGCAACATTTGATCGTATCAATGCATTTTTAAACGCAGTGGCACCGCCTGCAGATCAAGCACCTGAAGCTTAATAGGAGATTCACATGAAACATGTGGGAAAAATGAAAAACAACAGCGCCAAGGTTGTGGTGGTCTACCGTACACTTCCCGGAGACCACCTGAGCGCACTTGTTGTGGGAACTCAAGGGCTTGTTGATTCATATCATGATTCACTCATGTCACTGATTCAAGATGAGAGTGCACAATCCGCCAACGAGTTGGCAGACATTCTATCCGTTCGGCGATTCCCAGACGGCAGCAACATGTTGGAATATTTGCACACTCGTGGACACTTGAAAAAGGTTCCCACTAATTTAGTGTTGATGACTCCCAATACGCAGGCCACTGTTCAATTAGATGAACTGAACAAGATCATTGCTGAACAACGTGGTGTCAACCTGGAGGATCTGGCCATTACTGAAAATGGTAAGCCTGCCACCAAGTCTGCCAAACAGCCAATTACTGAAGCAATCGTCATTGAACCTGTGGTGGAGGATCAGCCCACCACTGCGGTGGACATGCGTGCCAAGGCAGATCGGTTATTCCAGGAAGCGCAAGATCTTCGCAAGCAGGCAGATGCGCTGGACCCGCCCAAGACTAAAACCAAGCGGGCTGCCGTCCAAGCCTGATGATCAACTGCATGGTAGCAGTTGAACGTGGCCAGGGCATTGGGTTTCATGGATCCATGCCCTGGCCTCATCTTGTGCATGACATGCGGTGGTTTAAAACATTGACCACCCATCATGTGGTGATCATGGGATCAACCACATGGAACGGCCTGGGTAAAAAATTGCCCAATAGAATTAACATGGTGATCAGCCGTCATGACTGCCAGGGATCAGATCATCGATACTTGACTCCAGAGGATGCATTAGACGCATGCCACTGGCTATACCCAGATAAAGACGTCTTCATTATAGGTGGCCAAGCATTGTATGATAGTTGCATGCACTTGGTGGACAGATTTTATGTCACGGAGATTGATCAAGATTATCCATGTGACAAATATTTTAATTTTAAGTATGTCAAACAAAACTTTACAAATGTTGTCGAGCATGCTGCATATACTGATCCCGTAACCCATTCAATCAAAGAATACAACAAATGAACTCACATCCAGAATACGAATATCTCAATGCCCTGCAATCCATATTGGAGCACGGTGACGACAGGCCTGATAGAACGGGGGTGGGAACCCGTGGTATTTTTGGTCTGCAAATGAGATTCGATCTCAACCAGGGATTCCCCGCAGTGACCACCAAGAAGTTGGCCTGGCGTTCGGTGGTCAGTGAGCTACTTTGGTTCATTGAAGGCAGCGGAGATGAGAATCGACTCAGAGAGATACTCTACGGCAATCGATACATTGACAAAAAGACCATCTGGACCGACAACGCGAATGCCGACTATTGGGTCAAACAACGCAAACAACGTCACGCCGGTGACCTGGGACGGATATATGGAGTGCAGTGGCGGCGGTGGCGTAAACCCTTGATCTGTATTAACAAGGTGGCTCTGCAGAATCACGATCAACTGATTGAACTAATCGAGGGCATCAAGCACGATCCGTACAGCAGACGGCACATCATCACTGCATGGAATCCGGGAGAACTTGATCTGATGGCCCTGCCACCATGTCACATGATGAGTCAATTTTACGTCAGCAATGGGCGGCTCAGTTGCCACATGTATCAGCGTTCTGCGGACATGCTATTAGGCGCTCCGTTCAATATTGCGTCATACGCATTATTCACTCACATGATTGCACAGGTGTGTAACCTGGGGGTAGGGGACTTGATTGTGTCAGTAGGGGATGCACACATTTACAACAATCACATGGACCAGGTGAAGGAGCAACTGTCCAGAACACCTAAAAAGTTGCCTTCACTTAAATTGAATGCCGATATTCAAGTGATCACCGACTTCGGCATGGATGATGTTGAACTGGTGGACTATGAATGTCACGATGCCATTCGGGCACCCATGGCAGTTTAAACCACCAGAACTTCAATTACCCCAAAGCCCTCGGATTGCGATCTCAGGGCTTTTCCTATGACTGCATTGGGACTGTCGCCCGGTTGCCAGGCACAAGCGTACCCTGGGTGTACACTGGTAACCAATAAGTCACCCATGTTCACTTGGCCCACGATTTTACATGGAACTCGGCCTTTTAGAGCAATATATGGGTGTGTTTGGTCACTTCCAGCCTCAGAATTCATCATATACGCAGGGTTTTTACTCACTATGCCTGCCACCGCTGTACTGGCACATTCGGTTGTGACCGTGACTTCAAAGTCGCCGCCAATCACCACCACAGTTCCCTCTTCGTATGTGTCATCAGCCGCATAACGTTCGGCAAGGTCGGCATATCGGGCCGCCAGGGCTGTGGCAGACAGCACACGGGTATTGTAGTCATAGCTGAGGTTGCTGCTGGAGAACACTGGTAATCCTGTGCCAGACACAGAGTTTAGCAAGGGAACATAATATGTACCAGTGGTACCGGGCAACACATCAACCGTGGCGCTGGCATTGGCTGTGAGTGCGTTGGCTGCCGTGCCCCAGAGTATGTAACCGTCTGACGCTGAAGTTGCACTTACCCCAGTACTGGTTGTGCCAGCCAGGGTTACACCGCGTTTGATCACAGGGAATGACCGGCGTAATTCTGAGGTTTGCAAGGGGTTGAATTCGTCATCCGAAACCACCACCACCACATTGGTTGAAATTCGTCCCTCTATGATGGGGTTAAATGTATTGACATCGGCTGTGCTGGCTTCTTCTGTAAAATCCCAAGATGATTTTGACGAACGACTGGTGGGTGGCCCAATTAATTGAAATATAGTGCCGTTATACGCCCTGAGTTGATTGTTTTGAGAATCCCACCAGAGGTCTCCTCGAATGGTGGTAACGGGCGTGGTGTTTTGTATGAACAGATTGGCCAGGGTCTTGAAAGACTTGCCGTCATGGCACACGTTCAATCGTTGGCTGGTGTTGTTGGTGTCAAACCACAGTTGTCCTTGAATGGGTTTTGCAGGCGCGGTGGTGTTGGCCGAACTTTCCAGTAATTTAAGAAAGTTTTCGTTTACAATCTCACCATAGCCTGAATAATTCCTACCCACGAAAGTCAGGCTTGTTGAGACATTGGCGGCTCCATCATCCACTGTGGCCAGTTTGGCACCGTTGGTTTTATTTAAAATATAAGGCATGTTTGTTAACCAGTTTAATATTTGATAATTGCATATAGTGCAAGGTTTCTTGGGCGGGTTTCACTTCCACTGCCCGCTGGGGAAGTTAGACCAACATTGGCATTACCTGCATCCTGGGATCTTCTATTAGCACTAATGATGTATGATTCGTCCCTATCACTTCTAGTAACCATGGACACGGGAGCATAATTTGCGTTCCCATTTATTTCATAATCGCCTGCGTAGTATGTATTATACGGAACTGCTTTAAATATATAGTGTCGGTGCTCCGCCATGGAATCGTCCTCAAATGTTGCCAATCCTCTGTTTGCGACACCTGACCGACCGGAAGACACGCCTCGGATAAATTCACCTCTGAGATCTGGAAGTCTGAAATTTGGATTGCCGTCACCCCCATACCGTATACCTATCGCAGCAAACAATGCAGCATATATCCCAGTTTTACTTACCAGTTGGCCCTCGGCTCGGAGATAACCAGTGGGAACCTCATCGCTGGCGGTATAAAACACACAACCCGCCGGAACAAATACCAGATTGGTAATTCTAGTTGACACAGTATTTATTGCACTAATTCTAGCGGCCACTTCATCTGCAACTACTTTATCAATATAAGTCTTGACTGCTCGTTGAGTGGTTAAATTGCTGTCACTATTGGCCGCCAGGGCCACGTCCTTGTCAAATTTTATTATATTAGTATTCTGTGGATCTTGTAACGTGGAAAATTTTACCACTGACGCAGTCACTTGATTGGTGACAGAAATGTCACCAGCCCGCACTTGCTTGACATACACATTGTTCCAGGTGAGATCAGCGGCTCCCAGATTGATTGTAGCGTCGGCAACAGGTGTTAGATCTGTATTAATTTTCCACGGGCCTGACAACACACCATTGTTGGACGCCAGTTCTGATGCTGTTAATTTTAAGATGTTGGTGTTGCCACTGTCATCACGTTGCATGATGGAATTGGCCACACTGGCCACCGATGGAGTTATATATTCATCACCGTCCTGACTCTTCAAGGCATCTGAATTAAACGCAAATTGACTTATACCGTATAACTGAACATCAGTGGTTGTTCCGTTTTTAAAATTCATGCCTCGGCCTAGAATCCTGAATCCTGGTATGATGGCACTGGGCTTGATTTCAAAACTGTCCTTGGTCATGATAGCAATCACTTCGCCATTGAGTACACAGTTTATAACAGCATGCGGAATATCAGTTGTATCCTCCAACACATCGGATTCCCATCTAGTGGTGGAAAATCCAGGTGCGCCGTCGGGTCCAATTAAAGTAAATGCGCCGCCAGTGTTGATATACAACTGCTGATTGTCGCTGTCATACCATAAATTTCCTTGATAGTTAGCTCGAGCAGAACTGGGGGAGTAGGAGAGCACACTGATGGTCTGCCAGGCATTAGAATTTTGATTGTAGAGTTTTAAAGTATTTGTGCTGGTGTCAAACCAGAGTTGACCGGTTAACTTGTTGGGCGGTTCAGTGGTATCGGCAAAGTGTTCCAGCAGATGCAGGAAATTGGTATTCTGTATTTGTCCGTAGTTGACCACAGTCTTGCCCACGAAAACCAGACTTGAGCTGGTTTGATCGATCAATCCATCTTTGACAAGAGTGAGTCTTGTGCCGTCGCTTTTGGTTATTTCATATGCCATGATTTTTCCTTATGCTGCTCGATAAATTTCATACATTATATTTGAATCCTCTAATCCATTATCAGCAAAAGTGTATGGATATACTTCATAAGGCTTCCAGCCTATACTACCGCCTGTGTTAGCCACACGAAACCGCCTGACCTGCATGCCTAAACCCGGTAAATTATGATCGCAGTTGACTCTGCACTCGGATCCCATGGGAACTCCCACTTCGTCATCCTCAACACTTGCCACAAAAGGAAACATTTTTTCCAACATTGCTGATATGGCTGTATTTTGAATGATGTATTCCGGATAGTTTCTTACATTAGAGGACTCGCGTGCCATAATTTCAATATTCACACCAGCTGAAAGATGGCGATCGGTCATTTGCCCTGTAAATCGAATGTCGCCATCTATAGTAAGACCGGACACCACCGTGGCAGTGGTGGATGTGTTAAAGTAAACTTGTGACGTAGCTGTGGTCATGTCAAATTTAGCATTTGACATCATGCCGACAAATTGTCCGTGATTTCTCAACAAGGTGACCTGTTGTGGAATGTTTTCATCGTCGTTGATGGTGACGGCGGGCAGTACCCAACCAGTTTCGCCAACTTCCTTGGGAAAGAGTGGGCCCACCAGATAGTTTTGTGTGCCATTGAACACCCTCAATTGTTCGTTCACTGTGTCCCACCAAAAGTCTCCTGAAGAGATGATGGTGGGCTGGGCCGCCGCCACCAGCGCGCCGCTGACTGACTTGAACCCGTTGTCGTAAATATTCAATCGTCGGTTGGTTGTATTGTACCAAAGCTGCCCCACCAAGGGAGACCTGGGCGGAGTACTGGCTGAACTTGCAAAGTTTTCCAGTAGTTTTACAAAATTATTGTTGACTGACTGCCCATATGAGTTGACATTTCTTCCAACCAGGTCCAGACTGGTGGTAACTTTATCAGTAATGTTGTCTGCTAGTAGCAGCAGTGTGGTGCCGTCTGCATTTAATATTGTGTAGGCCATGTGTTAAGTCTTTATAATATAATTTATGGTATAGCTGCCTGTGTTGGTGCTGGTCGAGTAGCTGGGTACTTTAAAAAAGCCGGACTCTCCCCCATAACGTTGCCCAATTACCTCAAACAATGCAGGATATGCCGTCACTGTATATGCACTCCCGTCACACAACAACCAGCTGTCTGGCGCCACCAGGCCGCCGTATGCCACCATCATGCCAGGAAAAGAAATGTCACTTAAGAAATCTCGCTTGCTCACCTGCTGCAGAACTGATGTATTGGTTGCAGTGTTTAATGCCAGCAACGTCAATGTACCAGCTGTGGCTGCAGGGCCGGTCAATATTGGATGAGCAGTGATGGCTGATCTAGTCAGTGTGGTGTCAAAAGTCGCCTGGGTGCCAGTCCCTGAGAACAAGAATGATGTTGCAGTAACCTGACCTTGTAATTTAAATAATGTAGAGGCAGAGAGACCGTTGGCAGTACCTTGTATAGATCCGTATATAATTGACCCAGTGGATCCTATATTCATTGCATATATATGCCTAAATGGGTAATCCCGGGAACCAATGTCATACGTATCGGCACTGGGTGTTGCAATGGCGGTTCCCTGACCAGGATAAGGTCCCACAGTCAACATGGTGGCAGTTATTTCGGCCACTGTCAAATTTCCAGAAACTGCCAGATCTCGTCCAACACTCATGCCACCCAGGGTGCTGATTGAAACGCCAGAGGTGGTCATCACACTCAGTGTGCTGGATATTCTGGTGGTCCCAAAAACATCCAGTGCTGGAGATGCAGCAGTGGTAGACGTGTTAATTCCCACTGTTTTATTATCAATGGTCAACACAGTGCCTAGCGCATTGCCTGCGCCAGTCTTTGTTTGAAAAACTATCTTGCCGCCAGTTTTATAATTCAAAAGCACTGCATCATTGCCCAATTTATAAAACTGTGTGTATTCGTTGGTCACACCGGTATTGATCACAATGCCATCACGCCCTTGTGCACCAGACTGTGCTTCGGGAGTTTGGAATATAATCTTGCCAGTTACAATCTGACCGGACAAGGACTGATCGTCTTTTCTTAAAAAGGATTCGGCTGGATAGTTGAAGTTGTTGATGGTCAGACCCTGAGCGGACGACGAAGCACCGTCAAATACCCCCGTGTCGGTCACATTGACTCCGCGCTGCAAGGATAAAAACCCAGGTATAGACAATTTTGGTGTAAAGGTCTCAGACGCTACAACGGAAACTACCACACTGTCCACATAATTTTTAATCACCCAATGATTGACGTTTAGCACATCAATTATTTGTTCAGGTACAGCACCAGTGACTGTGGTTACAGACGGTGGGCCCACCAGTGTCCAATCATTAGAATTAAAAATTTTAACCTGATTGCTTACAGTATCCACCCAGATGTCGCCAATTTTTAAAACGGCATTTGTAGTTCTAGGGTCGTAACCCTGCTGATAGATGCCGTTTGCATTGGGCCAGCGTGTGGATCCCGCAGTACCGTCCATGATTTTCAAAACTTTATTGGACTGATTGCTGGTATCATACCATAACTGACCCTCAATGGGATTTTGAGGAGGGGTTGGGCTGGCAAAATTCTCCAACAACCTCAAAAAGTTTTCTGCATATTTTATTCCGTAATTGGGATATCCTTTGCCAACCAAAGACAGGCTGGTGTCGATGGCGTTGATACCGGGCGGCATGTCCGGCACTATCACTGTATCAGATTTTGTGGGATCAGAAAAATTTAATGTATATGGCATGATTATATTCCGCTACTTAGACTTTGAACCCTGACAGTATAATCAATTTGAATCATTCTGTTCAAAGACTTTTGCACAGGGTGGAAAATAACATGAGTGAGTAAATCGCCCAGCCCCGGACCATCTGGGGTGTATGCTTTCAAACCCAGTTCATCAAATACAAAGTTGCCGTCGGAATTGGTGGCGTTGTCAAAAGCCTGCTGACCATTGGGTTCTCCAAAATCCAGCAAACAACTGACCAGGATGTCTGAATAATAGGTGCCGGTGACATGGCGAACCTCCATAAAGTTTCTAGCAGGGTCCAGGTCAGTGGGTTGGCGACCATCAACAACTTTGACATATGTCTCGTTATATAAACTAGCATTGGAACCTATGACATTGGGAGTCAGGTATGTGATGATGCCAGTCTCATCCACCCGCGTGCCTCCGTTACCAAATGCAATTTCTGCAATGGTTCCGTATCCCTGATTGCTCAGGCTGTTGGCCAGCGCCATGCTGAAATTCTCATAATGCACAGCATTACGCTTGTCGATAAACACTTCCTTGGTCTGTGGATCAAAGATCTTGATGTGGCCCTGAATCTTAATGGATCCTTGCTCATTGGGTTTTGGCTTATCGTGTTGCACGATGGGAGGTAATTGTTTATTCATAATGATATTTATTTAAAAAATTCTTGGCAGGTCATCTTCCATAGCGATATATTTTGGGTCTTGGATACAGCATGCCGGTGGCTTTTCGATTTCCCTGATTTACCTTGGGATATACCTGGCCACTTTCTGGTCGCTCTTTGACATAACACAGATATCTGTTATATGAACCCTGCAAGTCTGTAAAGTCTGCGGGCCCGCCAGTGGTGGCTGTGATCTGGTTTTGTTTTGCGTGCAGTGTTATATATTCCAGGGCCTGGGCCTGAGTCATGTTGGGCCAGGTTTCAGCCAAACATGCCAGCACTCCAGCAACTTGCGGGGCCGCCACTGATGTTCCAGAATACTTGTTTTGGTAAAAAGCAGTGTTTCGCCGGTCAGTCACAGATCCAGCAGAGTCAGAATTAATGCTACTGGTTATGTACGTGCCTGGTGCGTATACATCCACCCGGGGACCACAATTGCTATAGGTTGCTTTTCTTTCAATGGCTGTGGCTCCTACCGATCCAACTGTGATCACACCCGGTGCTGAAGTAACTGTGCCTCGATTGTAATATGAATACTGAAGACCGTTTGTATTGTCAACAAAATAATTATTGTAATCGTCAGCGGGATCGGAACTGGGAAGGCTGATTTTTGAATGGTCATTCCCGGCGGCGCCCACCACAATCACACCAGCAGCCATGGCTTCTTGAATGTCAATTTCCGCTGCCGGATATCTTAAAGGAACCTGAGCAAACCCGTCAGCATTGTATATGCCATAGCCCTGCAACTGGTTGGATGTAAAAGGCCCGGAGTTGACGACACCACGATAGGCCACCTGGGTAATATTTGTTATATTCACCTCACGATAAATTCCAGCACTGAGATTCACAATGGTAGGTCGTTTGATTCCATTGTAGGGTTCTATGGACTTGGTGCTGTGCCATACCCTTACATAATCCATAAAATGTTCCACATAACTTGGACTGGTTCGATAGGGGCTGATGTTATAAATTATAGAATCCCTTGCCCAACCCTGCGTGTTTCCAGCAACAATCCCTGCCACATGGCATCCATGATCGTTGTCAAAAGTCCTGTCAGATATTCCGTCTGCATCGGTATCGGCGTAAGTGGGATCAACATACGGGGCATACTGATAAGTCCCAGCAGCTCCCCGGTCAACCAGTGGTGTCAAAGACAACCAGTTGAATTGATTTACTCTGGATTCCCCAATGCCGGAAACACTACTGGAAAACTCGGGGTGTTCCGGATCCATGTGACCGTCGATCACCACAACATCAACACCCTGGCCGCTGGACGTTGTCTTAATTGTGGCTGATTGATTGACCACACCGTCTGATCCCCAATTGGGGATCTGTGACCCATTTGTACACCTCAACAATCCCCAATTGGGATACACGCTTGTATTAGACAATTGACTGGACTTGTTCCAAAAACTACTGATCTGTGTCCAGCAAGGACGATATTCTGCCCCTTGTTCTTTTAGACTTAATTCGACGGCAGCCACACGCGGATCATGTCGTATGGTTTCTGCTTCTTGTTCTGTTAATAAGTAATGTGTATTTCTGCTGATGGGGCGTCTAGCATGCACTGGAACCGCTCTATTTGGAATGTATAAATTTCCACCAGGCGTTTCCATATCACCATAGAAAGATGTTAAGTCTTGGTGGTTATGGAGGCTCACCACATATTCTCGTTCAGCCATCATGCTTCCAGTTGAAGTAAAGTCAATGTCACTGTGATTGCTCGTGTGCTACCGCTATTGTTGGTGACATTTAAAAAGATACTATTATTTGCAGGAGTTTCACCATTGAATCCAATCACACCAGGCGTGATCATTTGAGTTAGCAGTGCCGGAGTAGTAACCACCTCGGCAATGACTCCGCTGCCTGGCACAGGGTCATTTCCAATCAAACGCACTAGGTCAGAGGCTCGATTGGACGGATCAGTATATATCCTGATCCATGATGCATCAGAGGTGACCACCTTGCTCAACATGTAGGTCTTATAGCCAGACAAAGTTATCTGCGTGGTGACGCCATTAGCAATCAAGGCTGTGGTCACGCTGGCTGTTGTCCGACTGTTTAGGCCAATTCCTCCGCTGCTGGCTGCTGAACCAGCGTATCCCACCACCATGCTGCCTGTGTATCCGCGTGGTCCTGACACGGCACTTCCAGCATATCCCGGCAGTCCCTCGCCACCGCGTGATCCAGCATAGCCAATGAATCCCTGAGATCCTGCGTAGCCCGCAGATCCTGCATATCCATCACGAGATGCACTGCCGGAATATCCAATGTCACCTTGACTGCCAGTATATCCGCCCGGATCCCCGCGAGAACCAATGGGTCCGGGATCACCCTGACTGCCGGTGTATCCACCTGCTGGGCCCACTGGGCCTATTGAGCCCGTATAGCCAATGCTACCCACATACCCCGTGACCCCGATTTCACCAGGATACCCCTGCAGGCCGAAAGATCCAGCGTATCCTATGCCAATACTGCCCGTGTAACCCAAATCCCCCAGACTGCCTGAATACCCCACCTCACCCCTGGGCCCCTGCGGGCCCACTGAGCCAGTCAGCCCCTGTGGCCCTGAAGGTCCAGTATTTCCCAGTGGTCCGATTGGGCCCACGGCGCCGCGCGATCCCACATATCCAACAAAGCTGCTGGGCAATGACTGGAAATTCAATCGTTTGGTCAGCCTGTTATCAACAACCATGAAGAATGTTTGTGATGTGGCTGTGTTAATTATTGGCAGTTGGGTTACATTTGGCATATTAATATCCTTGGATGGTTTCGTTATTGTTGTCAGTCAGGGCAAATCCGCCACCGTCAGTCAGTGTGGCATCACCACCATAATAATACTTGTCTGGTAGTTCAGCAGGTCTTCTCTGCAAAAATACTGCAGGAGCCGTGGTACTCTGCATCAATGACAGGGTGGAATTATCAGTGACGGCATCATTCCATTCCGTATCTCTATCAAATTGTTTCTTAACAATGATCAATTGAATGCCATCTCCCACACCACCTGCAATATTTAACGTCAATCTCTGTTCAAGTGGTGTATAAAATTTAAGAGGGAAAGCAAGAGTAAAATTAACACCACCATTAAAAAGTATACTTATGCCTATGCCGTAAGTAAGAAAGGGCCCCTGCGTCACCTGAGTGACAACAAACGGGGTACTATATCCCGGAACCGAACAAAGCCAGCCCTCTTGTATTGTAACATTGGCGGGCGTTAATGGTATTATAAATCCTGTGGTATTAGCATAGGGACCCGTACCTCCGGTGATTAGACTGCTAACCGGCACAGCAACTTCCGGAACGATATTGATGGCAAACTCTGGTGGTGCATAATGTAATCCATTGTACACATACCCGTTGACTGCGTCCAATTGGTTTGAATCAGTGCGTACCCAAACTTTGTTTGTATCCAGTGTGACGTAGGCATCTTTTGGTAACGATATCTCTGGCAACATGAGACTGGTGGAAGTGGTACCCACCAGGTTGATTTCAGGACTGTCATAGGCCACGGTAGTATCATGATAATATGCACCAGTCTTCCGCAACAGGCGACCGCCATAGTATACTGACACCTGATCAATCATAGGAATCAGTGTGGGCTGTGACAATGCATTGGGGATCAGTTGCTCAGTGGGAGTAGCAGCCGTGACATTAGTGGTCAATATAATACCATCACCACCTGTACTGGTGGTCACTGTACTGATCAGATAAGTGTCGGTCCCAGCAGTGGTGGTATGCGCTTGGCGTAAAATGTTTTCTGCATAAGGTATAGTTTGATCAGGACTCTGATCAATGACCTTGGTATACAGATCCGAGTATTCAGCTGGAGAGGTGCCCAGCGTGCCCCTGCGCAATTGACTCAATACATTGTTAGTGATCTTGAAGAATTCGATTCGTTCACCATCGACAAGAATCACTCCAGGTATCTTCTTAGAGGGCAGTGGTGGAGTGAGAACCTTGGCATCTGCCACGTAAATTTCAGTGTCTATGACTGCCAATGGATGTGTCAAGTATGTGGTGTTTTGCTTGGACAATCTCTTGAAATGTGTACGATTAAACATGTCCATAAAGATTCTATAACCAAGTATGGTCACTGCCAGTTTCTGGCTGCTGACACTGGTTATAATGACCACGTCAGTGGACACATGGTGATATGAATCACTGATTTGCACAGTCACCTGATCATCTAACATGACAAAATCCAATCGGCTGGTCAAGGGAACCCCGTTGACCTGCACCCATATATAATTGTCGTCAAGAACGGCTCTGTTGAGTTTGTATCTCTTGGTGGGAGTTCCATCAAACCGCTCGGTCTGCATCAGCATGCCATCGTGGTCAGTGAAGGTCACAACTTTGATCTCGCTACCCACAGGTGCAGCAGTTAGTGTTAGTACAGAACCTTGGATGTCATAGTCATAATCAAGTACACCAAGGTCAACAATGGCAACAACGTCGTTGACCCTGATAGAACTGGCAGTCAATGTCACTGTGTTATCGGCGTTGACAGAATAATCAAAACCTGGCCTCAACTTAATGCCGTTCACGTATACCCGTGCATTTCCTGCATTTATGGAGTATGTGCCTGGTGAGCGAATTTTTCGATTGTTAATCTTGAAAGTTGTGTTGTTGATGTTCAGTATTGAGTAATAGCTGACAAACGGTGGCGTCAACCTGCGACGGCCCTGCTGATCTTTTATTTCCACAATGACCTGAGCATCCGCGGGTTCTAAATTACCTGGCGGATGCAGGAGACTTTGCACTGTTTGGTCGTTCGAAGTTATTGAAAAAACTTGTTCCGTGATTTCATTATAATAACTGTACGTGGTGCCAAAAAACCAGGCCTGTATGGTGTTAGTACCATCCGGCAGATTTTGCACATCAACTGCTGCGCGTTTGTTATTATCGCCCACATAGGTCAATACATAACTAACGTAATCAGTGGAGGTGGTGGCCGCCGGTATGCTGCGTCCATTGACTGTGACGTAGGCACCACGGACTGTGGTATATGCCGACAGACTCTGCAATTGCGCAGTTGACCGGTCAGTGGTCAAATATGTGACATCAATGACTCCCGGATTGGCTTCTATACCACCACCTATGCTGACAATGGTGTAACCCAACTTTCCAGACACTGACTGCGGTGGTATGATGATCTCGTTAGTGGCCCAATTGATGGTGAATTGTGCGTTGGTCTCAAAAATCACAGTGTCTGAATACTCAACATAATCAAACATGACGTTATCAAACACCACCACAATGCTGTTCACATTGGGAGGAACGATGCTCAACGTGTGCACAGTGGTGGTATTGCTGGCATATACGTCAAAACTACTGGCGAAAATCACAGGAGCACCGACAGAGTTTTTAGTATAGACATTGATGCCCAGACTTTCTGTCACCTGTCCTGGCACCATCTCTTCAGGTGCATGGCTGGTGTCAGGACTGTAGAAATTATCACCGTCAAGGATAATATCTTCTGGATTTATTCCCAGTGCACCAATGCTGGTCAAAGATGTCCAGGTTCCACCATCAATAACAGTATCAAGTAGATTGGAGTTCGCATCGTAACTCCAAAATTCTATTTGATGTGTCAGAGTATTAGCAGAGACCACACCGGTTATTGTTGAACTGAATCGCACAGATGACCTTGCTACGTTGACAGCCGTCACAGTGGCCATTTGATCGCTAAATTTAGACACCACATCGCTGGTGATGTTGGCAAACTGACCCACTGCTATTCCACTTACCGAATTAAGCACCAGTGTGTCGGTACCAGTGTGTGCAGTTGCAACAATCTTGGCCTTGGTATAATATCCAATGTCGTCTGCCCACGATGACACACCGAATGGTGTCTGGGATTTGTCCCAGGCAGTGGAATAATCAAAAGGCAACGAGTCGATGGACGTTTTGGGGTATTCTATACCGGTCATCAATTGTGGCAAATCCAGACCCGGCATGCCGGATATTGGCGCATAGTAATTTTGAATTCGATCAACTGCTGTTTGCAATACAATATGCTTTTCGTATTCAACCTCAACGATCTGCCCAACTGTGGGTATATAATTTAAGAAAACTATCCTGCTGTATTTTTTATTATAACCATTATACAAAGCAGTGTAATACTCGATGGTATAATCAGAAATAAGTAAAATTGATCCGTTAAGAGCGACTGAAATTTTAGACCTGTCTGGTTGTGCCAACCAGGTGAGTGTGAACTCCGCCGTAACACTATTACCAAAAAATCGATCAGTGATTGCCTTGTCGCCTATTTGGTTGACTGGTGATATTCTGTCAAATTTCATTCCAATGGTGTTGGAGCGAACCTTTTGATTGGACAGGCGAGCATAGGCAATTGCCGGAGTCAATGCGGTGTCTCCGCCACCAATCAACTCCACGCTGGGGCTCACCAAATAGCCCTGTCCAGGATTGGTCACCTCAATATCGCTGACTGCACCAGATCTAATGTAGGCACGTGCGGTGGCACCTTGCCCAGAATCACCGTCAGCAGCCTGTACGATCACCTGTGGCGGTGTGGTATAACCCGAGCCCCCACGCCCTACAGATATGCTGCCGATGCCAAATTTGTAGTTGTCTGTCCATGATTTCCACGGATAAGTGTTTAACAATACCGTGGAGGTATCGCTGGTGTCTACCGAAATAAATTGATCAGTATCTTTTTCATATGTGGACGCAATGTCAAAATCTGTAGTATGTGTTTGAGTGGGGTCAATCACACCGTAATTGGTGGTAAAGTCTCTGATGATTGAATGGTAAGGTTTGACCTCTTCCAGGTATTGCTCAAAATATACACTGTCGGTCAATTTATACACTGGTCGCTGATCAAGAGTACCTGCATTGTTTGTAACACTGATAAAACTGGTTTTGAATGCCCAGTCTAACAATTTTTGTTCAGTCAACGCATATTTTACTGCTTTGAAAAAGAATAAGTTCCAATTAATCTTGAGGTCACGCACAAACAGATCGTTCTTTAATGCTGACAGTATAAATTTTAATTCCAAATCAGGACCTTGATCGTACAATGTTTGATCATATAAATTTCCCTGGTCAAAATTAAATGTGGAATTCTTTGTATCCCAAATGCTGTCCGAAATTTGTATGGTTCCTTTTTCAGCAAACACAATGTCATATTGGTCGCTAAAATTTCCGTTGGATTTAACCCTGTTTAATATTATGTAATAGCCCAGCCCGCCATTTTTAACTTTTACGTATTGACCCAGAGCAAGCGATAGTTTATTAAGCTCAAATACATCATTGACAGTGACTGTATAATCTATAAACGTATTATAGTCAGCACTGGACCAATCAATATAGTACCAATAAGCAGGAGTATTATATTGCTGTGTGCGCAATCTAATCCACTGTGCTGAATTTGAATCAAATATAAACTGAGTCCATTTGCCTTTGTAGATAGAGTCAGATAACACCATGACCGTATAAGGTCTGACCACCAGTGCAGGAGCTGTTATAAAATTTCCACCCGCATCAGTAATACTAGCTGATGTAACCCTGCCCAATGAATCAATTTCAGTTGTTATGAGTGCACCGGTGCTGTCATCAACCACGGTTACAGCCGGGGGTGTCACATACCCAAAGCCTGGATCTTCTATGGATACACTTCGTATCTTTCCATTACTCACTGTGCAACTTAACTTGGCCGTCTTCAAGCGGTAGGTATCAATGGTCAGCAGACCTTCGTTGTCTTCCACTATGACATCGTATGCACGACTGTATTGATCGGGAATTTGTTCCTGTTGATTTAAATTTTTAAAACTATAGTTTCCAGTGATTCTGTTGGATTTAAGGATCCCGTTGGAAAACTCAATTAGATTGCGCAACGCCTGGAATCGATCTTTAAACAGCGTTTGTTGAGGACGGATACCTATACCGTATCGGGTGCGTGACGTCAACTCAGGACTGGGCACTAGATTTCCCAAGACATCATGGCCCAGCAGACTGTCCAACAATTTCTTTTCCAGCAAGGCAGGGGCCACACTGACCGGCGAGCCCTCTTTCAACAACAACCATTCAGTATGCCTGGGTATGTCGCTGTTAATGATGTCTGATGCAACATTAAGATGCATGCGATTGTCCACCAATACTGCACCTACATTGGCCAGGGCCACACTGTCACTGGAAATCACGGCCACGTGTGGCAGACCATATGCAGTGGGATCTGCAATTAAAGAAGCCACTTGGAACGAACTAATTCGTCTATTTTTTGCTGTAGGCACAGTGATTTTGTTTTTAACCCAGAAGTAATAGTAATTACTAAAAGAATTACTGACTGAATTGTAGATTTGTTTTACAGAAATCACTGAATTATCGGCAAATTTTGGCTGACCGCTGATGCCACGGGTGAGTCCCGTGGGAGTATCGGCCTGGGCGCTCCAATCTGCAGGTAATAAATCAGAACCCACCCATTCATAAACGTCAATACTTGCACCTGGGAACAACTTGCCCCAGTTGTTTTTTCTAAATATGGCGTCACCTTGCTCATACCACTGGTATTTGACAGAACTTAAATCCCACCACAACTCGCCCACATGTTCATCCAACCAATTTGTGTTGACATCGTTGACGGTGCCTGCTACCCCTATGGAATAGACCGCCGGATCAAATGCAGATTTGTATTTTAATTCTTGATCTGCAATACCAGCAATCCGGCCCTTGAGTGGATCAATTACATCCAGATAATCAAGTATTTCTTCTTTAAAATTGTCTATTATTCTGACCTGCTGAATATTATCAATTGCCACTAGATCTTCTTGCGTTCTCAACTCTTGCCAACCGTTGGTGGCATTTTCTATTTTATAAAATTGATAGAAAGAACTTGTGGTAATAGTGCTTGTGGTAGTGCCGTTGTACGCAGGTGCACCCACATAGATGGCATCACTATCCAGCATAATACTATGCCCGTAATCAGTGCCTGGTAATAATGACACCGGAGATAGGTCTTGTGCAAATACAAACCTATTTTGACGCCTATTATACAGATATACTGATCCGGAATTTTTAATACTTCCATAAAACTGCGTGACATTGGTATCAAAAGTAGTAGAGTCTGCCAAAGACGCGATATTATTTGATTGACTAACATCAAATGTTGTGTCTAGTGATTTATTGGTACCCAATGCCGATATTATCAGTGTCCGGTTGTCTTCACTGACATCCATGTCTTTACCAAATTGCATGCCCACGTTAGGTATGGGATTTAATATTTCTAGCGAACTGTCTCTTATAAAGACGCCATTGGTTGCTGTATACACAGCAACCTTTCCATAAGATTGGTCAATACCTCTGGCCAGTGGTGCTGAAATAAACAGGTATCCACCATCAGGCGATACTACAACTTTTTCCCCGAACCTGGATCCAGGCTCGTAAGGAGAATTAATTGTTTGTAGGTAGTTGGTTCCTGAGAAAACAACCACCACACCAGTACCAATGTCAGTACTTGGCCAGCCTGGTGCGCTGACTGCAACCACGCCTGCACGATCTGAACCACTGACCGAGTGTCCCCACTGGCTGCCGGTATTGGCATTGGTTATTGATGATGTGGTCAACTCCTTGATGTAGGTTACACCCAATGTGGCTGATGTGGAGGCCGACGATGCTGTTACAGTGAATGCATAAACATGCCCGGGTCCGTAAAATATATCACCAGTGCCAGTATTTGATGTTTGTGTGGCACCAACTATCAGCAATTTTGCAAGGGAGTTGCGCTGGACATATAACGAAGATCCAAAACGCTCATGATTGCTGGGCTTGGGGCTCAATAAAACAAACTCTTCTTGTTCAGCAATCAATATGTCGTTCACACTACTGATTTTAACCAGCCCCTCCTGGACAAAGGACGATGCTGTCCCGGTTCCAGTGGATTGTCGCATGACATCAGTGCCCACGGTGTCGGATATCACATGACTGGCCGCCGGTGCGCCAGCAAATATCAATCCATAACCATTGGGGGCATCCAGGCTGCTGAACCCCAGGTCATCGTATACTACTGAATACCCTAGATCCGTTGGACCAGGTGTTTCGGTATATCTCCTGTTCAAAGAATATTTCAAAGAATAACTGAACAAATTTTCAATCGAACGTTCATTTTTTCGGTACACATAGACGGCACCATATTCGTCAGCGTCCACATTGCGATAGGCCGGGGCTCCGACTGCAAACACCTGGGACCCGCGGCGTTTGCTGATGGATCGACCAAGTTGTTGCGTGGCCAATGCATTGGGACTTATTTTAGACACCGGGAGATAATTGTTGATTTTTTGATACACCGCCCATTTACCGGATCCAGCATCGTCTACCCAGATCTTGGTTCCCTTGGGCAATTTAATTAAATCTTGATCCGACGGAAATGCATCATAATTGTTAAACCTAAAACTCGAAAATTTAAACAATAATCCAGGACCAGACGATGTTTCATTATCAATGGCTATCACCTCACTGGCTACTACAAATCGATTTAGATCCAGCACTGATTGCACTAGGTAGACCCCGTCAATTTGATCCGTATATTCAATTATGGATACGATGTCGCCCTTGGTTAATCCGTGGTACAGGTCGGTGGTTACTGTCAATTCACTACCTGGTAGGCTGGCAGATACTTCCAGGACTCTGGACTTGGATTTTGTATATCGCAATACATCCCAGTCGCCATTTTTTTTAAATCCCAACCAAATTACATCACCGTCGTCAAGTGCCCTGCTATTGGCAATGTCAAGCAGGCTGTTTTCATTATACGCAGTGGCAAACACGTCGTCAGTGCGAGCATATCCCGCAGTGGTCAATTGGAAGTCATTGTCCTGATAGCTGCCGGGATTCAGTGCAAACGACCTGGCAGGAACATAGTCATTTGGTGCTATGATCCTGTCAGTGGCAGTGCTGTAATAAATTAAATCGTTGGCTACTGACGGTATGTTATCCACAAAACTAACCACTTGGGGATTTTCTATAAATTTTCCCTCAGTTAGCGGAACTTCCAATTCTTGATAAGTTTGATAGGACCCGTATTGACCTATTCTAAATGCCCATTCCTCAGTGTAGGTCATTTCACCCTGCAGGTTACGAACACTGGCCTTGGACAATTTGCTCACCGCATTACGGGTGCCTTTTTCTTTAATGAATCCCTGATAAAACTTGTATTGCGCGATGGGATCAGTGAATACATTTGTAAGATAATTGCGGGGTGTGAATCCAATCAGATGCTGAGCCATTTTTTGCTGTGCACTATCAAAATTATCAGTGTCCAGGCTGTAAAAATCTTCAAACTGATTGATCTTATAATCAAAATTGGGCAGTAGACCAGCGATGGGCTTGGATCCAAGTAAAACCCAATTGGTAAAATCAAAAGTCTTGGAACCGGTTAGTTTTCCAATTGCTGAATAGTAATTTCCATTTTTATAGCGTACCACCGATCCAGGCTGGTATCCAGTATAGGGTTCCCAGGTGCTGATGGTGGCCGTATCATACACAAATCCGGGACTGAAGTAATCGCCGTCCCAATTGGCTGTCCTGAATCCAGACATCAACATGCGTTTTTGTCGATATCCAGTTTCAATACTATACACCGTGTCATTAAACATGGTTGCGTTGTTGAACACCATGGCATGTTCTTTTTGCACTGAATTAATCACTGCAAAATACATGCCGCTGTTGGCGTCGTTTGTAGAAATAGTACACACGCCGTCATTTCTATCTACATCAATATTCTGCTTGGGCAGCGATACTCCATTGGCTTGTAGTATGCTGTACTCATAAAAACTACTAAAAACATCATCAACCACACTGTTGGGCAAACTGTATTTGATTCTATTGGAAAACGGACTCAGTGTTATAACGCTGTTGTTGGCCCAATTTTGTGTGGACCAATACAAAAATTCCTTGGCAGAGAAATTCCAGTCAATTGTTGAATTAAAATCAGTGCTGTATTCATCAAATACAAATCCCTGGTCCGTTAACCAGGCCCCATATCCAACCAACAGATCATACACCTGCTGTATGGTGTCGAATTCAGTACCGTAGGGTATTTCATTGACAGTGCTGCTGAATGACGCAGCCATTTGCACAGTTGCGCCCCCCCTGGTGGGCACAGTGGCCAATCTTTGATAATAAGCCGGGTTGAATGCGGATTCTGCTTGATGGCTGACTGTGACTCGGTAAAAATTTGCACCGTATAGAACTATCTGGCCCTTTTGATAAAAGTGACCAGTGGCTGCAGCAGTGGCGCTGGTGGTGTCGGTGGCCGATAACCCGTTGCCACCATCATTGGATGTATTATCCCAGGACACATACGACTCACTGACTCCGCCCACTGTGATGGTTGGGGTATTTGAATTTCGAGTGGGGACGTAAACACTGAAATAGGGTTTATATCGATCGTATCCCTTGACTAAAAATTTCCCGTCTATCTTTTGTACAATTACTCCAGAAATTCCTATGGATTGAATGGGGTTGCTGACGTTCAAGATTAGTTTGTAGTCCTCAGGCGGCAACAGTGCGCCGGGACTGGGGCTGTTGGGGTCAACTGAATCTATCACCAATCTTATTTTATCTTTACTGACAAATCCACCCACTTTATAAAATAGATTGAGATTGGCATATTCAAGATCTTGCATGAGTTCTTGAACATAGTTACTGCTACGTTGCTTGCCAATTTCTCTCACATACTCGCCATAACCGGCCGACAATCTGGCGGAGTCGTCAGATACAATGACTTTATTAATTTTTAAAAACTCTTGCTGGTTGCCATAGGTCCACTGTCCCGCGATATTCTTGGTCATTCGACTGACGTCGTACATTAGCGACGCGTACACAGCAGGGTTCAAAAGAGCCAGTAGCCGTTGCACTGCAAATGGCCAATAACTGCTGCGCCTCCAGGCGGTCTCAGCGGGAGATTGGTCGCCAAACTTCCAGGATTGTCTTAGATTGTAGGGTGTGACGTTGGCAATTTTATCTCGATTTCCACCAGCGCCACCCAAAAGAACATCAGGAGACAACAGGTTGCCATATTGGTCCACAGGAATTATCAAACTCAAGCCTGCACGAGCGTAGGTCAAGTTAGTCCCAGAATTTACCCCTTGGCGTATTGTGCCTGACTCAATGTCGTTCCATAGTATTTTATTTCCCGAGGTATATGGCGCTGGTCCATACCAGGTTTCCCACCAGTCGGGCTGCTCTGAAAATCCCAGCATTTCCCAGGGATTGGTGTGGGGACGGTCAGTATCATAAAATTTCTTATACACTGCTCGCCAGTATCCAGACACTGGCTGCGCCAGGGCCGCACAGTACGCACCAGAATAATTCCAGGTGAACGGATTGTCGAGGTCAACTGCATTGGTCGTGTAGTCTATTCCGTAGAATCCCACCCACTTGATGAAATCTGACTGTAAAACATGAGTTATTTCTGAAAGAGTGTATGCAGTGGGCCTAAAAGATCCAGGCATGACCGTGTTGATATCAAATAACTCTCTCCTATACTCAGCCTTAATGTTGTTATAAACACGTTTTTCAAATTCTATTAATATGTCGTCCCTAAAATCATTATATGCCACCATGATGCTGCCATCATGCCCTTGAATGACGTTGATGGGCTCCTTGGCATAGGTATTATCTAAAAACTTCGAAGGACTATATTTTGGATACAGTCCCAATTTAGTAGGGGTCGGAGGAACATAGCAACCAATAGTGCTATAATAATCATTGACTGTGAGTTGATCGCCAACTTTAAGATCAACCAGCAGGGTGACCAAGGAGTCAACTGTGTCAAACGAGTAATCTTGATTCAACAACAATTGCTCACCATTGAGATAGACCAGCACTGAACGCATGCCCAACACAGATGGATCAAAGGAGGACGACAGGGAATATTGCTTGATGCGGCTGTTGGCCACTCTCCAAGTCCTGACAGTCTTGTCCGAGCCATATGCTATCATGTCAGACAAATAATAGGGAGTGCGTAAATCTTTATCTTTGTTGATTTCCTTCATTGCAATGTCAAGTGCATCAACAGGATTAACTTGCTCACTCAACAATGAAATTTGCTTGAGTAGTATCATCTTAAATTGATTATACTGATCTCCTGCTTTGACAATTGCATCAACGGCGCTATGCTCTTTTTTTCCAATGAACATTTGAGCAAACGGCATGGGGTTGGCGTTGGACACCAGTCTATATCCATATTTTTCTATGTCAGACAAATCCCGCAGGTTATTGCTGCCCAGCACTTGGCCAGAGAACGACGGAGTTCTGTTCACCATGGTGTGCAAATGATCGCCGAGGTCTGACAGTGTCATTGATTCAATCACACCGTTCAACGGGTTGTTGGTAAGGCTTATGGGTGTTTCGTAATATCCGCGATCGTTAGGAATCTTGTCAGAGTATATTTTGAATAAAACTCGACTGCCCGTGGGTATCAGTGTAGTAAAATTAACCAAATAAGTGCCAGCAACAACTGACGTGGTATATTGGGACGTCGGTAACTTGTTGTCATCCACGTATACATCAACTGTCATGTTAGTGGTGCTGGGCGCATCTATGCATGTCACGGCCACACTTGCTGTGGACGACTCAAGGGCCTGAAATTGAAGTATGGGGATCTGATATTCTTCTGCTGGTGCCCACACATTTTTATAGACATCTCCGGCTGCATTCGCAAACTTACAGTAGGCCATTGACGTGGGAATGGTGTAGTCTGTCTGATTTTCCGTAATTGAAATGGATTCTGTCATGAAATAATTCTTGAACAGATAACTGCCAACACCCACGCTATTGCGATATTTTAACGGAATGCCCAACACTGCATCAGTTGCACCAGTGCCGACCTCGTAAGAAAAAATCTTGTTTCCGGAAAAATTTGTCAAATACTCATCAGGATCGCTATAACTGTAACCCTGATTGTCAAATAAATCAAACAGAGGTGGCTGATTCAGACTGGTGTGCTGCTGTGCGTATCTCCAAACAGACCCGTCATACCACCAATTGGTACCGGCATAGGTGTCACCAGTATTAATCACAGTGGACGAAAATGCAGCCGGCACGGTGTCACTGACTATTTTGAGTTCAAGAGTCAGTTTTTTATTATAAGTTGCATAATTGACCTGATAAACCCTGCCGCGCACATCAGCATCCGAATCTGCGTTGAATATCACTCGGTGGCCTTGTTGCAACAACACCCCGTCAACATGATAGCCAGCAGATCCTGACACAGTGCTGAATGCATCCTTGGTCTCTGTATCAATGAGGTCGACACTGCCAATGGCCTGGGTTCCAAAGTTGTACAACGCCAGATTGGCTTTAAATTCAATAATAGGCCGCTTGGCTCTCAGCTTTTGAGGGAAAACTGGCTCGCGTCCATTGAACTTGGCAGAAAGCTCTATGACATCACGATGCACCCAACGATTATATCGTGTCCAGGGGTTTAGGTCTCGACTGCCACGATTGACAGTCATGTATTCAGGCGCTAATGGTAGGTTTTTAAAATTGTCAAAGGGGTATTCATCAAATGGATTTGCGTCAAAGTCTTCATCAAAGATCGAGGCAATTCGATCAGGAGTATTCAATGTTGTATAATCGATCAATGTAATGGCTCGTCCCACACCTTCAACAAAGAATTCTTTATTTTGATAATATACTGGAGAAACGTCGCCACCAAATTTAATCTTCATGCCATTGGTTAGAGCGATGCCGGTACCTGATATATAATTCTTCTTACCCACAATTTCAGCATCAACATCCACAGCGGAATCTTGGGTGATGTCCTTGATTACAAACTCACCAGCTGCAAATTTTTGATCCCCGGCCACATAATACAGCGTCATGGGTGTGTATTGATTTACCACAAGTGTAATGATGCCACTCGAGGTGCCATTATTGGTTACACCAAAATTATATAAATCGTCGGATCCCTCAGACGGTGCTGTCTTGATATAAAACTTGTGCTTGGAAGATATTTCAAAGCGATAGGTACTGCCGTTGTACAGGGTGATCAACGGATCCTCAATCAACCCATTGGGGTTGAAAATAAATGCCGAATCTTGCGGGTTGTCGCGAACCACATAGGTGCTGGTGGAATTACTCTGCTGACCGGTGATTGTAATTATGTCTGGCCCGACCGGCAACCAGTAGTATTGCGCATAATTTATCAGTTTATCCCAATCGATGTGTGGGTCGTAGGAGTAAAACTCCGAACGAAACATTCGGTCCAGATTGTTGTTTATCCCACCTTTGGTTTTTATTTCATTGATTAGGTCATCAAGTGCAATGACATCGCGTGGCGTTTCCGCAGCGTCGTTAATGACCAGAGCAGGATCCAATTGATAGTCCCGGCGCAGTGGCAGCGACTCAGGTATGTATACATCAGACGTTGAATTATAAGTGGGGGTCAGTTTTGATCCAATGTACCCGTCTATACGCTCCAGCTGTGGTGGTTGAATCAGCTGATCAATTGTGCTGGATAAAAATTTTGAATTTTTTTCCGAACGTAAAAATTCCGGTAGTAGATTGATTGACTTAATGATCTTAGTTGCCATATTAACTTCCGCTACTGGTTACGATGGATGACGTCTTCAATTGTGACGCAGTGATGGCATCAATAATTTCGATATCCGACACCGTTGCACCATTAATAAAAATTTCGTTGCTTAAACATGCAATCTCATACAAACTACCAAAGTTGCTGGATGTCTTGGGCACTATGATAAAATTAGTGATGTCAGGTGTTAATAAATTCATCACATAGGTGGATAATTCACTAAAGTAAAAACTTTGACCAAAGTCCCAATTATCCAGCGTGAAAAAGTTTTGTATGGCATCAAGTATACGAGTCTTGAGATCGTTATCACTGACTGGTCTGCTGGAATTTCTCACGGCTTTAAATGTGGCTTGTAAACTGGGTGCAGCCTGGCTGCCAAATAACACTTTGTATTTTACGGGTTGGAAAACCATTTCATCACTGATGGTTTTTATTGGTTCTAGCAAGGCTGAGTAATTTTGTTCTAGACCCTGGCTAGTGGGAGATGCTGGCTCCAATCCCGATCCAGTCAGCAGCCAGTTTCTGTAATTGGTATCGTAGGTGGCCGTCAACAAGTAGACATCTATTATGTTGCTCTTGCTGGGGTCAATGCGTTTGTCTTCACCGCTGTTGTGCACATAATGAAATTTTAATGTGTCGCGTCCTGGATAGGCAATATAGCTGTCCTCATAAATCCAGGTGGTGACGCCAGTGGAGTAACTGTTGATGACATTATAAGCAGGGTCATAAAAATAATAAAGATCACCAGACTGCGCAAGTTCCAACACAGCCCTGGGCACATCATCCGGCGTGGGGTATGCTGAAAACTGTTCACCATCAACTAATGAATATCCAGTGGTCCCTGCTGCCTTTTGAAAATAAACAAATTTATCTAAAAATCCAGTGACTGTACTGGTGGTCAAAGGTTCCACTATGTTGACGAACGCATCCGGATCACTTATCTGCCCAGCATTATTGTAATCATAAAAACTAACCTTGACCTTCTTGGGCTCAGTGTATCCGTCAGCCTCTACAATGGCATTGTCAATCTGCCATTGATAATCTTTACCCACGCTGCCGACGGTGGCTGTGCTGGCAGCCAGCAGAGGTTGTACTGCCGTGTTGATTGATAATACATCAATTCGATCCTTGATCACTGTGTCGTTGACAAAGTCGTAATTGATGGAGTTGGGATCTACAAAAAATGCAGTTTCCGCAGCACTCTCAAAGATGTAATCAATACTACGATATCTCACATTGTAACTTTTCCCAGTCCAAGTGAACGACACCAGCCAACTGGCATCTCTGCTGGCGTTGTCAGTGTCGTTTTGAAGATCCAGGCTGAATGGCCTGTATAAATCCAGGTTGGAATCAGAAATAATATTCCACTTTCGGTACAATTTGTCAAACGACAATCCAAAATTACGTTGGTTGAGGCATAGATTTACCAGTGCAGATTCAAATGTATATGAAAATGTGCTGATGAATTTGGGGATAATTTCCACTGGGCTAGAGGAACTGTCAATGGCATTGCTGAATATGATGGGACCTGTGCCATCATCCAGGGCGCCCTGTCCAGAATTAGATCCATCGCCGATGACCTGCACGACTTTAACCCATAGATAATTTAATGTTTTTCCACTGATTTTAGACACCACGGATCCATTGGGTAAAAAATATTTTCCGGCAGGTGGTTTAAATTTTATCAGGGCCCCAGGTTCCACATGCCGCAAATTACTAGTGGAAAACACCCCCACATTTTGTGGAATCTCTACGCCGCCGGTGCCTTGATAAAAATATCCGCGACTCTGTCCTGAAGTTTTATTAACTTGTTTCCAATAAAATGTATCAGGTGTGGCATAGTCCAAGGTTGGGCGTGGGTACAAGTCAAAGTAAAACGACCGCATGGCCGCGGATGCTATTACCGGAGCCAATTGTTGTTTTATTACTGAAAAAATTTCGTTTCTATTGGTAGACGAAAATTCAAAATTTTGCTCGTAAGCCTTTTTGTATAAAATTCCGTCATTGGCAAAGATGTTTGTTTTACTATATTTTCCGCTGATGTCGCTCAGATCAAAATATTTGCTGAGCCCACTTGACACACGATTGACACTTTTGACCTTGAGTACGTCATTTCCCACAGTCAATGGTGCAATATTGTAGTCTTCCGCTGTGACCATGCGATTTTGAGTGTAGTAGGCCTGCGGTGCTTTATTCTGTATGCTGGCGTTGGTCTCAGGACCCGAGCTGTTGTTCACTGTGTATTGCAGACCCATGGTCATGGTCAATACCTGTCGTTGTCCTGATTTATTAAAGTACGATACATCAACCACTACCCCGCTCATCTGCTCTGGTTTGATGGAATAGGTCAATCCATTACTCTGGCGGTAGAATAACCTGAAATTTCCCTTGGGCAGGTTGCCAAAACTACCATCTGCAAAGTTTAAATCAATCTGGTCTTGATCGCGTGAGGAAACGCTGTATATATTTCTAATATTCTTGTCTAAACTATTGTAGATGATGTTGTTGCCCACAATGTCAGGAACCTTGGTCCATACATTGTCGTATACACCTGTTGCATCCAACTGCCATAACCAGACATCTGTCTTGTTAATGTTGGGTGTATTGACTCCAATGATTTGATTGGGCACTGGAGCAGGTATGCTAAATTGAGATGTACTCAACGATCCCTGACGGAAGTGTGTGAAGAATCCAGTATTTGCACTGCCTGATCCTTGATTGTCATTCTGATATATAAAACTAAATGTATTGGCTGGCCTGGGCGCTTCTTCATAAATGTAGCTTTGTCCCGAGAACGTGGCTGGCACGATTTCAAAATTCATGGACGTGCCACCAATGTTGGACAAAAAACTATAGATGGAAACATCGGTGTTTGCACTGGCAATTCTATATTGTTCAGTGAGCACACCATCAATGGTATTTCTGTCATAAGGCTTGCCAAATACAAAACTACCACTCATGGCAGAGTTTAATATTCCAATAAATTGTTGATACCAGCTGATGTTGGTTGGATCGTTCCAACTGATGGTGGTGTTGGCCAAGTTGATGCCATTGGAATCAATGACGTTGTCTGTGGTGGATATTGCTGTGACTTTTAAAAATCCCGACGCTGGTGTGTTTCTAGAAGGTGCATAGCTGATCAATTGCGCCAAGCGCAAGATGCTGTCCCTGCGTTGAGCGGTTTCTAGAAAGTTTTCACGAGCGTTTAAATCAATACGGAAACTAAGGTTTTGTCCCAGATATGCAATGACGTCTATAAGGGCAATATATTCGCTGCTGTCGATATAATCGTTAAAATCTTCAGGATAATTTTCCTCAAGATATGAAATCATGGTGCGGCGCAGTGTTTCAAAGTCATAACTCTGAAAGTCTGCATTGCGGAAAGATTGGTAAATCTTTTTCCAGTCTTCAGCCACTAGAAGTTTTGTATTAGTTGATGGAATCATAGGGATTTTAGTTGATACTATATTTATTACATCAATAATCTGGGTATATTATTGTACACCAAGACCAATTTTTTGGTCGAATGTCAGTCGCAGATTGCTGCTTTGATCAGTGCCGTTGAGCAACAGCGTTAATTCCAACACATATCCCATGTCATATTCAGTGAGCTTGATCTGAGTTGGGGTGACCCTGGGATCTGAATTACAAATGGTAGTGATGTCGTTGGACAATGCATCCCTGACATCGTCAGTCAGTGGTTCCATCATCAGGTCCCAGATGATACTGCCGAAGTTGGGATTCATCACTCGCTCACCGCGCCGAGTGTTGAATTGATTTATTATGTCCTGTTTGACCAGATCAAAGTCGTATAATTTGGTGCCGGATTTCTTTGTGCCTGCAGAACTAAATCCTTTATAGAATTGATTTTGCTTTTGCGCACGTTGTTCAACAGAACCCGGACCGGTGATTTCAAAATTTTTGTATGGCATGATCTATTTATTGTTGTAAAATTTGCGGTCCAATGGCATCATGCCGACTGCAATTGGGCCAAGAAACAAGAATAAAATCCCTTCTTCTTGGCGTATATGTCAGGTGTGCACTTGCCCACCGACTCAATTGCTTTTTCTACATACCCCGGATCTGTTTGATCTGCTTTGCAACGATCCAGTAGGTACAACACACTGACCTGTGCAGCAATCTCCGGCGTGTTTAATAATGCTGGATCGTCTACCAACGCGGTCTCAGAAGAAACTAAACCTTTACTGAACATGAGTTTTGAATATTTGTTATAGTTGTAGCGACCGGTCAATTGTAAATATCCGCGACCTATGAACTTGGCGCCATCGCCAGGTTGTGTGTTGCCCAATCCCTTGCCCTTGGTGGTTTGGTATCCGTACAACAGTTCAGGTAACGTGTTATTGGGATTACCAGCATATTGCTGTGCCAGTGCCACATCACCCTTGAACACACTGGGGAAGACCGCCAGCAGTCGGTCTGCTTTGTAATTAAAGTTTTCCTCGACCAATTTCCAACGACATTCGCCACCGGCTATGCCCAATAACGATGCAACAGCATATGGCGAGGTGAGTCCCAACTTGGTACAGGCAGCCTTGAGGGCACTGATGCCTTGTTGAGCCGCTGGTGCCCCAATTTCCTTGGCATTTTCCGGATCGCAGGTGCCTGGAACATTGTCTGGCTGATTGGCCGATGTCTGGCTGCTCAAATTGGTGGGTGGCAATCCAGAATCACTTCTGTCAACACGGGTGACGTCAGTGGCATCTGGACTGAATTTTTCCGGATTGATATTTTCATGCTGATCCCAGGGCTCGTGTGTGGGCACTCGTTGCATGATACTGCGTATGCTGCTGCTTTTGTAAAAATTACCGTTGGCCCATCCTGCACTGGAAGACCTGCCCGGCAGGCTGAATCTAGGCAATCTGGGCGGAACCTCCGCCGCATCAGCCGTGCCCGGCGTGGCCGCGACAGGACCGTTCATGTGAATTTGCGCAGCCGATTCACGATATTGGCCAGACGCAGATACACTGAAGCTGGCACCAGCCGCCTGTTTGACATCTGCTGATGCTGCGATGTCGATACCACCTGCCGAATTAATGGTCAGTTGTTGACCAACCAAGATGTCTTGATCCAATACTGTGGTCAATTTATGACTACCGCCGATGGTTTCGTCTTTGTTATTCTTGATGGCTATTTTGGCATAATCATCAATGATTAGGTTGTAGAATCCAGTGATGTTGGTTTCCATGTTCTTGTCAGCCGACATGTTGATGTTGCGGCCAGCTTCCAGATTAATGTCTCGGTCGGCACGGAAGTTAAAATCTTTTTCAGTGTGTATGCTGACAGAATCTGCTGCATACATGTCGATCTTGCCGTTGGAGGTCAACTCGATCCAGGCTGTGCCCTTGCTGTTGGCTATGTAGATTAAATCTTGGCTGTTGTGTAACAAAATCTGATGCCCTGTCCTGGTACGTATGCGCACCAGCTCATTTTGTCCGTTAACGTCTCCGTCATCCATGACAAACGTGCTGCCACCCAGACGACTCACGGGAGCTTGCAAATTTCCAGCATATCCAACTTTTCCGCGTTTGGCACCCGGGCGGGTGTCCAATGGGCCCGGGGTACTGATTCCAAATACACCACTGGGCACTTCACGCCTGGCAGAACTAGACGTCACTCCACGGATGGTGTCCAGCAATAGTCCCTGCGCCAGCAGCCTGTCAGCAAACGGATGCACTGGTTTGGGTATTTTTTCTATGTTGGGATTGTTGGGCAGGTGTGTTTTCTTGTTGAACTCTGCTACTGGCAGGTACGTGGTTCCATATTTCTTACGCTGTTCTTCTGTCAGCGCAGTCTCCATGCTTGCAGCAATGCCCGGTACCATGTGGTTTTGATATTTGTCCTGGATGCACCCTATCCAAAATCCTTGATTGGTGTCTCCGTTGATAAAAATCACCATCACGGTGCTGCCCACATCAGGTGGTATCATCCACATGCCGTAACTTTTTTGTACGTCATTAAACTCGCCGCTGTTGTTACCTTCAAACCTCACTGACGTCACACCATAAAAAGGGTTCAAATATCGCACATGGAAGGTGTTGGATTGCAATTCCACGTCATTGGGCACGCCACGTACCAGGGCAACCTCTAATCCTCCCATGTAGGTGGGATCCAGGTGATTGGTGACTTCGGCAAGGAAAGGACCTGAGCTGGGTAATTTACTTCGTGTGCGTTTTTCAAATGGCATGTTATATTTTGGTTATTGCTGGGAGTCCCAGTCTTTTTCGTGATATAGGATCAGATGACAGAGAAAATTGTGAGGAGTTAAAGTTGGGCGACAACGACGTCGCATTATTTGTTAAATTGGTATTCAGTAGATTGCCACTTGATGCTACTGTTTTATAAGCAGGATCCAGGGCGGCGGCTGGGGCAGTTGAAAATGGCGGCGTGGCCGGTAAATTACTCAAGTTGTATTTGTTTAGATTGTCAAAAATTACACCTTGATCCAGGGCCACACCGATGTTGGTGTCAACAGGAATGTTCCGATTGAGACTGGCCAATTGTGAAATGGCTTTACTTTCTAAGTTTTCGGATAATCCTGAAATTTGTGATGCGTTAATGCCAAAACCAGCAGCCACAGTGGCTGGGTCCGTCGAAGTCAATCCCAATCCCTGGGCGGACAACCGCAAGCCCGACGCAGATTGTGCAAGACCTCCTGGAATGCTGGATCCAAATGCGCCCACTGCTGATGAAAGATTTCCCACCCCGGTGGTGACTGCGCCTGATGCCTGCGTCAATAAACTCTGTGCAGATCCACCGAAACTACTGGATAGGTTGCTGCCGAGTCCAGTCACCGATGACGTCAAATTTCCTATACCGTTGGTGACTGCGCCTGATGCCTGCGTCAATAAACTCTGTGCAGATCCACCCAATCCCCCAAGAGCGGCGGTGAAATTACTCAGCGACCCTGGCAGCCCAACGCTGGGCAGTCCCCTGGACAACAGGCTGAGTAATGATCCGGCTGATGGTCTAAATCCTGACCCACTGGTGCCAGATGAACTGACCACTTCCACTGCCCTGGATGTATCAGTGGCACCAGTATCCTCAGGCTTGGGCGCGGACACCGTCTGATTTTGAATGTCAGTTTTGGTCAAAGAGTTGCCAATGTTTCCTGGCACTCGAACAATCTCCAATTCCTGCTTGAATACTCCATCTTTAAAATTGCTGACCACTTTGAGCACTCGATAGATTCCACTGAACGGTACCAGGCCGTCCCTGAATTTTAAGAAACCATCATCACCAATGTCCACAGGATTTCTAAAATTAATATTGATCAGCACTTCACTGAAGTTTTGATCTGCTTCGCCGTCCTGTGTTTCACCACGCACTCCAGGTTTAGGATTGTAGTTGCCAATCCCACCAGTGGAAAGGTAAAAAGGATCGCCCAATATACTAATGCTACCAGTCAACATGCTGGCCTTGGAATCAACTATTGCATTATGCATGCCGGAAGCCAAAACAGCATAAGGATCAGAACTTTGCGGCTGGTTGCCCCTGATGCCAGCACCCATGGTGAGCGATGGATCCACAAGTGATCGCGCCTGTGGGTTTTCACTGAGCAGCGACGGTGTAGTGTCCTGTGTGGTCCGTTGTGTTTCAATATTCTTGGCCGGTGCGGCACCGTCCTTGACACTTGGATTGGAATTTGCCCCCATGCCAGAAGGTATGGCTTCAAAAAACAAAGTGTTGAAGTTTAATTTAAAATCTAGTACGTCTATGTTTTGGCCAGTGTATATGTAATTGTAAGTGCGCCTGGCAATGGGCAACAGACCGGCTGTGTCTTTGATCATGGAGCCGTAATTGGGAATCCGAGTGTAATGCATGCGATAAGGGGCCACCACATATGTATAATTCTTATAAGGCTCCTTGGAAAGGTCATCTATGATGTTTTGATTGGTGACCTCTAATTTGACCATGAAATAATCAACCATGCCAAATTTGTCAGGGTTGTTGGTTTGCCCCAGTGTCCGCAATATGTTGATCACATACTCGCTGTCACGAATTATTGAAGTGATACAATCATGAATGTTGACCCCGGCTTCAAAATTGATAGTGGGTGATGATTTTATGGTATTCCTAGACCCCCTGGACTCGGCTGATGCCTGTGCTGCAGAAGTCTGAGACGAGGCTGGTTTGTTCTCCACACGAGTGGCATTGGACATGTTGGTGGTCTGCGGATCCGGCATGGCAGGCTTTTCGCCGCCAGTGTCCCTGTTTACAATGGGAGACTTGTATATTTTGGAGTCGGGTTGGTTGGTAAAACTAAATCCAGTTTGTTCGTCCCACGTTTGAAATTTTATATCGTACTTGTTGTGGGAGTTTGACCGCACCCTGGTGGCCAAATCCGATTTTTCGATTTGCGCATTCAGTTGTTTAAAAAAATCAGTCAGTGATGCCCCCACAGTATCGCCCGTGGCTGTTATGGAATTTTTTAAAACATTGGGCTGTCCATATGCTCGCTCGTTAAATGGCACTGCTGAACACATGTATCGGGTGCCACGTTCTGTGACAGAAACTTCTAGACCAGTAAACCCAAATACAAAATAACGAGTGGAATTGGCAACCGGTTCCGGATCCGGCAATGCCACATCATCAGGATACCCAATAAATTCCATTTTGAGTAAAAAACTGGCTTGTGTATACGACAGGTACCCTGCTGCAATTGCATTCACATGCAGAGCTTCTATGAACCCATTTATGCTGTAGGGTTCGTTGACTTCAAACTTGATGGAGGTTGGCAATGTCACACCACCATCAGTGTTAAATGCCATGAGTGTTTCAATTTCCACATGGTCAATAAACATGTCAAACCTACCGGGGCTATTTTTATTGAATCCCTGTATGATTTCCTTGGTTACGTCATTATCTCGTTGTGATGCACGTTCATTTATTGCATTCATTTGCTCGTCAAATGATGTTTCTGCGTTGGCTCTTTTGTCCACCTGTAACTTTGTTGAGTTTGTACCATTGGTCCCTTTACCACCGGATTGTAATATGACAAAATCCAATGTACTGGCTCTGTAAGAGTTGGGATCATTGACCCCATAAGAACTCAACGCTGCCAGTGTGAACTTGTAGGAAACAGATCTATATTTGTTCAATACATTACTGGTGGATGCTGGACTAGGGGGTGCCTGTACTATGGGAGTGATTACCACCGGCTCAATTTTGGGATTTTTAATCGTTATATCCGAAGAATAAACGCCATTTAACTTATCTCGTTCGCTCTTGGGTATTCCCTGTGTGCTGGCATTAAACCCCGCCATATTAAATTCCCAATGCTTTCTTGATGGTGTTGATCTTGGGCAGGTATATCCTAGTGCCGGCCACCAGGTTATAGACTGGATCTTTGAGCTTGCTGGGATTCCTCACCGCAAATACCCACCACAGTCGACTGTCATTGTATAAATCATGGGCCAGTAGATCGGGCCTGTTTTCATAAGTGCTGGTCACCTCAAACAGTATGTCGTCTGTTTCTGCAGGAATATCCCTGAATGCAACTACATCAAGATATCCGCTGGACTGATCTGTGGTGTAATACGGACTGGTGTTGGTGTATGTGGCCATTATAATATTCCAGACATCCTAACAGCCCGGTCATTGAGCCAGCCGGTAACTGAAAATTTTTGCATTTCCTCTCTGCTGTACATGGGTATACAGGTGATTGATATAGTGGAAACTGTGGGAACAAATGCTTGACCATAGGGAGACCTATTATTAACACCTGTGCCCGAGGTAAAGTAATCTACACCTTCTGGTAATTCCACTTTGAACCCACCAATTGCCACAGGCACATTGGCCATCATGAAGTCACCGTATGCATCCAGCCGGCAAATGGGTGGCGGGGCTCCGCTGTTCTTGTCGCCAGTTGGACCACCAGTACGCATCTTGGTCAAAGCACGCAATAAATGCAAGGTTCCCAGGTACACCTCAGCGTCAGCATCATTTTGTACGGTGAATTTTCCCGTGATGCTGATGGGCGTTACTGAACTGCTTTTATAAAAATTTAATGTAAAATTAGAGTGCAGCGGCTGCTGAGGCGTATAATCTGCCTTGTAATCAAACGATATGTTAGGGGTGTATGGAAAAATAATTGACCGCATGATGCCCAATGGCTGCTTTGGGTCTCCCTGGGTCAAATTCACCAGGTACGAAGCCGGAACCCTGATTTTCACACGCAAGTCTTCCTTGTTAATGGTGCCTTGCGCATCCACAATAATGGGCTTCGCCGCAGGCGGTTTTTGAGGCTGGGCACCAAAAAGTTTGCCCATCGCCATTCTTGTGGCCACATCCAAAATTGAAAAAGACATAAGATCCCCCTGTACTGTATTTAGCAATAAATAAACTGCTAACTTATTTTGGTTGACGTTAGTTGTTTTCATGTTACACTTAGCATATAAGGAAATAATAATAACAAAATGACCACCATACCACCACTTGCACCAACGACCCGTAAGGTCAAATACCTAAATAATCGAGACCTATTGGCAGAGATACACCGTAGTAAATGCTCATACTCCACGTTTGCTCAGCCAGAATATCACCAATATGACATTATTCTGGCTGATATAGACAAGATAAACATACGCACCGTGGCTGAAGCCAAACGCAATAGAGCCAAGAGACTGGGCCTGCAAGCGTTTAATGCCGCTAGAGCAGCCGGTGACCGTAAAATCAAACTAGCAGAATGTCTGCCAGACTACAAGACCATACAAAAGACCGATGTCATCATAAGAATAATGTCGTTCGATCATGTGCCCTTGGCGCCAGGTCGAAAGAAAACCACCAGGACCACCGCCGATTCGCATGCCAAGGTCAACTTCCCACCCTTCCAGCACTGGAAATATGAGGAGGATGGTTTGATCTGTGTGGGTAAAAGCCACTGGATTGGCGATTTGGAATCTGGTGAGTTTTCCACAGATCATGGGCGCATCACTGAAAATCTGGGCAGGATGTTCATCAAACTCAGCGAAAGATATGCACAGCGTAGCAACTGGCGCGGATACACATATGTTGATGAAATGAAAGGGCAGGCAATACTACAACTCAGTCATATTGGGTTAAAGTTTGATGAGATGAAGAGTGAAAATCCCTTTGCCTACTATACCGCGGCAGTGACCAATTCCTTCACCAGGATATTAAATGAAGAAAAGAAAGGTCAGAACATTCGAGACGACCTGCTGGTGGAGGCTGGATTAACCCCCAGCCTGACACGACAGAACCAGCAAGAATATTCTGGAGAAATTGCCCGCCAGGCTGAGCTGTACAAGAACATGAGAATGCCCAAGAGCGAAGACGTTGCCGAGGATGAAGAGGAACTAGAACCTTGACTTTGTAATTGTGTGCTGCTACACTCTTAAACAGGAGGGGTTATATGACCTTGTTTAAAAAAGTTGCTTGCATGACTGACATTCATTTTGGTCTAAAGTCCAACAGTCCCACGCATCTCAAGGACTGTGAAGAATTTGTAGACTGGTTTATCCAGCAAGCACAGGCAGCAGGTTGCGAGACCGCCATTTGCATGGGTGATTGGAATCATAATCGTAACAATGTGAATCTATTCACCCTGGACTCCAGCATCAGATGTCTGGAAAAACTGGGTGCTGCATTTGAACAATTCTTCTGGTTCCCAGGCAATCACGATCTATTCTACAAGGACAAACGTGACATCCACAGTTCATCATTTGGCCGGCATATTCCCGGTGTCACTGTAATCGAGAATGTGACCACCATCCGGGATGTCACACTGGTGCCCTGGTTGGTGGGCGACGAATGGCGCGACATCAGCTCGGTCAAGAGCAAGTACATGTTTGGGCATTTCGAACTGCCCTTGTTCTACATGAACGCCATGATACAGATGCCGGATCATGGTGAACTACAGCCCAGTCACTTCCAACATCAAGATTATGTGTTCAGCGGCCACTTTCACAAACGTCAAAATCAGGGCAAGATTTGGTATATTGGCAACGCCTTCCCGCACAACTTTGCAGATGCCTGGGACGATGACCGTGGCATGATGACCTTGGAGTGGGGTGGTGAGCCTGAGTTCATCAATTGGCAGGATGCACCCAAGTACAGAACTGTCAAACTCAGTGATCTGATTGATGGTAAAGATGCCATCATGAAAAGTAAAATGTATCTCAAGGTCAATCTTGACATTGACATCAGTTATGAAGAAGCAAACTTCATCAAGGAAACATTTGTTGCTGATTATGACATCCGTGAGATTAGCCTGATTCAAGATAAAACCAATCTGGACGGCACCATAGAAGACAACCCTGACGCCAAATTTGAAAGTATTGATCAAATTGTCAGCCAAGAGTTGATCAATGTGGAATCTGAACAATTTGATCGCAACACCCTGTTAGCAATTTATAACAACCTATGACATTTCGTATACAGAACATCTGTGTGAAAAATTTCTTGTCCGTGGGCAATGTTTCCCAGGCTGTGGTTTTTGATCAGGCTCCATTGACACTGGTGTTGGGCTCCAACATTGATCTGGGCGGAGATGACACTGGCAGCAGAAACGGAACTGGCAAGAGCACCCTGATCAATGCATTGAGTTATGCATTGTATGGGCAGGCTCTGACCAACATACGCAAAGAAAACCTGATCAACAAGATCAACGGCAAGGCCATGCTGGTCACTGTGGAGTTTGAAAAGGCTGGCACCAAGTATCGTATCGAACGTGGTCGCAAACCCAACCTGCTGAAGTTTTATGTGAACAATCAACAGATAAAGTCTGATGACGTTGATGACGACAGTCAGGGTGACAGCAGGGAGACACAAAAATCCATTGAGCAGTTGCTGGGCATGAGTCACACCATGTTCAAGCATCTGGTGGCCCTGAACACTTACACCGAGCCATTCTTGTCCATGAAGGCTGCCGAACAACGTGAGGTCATCGAGCAGTTGCTGGGCATCACCATGCTGAGTGAGAAGGCTGAATTACTCAAATTGCAGATTAAAGACGCCAAGGATGCCATACAGGTGGAACAGTTTAGAATCGAAGGCGTCAAAGCAGCCAACGAGAATGTACAAAAAAGCATCAGCAGTCTGGAGATCAAGAGTTCGGCCTGGGAATCCAAGAAGGAAAACGACATTGAAAGTTTCAGCAAGTCCATCATGGCTCTGGAAAATGTCAACATTGCCCATGAACTGGAATTGCATGCTCAGACCAAGGTCTGGGATGACAATAACACCCGGCTGGTCAACCTGAGAAAACAAAAAGCCACACTGGAGGCCGCAGTGAGTCAGGCTGACAAGACCGTGAACAAATATGTCCAAGAGTTGGAAAAATTGGTGGACAAAAGTTGTCCGGCATGTGAACAAGAGTTGCATGACCACAAGCACGAACAAATGACCCGGTTGTCAGAAAAGAATCTGGAAGATGCATTGACCTATCAGAAGAAAGTCAACGACGATCTGACGTTGATCAACGCCAGCATAGAAGAAATTGGACAACAACCGCGCAAGCCTGTGACATTCTATGACACTGAAGCAGCAGCCTTGGGTCACAAGAATAATGTGGACAGTCTGGAAAAAAGTCTGCTGTCCAGAATTGATGACGCCAACCCCTATCAGGAGCAAATTGTTGAACTGAACAAGACTGCCATACAGGAAATCTCCTGGGACATGATCAACACACAGACCAAATTAAAAGACCATCAGGAATTTTTATACAAGTTGCTGACTAACAAGGACAGTTTCATTCGCAAGAAGATCATCGATCAAAATTTGACATATCTGAACAAGCGCCTGGGCTATTACATTGACAAACTGGGGCTGCCACATAAAGTGATATTCCAGAATGACCTGACTGTGGAGATCACGCAACTGGGGCAGGACCTGGATTTTGACAATCTGTCCAGAGGTGAGCGAAATCGACTGATACTCTCCATGAGTTTTGCGTTTAGAGATGTCTGGGAGGGACTATATCAGAGCATCAACCTGTTGTTTATCGACGAGCTGATTGACTCTGGTATGGACGCCGCTGGTGTTGAAAATTCGCTTTCTGTGCTGAAAAAAATGGCCAGAGAGCGCAGCAAGAACATATACCTGATCAGCCATCGAGACGAACTGGTGGGTCGGGTGAACAATGTGTTACGGGTGATCAAAGAGGGTGGATTTACCACATACGAGCAAAACGCAGACGCCTGATCCGAGAATAAGATGAATGTTTGCCTGAAAAAGATAAATTTACATGTACATATCTAATAATATTGTAATTTATGTTTAAAGATGAGCTGGAAAAATATCAGAATTTATACATGCAGTATGTAGAAAACATGGTGGATTTTCATAATCAACATCAATTATTTGTTGGAAATGTCACCGTGGAGGCGGGTGTGATACTTCGTCGCGAATTGCGTCGACTGACTAAAATGCAAAAAACTCTGGCCGAGGCCACTGTCAGCGTGTCAAATGCTCGCAGGGACCAACGCAAACTGGAGGCGCAAGCCGTCAAGACTAAAAAAGTCGCTGATAGAAAAGTAAAAAAGGAAGAACAATATGGAATCAACAGCAACCGAATTAAAAAAGCACTTTGATGAATTTTTAGCCGAGGACGAAAAGTTCACCGGCGGCAATTCAGCAGCAGGTGCTCGCGCTCGCAAGGCTCTGGCCGAAATGGGCAAATTGATCAAGGCTCGTCGCAACGAAATTACAGCAGAAAAAAATGCTCGTAAAGAGGCCAAGGCAGCCAAGTAATAGATGACTTGGTATTTTGAAAATACTATAGTTGAAGAATTACCTGAGGACTGTGTTGGTTATGTTTATCTTATAACCAATATGGTCACAGGACGCAAATACATAGGCAAAAAACTAGCAAAATTTAGTAAAACGACCTACAAGACTGTGAAGTTGAAGAACGGCACCAAGAAACGAAAAAAAATTAGGAGCAAGATTGACTCCGATTGGCAAGACTATTATGGATCCAGCGTAGAACTAACCGCTGATATCAACACCATAGGCACCGACAAATTCAAGCGAGAGATACTGTACTACTGTAAATCCAAGGCAGAGTGTTCTTACATTGAAGCAAGACTTCAGTTTGAACACAAAGTTTTGGAATCTAATGATTATTACAACGGGCAAATTAGTGTCCGTGTACATGGCTCGCACATTAAAAAACTCTAAGGCAACTTTTTTCAGTATAGGCTAGCACCGGCAAATATCGGGTGCCCATGACAACAGGACCTAGGGTCACTGGAACGGAAGACTCTCCGCTGAAGGGAGCACTCAATCACTATCCTTTACAGGACGAAGATCGCAAAATGCCGCGGTTTGATTGTTTGAACGTAATTTAAAAAGGCCCAATGAAGGGAGAAAAACCCTGGGTCAGCAAGCATGATAGCGTATGTTTTGTTGACTGCCGTTGTTAAGACGGAGCTCGAGGTACCGGACAACCGCCTCTGTAATGCTCTAACGCTATGTGACTGTGCTACTCAGATAATGTTCACAAACACTCTCGCCCCGAGTGGGCTAAGTGTGACCGCTTAATCTAGATAATACCAACTCCGCTTCGCCGTACACCTGGTGATATAATTATGTTAGTGTTTTGTAAAAATGCTTCGAGCGCCAGCGATGAAGCAAGTGAACGGAGTTCACTTCCCCTCAATAGGTCATAAATAAAAGCATTGACCTAGAGGTTTATATGAGAATACATGACTTAATTATAGAAAACACCGAGCCGGTTGAGGAAGGACCAATTCTGAATAAAATTGGTGCTGGTATAGGCAAAGCTGTCGGTACTGCCGCCAAGGGCGTTGGTGCTGTTGCCGGCGGTGTGGCTGGACTTGGGAGTGCTGTCAAGACAGGATACCAAGCAGGCAAGAACTATGTAGCTGGTGCAGGAGATGATGCAACTGGGACAGCGCCTGCGTCTACAACTGCTCCCTCAGCAACAGCACAGTCTGCGACTGCTCCAGCAACCTCTACCCCTGGGACGACACCGCAGCCAGCGGCTGCACCATCATTGTATAACCAAGTCAAAACTAACATCAATCAGTTGGACGCCAAGGGCAAGCAACGCATATTAGCACTCCTGCAAAAACAATTGGGTTCTGCGCAGGCAGCTAAACCGGCCGCTGCGCCAGCTGGTGGTGCCATGGCGCAGATGGCAAATCAATTAAACCCAACGTCTAGTACAGGTGGTACAGTTACTAGACTACCCACTAGCCGCACGCATGTGGCCAACCCTAACAATCCCAACCGTACGACCACGTCAGAATCTGTGATATTTCACAGTAAGTTCTTGGACAAAAAGATTTAAAAGAAAGGCAACTGTGTTTCTTTGGTGGTTTCCAGGTTGCCTTCAATAATCTTGTTAACCAACGCACGTTCTTCCACGGTCAGCAGGTGGGCTTCATTGTAACTCAGCCCACCTCGCATGTACCAGCACATTCTCAACAACTCTTCTTTGATGGCTTTTGTATGGTCATCATGCTGTCTGACCAACCTCTCGATACCTGCGTTATCGAGGTTCAAAAGCCTTATACGAAAAAAGTTGAAGCATCAAATATTAAGGGGATTTCAACAACTTCCCCTGTGATGCCTTTTTCCCTCATGTCATCTGTTACAGGTACATTGATTGGTTTGATGGTATTTTTATCTTTCAGCATCTCCAAGTGTTCTTGGATTTTATTAAAGATGTCCTTGTCGATGTTGTCAATGAACTCTTTAATGTATATTGGATTGTCTGTGCTGCCCTGACTGCTGTCAATCTTGAAGATGCCGGCACTGACTGTGCCCACTGTGGCATTGGTTAACTTTTTAAAACTTTCCTTGAACATGGCCAACTTGTCATCTTCATTCATTTTTTCATCGTTGGCTAGCTGCATGATCTTTTGAGTTTCGAATGTCTGCAATGCAGTTTCAGTCATCTGTTTGTAGGTCAAGGGTTTGACAAACACAGTCAAATCCTGGTTGATGGACACCACAGGATCCCAGGCGATCTGATTCATCATGGTGTCCATGACTGAACGCAGATCCACCACGTGTTCCATTTCAATGTCCTCACCAAATGTAATGGGTGTGGTCATTTTTTCACCGTATGTGGCCAATCTAATGGCAATCAGTATGACATCCATGTCAATGCTGGGTATCATCCAGGCATTTTTAATATTGGGCATGCAATTCTGCACAACATCCACTATGGCCTGGCCGTTCATCAGTGCATCGGGCACTTTGATCAACAACTCGTCCCTGGCAGTCATGGAGTACACGGGAAATTCGCCAGTTTCTGTCATTTGTAATGACCCTGCGGGCCAATACTCACCATTACTAGGCAGCCTGATGTAAATCTTGGGTTGCCGCATGAAAGATGTTAATGGATTGCCTGGCTGTTGCGGTATCATGATCTTTATCTCCGGTAAATAACTGACACTATGATAAGTAGTCGTCAAGATATTTATCTACGCAGATAACACTGGAAAAACAATGGCAGATGTAACAGGCACGATCGGTAACGCGGCAGTTGAACTTAATAATGCCGCCACGGAAGCCACGTTAAAACTATTACTGCAAAGTAGCCTGGCCGCCAACAAGCAGAGCATGGCCAGCATTCAGAAGCTGGCACAGCAGAGCGGAATAAATCCAGCCTCAGTGGCAGCCGCCAACCAGGGCATGCAGAAAGCCGGCGCCACTGGCGCTAAACTGGGCACAGGTTTTGAAGCCCTGGGATTTGCCGCCGGGTCGGTCAGCAAAGCATTTAATGAAGCTGTTGACCTGACTAAAAAATTGGCCAGCGGCAGTGCTGAAGCCAGTGATGTCTTTGGATCTTTTGCCAAAATGGGTGGTGTGACTGGTGCCGTATTTGGTGGCATGCAAAAGTTGGCACTTGTACAAGAGTCATATTTAAAAACTTATCAAGATTTAAGCAGTGCTGGTATAAACTTTGGTGGAAGTCTCAGTCAGATGCGCATGTCAGCAGCCAGTACATACATGACACTGGACGGATTTACCAAGTTGTTAAAAGATAATAGTCAAGCATTTGCCAAAATGGGTGGCACTGCTGACGAAGGTGCGCGAGCATTTGTAAAAGTTGCAAATCAAATGCAAAAAAGCGAAATAGGTGATCAACTTCGCGCATTAGGTTACACCTCAGACCAGGCCAATGCGGGATTGGCCAGTTACATTGCCATGACGGGTGGTAGAAATAAAACTGAGATGCAGGATACGCAAAAATTGTCGGCGGCCGCCGGTGAATATATGGCGCAGTTAGATGCATTAGCACAAATAACTGGTAAAAGTAGAGAAGCACAAGAGCAAGAATTAAAAGAAGCAACGGCCAATCAAGCATATCAATCTTATTTGCTAACATTAGATGAAAAGGGTAAAGAGAAAGCCAACGCCGCAATGGCAGAAGCATTAGCAAAAGGTGGTAAAGGAGCAGCTCAAGCCTTGACAAGTCAATTATTGGGATTGCCCCCAATGACAAAAGCCGCACAAGAATTTACCGCGGTCGCACCCAAAATGGCGGCGGCGAACAATCAAATGGCGGCGGCGGTCAACGATAGTAGTAAAGGATTAAATGATGTTAAAAAAGCAAGTGATGCATTAGGTGTCGCTGCTAACCAAACAAAGAAAGACCTAGGACAGACTTCTAATGCATTAATGTTATCCAACGGGTCTTATTCAGACACCATGAGTACAATTACCGCCACTGCCAATCGCAATGAACAGCAAGGTATTAAAACAGAACAGGACGCGGAAAATCAACGTAAAGAAATTGCTGCCAAGCAAAAAGAGCGTGTGGCTTCTGAAGCTGCTAGTGCTGCTGAAGCCAAAAAATCATTAAATGAATTAGGACAACAAATTATCAACAGATTGATGCCGATCTTTGCAGAACTAATTGGGTTTGTTAATAAAGTGACCATTGGGTTTGCTGATTTTGCCAAGTATCTTTTAGAAAGTCCCAAACTTTTAACTGGCTTGGGTGTTGCCATAATTGCAATAACAGCGGGGTTCGTTGCCCTCAAGGTGGCAACTGCTGCGGCAACTGCGGTCGAAACTGCCAAAAGGCTTTCCGCAGGTTTTGGCAAGGGCGGTGGAGTAAAAGGTGCTCTAGCAGGATTAGGCCCGTTGGGCTCCAGAGGTAACCCCATGTATGTAATTGCGCTAGGCGGAGGACTGGGTGGCGGGCCTGGTGGTCCTGGTAAACCTGGTGGCAAGGCACCCAGTGACATGATGAAGGCCGCGGGTAAATTCGCCAAAATTGGGGGCGCAGCGGGCGCTGTACTGGGTGCGGCCAGTCTGTACGGCAATCTTGGTGACATCAATGAACAACAAGCAAGCGGGGAACTCACTGAAGAGGAAGCAAAGAAAGCCAAGGGTGGTGCTGTTGGGGAAGCAGGTGGCGGCTTGGCGGGTGCTGCGGCAGGTGCCGCCCTGGGCGCAGCCATGGGATCAGTAGTGCCTATCCTGGGAACAGCTATTGGTGGCCTGATTGGTGGTGCAGTTGGTGGGTTTACTGGCGGTGGACTTGGTAAAATGGCAGGGGAATGGCTCAAAAGTACATCTGATAAAACCAAAGAAGCCAAGGATGCTGCTGAAATTAAAGAAGGCCCCATGCCCAAACCTGTGGAATTTGAATCTCAGACAAAAACTTTACAGACAGATGTGCAAGCATTAAATACTACCATGCGGGAAATGCTTAAATACGTGAAGGAGACTGCGGATTACACAAAACGCACCGTGGATGCCACTCGATCACTGAACGGTAATCTCTTCCCATCCATATAAAAGGTATGCACAATGTCATGGCGTAAATATTTCACCCCTGTAGAAACTTCGGGCAAACTGAGTCCGATTAATGGCAGCATGGGGTCAAATTCCGGCAATCCCAGCAGAACCAACTACTCCAGTTACCTGCCGGATGTGTATGCCGGGCATCCCAACCGACTGGAACGTTATGGTCAGTATGATACCATGGATTCAGACAGTGAGGTCAACGCTGCACTGGACATTCTGGCAGAATTCTGCACACAGCCCAGTGACGAAAACGGCACTCCCTTCCAGGTGTTCTTCAAGGATCAGGCCACCAGCACTGAAATCAAGATCATCAAGAAGTATCTGCAACAGTGGACCAAGTTAAACAAGTTTAACATCAGAATATTCAAGATCGTGCGTAATGCCTTCAAGTATGGCGACAGTTTCTTTGTTCGTGACCCTGAAACACAGAGTTGGATGTATGTGGACCCTGCCAAGGTGGACAAAATCATTGTCAACGAGTCAGAAGGCAAGAAACCCGAGCAGTACCACATCCGAGACTTTAATCCCAACTTTGAAACACTGGCCACCACTGCCATTCAGCCCAGTAACACCCAGGGTGGCAGTAGTTCCTTTGGTGGCAGTTACGGCACAGGACAGGGAGGGGCTGGTGGCAGCCGCGGCATGGTGGGATCATTCCCCACATCCACGAATTCCAGCAGATTTGCGCAGAACCAAAATCAATATGCCATAGATGCCCGACATGTCATACACCTGAGCATGAGCGAGGGCCTGGACAACAACTTCCCATTCGGCAACAGCCTGTTGGAGAGTATATTCAAGGTGTTCAAGCAAAAGGAACTGCTGGAAGATGCCATTCTAATCTATCGCATACAGCGTGCACCTGAACGGCGTGTGTTTTACATTGACGTGGGCAACATGCCCAGCCATTTGGCCATGAGTTTTGTTGAACGTGTGAAAAATGAAGTAAATCAACGTAGAATCCCCAGTACCACTGGTGGCAGTCAGAGTGTGGTTGATGCCAGTTTTAACCCCCTCTCAGTAAATGAGGATTATTTCTTCCCTCAGACAGCAGAAGGCCGCGGCAGCAAGGTTGAAATACTTCAAGGCGGTCAAAACCTAGGAGAAATTGATGACCTTAAGTACTTTACTAATAAACTGTTTCGTGCCCTGCGTATTCCTAGCAGTTATCTACCTACTGGATCGGATGATGGAGGGAGCAACTTCAATGACGGACGAGTGGGGACAGCCTATATACAAGAGCTCCGATTCAACAAATACTGCGAACGACTCCAAAGTTTAATCAACGAGCCCTTCGATCTTGAGTTTAAAATGTACCTGCATGCCAAGGGCATCAACATTGACAGCAACATCTTCGACTTAAAGTTCAATCCACCGCAGAATTTTGCGGCCTATCGTCAGACTGAGATGGATACTGCGCGTGTGACCACGTATACCACCATGATGGCAGTGCCGCACATCAGCAAACGCTTTGCACTCAAGCGATTCCTGGGCTTGACCGCTGAAGAATTGGCTGAGAACGAGACACTATGGCGCGAAGAAAACGTGGACACCGACACCAACCTGTCGGCCAGCGCAGAATTACGCAATGCCGGCATCACAGCCAACGGCATGACTGGTGATCTCAGTGGTCTAAGTACCACTGCACAGCCACCTGCCCAGGAGCCTGGTGCTGAAGGTCAGGACATGGCGGCAGGTGGCACACCAGGTGCAGCCTCACCAACCCCTCCTGCAGCATAATTCATAAATACTTGATCATGTTTTTACGAGAATTCATTTATTTTGATCGAGAGCACCAGGGCCCGCAGGAGGATGACCGGTATCAGAGTCAAAACGACACTTCCATCCTACGACAAACTGACCTGCGCAAGACTCGACTGACACTGGGCATGCTCAATGGTTTGCGCCTGGCCGGCGATGCCAGAGCACGTGAAAAACAAGAAGAGTTGGGATTGATTCGTAAGATGTATGCAGCACCGCCATCAGAAGCGGCTGCTTGACTTGCAAATATCCAAAACTGGCTGTTTTTAGCCTGTTTGGCATAAGTATTCTAATGCGTTTGTAAATACACTTACAGCCATGCCGCCCCACCCAACAAGGAGAAATATTGCAATGTCTACAAAATTTGAACAACTACTGGACTACCTGGTAAATGAAGAAATGGATAAGGCCAACGAGCTTTTCCATGAAATCGTTGTGGAGAAGTCTAGAGATATCTATGAAAATTTAATCGCCGAAGAGGCCGATGAAGAGAAAGATATGGAAGAGTCTATGGAAGACGAATCCATGGAAGAATCTGAAGAAGAGCTGGAAGACAGCTACATGATGGATGCTGACGATGACACCGACGGATTTGACGGTGGAGAAGAAGGCGATGCAGCCGACAAATTTGGTTCAGACATCGGCGCTGACGGTGACGACCAAGAAATGGGAGCCGAAAGCGACGAAGACCAAGCCATCTTTGACATCAAGAACGCCATCCAAGAACTAGAAGCCGCGTTTGCCGAACTAGAAGCTGCCCAAGGCGGTGAAGAAGACGACATGGACATGGACAGTGAAGATGACATGGACATGGACAGCCAAGATGACGAGGAAGCCGACGAAATGATGGGCATGATGGAAAACCGTCGCGTCACACGTGAATATGTGGAAAAAGTTGGTAACGACTGGGACAAGAACAGTCAGAAGTCACAAGGTCAATACGCAGGTGCTGGCACTGGTGAAAAAGACGGCGCTCCTACAGAAGGACGCAGCCCCATCAGCTCTGGATCTGGCAAGCCCACCACTGGTGCAAACTCTGGCAACATTGCCAAGGGTGGCACAGAAGGTCAAAACAACACCGGAACCAGCCCAAATAAAGTAAACAAGGGCATCACACCAGACAGCGGCGACAAGTTTGCCAAGTCTGCTGGTAATGTTCCTGGTGGCAAAATGGGTGTCAAGAACCTGCAGAAGGTTGGTGATGCACACGGTTTGGCCGCAGCCAGCAAGAACAACGGCAGCGAAGGCACAGCAGTTGGTGCTGGATCTGGCGACAACAGTGTCAAGGGTGCAACACACACCACCAGCCCACTCAAGAGCTTTGGCAAGTAATTAGAGAATCAGGATGAAGTTAACCTATCTCAAAGAGCAGTTGAGTTTTGATCAATCCGGCATCGTCATGGAGTCGGATGATAAAGATGGAAAAAGCCTTTACCTAAAAGGCATTACCATTCAAGGCGGCATTCGCAATGCCAATCAACGTGTTTACCCTGTGGACGAAATTGAGCGCGCAGTCAAGACACTGAACGATCAGATTCAGAACGGGTACAGTGTTCTTGGTGAAGTTGATCATCCTGATGATTTAAAAGTAAATTTGGACCGTGTGTCCCATATGATCACTCATATGTGGATGGAAGGTCCCAATGGATATGGAAAGATGAAAATCCTTCCTACTCCAATGGGCAACTTAGTTCGTACGATGCTGGAAAGCGGAGTAAAACTTGGCGTAAGCTCTCGTGGTAGCGGCAACGTGAACGACGGGAATGGCCATGTATCCGATTTTGAGATCATCACTGTGGATGTTGTTGCCCAACCTTCGGCCCCTGGCGCGTACCCTACACCCATCTACGAACATCTTATGAATGTGCGTGGCGGCAATCGTGCGTGGACAGTGGCAACCGAAACAAAAGAAGATCCTAAGGCCCAAAAATATCTCAAGGAAAGTCTCCTTGCGATCATCAAAGGTCTAAAATAGCCCGAGGAGAAATTAATGTTGGACGCATTCAAACAATTAGTTGAAAGTGGTGTGATGTCAGAGCAAGTGGGTTCTGAGATCGAGACTGCATTCAAGCAAAAAATTCAAGAGAATCGCGACCAAGTCACAGCCGAACTTCGTGAAGAGTTTGCTCAACGCTATGCACACGATAAAGGTGTCATGGTCGAAGCACTGGACAAGATGATTGGTGAAAGATTGGCCGCAGAAATGGCCGAATTGTACGAAGACAAGAAGCAACTAGTACTGGCAAAAACAGCATACCATTCGCGTATTGCTGAGGATGCCAAGAAACTAGAAGGTTTCGTCATCAAGCAATTGGGTAAAGAATTGGTAGAGTTCCAGGGTGACCGCAAGAAGGTTTCCGAGAACTTCCAAAAGTTGGAGCAGTTTATTGTACATGCTCTGGCTAGAGAAATCAACGAGTTTGCAGTGGACAAACGTGATCTGGCTGAGACGAAAGTCAAGTTGGTGCGTGAAGCCCGTAGCAAGTTCGCAGAAATCAAACAAAGTTTTATACAACGTTCAGCCAAGGTTGTTGAAAGTGCAGTTACTAAAAAGTTGACATCTGAAATCAAGCAATTGAAAGAAGACATCGACAATGCACGTACAAATGATTTTGGTCGCAGACTCTATGAGGCATTTGCTCAGGAGTATGCAGGTTCCTATCTAAACGAAAAGTCTGAGACCAGCAAGTTGTTGAAGATCATTCGTAAAAAGGAGCAAGAACTAGCTGAAGCAAAACAAGCAGTGGCAGAAAAATCCAATCTGGTTGAATCTAAAGATCGTGAAATACGCATCACACAAGATTTGATGGAACGGAAGTCTGTCATGGGCGAGTTACTAGCACCGTTGGATGCTAGCAAGAGAGAGATCATGAAAGAATTGCTGGAATCTGTCAAGACCACAAAACTTAATGAAGCTTTCGACAAATACCTACCGGCAGTGATGGAAGGCCAGAAGAAAACAGTTGCTCCTAAGAAAGCAATGCTATCAGAAGGAACAGAAGTGACTGGCAATCGTGGAACCAAGCCAGAGGTAGGCTTAGATAACATTTTAGACATCCGCAAATTAGCGGGACTGAAATAAACAACATTCAAGGAGACATAAATGTCACAATTACTAAATGAAAGATGGTCAGAGACCAAAGAAGCTCTGCTTGAAGGCCTATCTGGTAACCGTCGTGCTTCAATGAGCGTATGCTTAGAGAACACACGTCGCAGTTTGGCTGAAAGCGCAACCGCCGGTGCAACCAGCGCAGGTAACGTAGCAACACTTAACCGTGTGATTCTACCAGTTATCCGCCGTGTTATGCCTACAGTTATTGCCAACGAGATCATCGGCGTTCAGCCAATGACTGGTCCAGTTGGACAGATTCACACACTTCGCGTTCGCTATGCAGATGGCGACAACCTGGTCACAGCTGGTGAAGAGGCATTGAGCCCATTCAAGATTGCTGCTGGCTACTCTGGTAATGCTGACAGTGTTACTTCACCCAAGGCCAATACAACATCGGCTCTGGAAGGTACACCTGGCAAGCGCATGAGCATCCAGATCTTGAAGAGCCCAGTTGAGGCCAAGAGCCGCAAGCTGTCAGCTCGTTGGACCTTTGAAGCTGCTCAAGATGCACAAGCCCAACAAGGCATTGACATCGAAGCAGAAATCATGGCTGCTCTGGCACAAGAAATCACGGCTGAAATCGACCAAGAAATCTTGACCAGCCTGCGCGGATTGGCCAGTGTTGAAGAAACATATGACCAACGTCTGGTTTCTGGTACAGCCACATTTGTTGGTGACGAGCATGCTGCTCTGGCCATTCAGATCAACCGTACAGCCAATCTGATCGCACAGCGCACACGTCGTGGCGCTGGTAACTGGGCTGTGGTTTCCAACCAAGCTCTGACCATTCTGCAGAGTGCTACCACCAGTGCGTTTGCTCGCACCACAGAGGGCACATTCGAAGCTCCTACAAACACCAAGTTTGTTGGAACACTGAATGGAAGCATGCGCATCTATGTTGACGCTTATCTGAGCGACACTTCTGATGACAACCAGGTGCTGGTTGGATACAAGGGTGCAAGCGAGGCCGATGCCGCCGCTTTCTATTGCCCTTACATCCCTCTAATGAGCTCTGGTGTTGTTCTTGACCCATCCACATTCGAGCCAGTGGTTGGTTTCCTGACACGTTATGGCTATGTTGAGTTGAGCAATGCCGCCAGTTCACTGGGCAATGCTGCTGACTACCTGGGCAAGGTGTCCATCACCTCCGCCGGCGTCAGCTTCAAGTAATTTAACCGTTACTGTTATAAAACAAAAACCCGCCCCGGCGGGTTTTTTGTTGACTATTACACAAGCAAACTAAATACCAGGTATAATTTACAATCATGTGAATTTTATGCGGAAATCCAACCGCGTACGGCCTAGAACGCCGTGTTTTTCTGAAGGAGAAAATAAAATGGGACGTCCAATTAAAAAGAAGTTTTTCGGTGAACTGACCGCCGGCGGTATTGGTGGTGAGGGCATTGCCTCAGTTAACTTTTCCAACACCGGTGCAAATTATTCATCCGGCGCCACTGTGACATTCAGTGCACCCAGCATTCCAGGTGGGGTCACTGCAACTGGTACCCCGGTGTTTGCCAACCGTAATTTTTCCAGCATCACCATGACCAACAATGGATCTGGATATATTTCCACGGCCACCATGACCATCACCACGGCCACTGGGGTTGTAGTGGCAGGAACTGGTACTACCGGAACCAGTATTGTTTATGTTACCACCGCCGGCATTTTCACAGGCATGCAAGTGACTGGTACAGGTATCAATGCCAGCCCTACTTATGTTTCCTCCATTGAGTCAGGACTGGTCAATGTCACCCTGAATAACGCCAGCACCGTCAGTGGATCAATCAGTTTCAGGGACTCACCCACCACGGCTGCTGTTTCCTCCACTGTACTGACCACAGGTCGTGCCAATGGATTATCTGTGGGTGCATTCGTGCCAGGCGGTGGCAGTGGTCAAACTGGTGACATTGTCAAGCAAGAATCCAGCACCCGCTACCTGGTGCGCACCACAGCCACCGGCATATGCAGATTGGCTTCCACAGCAACAGGCAGTTTAACGGAAGGTCAAATGAACCTGGTCGCCACAGACGTCAATGCCAGCACCTATTTTGTCACCAAGTTGACTGCTAGAAGAGCAGTGCTAACTCAGTTTACAGTTAATGGTAGTTTTGAATATGCCAATGGTGCAGTTGCCAACTGGTCCATCGATGCGGCCACCACTGGCACAGTGAGTATTGCCAACTCGTAATCTTTACATGTGCTGTAGAGAAAAGGGCCCTTGTGGGCCCTTTTCATTTGGATATACAGATTTAGGTAAATACGCTATGGCCACTGAATGGACGCTACCCACTGCAATACGACAATATGCAGAACCCACCGCTGAGGATGTGCATGTGCGCTGGAACGATCGTGATGGATTCGCTGCACTGCAAAATGTCAACGGATCCCTGATTAGAACAGAGCGGCCGCTGCTGCACATAGCCAGAAGCCCCAAGGCTGACATAACCATGAAAACTTACTATCTGGAGCTGACTGGTTATAACTTTGAAAACTTACCTGAATTCATCACCGGCATTGAAGCCAGATTGACTGCTAATCGTCGAGGAAGAATCACTGACGAGCAAATATCCCTGTGCTTGAACGGTCAATTGACGGGTAAAAATCAAGCTGACCTGTCGCTAGCACCCATAAAGATTTATGGTGGTGAAACTGCATTATGGGGCACCAGGCAATTGAGCGTGTCGGATTTACAAAATTCAAGTTTTGGCATCACTGTGAGATTCCAAAGTCACCCACAATGGCCGCACAGTGATGGTGCCTCAGTGGATTCAGTTGAATTACGAATTCATTAAAACCATAAATACTACAAAGGAATAAAAATGGCCACAGTGATCAGAGTATCCGGAACCAGAGTTGTAACCCCCAAGGGGGACACGGCGGTATCGTCGCCCACCGGGAAAATCTACATAGATTCCACAGATACATTCGTCACTGGTAACCTGACTATTGCCGGCCCCACCATTGTTCAGGATACATCAGAGTCAGTATCAAGTGCCACGGGTGCACTGGTGGTCAACGGTGGTGTGGGCATCACCAAGAACCTCAATGTGGGTGGTGACACTGCCATAACTGGCACCATTGCCGTGGTTGGCAACACCGGTACCATGATCATCAAAGCCAACGATGACAATGTGGACAATCCTTTCGGAATCCCTCTGGCTGAGGATGTATATGGTCAGGATCTTTTGGGACGGGAGGCAGCCGATCTGCAACGACAGCAGGGTGCTGTTTTTATTGCCGGCGGTGTAGGCATACAAAAAGATTTAAACGTTGGTGGATTCATCTACGGACGAGTGGCACAAGCCACCACCTCCTTGCAGTTGTTGATCACGGCCACCAACGTGGATGCTACATTTTATCCAACATTCAGTCGAAATCCCAACGGAATTGGATATTTGTTCACTGACAACACCAACGGTACTGACGTTGAGGGTGGGTTGACATACAACCCATTCACTGGAAAATTGGTCGTGGAACAAATGGCAGTGACATCCACTGCGTCGAGTACCAGCACCACCACTGGAGCGTTCACAGTCACTGGCGGCGTGGGCATAGGCGGAGATGTGCACATAGGCGGTGCCGAGTATGTGGATCAGCTGTACACCAAGATCATAGAGAGCACCAGCGGCCCCATACAGATCAAACCTGAAAGCAGACTGACTGAGATAGTGGGAGACATTCGCGTGCTGGGTCAGAAACCCATAGGCACAGCACCTGTGGTGACCAATGTGCTTTATGTGACCATGGACGGCAACGACACCAACGATGGGCGGGCACTGGATGCCAGCCGCGCCTGCCGTACCGTGGGGGGTGCAATCAACAGCCCATACTATCAGCCGGGCACACAAATTCAAGTCAGCGCCGGCACCTATCTGGAAGACAATCCGCTGCAATTGAAACCTTATACCAGCGTCATGGGTTCCGATATTAGAACCACCAGTATTGAACCCATTAACAAGACGCAGGACTTGTTCCACATGAACTCCGGCTGCTATCTGGCATTCATGCAATTCCTCAATGGACGTAGTGGATTACTGGAAGGTGTTTATGATCCCAGATTCAACCGTGGAGCATATGCCACTGCCTATCCCCCACTGGAAGGCGATGCCCGTATTGACATATTCCACTCACCCTACATTCAAAACTGTACCAATCTGTCTGGTCCTTGGTTGAAGGATGGCACCTTGTTTGTGCCCAATCAGACTGTTCAAGTGCCACTGGCTGTGGGCACCGGCACCTGGGTGTCCAACACCACCACTCTCCTGGTGGAAGTCAGCACCGGCACCATTGAACAGGGCATGTATATAAATCCGGGACAACAAAATCCAGGATTTTTTAATGCCCGCACCTTGATGTTGGCCAACAAACCATTCATGCAAGAGCAAGTGGTCAAGTTTCTCGACAACACATTTAATGGTAGTGCGCCTGCGTATACCGGTGCAGATGTTGGATCGATCGTAGACAGTATTGCCCTGGATTTATTGTACAACAGTACTAGTGAGAGTGTGTTTGCTGGCCTGAGCAACTGGAATCAAGAAAACAATACCCAATCAGTCATTGGCGATCAGTCTACCGCCACTCTTGAAGCTGTTTTCTTTGCCAATGGTCTTTGCCAGACTCTGGCTGGTGCATATGGCGCAAACGTTGGGACCTTGTTCGACAGGGTACGTGGTATCATAAACAGTGATGACAATCGTCAAATTGCTGCTACCCCAGGCAACATTGTATCGAATACCACAGCCACCACTGATGCTGGTGTGGTGGCTGCTTATACCGCCCTGGTGAACGGCAAGGCTGGTGTAATTGAAGAGACGATTGAAGAGATCAACCGACAAATCACAGTTGGATTACTTTCTGGATTCGTGTACGATGAGGCGAGATGCAGAATTGATCTAGGATATATTATTGATAGCGTGGCCTTTGATTTGCTACACGGTGCCACCACCATTAGCAGCAACAAGCAATCTACCAAAATCGGTTTTTATTATTACGGATATACTGGCGCATCCACCATACCAGGACAAATTCCACGGACCAGCGCCGCGTACAACTACATCAAGACACTTGTTCAAAGTGTGGTCACATGCAAACCACCAGCCACTCTGTATCAAACAGGCACGTCTCAGGTGGTAAACTTAACCAGTGCAACTACTTATGAAGTGAACAGTTTGCAGGATAAGATGGATCTCATCGTCAACATTACTAGACTGGGCTCGGAATTTGCCCCATCCAAGGTGCCCATTAATTTGACCAAGAATGAATCGGTTCAGGTGGAAAATGCATACAATCTGCTGGTGGCCAACCGTGCATTTATACAGGCAGAGGTCGTAGCCTACATCGCTAGTCAGTTTAACAGTTTTGAATTCTCCAGAGAAAAATCGTATAGAGATTCAGGCATCTTAGTTGAAAATATTGCGTATGATGTGGCGTTTGGCGGCAATCAAAAGTCTGTGGAAAGTGGATTGGCATACTATGACGGTGCAGTCAGTTACATTGCCGGGCAGGAAAATCAATGCTCATCGGCCATTGATTACCTGAGCGGGCTGTGTCAAAAGGTGGTGACCAATACCCCGTGCACGGATCTCTTTGTGCAGGGAGAAATTACCACGGCCACCAATCAGCAGGTGATCAACACTGCGTTGATTGGCGGTGAAGTCAGTGTCAGCAGCATCAGCAAACTATTTGACATAGTCACTGATGCCATTCTGCAGGGCGCTGATTCTGTTCCTGAGGTGTATACTGGCCCTGGCCCAGATGCTGCATATGTCAGTGCTGAGATTTTAATGCAGGCCAATCGCGCGTTTATACAAGAAGACACCATCAATTGGATCAATAATACATTTAAGGAATTTCCATATAACGAAATCAAGTGCAAGAGAGACACTGGATTGATCATTGACAGTATTGCTCTGGACGTACTCTATCCCACTGTGGAAAACAGTCAGTCAACATTTGCGGGCTTGCAATATTGGAATCAGGACGGGTACACTGGAGAAATTTTAACCCAGCTGAACCCCACTGTTTCAGCAATCGGATATCTAAAAGAGTTGAGTGTCAAAATCATTCAAAACATCACCACGGCCACTGATGTGTTGGTTGGTGTTTCTAGATATTCCACAGCCACACAAATCACCAACCTAGAACCTGCCACCGACCGTGAAATTGCCATCATCAATGCAAACTTTGACAACATCATCACCATAGTCAGCGGCAATAATCTGGGATGGAGCGACCGGATTGTGCCCAACGGCTTGCCCAGCAACTTGGCCAGCGTTTACAATGCCTACGACTTGTTGCAGGCCAACAAGGGTTATTTACAAGAAGAAATTATTGCGTTTATCAACGCTACCAATCCTGGATTTCAAGGAACCTACAACGAGAACACTTGCACACGCGACATTGGATACATGGTGGACAGCATATGTTTCGACCTTAAACATGGTGGAAACAGACAGAGTGTACAATCAGGATTGTCATATTATAATCTGAGCACCTCTACTTCAGTTATCCAGGGCGAACAACCACAAACGGTGGCCGCATTTGAACACATGTCCACCATTATTGGGGACATTATACAAAATAGGGTCATAGTTCCTTTACAAACCACTGTACTTCAAGCCAACACCTCTTCATTCGTTAGTAGCAATGCAGCCACGGCAGCTGCCTTGGCTGCAGCAATTAATATAATTAACACCATAATCGACGATGGCCCTGGTGCAGCGCAAGCGTTACGCCCCATCTCGCTCGTTGCTGCCGACGACCTAGGCATGGCAATGAACGCCTTTAAAATATTGAATGCCAACAAGGCATTCATTGCAGCAGAAGTCATACAGTATATCAATAATACTGAGAATCCCAATTCTTTTAACTACAACCAAGAAAAATGTTACAGAGACACCGGACTAATTATTGACGCAGTGAGTCAGGACATCTTGCTGGGTGGCAATCAGAAGTCCATAGAGGCTGGAGTCTCCTATTGGAACGCCGGGTACAATTATGTCACTGGTCAGGAAACCACAACCACCCTGGCTCTCAATCATGCCAGGGACATTGCACTGCAGATCATTGCCAACCAACCAGTGACACCACAAACAGGCACTGTGGCCAAGCAGGTGATCAACACCTTCTTCCAGTACGGTGGTGATTACATGCCGCAGCAGGCAATAATGCGTAATTTTAGCATCATCACCACCATCATTGAGCGTGGGCCATTATACGCACCGCCAGTGTATGCTGGTGGTGGACTATTTTCACTAACTGGCATCAACGGACTGGATACAAAAATAGCCACTCGGGTGACCAGTGTGACTTCGGCCACTACTGGAACATTCTTGATTGGACTGGACACCCCCACCATAGGATTTGGCAACAATGCCACACTGTATTTTGGAGATGTCTTGGTGTTCCCCAAGCGTGACTTTGAAGTTGAAGAATTAAGTTTGGCATACACCAACACGACCACCACTTGGAATCAACGAAAAGTAGACCCCATAGGTGGCATGGGCGGCAGCCTGGTGGATGGCAAAGTGGTCAGCAGTCGTTCGCCCATTCAGTCATTCGTGTATGACGCATATACTCAGTTGACACAAGGCGGCCGCGGAATTCATATCACCAATGACGGCTATGCCCAGTTGGTGTCCGTGTTCACCATCTTCTCCTCAGTGGGTGTGCAAACTGACAGCGGCGGTATTGCGTCCATCGTCAACAGTAATGCCAACTTTGGCGATATTTGCCTGTTGAGCAAGGGTTATGGCAAGCGTAAATTCTCGGGCACAATTTATAACCCTGCATTCCGAGCATATCCCAACAGTCCACCAAGGTTCAAACGCGACCTGGCGGGGGTCAAGATCGACGAGATTGAGAACGAAGGGGACAATCAATATTATCCCAACGGTTTCTGGCCCAACAATGCCAGGGTTCAGGTGTTCCTGCCAGACACGGCTGACCGCCCTCACATATCCTTGGTCATGGAAGTGGAGCCACCGGACGCATTTCGTGATTTCAACGGTGACCTGGGTCCCTACCGTAACGAACAAAATTTCCCAGGTTTCTTGAATGCCCTGCCTGATATTGGTATATTGAATACTGGCACCATAACCATCACTGGAATTGATACTGAAGGTATTGCAGTTGGCAATGCTGTTTATATCAGGGACCAAGACAACTCCCAGACCGGCACCAATGGAGTGATGTATGCTGCCTCGGGTACAGTGGTCACTGACATTGGCTATCGGAGCGTGACATTAAACAACGCATTGACCAATGGCGGGCAGGATCCTGATAACAAACCCGGACAAATAAACGACAGGTATTTTACTCTGTTATTTTGCGGCAACGCCTATTATACGGTGTTGAGCAGTAACATAGCTGAGAATCCCATTAGTGTGAAAGTTGATCCTGAAAACCCCAAGCCGGCTGGAATTAACATTCTTTCTGCGGATGGTTTGGAATACAGCGACCCGAGCCCGTTGGTACCACTTGCTGCTTCGTTAGTACAACCACCCGATCAAGTGGAAAATCATCTGGCTGCATTGGTATATTTAAACACCTTGACCAACCTTGTGATCAGTAATAATACTAGCTCTTCTGTGGACTATTATCAGACCACTGCAACGCAACAAATAGATCTACTGGTCAGCGGTGGTGCGGCTGCTACACCGTTTATCAATCTAAGATTTAAAATCATCAACGATATAATCGATGCACCAGATTTTACCCAGGCGAATGGAATAGTTCCAGATACCAGCAAATTGAGATTGAAGACAGGCACAATTCCTGCTGGCGCTGGGGCAGCCATAACCCTGATAGAACGAAATTTAGATTTCTTGGCAGCAGAAGTCAGTGCTTATATTGGATCCAGCAGCACTGGATTGGCTGGACCAGGGTTGAATTTTTCCGACTATGATGACGTCAAGTGTCGCAGAGACCTCAAACTCATCTTGCGGAGATTGATTTACGATTTGCAGTCTGGTGGTAATTACAACAGCGTGTTCACAGGTCTGAGCTACTGGTCTAGAGACCGCACTCACCACCTGGTGGATCTTGGTGAAGCCGTCAGAAGAACTGATCTGTTCCCAGATGGCTGCAATGTGAATTTCTATCAACGTTCGTATATCAGCGCATCTGGTTATGTGTTTGAATATGTGGGCGCCGGTACTGATTACGGAGCTCTGCCACAAGTGGGACTGGCTGACCCTGTGCAGGGAAAAGAAACAGTTCAGTTGGACACTGGCAAGGTGTTCTTTACCAGCACTGACCAGAATGGTGACTTTAGAATTGGACCGGGCTTGGTGATCAGTCAAGCCACTGGCGTACTATCTGGACGAACATTTACTAAATCGTTATTTGCTAACATGACTCCGTTCATATTAGCCATTGAAGCCGGCGGATAATAAAGGAAACATCATGGCATTAATACCATTAAACACATTTAAAACAAAAACTGCGCGTGTATTGACGGGCATAGAGACAACCACGGCGACCACTGTTTATACAGCCCCAGTAGGCACCACAGCCATCGTGCTCATGGCACAGATATCCAACGTCAGCACAGCATCACAACTGGTCAGTCTAGTCCACTTCCGAAATCGACGAGTGCTTGCTGACGCACAGGGAAATGGCTTGCAACTGCCCCAAACGCCAAACTTTTTGGTAAAAGAATTTGAAATACCTTCAAATGATGCAGCCAGTGTGCTGGCGGGCAAACTGATCGTTGAAGAACTTGACAGCATACGGTGTTTCCAACCTGAAAATGCCACCACCGGCACCTTGCAATTGGTGATGAGTATATTAGAAACAGCTAACCAATAATATATAGAGGTGTAAAATGGCATCACTACTAAGCGGAAGAACACTACGAACTGGTGGCAGCGGTCAATATATTGACCTGGCCGGCGCGCAACCTCAGTTGCCGGCCACACCTGACACCAGCACGGGCTATACTGTGGTCACCAGCGACAAACTGGTGACCACCTATCGTTCCAGCTTGGGCAACTTGGAAATGAACTCGGGCACTGTTTATAACAACCTACCCAATACTCCCATTGTGTTCATTGGCACTGGTACCAGCAACGTGCAGGTGCGAGGCACTGTCATGTCAGTGAGCACCGACACAGGTGCATTGACTGTGGAGGGCGGTGTGGGCATAGGTGGTGCTCTTTGGACTGCTGAAGACATCCATGTGAATGGCCTGTTGATCGGCCAAGGATTGAAAAATTATGAACAGGGACAAGTCAATAACATTGTGATCCAGGGTGTGGCAACCACACAGACCAACGACTTTGCCAACGGTCAGGAAAACATAGTGATTGGGCACAGTGCCCTGGATGGCCTGGGCAGCGCAATCAAGAACATTGCCATTGGCAGATATGCCATCAGTTCAGGCACTGGGGTGGAAAACACCATAGCCATTGGTGACAGTGCACTTAAAAACATCGGCACATACCAGTATCTGTTTGTATCCACTATCACCAACATTACCACAAGTAGCCCGGTGTTGGTCACCTCACCAGGCCATGCTCTTACCACTGGCACTCGAATTGTAGTCACAGAAATAGTGGGACCAGATGAGTTAAATGAACAGAAATTTTATGTGATTGTGGTGGATTCATCCACACTGGCACTGTACAACGACATTATTTTCCTAAGTCCGCTGGATGGTTCGGCATTGCCACCATACCAGAGTGGCGGTAAGGTTAATGTGACCACAGTATGGAACAGCAACGTGGCCATTGGTGTCAATGCAGGTATTAGCCTGATCGACGGTCAGGAAAACTTCCTGCTGGGTTATAACATTGCCACCAACCTGACCACTGGCAGTTATAATTTCTTCATGGGTCACAGCGTGGCCAGCAACATGACACGTGGTAACAGCAACATCAGCATAGGTGGCGACAACCTGGTGGATGGGCTGGACAACCAGATCAACATCGGTTCCATGTTGTATTATAACGGTTACGGTTACACACAGATGAACACCGACCTGGGTGTGGGATTTGGTACCACTGCAACCGATCAGACATTTAAGACCCTTATAGACGACGTACAGCGGAGCGTGCCGGGAAACACAGCCACCATTGTGACCACCCGGGAACCGCACGGAATAGTACCTGGACAGAGTGTGTCCTTCATTGGGGTGGAGGGTCTGACAGAGTTGAACGGCCCTAAGTTTTTTGTCAAGGTCCCGGCACCTGACCAACTGGTATTGTATACAGACGGTTATTTGACCAGTCTGTTTGATAGTTCTGGATATGTGGAGTACACCGGTGGTGGCGAAGTATACCTGAATGAATTGATAGCCGCAGTGAGTGTGCTGGGTGGTGTGGCCATCAGCGAAAACCTCATTGTGGAGAAAGATCTCACAGTACGCGGCAATTTTTACGGTGCTGGCCTGGCCACCACTGAGATTCAAATAAATGGCACAGTCACCAACACCACCTACTATCTGGGCTTGGCTGACAACACTGTGGGCGACAGTTCGCCCATCAGCGCCTCCCTCAATCTAAATTTCAACACCGCTGACGACAAATTGAGCACTGCCAAACTGGCAGTCATCAGCACCGCTGCGTCAACATCCACCACCACTGGTGCCGTGACGGTGGCTGGTGGCCTGGGTGTTGCGGGATCAGTGTACAGTGCTGATGGAAATCCACAGGAAAACTACCTGCTGTACACCCCCAAGTTCACGGCCACCGATACAGGTTTCCCACCAGCCGATCCCAGGGTGGGGGACTTTTGGGTTGACACGGTGTTTGGTGCATATCTACAGTACATCAAGGACGGCACCAGCACATTCTGGATACAGATAAGTAATATATAATAAGAGATCAATCGCATGGCAACATTATATCCAGCAAATCCAACCAACGGTCAAGTTTCCACCAGTACTTCAGGTGTTATCTACACCTGGAATGAGGCAACCCAAAGATGGTTGATAACCAACAGCGGCCCTCAGGTGGTCACCACAGTCACTGCCACTGGCAACATAACCGTGGGCGGAAACTCGGTGCTGACCACGGCCACCACCAGCACCCTGACACTGTCAAACACCACCAACTCCACGGGCACCACCACTGGTGCACTGGTTGTTGGAGGAGGTCTGGGTGTTGGGCTGGATCTTTACGTGGGCGGCAACATCTATTCCAATGGAGTGCTGGTGGGCTCAGGTGGGTCAGGTACCACCAACCCGGCCACCCCCACCACTCTGGGCACAGTGTACGCATACACCACCAGTACCGGTAGTATCACCGCTCTGGGATATTGTGCAGGCAATAGCATGACTGGTGCCTTGACCGTGGCAGTGGGCGTGTGCGCTCTGGCAAATCATAGTGTAAACGGCGGCTGCAACACTGCTGTGGGTGCTTGGGCGCTTCGCGATAACACCACTGGCTGTTTCAACACGGCGCACGGCTATGCTGCACTTCGTAACAACACTGTTGGTAATCGTAATACAGCCGTTGGTCAGGCACTTCGTAATAATATTTCTGGTTGTTGTAATGTGGCAATTGGACATAATTCGCTGACCAGCAACACTTCTGGTAACTGGAACACGGCGGTGGGTAATAACTCGCTCGCTAGTAATACTTTTGGTGGCTGCAACACGGCGCAAGGGTACAACGCACTCTACCGTAACACCACTGGCGGCAACAACACAGCAGTGGGCACCAGTGCATTGGCTGGTAATACAGTTGGCCTTTATAACACAGCCGTGGGTGTAGGTGCACTCCGCGGCAACACCACGGGATGCCGTAATACAGCCGTGGGAGCCTGCTCACTTCGTTTCAATACTTATGGCAATTTCAATGTGGCTCAGGGACATTTTGCGCTCCTCTGTAACACCACTGGATGCGCAAATGTGGCTGTGGGAATATCCGCGCTTCAAATGAATCGTGGCGGTAACAACAATGTGGCTCAGGGATATGAAGCACTCTACGAAAACGTTTGCGGTAGTAACAATACTGCCATGGGGAAAAGTGCACTTTACAGCAACATCTCCGGCTGCTGCAATATAGCCATCGGCGCCTCAGCACTCTTCTATGCCACTGCCACTGGTGGTAATATTGCCATAGGATCTTGTGCAGGCTGCGACCTGATTACCGGTGTCAACAACACCATCATTGGTACATTGCCCGGTACACCTGGTTTGGAATGCACTGTGCTCATAGGCGCTGGCATCTGTGAACGCATCAAGGTGGACAACAATGGCCTGTGCATCAACGGCCAACCACTCACTGGATCAGGCGGTCTAGTGCCACAAGCACAACCCGAGTTGCTGGGCACCATGTTCGGCTGCACTGGTTATTTTAAAAACTGGACTGTACCCGGCGCCGGCTTTCCCTTTCCCACCGCTAGCGACAGTGTGGCATTGGGCTGGGGTTCCGGATTCAATATAAACTCCTGCAACAACGTGAGCATTGGCGGTTTCACTAATATATTCAATACATCCGGAGACGGCAATGTGGCCATTGGCGGCGGTGCGCTCAGTTTTAACCTGACCGGCTGCTGTAACGTGGCCGTGGGCTTGAATGCCTTGCATTTTGCTCAAGGAAAACAGAATGTAGCCATTGGCAACAAAGCACTCTACGGACAGTTGTACGATCAAAGCAACGGCGAATACAATGTGGCCCTGGGCTACGGTGCACTGGGCTGCAACACCGCGGGAAGCCGGAATATATCTATAGGTGGGCTTGGTTACAACACCGAGGGTTGCTACAACATAGGCCTGGGCTTTAGGTCAGCCGAGAAAAATCGTACAGGCCACTGTAACATAGCCATTGGTCTAAGTGCCATGCAAGATGGTTGTGAAGCCTCACTCAACATAGCCATTGGTCTTGCTGCTCTAGCCGGGCAATACTCCGCCGCCGGTAACACCAGTTGTTGCACCATTGCCATTGGCACTGAAGCACTCTACAGTAACTCGCAAGGGTGCTCCAACATAGCCCTGGGCAGTCGCGCATTATTCAATAACACCCTGGGCAGTTGCAATCTGGCCATTGGATCACTGGCACTCAAATGCAACACCACTGGTTGTTATAATGTAGCCGTGGGCCATCAAGCACTCTATGGTAATACCTTTGGCCAATGCAACACGGCCCTGGGAGCCATGGCGCTGTGTAAAAATACCACCGGCTGTAATAACACCGCTCAGGGTACACTGGCACTGTTCTGCAACACCACCGGCTGTAATAACACAGCTCAGGGCTACGGTGCACTCTACCGTAACACCACCGGTTGCCAGAACACTGCTGTGGGCGATCGCGCACTCACCTGCAACACAGCAGGATACGGCAATACAGCCATTGGACGGGCGGCACTTACCAACAACACCATGGGCACCGGCAACACTGCTCTAGGTATGAATGCACTCTACGGCAACACCACCGGCTACAACAACATAGCCGTGGGCAATGCCGCGCTGGCCAACAACACCAGCGGTATTAACAATACTGCCCAGGGTTATCAAGCACTCTACGGCAACACCACCGGCGTGGGCAACACGGCCCAGGGTTACACAGCACTCTACAGCAACACCAATGGCTACGACAACGTGGCTGTGGGCAGCAGGGCACTCTACGCTAACACTGTGGGAGTGGAAAATACAGCCGTGGGTGCCGGTACACTGCGCGAAAACACCATTGGCAGTCAGAACACTGCGCTGGGCTACGGTGCACTCTACAACAACACCACGGGTCAATCTAACGTGGCTGTGGGCTGGAATGCCCTCTTGGACAACACCACGGGCCAAGCCAACGTGGCCCTGGGTGCAAATGCACTGAGGTGCAACTCCACTGGCAACTTGAACGTGGCCATCGGTTACGATGCGCTACACAAAAATAGGGATGGTAATTTCAACGTTGCACAGGGTTATCGAGCCATGTGCAGCAACACTGTTGGTGACAATAATACAGCCCTGGGCACCTGGGCACTCAAAAGCAACACCACTGGCTGCAACAGCACAGCCGTGGGATGCCGCGCACTCTTTAATGCCAATGCCACCGGCGGCAACCTAGCCGTGGGCGCCCTGGCAGGCTGTTCCATAACCACTGGTGTGAACAACACTGTGATTGGCAGTCTGCCAGCCGCTGCTGATTGCGTGGGCACGGTGTTGATTGGTGCAGGGACCACCGAGCGTATCAAGGTTGATGACACCGGATTATACATCAACGGTAGCCCATTTACTGGAGGGGGTGCTGGTAGCACATCCACAGCAGCCACACCAGTGGTACTGGGCGCGGTGTATGCATATACCACATCAAACCTAGGCAACATCAGTGTGGGCTTTTGCTCGGGTAACATGACGCAGACCGGCCAGGACAACCTGGTGCTGGGCAGATGCGCATTGGTCAGCAACACCGACGGCGGTGGCAACGTGGCACTGGGAGCCTATGGTCTAACAGCCAACACAACAGGATCACACAACATAGCCATTGGATGCAACTCGTTAAAATCCAACGTCCAAGGTTCGTTTAACACAGCACTGGGTCATCAGGCTTTAACTGCCAATACCCAGGGCAACCGCAATGTGGCCATCGGTGCATGCACATTATGCAGCAATACCACAGGTGTCAATAACATTGCCCAGGGGCACCAGTCTCTGGCACTGAACACTCTCGGCAACAACAATGTGGCCCAGGGATACCGAGCACTCTACGGCAATGTCACCGGCTGCGACAATATAGCCATTGGTGAGCGAGCACTGTTCAGAAATACACATGGCAATGAAAACACGGCCATAGGCAAACGTGCATTGTGTAGCAACACCGCTGGCTGTAAAAATATAGCCATTGGAAGTCTGGCCATGACCTTAAACACTGCGGGATTCGGTAATATTGCCCTGGGTTCCGATTCACTGCGCAGTAACACCACCGGCGACAACAACGTGGCCATTGGCAACTCTGCACTATACTCAAACACCCTTGGCAGTCTGAACAGTGCTCTGGGTTACCAAGCACTGCTCAACAACACCGCCGGCGAGCGAAACGTGGCAATTGGTTACGGCGCACTCAGCAGCAACACCACCGGCGGCACCAACACAGCAGTAGGCGCCCAAGCACTCGGCCGCAACACCGCTGGCGATCTCAACACGGCACATGGCTATGCTGCACTACAGAACAACACCACCGGTAGCGGCAACACGGCACAGGGCTATACTGCACTCTACGGCAACACCACCGGTTGTGTGAATGTGGCCATTGGCACATGTTCTTTATTCTATGGCGCATGCAATCGTTGTGCAGTGGCAGTGGGAGTGGGTGCTCTGAAATGTTCAAATGCTCTGAGCAATATAGGCATTGGATTTAATGCAGCTTGCAACCTGACCACTGGCTTTAAAAACACTGTGATTGGATCATTGCCAGCCACGCCTGGTCTCACCTGCACCTTGCTGATTGGTGCTGGCACTTGTGAGCGACTGCGTGTGGACGATGCCGGATTGTACATCAACGGTGGGCTGCTGTCCGGTCTCACACCACAAGCCCAGACCATGTTATTGGGCACCGTATATGCTTGTACCCCCATAGGACCTCCACATGCTTCGGGCCAGCCCGCACCCAATGTGTCCCTGGGTTACTGCGCCGGCCATCAAGGTACCAGCAATTGTCAGAACATAGCTGTGGGAACATATGCACTCTTGAACACTGTGTCTGGAGGTAACAACATTGCCCTGGGCGCTGGTTCATTATTCTGCAATCAGTCGGGCAGCTACAACGTGGCCGTGGGTATTCAAACATCGCATTTTCATGGAGGAGACTATAATGTCACCATGGGGTGGTGTGCACTCTATGGTCGTCTAGGTGCCAACAACACTGGTAGAAGCAACGTGGCGGTGGGGTCAAGAGCATTGGGCCACAACACCTACGGCAGCGATAATGTGGCCATTGGCGCTGATGCCATGATAAATTCCTACGGCGGTTGTTATAATATTGGCATGGGACCCACAGCCCTGTCAAACAACTCTGGCAGCTACAATATAGCCATCGGTCTCAGTGCGCTGGCCAACAACACCACTGGCTGCTGTAATACAGCCATAGGCATTCTCGCCATGGCGGCCGGCGCCAATGCCGGATGCGGCAACATTGCACTGGGTTTCAAAACACTATATGGTAACACTCAGGGCATCCACAATGTGGCCCTGGGCACTTGTGCACTGTTCAACAACACCACTGGCGATGGCAATGTGGCTGTGGGACTGGAAACACTGAGCTGTAACACCACAGGTTATCAAAATACAGCCATTGGATATCTGGCGCTGCGCAACAACCTCATGGGCTTCAGGAACACAGCCATTGGCACTCTGGCACTCCAATCCAACACCACTGGCTGCTACAACACAGCCGTGGGCGCCCTGGCACTCAATGCCAACCGTGGAGGTGATTCAAACACAGCATTCGGTGCCAGCGCACTACTGAGCAATACCGACGGCACCAACAACACGTCACAGGGCTTCAACAGTCTGTACCACAACACCACTGGCAGCTACAACACAGCACAAGGAGTGGGTGCACTATGCTGCAACATTACTGGCAACACTAATACTGCGGTGGGACACCGAGCGCTCAATCTCAACACCGGCGGTAGTAATAATACTGCCCAGGGTAACAGTGCACTTAATAACAATACCACTGGCTGCAACAACACGGCCCAAGGTCACAGTGCACTTTATAACAACACCCGCGGTTGTTTCAACACCGCCGTGGGTACATGTGCTCTCTATAGCAACACCATAGGATGCGCCAATGTGGCCATAGGCAGTTGCGCACTGAGTAAAAACACCACTGGTTGCTGTAATACCGCTGTGGGCATGGGTGCACTTGAGTCCAACATCTCCGGTAGTTTCAACACGGCAGTGGGCACCTGCGCGCTGCGTAACAACCTCGGCGGCAGCTCGAACACAGCCATGGGTTATGGCTCATTACATCTGAATTGTGGTAATTATAACACAGCAGTTGGCGTATCTTCACTGCAAAATAATACCACCGGTTACAGCAACACTGCTGTGGGCGCTGATTCACTCTACGAAAACACCACCGGTTACGGCAACACTGCCCAGGGTCACAGTACACTAATAGTCAACACCACTGGCAAGCGCAACACCGCGCAAGGCTATGCAGCACTATATAACAACACCATTGGCTGCAACAACACGGCACAGGGCTATGCTGCACTCTACGGTAACACCACAGGTTATAACAACGTGGCCATCGGCTACCAGGCCGGGCAAGGCATAACCACTGGCACAAACAACACTGTGATTGGTTCACTATCAGGTGACCCCGGACTGTCAAACACCGTGTTGATCGGAGCAGGTATCACCGAACGAATAAAAGTTGATGGCTCAGGCTTGTATGTCAACGGTAGTTTGTTCACCGGCTCCGGATCCAGCACGGTCACCAACGACACCGCCACCAACGCCAGTTATTACCCCACCATGTCGTCAGCCACCACTGGCACGCTGACCACTGCGTACATCAGCACCTCCAAGTTGTCCTTCAACCCCAGCACTGGTCAACTGACCGTGGTGGACTTGAATTCCACATCAGACGGCAATCTCAAGGACAACATTGAGACCATTCAGCATCCCATGATGGTAATCAACAGCCTGCGCGGGGTGGGCTTCAACTGGCGTGACACGGCTCGCAAGAGTTATGGTGTGATTGCTCAAGAAATTGAGCAGACCTTGCCAGAATTGGTGCATACCAACCCTGAAAACTTCAAAACGGTCAACTATTTGCCCTTAATAGCCTTCCTGATAGAAGCAGCCAAACAGCAACAGGCACAGATAGATGCGCTGGTCGAGAAACTTTCCTAAATGAGCAGCATGACGGAACTTTAATTAAGTATAAATGGAGCAAAGATGGCAATAAAACTCTCTGGTAACACCGTTATCCCCGATATCACGGGTGCTAGCGTACTCAATGGCAACGTGGCCGTGGGGCAATGTGCCTTGTCCAGCGTGACGGTCAGCGCCCAGAACAATGTGGCCATAGGTGTCTGTGCATTGCAACGTAATATCAATGGTTATAGTAACGTTGCCATTGGAAATCGCGCACTTGCATATAACACCTGTGGCTATAGTAATGTGGCCCTTGGCTACGAGTCACTCTACGGCAATACCACCGGCCGCCAAAATACTGCCATTGGCTACCTGTCACTGGAACAAAACACCATTGGCGCCTTCAACACAGCCGTGGGTTCACTGTCACTGAATAGCAACCAACAGGGAACAGAAAACACAGCCGTGGGCTACGGTGCGTTAATCGGTAATTCATCGGGAAGTGCAAATACTGCGGTGGGATCGTATGCACTACGCGCTAACACCAGCGGCGCAGTCAACACGGCCATTGGCGCTATCGCTCTCTACTGTAACGACACCGGAAGTTGTAACATGGCCATGGGGTACGGAGCCTTGTACTCCAATCATGGCGGAAACAACAACGTGGCCCTTGGTGTGAATTCTCTCTTTTATGGACAGACTCCCCAGTGTTCAATCGCCATTGGTTACCTGTCACTCAAATGTTCAGATGCAAGCAATAACATTGGCATTGGTACATGCGCAGGATGCCTTCTAACCACAGGTGCCAACAACACCATCATTGGTCAGTTGCCGGCCACTGCAGGACTGTCAGACACCGTGTTGATAGGTGCTGGTACCACTGAACGAATAAAAGTTGATGCCACTGGCTTGTATGTCAACAACACCCTGCTCACTGGCGGTGTGGGATACACTGGTTCAATTGGATCAGGATATAATGGAAGCGTGGGCTATACTGGCAGTGCAGGCGGAGGCGCCAGTACACCAGCCACACCCACGTCATTGGGATCAGTGTTTGGTTATACCACTGGTAATGGCAACACCCACATAGGATGTCTTGCTGGCAATACTGACATTACCGGATGCAACAACACTAGTATGGGATGTCTTGCAGGCAGAGGTAATTCTACTGGATGTAATAATACTGCATTTGGCACATTTGCATTACGAAACAATTTGGGTTGCGATAACATAGCCATGGGAGCCTATTCCTTGTGCAAGAGCGTGTTTGGCAATTGCAATATAGCCATTGGAACATATTCATTATACAGTGCCTGTTCGGGTTCTAATAATTTGGCAGTGGGTTACTGTTCGTTATACAACAACGCTTTTGGCAATAATAACATGGCCCTGGGTAAACAGGCCATGTATAATAACATATCAAGCAGTGAGAATTTTGCTCAGGGATACAAATCACAATACTGTAATGATTATGGAAACAACAGCAATTTTTCTGCAGGCATATGTTCATTATATAATTTAAGAAGAACAGGCGATGCAGAATATGGCTATAATTACGGCACTGGCAACATAGGCATTGGGTGCAAGTCACTGGCCGGATTGATAAATGGCAGCAACAATGTGGCACTGGGAGCAGGTGCATTAGCGGCCAGTACTTACGGCGGTGGAGGTATAGCCATTGGATCCAATGCATTATGCAGTCAGGTGGGTGGTTATGGTAACGTGGCCATAGGTGATAGTGCTCTATCAAGTGCGGTGGCTGCGGCTTTAAATGTAGGCATCGGCCAGTCTACCATGGGAAACCTGATTAATGGATGTTGTAATGTGGCCATTGGTCCATATGCCATGCTCCAGGCAACAGGAAGTGACAACGTGGCCATTGGCTGGAGTGCACTCGCGTACGTTTATGGTGATGCCAATGTGGGCATTGGACGGTTCGCCATGCGATGCGTTCGAGGATGTAACAACGTGGGCATTGGCCGCGCCGTTGGCGGCACGGCGTCGCCGATCCTTACCTGCAATAACTTCATGGTGGGCGAACGTGCCATGTATGGCAACACCACTGGCAACAACAACGTGGCCATTGGTATTTGCGCACTGTCCAACAACCGCACTGGATGTAACAACATAGCCATTGGTTGCTGTGCGTTGTATAATTCAAACGGATCGGGCGGTAATATTGCACTGGGTGCAGGTGCAGGCGTCACATTGACTGTGGGGTGCAGCAACATCATCATAGGCCATCTGGCAGCAGCGCCAACCACCACATCATGCAATAGTATAGTGCTGGGAACCACCGCATACACCAGCCAATATGCACCCAGTGCCACCTGGACATCCCTGTCAGATTGTCGAGATAAAACTGGCATCAGTGGCATACCAGTGGGTCTGGATTTCATCAAGGAAGTCAAACCAGTACAATTCACCTGGGCCACTCGCGATGGCAACAGAACGGGTATACCAGATTCAGGATTCCTGGCTCAAGACCTGTTGGAATTGATCAAGAAATATGGAGTTCAAGACCACATACGACTGGCGCATGATGCTAATCCAGAACAGTTATATGCTGATCCTGGCAAACTCATGCCCATCATGGTCAAGGCCATTCAGGATCTAGACATCAAAATACACAATCTTGAACAACAACTTGAAACATTGATGACCACCAAATAAATCATGCATCGCCATTGACACAGGATAATTAAGTATATACATTAAGTATATACTCAAGAGGATCCAACGTGTCAAAGACCATAATTTACATAGACGGCGGGGCTGGCCGAGTGATTGCAGCCATTCCCGCCCTGCTGAAATTTCACCGACTGAACCCTGGTGCCGACTGGAACATCATCATTCCAGCCTGGGATTACCTGTTGTGGAGCATACCCGAACTACAGGACCGGACCTACGGAGCCGACACCAAGGGGCTCTGGGACAACGTGGTGTCACAGGCAGATCGTATTCTAACACCCGAGCCCTACCGACTGCCTGCCTATTTCCGACAGGAAATCAGCCTGGTGGAAGGTTTTGATCGCGAGATCAACATGACCACTGATCACAGTGATCTAACCATACCCAAGTTGATATTCAACAAGGCTGAAGAAAAATGGGCCGCCAACACCATTGCCGACGTCAAGCAGGCACAGCAGAAGAACAAGACCATAGTCATACAGCCGTTCGGTCGCGGTGCCACTCTGGATCGGTCAGACGTGGTGGATCCGGCCAGTCGCAGTCTGTCAGCAGATGCTTACATCAGTCTGGTGAAAAAACTGGCAGCCAAATACAACATGGTGTTCTTTGGCGAACAACAATTCCAGATTGTCACAGACACATACACAGCCAAGTTACAACCCAACACTGACCTGCGCATGTGGGCAGCCCTGATTGATTGTGCTGATTATTTTGTGGGTGTGGATTCCGTGGGACAGCACATGGCCCGGGCCACTGACACGCCAGGCACTGTGATTTTTGGATCCACCTTTCCTGTGAACACCAGTTATCCTGACTTTTTCCAGATCATAGAAAAAGCCGGTGAGAAGAAATACAGCCCCATACGCATCACTGGTCTGGACAGCACACTGGCAGACCGCCATAATGATCGCATGATGGATTTTGACGAGGCTGAGATTGTGGACATCTACAACCGGATTGTCGCAGACATAGAAAAACAGGTGAAATAATGACGTATTCAATACTTGCTATAAATCCCGGCCACAATGGCAGCGCATGCCTGGTGGTGGACGGTGAAGTGGTTTATTATTCAGAAGAAGAACGACTGAGTCGCATGAAATATGACGGCAATCCCTTCCGTGCCATGCTGGAATGCCTGCAGAGTCACCGTATTGACGAACTGGTGATTGGTGGCACCAATCCAGAACTGGCCATCTTGCCCTGGACCGGTGAGGACAGTTACTCGGCCCTGGTGCGTAAATTCAATCCTGGTGTCAAGGTCACCAATCTAGGACACCAACATCACCTGGGCCATGCCGCTGGTGCGTTCTACAACAGCGGATTTACTGAAGCCCTGGCCATTGTGGTGGACGGTGCCGGCAGCATGGTGTCCACCACCACAGGTCCAGACGGTACTGGTACACCGGTGGGCGGATACGAGACAGAAAGTGTCTACAAGTGCAGTTACCCAGCTGCATTTGAGCCCTTGTACAAGAGATATTCTGACGGACGCACTCCCTACTTCAACAATGGCCTGCAGGAATTTGACAATTCCGTCACCATCACCAAGGCATACGAAGCAGTCAGTCAGTATCTGGGTTTTGGATTTATCGAAGCCGGCAAAACCATGGGGCTGGCGCCTTATGGCAAACGCAACGCAGCCATCCCTGCATTTTTCGTAGAAGGCCGCGGCAATAAAAACCTGCTGTTGCCCATGTATCCTGCTGGTGCATTTATTGATGAGGATAGATTCCCTGATCTACGACGCAAACAAGACCCCAAGGAATGGCACTGGGACTTCAGTAAAGTCACCGACATGGACCGCGACCTGGCCTTCCATGTGCAACAGGAAACACAGGAACTCCTGGGCATCCTGATCGAACGAGCAGTGGCTGCCACTGGCATTAAAAATGTTGTCTTGGCTGGTGGGTATGCACTCAACTGTGTGGCCAACTATTACCTCCTGGACAGATGTAAAGACATCAATCTCTATGTGGATCCCATCAGCCACGACGGCGGAACTGCACTGGGGCTGGCACGACTGGCCTGGCATTTGCACAGTGAGGACTCAGTGGTCAGACCACTCAAGCATGTGTACCTGGGCGCACAACCCAACTATCAGATGTTGGATCAGTTGCTGGCACAAGTGCCGCAACTTAAAATGCAACATGCCCTGGCTGACGACGTTGCAGAATTATTGGCCACCCAAAACATCGTGGCCATGTTTAGTGGTCGTGCAGAAGGCGGCCCCCGGGCACTGGGCAACCGATCCATGTTGTTTGATCCGCGTGTTCAAGATGGCAAGGACCGTGTGAACCGTGTTAAAGGTCGGGAATGGTTTAGACCATTTGCTGCCAGCATACTGGAAGAACAGGCTGCCACCTGGTTTGACATGCGAGGTCTAAAATCCAGCCCATTCATGATGTACGCCATTGATGTGGCCACTGACAAACTGGGTGAGATTCCGGCAGTGACTCATGTGGATGGCACCTGTCGAGTGCAGACGGTCAACGCACAGGACAACTCTCATTACCATGCTGTGATCCAGGCATTTTATACCCGGACATCGGTTCCCATGGTGTTCAACACTAGTTTCAACCTGGCAGGGGAACCCTTGGTGGAAACCCTGGTTGACGCCATCAACACTCTGCTCAAGTCGGATATAAAGTATCTGTACCTGCCTGATCTGGGTAAATTGTTGGTGAAAGAATGATGCAAAAATATCACTTCATATCCGGACTTCCACGCAGTGGGTCCACCTTGCTCAGTGCCATATTGAAACAAAACCCCAGGTTTCATGCAAGTATTTCTGACCCATTGCAGGATTATTCCAGGAACATACTGCAAGTGACGCACACCGCAGTGGGCATGGAGTCGGCAGTTCCTGTGGAAAAACGGGCAGCATTGATACGCGGATTATTTTCCACATTTTACCAAGGTGGACCTGAGGTTTGCTTTAACACCAATCGAGCCTGGTGTGCACAAACGCCCATGGTGCGCGACTTGTTTCCCGCCAGCAAGATCATAGTGTGCATTAGGGATGTGCCCTGGATTCTGGACAGTTTCGAGCAGTTGAACGCCAGGAATCCCTACACCATCAAGGCATTGTTTCAGCATCAGGACCTGCCCACGGTGTTCAATCGAGTGAACATGCTGATGAGCCAGGATGGTGGCGGTGGTTACGTCAGCGGCCCCATTGCTTGTACCAAGCAAGCCATGTATGGCAACGAAAAAGACATGTTGTGTGTGGTGGATTATGATGTGTTGACCAAACGTCCCAGGGAAACCATGCAACAAATTTATAAGTTTATCAATGAACCCTGGTTTGAACACGACTTTGAAAATGTGGAAGACAGTTACGACGAATTTGATCAGCAGGCCAATATTTCTGGTTTACATACTGTTCGTCGTCGTGTAGAATATAAGGCCAGGAAGCCCATTATTCCTGCAGACCTATGGCAAACATATGTGACCAGCAGTTTTTGGAAATATGATTTTGACCATATCAAGCGACAAATGTTATGGATGGCATGATGGAAATAAAAAAGAAAAGACGAGTCATGGTGGGAACACCCTGCTATGATGGCAGCATTGATGTATGGTATGTGAACAGTCTGGTCAACACCGTCAAACTAGCCGCAGAGATGAATGTGGAAATCATCCCCATCTGGGTCAGTTATGATGCCCTGGTACAAAGAGCCAGAAACGACACTATTGCTCTGGTCAGGGAACTGGATTGCGACGACATCATATTCATCGACAATGACATTGAGTGGGAACCTGAATGGTTCTACCGACTGTTAAATTATCCCGTGGACATTGTGGGCGGCACTTACCCCAAGAAGGGTGAGACTGAACTATATGTGGCCAAGATGGATGATCCATACGCTGCCAAGGACCCTGTGACCAATTTATTGGAGGTTGATGGGCTAGGCACTGGTTTTCTCAGGTTCAGTCGTCGTGCAGTGGATGCCATATGGGATGCCAGTCCAGTGTATGTGGAATTGGACCAAAACAAAGACCGACGCTGGGTGTTCGAGGTGGTTGTGGAAAATGGCGGCTTGATCAGCGAAGACATCCACCTGTGCAGAAAACTCAAACAACTGGGATTTAAAACCTGGTTGGACACCAGCATCACCTGCAACCATATTGGATTTAAAAAGTACACTGGAAACTTTGATGCCTGGCTGGCCAAGACCAGACCCACCGCCACACCTGCTACAACACAAACACCACCAGCCGCCCGCACCAGTTACGGCAACAACTACCTCAATAGATATATCAACAACAAAGGCATATGATGACACCAAATAACACAGCACTAAAATCCAAACTTGTAATCCTGGCCACTGTGGCCCGGGAAAGTAAACTTGATGTATTCTATGTACACAGTCTGTCAGACACCATCAAGTCTGCCATGAGCGTGGGCATCACAGTGATACCGGTTTTCATCGGCAACGATCGGTCTGTTCCCATGGCAAAAAACGATTTGCTCAAGATAGCATTTGAGCAGGAAGTGGACAGCCTGGTGTTTGTTGATCATGATCTGGCCTGGGATGCCAATGAAATGGTTCGAATCATGATGTCTGACCTGCCGGTGGTGGTGCTGCCAGTGATCAGCAAGAAGACCAACAGTGTGATATATGACATTGATTTTGACAAATCCAATCTGCAGTTTGATCAGCAGGGATTCCTTAAAGTTTCCTATGCCAGCACAGCCTGCATGAAGCTGGACCGGCCTGTGATTCAAGCCTTGATGAACAGCAACGTCTCCATCACAGATGAAAACAACAATGATGTCAAGGTGGTATTTGAGCATCAGACACAATACGGCAGATTCTTTAATGAGAGTCAGGTGCTGTGCAACAAACTCAAGGACCTGGGCATAGACATCTGGGCATGGCCCACCACCACCTGTTCACAAAACACCAACAATTTGTTCACTGCTGATTTCCCAGGATGGCTGGATGGTATAAAACAACGTGTCTCCACGCCGCAAGATATTAAATCACTATACGAGTAAATCATGGGCAGATTTAGTGTTGACAAAAACATGTTGCCCAATGCCGCGGTGAGCGAGAACTCCGGTATTGCAACATCTACTGCCCTGGTCATGCCGGCGACTTTTGATAAATTCACCATTGCTCTGGACAGGGACGGTGTGGTGTGCGAATGTCATGATGCAATAACTGGTCCTGACAAATTTATTCCCATAGCAGATGCATTTCGTGCTGTTGCCATCATACGCAGCAAGGGACACCGGGTGCTTTTCTTATATGATCAGCCCAGTGTAAGTCACCGAAAGGTCACTGTGGAGCAAGTGGAAGATTGCAACCGGCACATGTTGAATTTGCTGGGGCAGGCAGGATGCACCAGCATAGATGGCATCTGGTACAACACCAGTTCACGCAAGGATGATGTTTATGCCAAGCCCAATCTGGGACTGTTTAAACATGCGGAAAATAACAGTCCTGGCGTCAAAATAGCCGGCGGCGCCTATGTTGGCGACACCATAGAAGACCTAACCATGGCCGAGCGAGCAGGCGCCACGCCTGTGCTGGTGTTGACTGGCAAGGGGCAAAAGGCCCGTGAGCGTCTGGAAAATCCCATTTATCGTATGCTCAAACCCAAGGTCAAGATATACGATACCCTGATGAAATTTGCGGAGAGTCTATGAATCCCATGGGCGGCAGTGAGATACTGTATTTCAACATGTTAAAACATGTGGGCACCGACTGGCAGGACCGAGTGAACCTGATCTTGAGTTCGTGCGATCATGCAAAAATTGACCCCAACAAGATCAATGTGGTATGGCAACACTTGAACACCAACGAAGAACAAGTGGCACTGATGTCCAATCCAGTGTTTATAGAACGTGTGGATTATTTTGTATTTGTCAGTCACTGGCAGTACAATAAATTTTGTCAAGTGTTCAATGTACCGGCATACAAGAGTATTGTCATAAAAAATGCCATTGAGCCCATACAGTTCATGCCCAGATGTGAAGGCAAGACCAAGTTGATCTACACCAGCACCCCCTGGCGTGGTCTGGACATATTGTTAGATGCAGTTGAGTTACTGGATCGAACAGACATTGAACTCGATGTGTACAGCAGTGCCAAAATATACGGGGATCATTTTGTAAAAATAACCCAGGGCAGGTTTGACGAAATATTTAAACGTACAAAAAACACACCTGGTGTAAATTTCCACGAATATCAACCCAACGATGTGGTCAGGGCAGCATTGCAACAAGCGCATGTATTTGCATATCCCAGTATTTTTGAAGAAACCAGTTGCCTGGCAGCCATAGAAGCTGCCGCCGCCGGCTGCCTGCAGGTGACCACCAGCCATGGTGCATTGCCTGAAACATGCAGCGATTGGGCACGCATGGTTCCGGTGGGTCTAAACCATCGCCAGGTATTGGCATCTAGATTTGCGCGGGAACTAGATTTGGCCATTGCAGAGTATTGGAAGGTCAGCACTCAATACCACATACATCGCCAGTCCACACATTACAATCACTATTGGTCCTGGGAACAGCGTAAATTGGAATGGCAACAATTTTTTAACACCATACGGGCATATGGATAAACGTGTGTTCATGATATCGGGTCTGCCCAGAAGCGGTAGCACGGTGTTGGCCAGCATGCTGAGTCAGCATCCCGATGTTTACACTACCACCACCAGCCCAGTGTTGGATCTTATTAATGTCATCAAAAACAGGTGGCCAGGTATCACTGGCCATCTGGTGGATCAAGATCCCAGACAGTTGAACAACATTGTCCACGGAGTATTTGAATCCAGTTACCGGCATGTTGCCCAGACCAACATCATAGATAAACACAGAGAGTGGCCGCGGCATATAAAGTTTCTAACCGAGCTACACGGCCAGCCGCCCAAGATCATCTGCACAGTCAGAGACATTCCAGAAATTCTCAGCAGTTTTATTCTGTTAATAGAAAGAAACAACCACACGATCACATATATTGATCAAGAGTTAATTGACACAAACAAGCCGGTGAACAATCAAAATAGATGCAGACTATTATGGGAAAAGTATATCAACATCCCATGGACCAGTTTAAAATTGGGTTGGGAGTATGCTCCCACCAGCATGTTGTTTTTAGACTATGGTGACATTGTGGAAAACTCTGTGACAACCGTGGGTAGAATATTTGATTTTTTAGAAATACCAAATTCTATCAATCTCAATCATGCGCACCTGACTCCCAAACCAGAAAATGATCGAGCATATGGATTGATGGGCTTGCATGACATTAGGCCGGAATTAAAACGAGCCAGTCCACCTGCTGAACAAGTGATTGGAACAGAATTGACCGAATACTATCGATCGTTGAGTTTGGATTTTTGGAATAAAAAATGATGGGCAATGTATACGTCATGATCACCACCCGGGGTTCTAATTTTTACACAAAACTTGCCCTGGATTCTTTTTTTAGCAGCACACGGCTGGGCACAGGGGATGAGGTGTACCTGATTGACAATGATAACGAGGGCACATACGACACTCAAGCCAGCGTGATATCCAATACAACACCCCAGAGTTTTGCCAAGAATGTCAACAACATGATTGGCATTGCGCGTGGCAGAACTCTGATTGTGCTCAACAACGACATCGTATTCACCCCCGGCTGGTCCCATGAACTGACGCAACATCCAGATGCCATTGTGATGCCCAGTTGCAACCAAACTCATTTGTACGCCAGCGGTCAACTGACCTTGCAGCAGACCATGAACCTGGATGAGTATAACAATCAATATGCTGATCTGTGCAAGATTGCTCAGGCACACCGGGACCGGCTGCGGTCGGGATTTTTCGAACGCCTGTTGATGGGTTTTTATGCATTTGTATTGCCTGCCACGGTGTACAACCAAGTGGGATTGTTTGATGAGAGGTTTGGTGTGGGCGGGGGCGAAGATGTGGACTATCGCATACGCGCCATCTCCCATAATTTTCCGGTAAAATACTACAGTCACAGTTATATATTGCACTTTGCCGGCAAGAGCACCTGGGCAGGTCCTGAACATCAACAACAAATTAATCAACGCAATCAAAAGTACTTCGATGTATTTGCGGAAAAATGGGGAGACGATCTAGCCAATCTTTGTCTGGTGGGTGGTGTTGGTTCTCCAGTGATTGCAAAATATCAACTACAAGATTTGTTGAACTCATTCTCTTTTGCCAAGGCCATCAAAGTTGTCTTGAGCAATCGTCGGCTTTGACCACCACACATGGAACTGTCATCATGATTAAAACGCCAACACGAATACTAATACTGGGTCTACCAGGCTCAGGCAAGACCACACTGGCCGCGCTGCTCGTAGCCGGGCTTGTTCCTAATGTATTATGGTTAAATGCTGATGTTGTTCGTGAACAATACAACGATTGGGATTTCAGCCACCAAGGACGCATACGTCAGAGTCTGCGCATGCGGGAATTGGCTGATGCGTCAAAAAAAGATTTTGTGGTTTGCGATTTCGTAGCGCCCTTGATTGAGATGAGGACAAACCTTGACGCTCACTGGACCATCTGGATGGACACCATCAAGGAAGGTAGATTTGAGGATACCAATCGTGTTTTTGTGCCGCCAACAAACTACGACTTTCGTGTCAAAGAGAAAGATGCTGAGAGTTGGGCAAAAATAATTGGTGCCTATATTGCAAATAACCCAAAAATGTCGCATTTAATGAGCATTTAATTGTAGATAAATAAATACATTATCATTGTAACCCCTTAGGAGATAAAACATGACAACAATTTCACTTACGCAACCCTACACCATTGCAGCAGCCACCGATGCCTTGACCACTAGTTCATTCCGAGTGACCTACATTGAGGAAAACTACGGATGGGAAGAAGACAACACAGACGGACCTGGCCGCCGCGCCCCTGGCCGCCCCAACAGCGTGATGGCTGTGGTGGTGTTGAGCGATGTTCCCTATGTCGAGCGCAGAATGACAGTCTGGGAAGGTGCAGAATACCTGGCAGTTCGCGGCACTTGGACTGACGAGATACTTTATGATCGCATCAAGGCTCTACTGACACCATAAGTTTAACCCGTCAGGACGTCAAACCAGCTCGAGTAGCATTTCCAATTTAACTTGATTGGATTTACTGCTCAAGCTGGTTTTCACACCTTGGTGCAAGGGCTTGGGCCAGCGCAAAAAATCACACCAAGCATACCCAGCATGCTCTGCATTTAGAGTGGGAATAAACTCTTTTTCCACAATTAGTACATAGGTGTTGTACTGAAATTGTTGATCGTTGCTGGTGAATAATTCCAAGGGAATCACCTTCTTAATAGTGGGTGTGCGACCCACTTCTTCCGCTATCTCTCTAGTAAGGATATCATATGCAGTGGTGTCTGCAGGCTCTTTTTTGCCCCCCACTATGCCCCAGGTGCCAGCTGTTTTTCCCTGTGTTCTCAACAGGAACAAAAAACGTCGAGTGTCTCTGGCTAAGAATAATCCGCCGCTGCAAACAATTTGATTCAAAGTATCAGTCGCCAAAGTTCTTTGGAGTATATACCCTCAAAGCTCTTGGACCATGATCCCTGATCCCATTTGTATTGTACGTTTGTATATGAATTGGTTATATAAACAATGCTGGTGGTTGCCAGTGAATTGAACACAACAGTCCATGCGGTGCCATTCCATTCTATGATGTCGTTGGCATTAGCCACAAAATCACTGGCATTGGCATTCTTCCAGGCAACTGGGCCATCATATCCGGGTTGGTTGTAAAACTCATTGATGTTCTCCAGTACCAAGTATCGTGTGCCGGTCACCACCCCAGTGGGGTTGAATGTTTCTGGATTGATGATGGCATCGATGGTGCTCCTGCCGGCGATTTCTGTGTCGCTTGGTCGGGTGTCGTTGTCAAAATTCAACATCATCTTGGATTCATCCATGGGATCCAGGCTGATGTAGGCCACAATCTCAGTGCCGCCCTCCTTGGCCAGACGCAACTGACTCAGTCCTGCTCTGAACCTGCCGGGATAAAGATCCAGCACCCTTAGCCAGGATGTATTATTTTCCACATCACCAATATTGACAATTCCGTCGGGCACTGCTGGGCCCACTAATTTGGCCACATTATCCAGAACCAAGAGGTCAAAGTTGCCTGGGGTCACCACCACTGTTTCAGGGGTATCCCCAAAGATTGCATCTCCGTAGCCACCTTCCAAGGACGCCACTGTGCCACTGGGCACTGCGAAAATGTTGGAAATAATTTTTGTAATGATGCCCAGTTGTTTGACCTTGGCCGGCGGTGTGATCCAGATGGGAGATGTAAAGATCATGTTCATGATGTCTATATCCTGTTCTGCACCCTGTGGTATCTGCCTGCTGCTGAACGAACCTTGATCACTCAGCTCAAGTACACTCAGGCTGGTCCAGTCAATGTAATTGTCAGTGGTCTGTAGTTCAAAACTGGGTGTGAATAACACCGCCAATTGCTCAAATATTTGCAACTTCTGATCAGTGTTGGTGGTCCAGACATCTGCCGCAAAGGTAATCAAGTATGGAGTTGGCATGATGCGCTCCACTGTGTAATTTGCACCCTGTAAATTCAAATATTCATTACCAGCGGCGTCGAATGCCCGTTCCCTGATGTTCACTTTGCTGACGAAAGTGGGATCTTGCAATCGTGAACGATCAAACTTTAGTTCTTTGATATAGCATGCAATGAATGGCGCACTGGGAATGGTGTTCTCACTGTTCTTTTTCAGTATGCTGGCCACTTGCCGGTTCATGTCTCCGTATCTGACTGGTATGCGTACCAATTGGCCCTTGGCATCTTTATAGGAGAAGCTGCTCATGATTCTCATGAATTGAGTCAGGTAACGTTTTACCTGCGCGTCATAGAAAAAGTCACTCATGTCAATTGTCCGCCTTGGGTTTCAATGCCTTGCTCAGCGCCTGACGCTCTTGTACAACCTCGCCCGCGATGGTGGAGGTGTTTGTGTTGTTAATGAATCCAAGTTTCTGAGTTTGTCGGATGTCCTTGCCTGCATTGGCACCGCCAGCAACATCGCCTGCACCAAAGTTGTTCACTGTCATGCGAACATTGTCTTCAAACTTGATCCAGTTGTTGCCATTAAATCTAAACAGCCGATTGGGCAAATAATCGGTTCTGAGATAAAATGATCCATTTACTGGATTATTGGGAAAAGTGATTCCGAAACCATATGGAGCACCGTTGGGCGGTACTCCGTCTCCGGTCATGTACCCCACATACAGGTCTCTGTTGGGACTTCTCAACACCACACTGGCGTCGTAGATGGCTTGGTCTATGCTGGCATCCTCGTCCACGGAGGATGCATCAGCATTATCAACCAATCCTGATTCTCTTGTGGGTATGACAAAATAACTCTGGGTATCATATCCACTTTTCGGAACATCTGCCTCAGCCTGGGCAATGATTTGATCATTGACCTCAATGCTTTTCTGGTAAGTGCTGAGCAAATCGCGCAGCGGTGTGCCGTCACCGGCATCGCCGTCCAGAATTTCTTTAAATTCCTGACTGTCCACCAGGGGCACACACTTGGCACGCAACAGGTGCGGATACCAGGTCTGGCTGAATCCATTGGCAGGTCGTGTGACGTCTTGCACCACATAAAATCTCTTGAGCGCAACCATGTGGTCGTCCAGGGCATACTCATCTTTCAAGTGAGGCATTTCCACCACGTCACCTGGCATGATTTTGCGCGTCAGGGTGTCCACGGTATTCCTCAGATGGAAGTGCAACATCACAGTGTCATTCTGTAAAAACAGACCAAACTGACTCAGGTTGAAATCCAAATCCTGCATCTGGTATATGCCACGCATGACATACACATCTGGATCATAATGCCGATCTCGGTTTTCCATGAAGATTATATCTTGGATGCCCAGTTCCGGTATGGCATTGGAATTGACAGGTGTGCTGGGTGTGCTTTCGCCAGCCAGTGGATCCACTGGGCCCAGGTATTTGTGTACAAAAATGTCCACACCTCCCACTTGAAATTCTTCATTGATCACGCGGTCAATGAATCGGAAATCCGCACCTTTTTCTGATCTGTACAGGCTGAGTCTTGGCATAGTTATATTTATTGAATCGAGTGATAACAGATGGAAAGACCACATCTGAGACTAAATATTGACATGGATGAAACACTAAACTCTCGCCGACAAGTAGTTGAGTACGTGCAAGCCATGCTGGGTTCCGGCATGGTGGATGTAGAACTTGACCCAATTCATTATGAAACTGCATTAAATCGTGCCCTGGCCAAGTACCGCCAGCGCAGTAGCAATGCCGTGGAAGAAAGTTTTGGATTCCTGACCATACAGGTGGACCAGAATGACTACATCATGCCCAAGGAAGTCATGGAAATCCGGCAGTTGTTCCGTCGTAGTATTGGCTCCAGATCAGGTGGCGGCGATGGTGGCAGCCTGTTCGAGCCGTTTAACCTGGCATATTCCAACACCTATCTGTTGACTTCCACCAACATGGGCGGTCTGGCCACATATTATGCATTTGCCAGTTATCAGAAGCAAGTGGGTAAAATGTTTGGATCAGAAATTAATTTTACCTTCAACAAGACCAGCCGCATGCTGACCATCATGCAGCGTCCCAGGTCCGACGAAGAACTGCTGGTCTGGATGTACAACTATCGCCCAGACTTCAATCTGTTGCAGGACAACTATGCGGGTCAGTGGTTGAAAGATTACGCATTGGCCAACTGCAAGGTGATCTTGGGCGAGGCTCGTGAAAAATTTGCCACCATCGCCAGCCCACAGGGCGGTACCCAACTCAACGGTGCTGCACTCAAGGGAGAGGGCAAGGCTGAAATGGAAGCCCTGGAACAAGATTTGATCAATTACAAAGAAGGTTCGACTCCACTCACCTGGGTCACTGGATAAAATATTTTAAAAACTCATTGACTATGTAATACGAATGCAATATAGTATACCCATACGGGGGATATGATGATTGTAGGTCTAGTTGGTTTTATCGGCAGTGGAAAAGACACAGCAGCAGATTACCTCTGCAATGTACACGGCTTTCGTCGTGATAGTTTTGCCAACACTCTCAAAGACGCGGTTAGCGTGATATTTGGTTGGGATCGAACTCTATTAGAGGGGCGAACATCAGAGTCACGTGCCTGGCGAGAGCAGGTGGACCCTTGGTGGTCTGCGCGATTGAACCTGCCCAACTTAACTCCACGCTGGATTTTACAACATTGGGGCACTGAAGTTTGCCGTCAAGGATTTCACGACGACATCTGGATCGCCAGCCTGGAAAACAAGATGCGCAAGACCAACGACAGTATTGTCATCAGTGATGTTCGTTTCCCCAACGAAATCAAGGCAATTCATAATGCAGGGGGTGTGGTGATTCGCACCAAGAGGGGTCCTGATCCTGCATGGTTTGACCTGGCGGTTGCAGCCAATTCCGGTGATCTTGATTGCAGTCGGCAATTGTCACAATTGGGCATTCATGCCAGCGAGACCTCCTGGGTGGGCGGTGCCATCGATCATGCGGTGTCCAACGATGGCACCATTGACGAGTTATTTTTACAACTCAAATCCCTGATCATGTCTGCGCCCTGATGCATCCCATAGAAATTTTTTATCATTTATACATACCCAGTGACTGGAAGTGCTGTTTATGGTCGCATTTTTTAGACGGATTTATTGCACAACTTGCTGAATCCAGATTATTAGAAATATCCAATGTCAACCTGTCCATCACCATGCCCAAGCACTGGACAGAGATTGCAGGATTTTCACTGACCAAAAACGACGACGCATCCGTGATATTGACTTTTGAAGACAAGATCCGTGAATATGTGAACCTGAGGTATCCCTTTGTTAATATTGTGGACATCTGCGACGTCACAGAGCCCAATACGTATGAAGGTAAAACTTTAAAATTGCTACAACAACGCGCTTGCCAAGTGGATGCATATTTTCTTTACCTGCACAGCAAGGGTATTACCAACTATTCTCCAGTGGCCACCACCACCAATTGGAAAGAAGTACTGGACCATTTTGTCATCAAAGAATGGACACATCATGTGAGAAAGTTGCAGGACCATGATGTATCAGGTGTTCGCGATGCCATCTCTAGTGATCTTGTGATGAGTGGCAACTACTGGTGGTCAAAATCAAGTCACATTCGGACACTGTCAGATCCACTGGATACCGAAGCATATTACGAGCCTGTGGGGCCCACTTACAGGTATGCGTTTGAACGATGGATAACATCCAATCAAGCCATCCTGAATTATATCGTGGACACTAAAACTAATCACTACGTGAATTATTGTTTCGTAGAAAAACTGCGGTTAAATCTTATCAGGGACTAGATCGCCCTGCCGCCATTTTGCACCGTCACGATGCAAGATACGCTGACAATTGGCACATACTGTTTTTAGGTTGGTGTACCTACAATTGTTCAAGTGTCCGTCAATATGGAATACATTAAACTGTTCGGAATATTTGGACAGATAGCCACACCTCTCGCATATTGACTTTTTCTTATATCCCGACAACTCCCAGGGCGACCGCCCTTTCTTTCGTCCGCTGTTGCAATGATCACACTTTGATCTGTAGTGCACCACCCCATGCTTGTGGTAGTTGATGGCTTGTGGACGTTCGTTGCACAGTTTACATAATTTTCTCATACATGCGCCCTTTTTGTATACCTTTTTGGGTATTTAATCCAGAGATTTTTGAACATAGTTGCTAAATAAAACAAAGTAATCCAATTAAGGAGATTTAAAACATGGCCACATTAGGTTCACCCGGCGTACAAGTAACAGTCGTTGACGAGAGTTTTTACACCCCCGCAGCCCCCGGCACAGTGCCACTCATCTTTGTTGCAACTGCGCAAGACAAGAGCAATGCATCAGCCAGTGGCACTGCCCAAGGCACCACTGCTGCTAATTTGGGTAAAGTTTGGGCCATCACCAGTCAGCGTGATCTTTCCGATACATTTGGTACTCCGCTGTTTTACACCAATAACGGCAACCCAATTCACGGCGGTGAATTGAATGAATACGGATTGCAGACTGCCTACAGTTTGCTGGGTGTTAGTTCCAGAGCATATGTAGTTCGTGCCGATGTTGACCTAGCCGAATTGTCGCCCACCACCAGCGTGCCGGCTGGGGATCCAGTCAGCGGCACTTATTGGGTGGACACTAAAAACAGCCTGTTTGGTATCAACGAATGGGACGCAGTCACACAAAAATTTACCACCAAGACGCCCTTGATCATCGATGACAGTAACAAGGATGTGGTTGCTGACCTAGTTTCCGATGTGTATAGTCCCAAGTCAGGTTTTGGCAACCGCGGCGATTACGCCATGGTGGTCACATCCAACAACACCAATGCACTTTACTACAGGACTGCCACCAACTGGGTGGAAGTTTCATCGAATACTGGAAATTTATGGGACGAATCGGCCACCAAGAAGTTGACTGTTGCGCCGCATTATGATTATCCTGACTTCACCACCAGCACGGGCAACTCAGCTGTAACTGGCAGCGTGTGGATCAAGACAACCACGCCGGGCCTTGGTGCCAACTGGATGGTGAAATATTACAATGGCAGCACACAAGCATGGACCAGTATCAATGCACCAGTCTACGACAGCGCTCGTCAAGCACTGGAAAAGATCGACTATGCAGGCGGCGGCAAAAATATTGCAGTGGGCACACTGTTTGTTGAATCTGATCCTGAGCACTATGGTCTGGATGTTGGTCCAGCCGCAGGATTTAAACTCTGGAGAAGAAGTAATTCAGGCGCCACTGTGATAGTCAGCGATGCTTCCACAGCCACAAATGGAGTTTCATCAGAGTTTACCATCAGGGAAACACTGGCCAGTGACACCGACTGGAGCAATGATATTGTTATTACTGTTCCCGGATCAAGTATTGCCAGTGTAGCCTCGCAAATTACAGTGGGCATTAGCAACTCTGCACTGCAAAATATCACCGCTAACTATGATCTTGTGACCAACAGATTGACCCTGACGCACAAGCTGGGCGGCGATTTCCAACTGCTGGACGGCGTGGGAACGCCCTTGGACATTGCGGGATTTGCTGCATACGATCCTGTGAACAAATCAGGAACAGTTAATTTGTATCAGGCACCTCAGGGTGATGGGTATGATTTCTCAGCCAGCAACTGGAAGCCATTGGTTTACCAGGCGACGGGTACTACTCCCACGACCAAACCAGTTGACGGCAAGTTGTGGTATGACAGCAATATGGAATCTGTGGACATCATGTACAATGAAGGCACCCGTTGGATTGGGTATCGGAATGCATTTGCCACTTCTGATCCCAACGGCCCCATCATTAGCGCCACCAAGCCCACTGTACAAAGCGATGGAACCGATCTAGTGACTGGTGACATCTGGATTGACACATCAGATCCTGACATGTATGGACGTCATATCTATGTCTGGGACAGAGATTTGCTCGAATGGGTGCTGCAGGATGTTGCAGATCAGACCAGCCCCACCGGCTGGGTGTTTGCAGATGCACGTTGGAGCGATGCTGGTGCGACCGGTCCAGAGACGGTGACGGCCATTACTGACCTGCTGTCCAGCAACTATGTGGATCCAGATTGCGTGGACCCACGTCTGTACCCCAGGGGCACACGACTGTGGAATCTGCGTCGCAGCGGATTTAATGTCAAACAGTTCATGGCTGGCCACATCAACGTTAACGCCAACAACGGATCAAACCTTCGATTTGCAAACGATCCCATGGCCGGCTATTCCCCAGATCGTTGGGTCACAGTGAGTGCCAACAATGAAGACGGCAGCGGTAAGTTTGGACGTCTTGCCCAACGCGGATATGTGGTGTCCAAACTCAAGGCCACCATTGATACAAACGAAGCAGTTCGAGACACCGACGCGCTGATGTTTAACTTGATTGCCTGTCCTGGTTATCCAGAAGTCATACAGAACATGGTGGCATTCAACACAGACCGTGGACAGACTGCATTTGTTGTGGGCGACACCCCATTTAGATTGGAACCCACTGCCACTGAACTAAGCAACTGGGGTAACAATGCAGCCCTGGCTTTTGACAACGGCGACGATGGTGCTGTGAGCTATGACAGTTACATGGGCATGTTCTACCCCAGCGGATTCACCACAGATAACGCAGGCAACAACATTGTTGTTCCGCCAAGTCACATGATATTGCGCACCATCCTTAACAGCGACAATGTCAGTTATCCATGGTTTGCACCGGCTGGTACTCGCCGCGGCGGTGTTGACAATGCCACATCTGTGGGATACATCACCAGCGAAGGTGAGTTCAAGACTGCATCCTTGTATGAAGGCCTGCGCAATGTCATGCACGATGTCAAGATCAACCCCATCGCAACATTGCCAGGTGTGGGACTTGTTAACTTTGGTCAGTATACACGCGCCAAGAATGCATCGTCCCTGGATCGTATCAATGTGGCCAGACTGGTCTGCTACCTACGTCAGCAACTGGGCATACTGGCCAAGCCTTACTTGTTTGAACCCAACGATGCACAAACGCGCAATGAAATTAAAGCAGCCGTGGAAAGTCTACTGGTGGAATTGGTGGGACAACGCGCATTGTACGACTTCATTGTGGTCTGCGACACTTCCAACAATACGCCTGCTAGAATTGACCGATCAGAACTCTGGGTGGACGTTGCCATTGAACCAGTCAAAGCAGTGGAATTTATTTACATTCCATTGAGATTGCTCAACACTGGTGAAATAGCATCTGGAAATTTAGGTTAATCAGAACAATATAAAGAATAAGGAGCATTTATGCCAATCTCAAGTCTAAGCAAATTTTCAGTACCATTAGCCACCAATCAGAGTTCAACCTCTCAGGGTCTGCTCATGCCCAAACTCAAGTATCGCTTTCGCGTGACCATGGATGGATTCGGTGTGGCAGGTACTCCTACTACGGAATTAACCAAACAGGTGATGAATGTCACACGCCCTGAGATTTCTTTTGACGAAATCAAACTGGGTGTTTATAACAGCACTGTCAAGATAGCTGGAAAACACTCTTTTGCCAATGCCAAATTAACTCTGCGTGACGACGTTACCAACGCAGTTACCAAGAAAGTGGGCGAGCAACTGCAAAAGCAATTCGACTTCTTTGAACAAAGTGGTGCAGCATCAGGTATTGACTACAAGTTCATGATGAGAGTGGAAATACTGGACGGTGGTAATGGTGCCTACACACCCAACACCTTGGAAACATTTGAGTTCCACGGGTGCTGGTTACAAGGTGCCACCTATCAAGGTGGCGACTACAATTCGTCAACAGACATCATGGACATTGCATTGACTGTTTGCTATGACAATGCCATCCAAGTCGACGGTTCAGGCAACCCAACCGGACTGGGTGCATCAGTTGGTCGTACTGTACGTACACTGGCAGTGGGCGGTTAAAGCTCACGCCCCACACCAAGGCCTGGGCAACCAGGCCTTTTTCTTTGACTAAATATTATCATGAGTAATGCCTTCACAAATTTTTTAAGCGGTGTTTCCAGTGGGTTTTTTGGAACCACCGGCGACCTCAAAGACTATCAACATGCTGATCGCCTGTATGTCAGGAACACCTATGCCCGGTCGCCCAAGCACGGATTCCTATATTTTGTCAGTTTTAATGTCAACACCGAGGCAGTGGGAAATGCACAGTGGTTGCAGAAGGGCGGTGTTCAGGACATTGGGTTGCTGGTTAAAAAAATTGATTTGCCCAAGTTTAACATTACCACAGAGACGCTGAATCAATATAACAGAAAAACCGTGGTGCAATCCAAACTAACATATCAACCAGTCAGCATGGATTTCCATGACGACAACAGCGACATAACCAACAATTTATGGATCAACTACTACAGATATTATTTTTCCGACAGTAATTACGGCCAGCTGACCACGGCCCCGGCAAACAATGGTGGCGACAAGCCCGCGGGCTTTTTAGAAGGCGTAGCCAGCAATGTACTGAACACATTGCGCGGTGGTCGCGGTAGATCGCCAGGTGCAACTTCAGGTGCCACAGGTGTGCCCACTGCATTTGGAGACACCAAGTATGGCACCACCGATTATGCCTACGGTCTGAGTAATTCGCAATCCATTCCATTTTTTAAAAGCATAGACATATACGTGTTGCACCAGCAGAAGTTCACTCAAATAACATTGATAAATCCCCTGGTCACAGACTGGGCTCATGATAATTTGGATCAAAACGATGGCGCTAAAATATTACAAAATAAAATGACTGTGGCATACGAAGATGTATTGTATAAATCTGGGGCAATCACCAGCGGTGATGAGTCATCAAAGTTTACAGCAGTGTACTACGACACCAGCCCCAGCCCACTGAGTGTGGGTGGAAACGGAACCAACACTCTGTTTGGGGCCGGCGGAGTCTTGGCGGGCGCGGCTTCAGTATTTGGCAACCTGAGCAGTGATGATCCCAATTACCTGGCAGCAGTTGTACAGGGCGTCAATGTAGTTAAAAATGCAAAAAATTTAAATCTTAAAACAGAAGGATACAGTATTGTATCCGGGGTGCTGGGCAACATACAGGCCACCGGCAATCAACCAGGTGGTACTCGTGGAGCGGCTGAACAAGGATTGAGTCAGTCTGGCATAGGACAACTTGGCAGAGTTGGCATCAATATTTTTGCTGACAAAAACAGCAGCACCAACGGCACAACACCTGCCACAGAATCCAAGATTACTGGAGGATAAATCCATGGCAACCAATCAATTCAACAACATACCCAACAGCAGCGTGCCCAACAGCAGCCGCGTCACACTCCGTGCCTTTGATGCTTACTTTGACACCCCATTTGAGCTGAGTGCAGTTAACTTCGATGCCATCAAGGGCTTTTTTACCAGCAGGGGTTTTGATGAATCATCTTCAGAATCCATCACGGTGATCATCATGAAGCAGGCAAAAATTGACGGTTACAATCCCATGACCATCCTGGACACACTCAAAGGACTAGACAGTGTGGAAATCAGTGCGCTGGTTTCAGAGATTGTCAACTTCAATAGGTTTAAGACAAGTTTTCTAGGATACGCGCTGGAATTTACACCATATCAGGAAGTGGTCAGAAACGTCATAGCATGAGTCTCAAGTTTAATCAGGGTATATACAAGGTTAAAAATCCAGACAAATACATGGGCACACGACAGCCCACATTCCGCAGCGGTTGGGAATTGTCTTTCATGACGTTTTGTGACAATAACCCCAGCATACAGCAGTGGGCCAGTGAGTGCGTGCGTATTCCCTACAGGGATCCGCTGACTGGCAAGCAGACTGTGTATGTGCCTGATTTTTTAATCACCTACATCGATCGAAACCAGGTCAAGCATGTGGAACTCATAGAAATCAAACCACTCAACCAGACTCTGAAAGAAAAAGTGGGCAAGAATCCCTACAACCAGGCGCAGTTTGTTAAAAATCAAGCCAAGTGGGCGGCGGCCAACAACTGGTGCAAGCAGCAGGGAATTAAATTTAGAATTATCAGTGAGGGCGATATTTTTCACGGCGGCGCTAAGACACGATAAGTACACACATGACTCGAAAATTAGAAGAACTTTTGGATTTACCGCCCAATAATGAGCCCTTGATTAAAAACAATGCCAAGGCCACAGAGGTGGTACCTGCAATCAATCTACAAGATCAACTGGAAGAATTTGACAAAATTTCTGCAGCATTGCCCAGGGTAACTGGTCTGGGCGATCTCAGCGATCAAGAATTTGACGATCTGGCATCCAAGGCCGAGCAAGCATACGACGATCTCATGGACCTGGGCATGAATGTGGAGGCCCGGTATGGTGCCAGAATGTTTGAAGTGGCAGCCAACATGATGAACGCTGCCATACAGGCCAAGAGTGCCAAGATAGACAAGAAGTTAAAAATGGTTGACCTACAGCTGAAGAAGCTGGCCATAGACAAAAAACATGGCACAGAAACCGGAGAAACTGTGGAAGGTCAGGGTTATATTCTCACTGACCGTAATAGTATTCTGGAAAAATTAAAGAATTTGAATAAATAAAAGCACTATGAAAACATTCCTCGACTATCTCTCAGAATCTACCTCTGGTAAAACATATGACTTTCGAGTCAAGGTAGCAGGCGACTTTACCTCTGAACAAGAAGAAAAATTGAAATCCATGCTGGAACGATTTGAAGTCAATGTGTTCAAGAAGGTGAGCAAGACTCCCATTCAGGCACTGCCCTTGGACTTCCCGCAGGTCAAGAATTGCGAAGTCAGCATCTACGAAGTCAGCTTGCAGTATCCCACCACTCAGCAGGAACTTACAGAATATTTGGCCGCTGGCCTAGAAGTGAGCAAACAAAATTTAGTAGTTCGTCGTCCTGGCGAGCCCAGTGAAGAATATCAAACTCTGGTGGAGCCACGCACCGGTGCACTGCTTGATGATCCTGATTATAAAGAAGCAGGCAGTCCCAAGTTTGAAGATTACTATGGTGACAAATACAACGGTGAGTTTGTCAAAGAACTCAACGCTCTGCTAAAGTTGCAACGCAAGGCTCGTGGGGAAGAAATCCCCACAGACGGCCCAGCCAAGTATAATACTGATACCCCTGCAGACGCAGGAACTGTGTTGGCATCAGCCCAAACAAGGAAATAATTATGAACATGATTGACGTTATCAAGCGCCTGGCCGAGTTGGATGCCAAAAATACCAACATGGCAGAAGATGTTTCGTCCAATATTGGCATGCGGGATGAGGATGCTGCAAAAAAAATAGCACAAAAATTGATGGGAATGCCAAACATAAATCGTGGTAATATCGATGATCATGTATCGAAATATTTAAAAATGGTGGGCAAGAACCCCACTGATTTAAAATACCTGTCGACCCTGGTGATGTCTGAACTGGAAGACGCAAACATGCTTGAAGACCAAGGTGTTGCAGAAGGGTCGTCAGCATGCGGCATGTCTCCCATGCCCGACATGGCACACCCTCATACTCCCGCTAGTGTTAACATCACTGCCGGCAGTGGTGAAGAGTTGAGCAACATGCTCAAGGACATTATGTCCCTGGCTGGTGTACACAAGGTTGAGCCACATGATCTGGGTGTAGAACCAGCACCTGTGACATTAACTGCCGAGCCCATGACAGTCATGGGTCCTGCCGCCAGTGCTGGTGACGAGATGCGAGCTGTGATTGACCGGATCAACGGTGATGACGCTGGTGATGAAGACGACGAAGAAGCCAAGGAAGGGCAGTATGATAATACGCCCACTGGCGTTGATGACATACCAGACATGGATGCAGATGCCATGATTGATCCTGGACGTATGAACCAAGATCCAGCTGGCCACCCTGGTGTTGGCGATCGTATGGATGGTGACCGTCCCAAGGCTTTTGCCACCATGGAAGAGTCACTCATGGACGAGTACAAGCGTTTTGTCGCTGAAGGCGACATGGGCGACCTTTCACATCGGTCTTTTAAGAAACAAGAATTGCAACACGAACTTGGTCACGAAGTTGAACCCGCCAAGTTTGCAGTGGCAATTGACGGTCGTACTTGGAAAACATTCGACGACCGCCGTCAAGCAGAAAATATTGCCAGAAGCCTGCAAGCCAAGGGCAAGAAAGCTACAGTACATTCTGCTTAATACATTAGACACCTGAACCAGATGGCCTCTTCGGAGGCTATTCTTTTCAGTAAATACTCACATGGGATCAAAAAACTTAGACGGCAACTTGGTTAAAAAGGCCAATGTCACACAGAAATTTTCTGAGCAGGACATTGCGGATCTAATGAAATGCCAGCATGCTGACACTGGCCCTGAATATTTTTTAGCCAATTACTTTTTTATACAACACCCCACCAAGGGCAAAATACAATACGCCCCCTTTCCCTACCAACAACGGCTGCTGGACAGTTATCACAAACACAGATTCAGTGTGAACATGCTGGGGCGTCAGCTGGGGAAAACCACCACTGCGGTGGGCTACCTGTTATGGTATGCCATGTTTGTGCCCGACAGCACCATACTGATTGCTGCGCACAAATATACAGGTGCGCAGGAAATCATGCAACGTCTGCGTTATGCATACGAGACATGCCCTGATTGGATACGTGCGGGTGTCACCAGTTACAACAAGCAGAGTATTGAATTTGAAAATGGCAGCCGCATTGTGGCACAGACTACCACTGAAACCACTGGACGAGGCATGAGCTTGAGCTTGATCTATCTGGATGAGTTTGCCTATGTGGAACCTGGCATTGCCACTGAGTTTTGGACCAGTATCAGCCCTACCCTGGCCACTGGCGGTAAAGCCATCATCACATCCACCCCCAACAGCGACGAGGATCAGTTTGCACAGATCTGGAACGAGGCCAACAAGAGATTCGACGAATACGGCAATCGGACCGAACTGGGCAGGAATGGTTTCTACCCCTGTATTGCCATCTGGAGTGAACATCCAGATCGTGACGAAATCTGGGCTGAGGCCGAACGCAGTCGTGTGGGGGCTGAAAGATTTCAAAGAGAACACGAGTGCATATTCCTGGTGTTCGATGAAACCTTGGTTAACAGCATCACCCTGTCCAATTTGGAAGGCAAAGAACCCTTGATGAAAATGGGGCAGGCCCGATGGTACAAACGAGTGAACCCTGCCATGACCTACATCGTATCTCTGGATCCCAGTCTGGGCACTGGTGGAGATTATGCAGCCATTGAAGTCATAGAAGTGCCCAGTCTGGAACAGGTGTGTGAATGGAACCACAATACCACGCCGGTGCAGGGGCAGGCACGTGTGCTTAGAGATCTGCTGAAATTTATCGAGGATGAATGTGCCAAGCAGGGCCTGGTGCCCAGCATATACTACAGTGTGGAAAACAACAGCATAGGTGAAGCGGCCCTGGTGGCCATTAGTGAGCTGGGAGAAGAAACATTCCCTGGCATGTTTTTAAGCGAGCCGGTTAAAAAGGGTCATGTGCGCAGGTTCCGCAAGGGATTTAATACCACACATGTGGCCAAGATCAATGCCTGTGCCAAGTTAAAACAACTGATTGAGAATAAAAAACTTAAATTGCACAGCAAGAGCCTGATCAGTGAACTCAAAACATATGTGTCTGCAGCCTTGAGTTTCAAGGCCAAACCCGGACAACACGATGACCTGGTGTCCAGCCTGCTGTTGGCTGTACGCATGATCATGATCCTGCAGGATTGGGACCCAAGTATCTATGAAAAGATGCGAGACCAGGAGGGCATGGAAGAACACGACCTGCCCATGCCCATCTATATCAGCAGTTATTAATAAATAATACTATGGAAGCCATTCAAATAATCAGCCAAGACCTGTTTGATAAAGTTCGCAGCCGTTTCAGTAATTTAGAAATGGGCGACAAAACAGGCGCAGTCACCATTGATCCCGCGCAAGCGAGATTTTTCGACTTTGACTTTGTCATAGAAGGCAACAACCTGGGCCGCGTGAGCATCAGCCTGGGGGATCTGGGCAGTCTAAAAGTTTACTACAGCCAGGGTATCACTGAAAATCGTGATGATCCCGTGCGGCGCATGTGGTATGGTTTTTTAAGAGAGATGCGATATTTTGCCAAGCGCAGACTATTGCGTTTTGACACCAGGGACATTGCCAAGACCAACCTGGACAAAAATGATTTCAAACATTTGGCCGCAACACAAGGCCCCAAAGAACAGGATACAAACACCATGAACGAAAATAAAAAAACTAGACACCATGTGGCGGAAGGCTCTCTAAATGAATTTGCCCCGGATGGATTTAACGGTGGCGATGATGGCAATGATTTACAACTTTACATTGATGTTGCTAAAAAGTTGAATATGAAAAAATATAAGCCATCAACAGCACACGCCTTAATAGCAAAGAAAATGGCCGAGTTAGTTGATGTTGTTAATGACGATAAAGTAGATTATGCCCGTCATATGGCTCGTAAGGCACAGGGCTTGCCGAGTATGTTGGATCAGCAAGGCATGTCGGAAGGCTCGGCAGCAGACGGTTCCGTCAATTACACATTGGATCATCCAGTTGACAAGGAGTATGTCTATCACATTTATAGGGACGGTGAAAAAGCAGGAACATACCACAGTGTGGACCAGGCCCAGCGCATCGTTGCGAATATGAAGAAGACCAATCGACTAACCAAATACAAAATCACCCGCAGTCCAAGAAGCAAGATGGCGGGGCCTACGGGACAACTTCCAGAGCAAGGCATGTCGGAAAACGTATCAATAGAAGATATGAAGATTTCTGCAGACACCATGACGCTTGATGATTTTGTCGAGGTGTATGGTGAAGAAAATGAACACATTTGGCATGATGAGAATCCTGAACAAGGCGTGTCAGAAGGCATGGACAGTTTGACTTTCTGGAAACAGCAAGCACAAAAGGCTGGTGGTTCCGATAAAATTGATTGGTATACCATAGGTGTTGAACACGGCCGGCAGGGTATCAACCTAAATCCGCCCTATGGAGCAGGCGCTCGCGCTGTGTCCTTGTACGGCAAAGGATTGGATGCTGGGCAGCAAGACATGGCAGAAGGCTTACAAGAAGGTCGTTGGAATAATAAAAGCAGCCGGAAAACCAGCCGCGCCGTGCAAGGTAAAACAGAAGTCATCGTGCGGCACGCCCATGCAGTGGACGAAGAATATGCAGGCAGCCGTAGCCAACGCAAAAATATCAAGGCCATCTTCATACAGAATAAAGAGGGCGAGCGATTCAAGTATCCATTCATCCACACTGCCGGTGCATTTGCCATGGCACAACACGTGGATCATGGTGGCACACCGCATGATCCAGCAGGCAAGGCCATCATAGGCATGAGCGAGCAGATCGCTCAACTGGCTGAATTCCAGCGCAAAGTACAGCATGCAAGTTTACATGACGATGCCACTGGCATCACAGAGCGTGCCATTGGCCGCCTGCATGAACTTAAATCACAGATGGCCGCCCTGGGTCGGCGCAGTCACTACGAATCCTGGATGGCGGGATTTAATGAAGAAGACATGATGGACGACGGGCTGACCATGGATGAGGTCACCATGGAACAATACAAGCAGACATTTACACAGAGTTCCTTCCAGGAAGAACTGGCTGGCTATTTCCCATTGCTGCACCGCATCATGAGCGAAGTCAACCAGGTGGACCTGGCAGACTATGTTCAGGAAGAAAGGTCAGAGACCAAAGATGAGACTGGCCGGGTAGTCAGTTGGAAAGATGAGGGCGAATGGAAAGCATCATCCAAGAAAGACGGTCGTGGCCGTGTGACTAACCTCAGTGACAAAGCACGTCGTGAAACAGAGAAGATGTCCAAAGAAAAGTCACCAGCCGAAAGCATCGATGCTTTTGAAGACTGGGCAGATGCTACCGAACAGGGCAAGTTGACAGACGATCAAATAGCCCTGATGAAGCAAGCACTGGAAGAATTGCCACAAGATCAGTCGGGTCCAGAATTAAAACTGGGACCAGATGGACAGACTGCCTGGCAATTTTTTAACGAACTGGGCATTGAGGATTCGGATCTAGAAGACAAGTTCAAAGACATGGCCAATGTTGATGCAGAAACCAACGCTCTAGAAGTGTTTAAATTATGGGCAACAGACAATTACCCAGAACTCACTGTGGCCCTGGGCATGAGTGGCACACAGGCTCCTGCACAAGAGCCCGCCCCTGCTGAACCAGCGCCCGCCGAACCAGTGGCTCCTGCGACACCGGCTGCTGAAAATATGGACGGCAGCGGAATTCCCAAAATGATGAGCAAAGAAGGCATGATCAAAGAAGTGGCCAAGATTGTCAAAAGTTTTTACAACAGGGACAATCCAGACGTTGGACCATTCCGTGGCGAAGAAGGCATTGTCATCGACGTCAAGAAGAAGATTTCAGAAATGTTTGGCGAGCAAGCAGGTGAGCAAGCTGAGCAGATGGCTGGCATGTTCATGGAAAAACTCACACAAGAATACCAAGAGCGTCATGGCAAGCCAGTGGGCGGTGATGGATTGACCATTGATGGATTGAAAGAAATCTTAAATCGAATCAAGGGTAAAGTGGAAGGCATTGGTGATCAAGGCCATGGCGGTGAAGACTTCAACACGAACATCATGTCCTCTGAAGAACATAATCCAGATCACAGTCATCAGTATGACACCACCATGCGACACGCAGACAATCCCACAGTGCAACAGCGCATGGCCGCACATGACATCAAACCAGGTGTTGCCGGCTACCGCGATCGTATAGATATGCTGCATGATTTGGAGCGTACTGGTAAATTAAAAAGCGAAAGCCCCAACAAAAGCGACATTCCTGCTGCGCAGCGTAAAGCGCAGGGTGGCGACTGGAAAGTAACTGGTAAAGATTTGGAAAAAGAAAGAACAAAGAGTCCCACCAGCCCAGAAGGGTTGGCGGCACTAAAGGCAAAATTGGGTATGAGCGAAGGGTTGACCGATATTTTAAAGTTGGCCGGATTGAAGAAATAAATCGATATATAGCAAGATAATTCTTGCAGGGATAAATAAAACTGTGCTATACTCAATGTATGCACAGTTTTTTCCTTTAGTCAGTTGGCTCTAGGAAAATGGCATAAAATAGGCACATTATCAAGGAGAACATTATGGCCACGTTAGCAGAAATTCGCGCGAAACTTCAATCGTCATCTCAACAAAACACCGGCGGCGCAGCAGGTGGAGACAACGCAATCTTCCCACACTGGAATGCAGCAGAAGGAACCACTACCACAGTGCGTTTCCTGCCAGATGCAGATCCCAATAACACTTTTTTCTGGATCGAACGAGCAATGATCAAGTTGCCTTTTGCCGGAATCAAGGGTGAGACCAATTCCAAGCCAGTGACTGTGCAAGTTCCGTGTATGGAAATGTGGGGCGAAACCTGCCCTGTTCTGACAGAGGTGCGCCCTTGGTTCAAGGACAAGAGCCTGGAAGACATGGGTCGCAAGTATTGGAAGAAGAAAAGTTATCTGTTCCAGGGATTTGTTGTAGACAGCAAGTTGCAAGAGGACGGCAAAGTTCCTGAGAATCCCATCCGCCGATTCATCATCGGCAGCCAGATTTTTAACATCGTCAAGAACGCGCTCATGGACAGCGAGATTGAAGAATTGCCCACTGACCTGGTACGTGGACTGGATTTCAAGATCGCCAAGACCAGCAAGGGCGGTTATGCTGACTACTCCACCTCCACCTGGGCTCGTCGTGAACGTGCTCTGAGCGAAGTAGAAAATGCAGCCATTGCACAACACGGTCTGTTTGACCTCAAGAGTTTCTTGCCCAAGAAGCCCACTGATGTGGAACTCAAGGTAATCAAGGAAATGTTTGAAGCGTCTGTGGACGGTGATGCATTTGACATGGAACGTTGGGGTGCATACTACAAGCCAGCCGGCATGGGTGGCAGTGGTCAGGCCACTGGCTCAGCACCACGGGCTGCGGCACCTGCTGCAACTCCGGCACCAGCGGCCCCTGTTCGTGCCGCTGCACCTGCACCAGTGGAAGAAGATGCTGAAGATGCTCCTTGGGAGGAACCCAAGACGGAGGCTGCGCCAGCAGCAAGTGGTGATGCAGGCAGCCGTGCTGCAGACATTATTGCCATGATTCGCAAGCGCCAGTCCACTTGAGGTTAACCGATGTCAAAATCATTTGATATTTCAAAGTTCCGTAAATCCATCACCAAGAGTATTGATGGACTGGGGATTGGATTTAACGATCCCACAGATTGGATTTCAACTGGAAACTATGCCCTGAATTATCTTATCAGCGGGGACTTCTTCAAGGGAGTGCCCCTTGGCAAGGTGACTGTGTTTGCAGGCGAAAGTGGTGCTGGAAAGAGTTACATCTGTTCCGGAAACATCATTCGTCATGCACAGGAGCAGGGCATTTTTGTCATCCTGGTTGATACTGAAAATGCCTTGGACGAAAAGTGGTTGGTGGATCTGGGTGTGAACACTGGTGACGACAAACTACTCAAACTTAACATGGCCATGATTGACGATGTGGCAAAAACTATTTCAGAATTCATGAAAGAGTACAAAGTCATGCCTGCGGATGAACGTCCCAAGGTGTTGTTTGTCATTGACAGTCTGGGCATGTTGTTGACTCCCACTGACGTCAATCAGTTTGAAGCAGGTGAGATGAAGGGTGACATGGGTCGTAAGCCCAAGGCACTGACATCCCTGGTACGTAACTGCGTCAACATGTTTGGTAGTTACAACGTGGGCTTGATTGCCACCAATCATACCTATGCGTCACAGGACATGTTTGATCCTGACGACAAGATTTCAGGCGGGCAGGGATTTGTTTATGCAAGTTCCATTGTAGTGGCCATGAAGAAGCTCAAGCTCAAGGAAGACGAAGACGGTAACAAGAGCACTGACGTACTGGGCATTCGGTCGGCTTGCAAGATCATGAAAACACGATACGCCAAACCGTTTGAGACTGTGCAAGTCAAGATTCCCTACTCAACAGGCATGGCCCCCACATCAGGGCTGCTGGACATGTTTGAGAAGATGAATGTGTTGACAAAGAGCGGAAACAAGCTACAATATATAAGTAAGAAGACTGGCGAGATCATGTCTGAATTCCGCAAAGGTTGGACCGAAGACAAATTGATGACCATCATGCTGGAGTGGGATCACTCGGCAGTGGTGCCCATGTCAACAACTACAGAAGAACCAGAGGAGGCATAATGGAAGAAGATCAGATCATCGAAATGTGGGATTTGTTTAAAGACTACATCACAGACAAAAACAAAGAAACGGCAGCCAATCATTATGTTGGTTACCTGCTGGGACAATCGATTGAAATCTCCGCACTTGAGGCCATCATGGGATATGATTCCCATCTGGACCATGCCATCCAATTGGTAATAGACGAAAATACTGACGCCTCGGATTTTGTAGATGAGGATGATTGGGATTCGTACGAAGCAGACGAGGACGACTGATGTCATGGTATGCTAAGGTCAGCAAAGACATAGCACACCTTCCCAGTAGTTTAGATCACTTCTATCGAGAGTTAGACGTAGCCAGGCAAGAGGTAAAGATCTACGGAAACGTAGAACGAGCCAGTGCCGCCTTGCCTGGCATCGTTGAACAGCGTTTTAATCAACTTCAAGAGATTGAAGCCATTCTAGAATATTTGAACATCGAGCTTAGACGCATCAGGTCCAAGGCTTTTAAAAAGTATCTGGAAAATTATCAACGTGCTCTTAGCAGTCGTGATTGTGAAAAATACGTGGAAGGCGAGGCAGATGTCGTTGACATGGAAAAGATCATCAACGAATTTGCCATGCTACGCAATCAGTGGCTGGGCATCATTAAAGCCCTGGATATCAAACAGTGGCAATTGAGCAACATCATCAAACTCAGAGCCGCAGGGCTTGAAGACATCACACTATGACCATCGAAGACTTGGTATTGTACATGACCACTCTGGGTGTAAAATGCAACCGTTGGGACACCAACGTGGTCACCAGTTTCTACGATCAAATCCATCGTAAATCGGGCTTCACAGAGAAGCAGGCTGCTCTGGCTTTAAAACTGGTCAACCGATACTCCGGTCAACTGACCACTCTGTTGGGTCAGGACATTCAGCAATACCTGGATTGCCCACAATATAAATTCCCTCATCGCTCGGTTAACACCATCAAGTCCCTGAGCATGATTGACTATCCCATGTATGGACGAGCCATCAAAGTGGAATTTCCCTACCGGGAAGACACCTTGGCCTTGATTCGAAAATCCAGGGAGTCACTGGACTTTGCACATTGGGATGGTGAACACAAGGCCTGGATATTTTCAGTCAGTGAAGACAATCTGACTTTCCTCAATCGATTGGTGGAGCAGGAGGCATTTGTTTGCGACCAGGAAGTACAATCCTACATGTCTCAAATTTCCACCATTCTGCAAGATTTTGAACAACATGTGCCCACACTGGTGTTTGATCAGGGCATGCCACAATATAAGAATGTGAGTCCTGCCCTACCCAGATTGCAGGCAACCACGGTGTTGGAAGCAGTATTTGAAAGCAGGCGGGCAGGAATTTACGCCTGGGACGAAACAATCAATCACCAGTTGGACAACCAGTCCATCTGTCCCATCACCAGGGAGTTTTTAAATCTTGACCCTGGTGAATCATTCCATGTCAACAGCGAAACAGTGGACATGTCCAGTTTGACAGACATTGTAAAACACCTGAGCCCCTGCCTGTTTGTTATTCCGGGCAGTAATGAACTTGAAACCACGCAGTGTGCCTATGACTTCTTAAAACAGGCAGGCTTTGCTGATGAAGAAATGTCGGTGATGTTCAGATTGCCATCAGACCGGCATCAGCAATTTAACCAGTTTGTACGAACACAAAACCTTAATTCACCCATCACGGATGCCACCAAAATTGTTTTTATCAGTTGCAAGCTGCCCAAGACTGTTGTAAAATCTAATATGAAATTTAATTGTATCATAAACCTGGGTTTTGAGAGTGCTCATTATACCACCAAGGCGTTTATTCGCAATCATGAAAATCTGGTGAACTTTTCCAAGCAGCCGGCGCAAATGGAGATCAATTGGCCACAGCACGGGTAACAATCCTAGACGAAGTCAATGTCAAGATATCGAATCTAGATCTCGATACACGCAAGGCTCTGGTTAAAAAATTCAAGTACGAGGATCCATCGGCCAGATTCCGACCCAGTTACAAATTGGGTCGCTGGGATGGCAGCATTTCTTTCTTTGGACTGGGTGGTACCACCTACTTGAGCATGTTAGAACCAGTGCTGGAATACTTGGAAAGTAAAAACTATTACGTGGAAGTGGAAGACTTGCGCACCAGCCCAGCACTGGAGTTTGAAGAGATTTTTGAAGATTTTTGGGGCGAGCAAACATGGCCAGTGGGTCATCGATTTGCAGGTCAACCAATTCGTCTGCGTGATGACCAAGTGGAAGTGGTCAACATGTTCCTAAAGAACCCACAATGCATCCAAGAGATCGCCACGGGATTTGGCAAAACCATCACCACGGCCACCCTGGCCAAGATCTGCGAAAAGTATGGACGTACGGTCACCATTGTGCCCAACAAGAGTCTGGTGGAACAAACTGAAGAAGACTTCCTCAACTGCGGTCTGGATGTGGGTGTGTACTATGGTGATAGAAAAAATCTGGATAAAACACACACCATCTGCACCTGGCAAAGTCTGAACATCCTGGATAAAAAGTCCAAGGATTTCAGCAGAGATGCCGAACTGCTGACACTGGCAGAGTTGCTGGAAGGTGTCAGCACAGTCATGGTGGACGAGGTGCACATGGCCAAAGCAGACGTGTTGAGGAATTTGTTGACACGCAATCTGTCCCATGCTCCCATCAGATGGGGGCTGACTGGCACCGTGCCCAAGGCCGATCACGAATTCCAAAGCATCCGTGCCAGCCTGGGTGAGGTGATCAATCGGGTGAGCGCACATGAGTTGCAGGAGAAAGGTGTACTGAGCAACTGTCATGTGAACATCATACAGACTGCGGAGTGGAAAGAGTTTGGCAGTTATGCAGAAGAACTTAAATATTTGGTCACAGACAACACGCGCATGGATTATGTCAGCGAACTAGTAAATACCATCTCAGCAAGTGGCAACACTCTGGTGCTGGTCAATCGAATTGATTCAGGAAGAGCCATAGCGGAAAAAATACCAGGTAGTGTTTTTGTCTCTGGGGAAGTTAAAACCAAGGACAGAAAAGAAGAATATGACGAAATTAAGACTGCTGATAACAAGATTATTGTGGCTACCTATGGTGTTGCCGCTGTGGGTATTAATATCCCTCGGATTTTTAATCTGGTTCTGTTGGAACCCGGGAAAAGTTTTGTCCGTGTTATACAGAGTATTGGACGGGGCATAAGAAAGGCCGACGACAAAGACTTTGTCAGCATCTGGGATATCACTGCCAGCACAAAATACGCCAAGCGGCATCTGACCGAACGCAAACGATTTTACAAAGATGCCAAATACCCATTCACAATAGAGAAAGTAAAATACCAATAATGCAAATACTCACGCTCGATAACGAAACATTCTTTCTCAATAAACTGCCAGATGAAGTTGATGACGACTTGCGATTTGCTGTGCTGGACAATAGTGACAATCAAAACCCCGACCACTTTTTCATTCCCCTGATCTTCCTGGAAAGTTTTACAGGCCCAGCAGTTGTGCTAAAAATAGGACCACACGAGATCACCATGCCCCTGGATTGGTGCACCATTGTGGGTGATGCTGAGGGCCCGGACATGGAAATCCTGCCACTCACCAGTCTTAACGATCGCGGATTTAAAACTTTCTGTTTCAATCCACTTAGCAGTTTTAGACCAGAATTACTGGAGATAGACATCATCGATGTCTACCAAGATGTCAAATGGTACTTTCCCAAAATGCGACCCGGGCAATTGCTGTGCACTCCATTACATGCAGGTAAAAAACCTCTGTGTGCATACTTTGTCAAAGAAGTCAGCCGCCAGAGTGAACTGGTGGATTATACCAAATGCTGGTGACATGGCCCTGATATACGAAAGCCCGGATGGCGGTAACATCGTCTATCAGCGTGAATCGGGTTCTAGTGAACGTGAGTTGATCAGGGATGCCCGAACGTCCGATGGCCGTCCATTGCATGAACACATGATGGAGAATCAACTTTGGGGTAACATCAGGCGGGCTGCACGAACAGATCCTGCTTTACACGCAGCACTGGAACGTGTTAAAATATTGTATTACTTGAGCATGGAAAATGGCAACAACACCTAAACCCAAGAAGCCGCCAGTGTTGGACATCAAGCGGGAACTGGCCGCAGTTGACAACAAAGACTACGATTTTTACAGCAACCTGACCGATGAAGAACGCAAGGCATTTAGCCCATATGTACTCATGCGGTATACTGCCAATGTGCAGGGTGATCGTGACATACAGGAATGGTTTTTGGAAACCACCAACGAATATGTCAACAAGAATCATTGGGTGCTGAGTAAGGATCACAAGGCATTGCTATGGAAATTATACGCAGCCACGGGTGCTGGTGTACCAGCATACCATCCCTACTTGGCGGCCACCAAGAAGGAAAAGGCAGTCAAGATTGAACGACTGGTGGCTGAATTGAACCCTACCATGAAGATGACTGAAGTTAAAATACTGGCCAAAATGATGACCAAGGAAGACATCAAGGAGTTGTTCGACAGCATGGGGTTCGATAAAAAACAGCGCAAGGAATATGAGTAACAGCCTGCTCATGCCACAACCACATCAGTGTGATTATTGTGGCAAAAAATTCAGTCAGCCCAAGACACTTGTGAGCCACCTGTGTGAAAAGAAGCGTCGTGCGTTTCAGGAAAAAGAAAAGCGAGTGCAGGCTGGGTTCTCGGCCTTCATTAGATTCTGGCAACTGACCAACAATTCCAAGAAAAAAATCCTGTACAAGGACTTCTGCGACAGCCCTTATTACAATGCGTTTGTAAAATTCGGTAGTTTTGTCAACAACGTCAATCCCATCTATCCTGACAGGTTTGTTGACTATGTGATCAAGAGTGGCGTCAAATTGGACCACTGGTGCAGAGATGAACTGTACGAAAAATATTTGTTTGAAATGATCAAGATTGAACCGGTTGAGTCAGCGGTACAGCGTACCCTGCAGACCATGATGGAGTGGGGCGATGAACACAAGGCAGAGTTCGCTCACTACTTTAACTACGTCAGTCTGAACAAGGCAGTGCACGACATTCTGCATGGTCGCATAAGTCCCTGGATGGTTTTGAACAGCGCAGTGGGCCAATCCATGGTCAGGAAAATGAGCGACGATCAGTTGAACATGATTGCACCGGCATTTGATGTTCCCTTCTGGATGAAGAAATTCCGAGAGACCCCGGCTGATGTGGCCCTGGTCAAAGAAATATGTCATGAGGTGGGTATAAAATGACAAATGAAAATTTAAGAACATTTTGTGAACAACACGGCATTAAAGTGATCGACACCAACAAACGAGCCAGTCGATATCACAAAGTTAATGTAAATTATTTCAAGGATCCCACGGATTTTAATCGAGTTTACGAAGACATTGTAGTTGATAGCGAGCCATTGTATACTATAGAGATCGCAGAAAGTGAACTAGAACGAATTGCAAATTTTGAATCACAAGTGTTTAACAACATGCAACAGCGTGGTCATCATCAAATGTTTGAGATACTCATGAAACAAAAAGAACAAGAAAAACATTTGAAAGAAAAATACCCGTCTGTACGACGGGCTTACGAACAATATAGCCTGATGTTAAAATTGGCTGAAAGCGGAGAATTATGAGATTAGACGGAAAAGTTGAAAAGGGCTGGGGTTCAGAACTCATCTGGGTCACCAACGACAAATATTGCAGCAAGTTCCTTAACTTCAATACAGGCAGCAAGTTTAGCATGCACTTTCATTCTGAAAAAGAAGAAACTTGGTATGTGCTGAGTGGCCTGTTTGAAATTGAAGTCATTGACACCCTAACTGCCAAAGTGAATAAGAAAATTGTCGGGGAAGGTGGTGTTCATCATAATGATCCACTGGTACCGCATCGTATCACCTGCTTGCAGGCAGGCACCATCATAGAAGTCAGCACACCTGATTCTGTGGAGGATAATTATCGAGTGATGCCGGGGGACAGTCAAAAATGAAAAAAATAATTGTTAATGGATCATTTGATATATTACACGTGGGCCATTTGCGATTATTGGAATACGCCCGTTGCCACCCTGACTCCTACGTTTATGTTCTTATTGACAGTGATCGAAGGATTGCCCAACTCAAGGGCAAACACAGGCCAGTCAACAACGAATTTGAAAGATCAAGTTTCTTGTTTGCGCTCAAGGCGGTGGATCGTGTGGATATATTTGACTCAGATACAGAATTAGACACTCTGATAAAAAACTTTGAACCGGATCTCATGATCAAGGGCAGTGACTATCGAGGCCGGCACATCATCGGTGCAGAGCATTGCAAAGAAGTCATATTCTATGATCGATTGGACCTGTATTCGACAACCAAGAAAGTTCAAGACATTTACAACGCAGTATTGGCTACCAAATGAAAATTTTAATCACGGGATACAAAGGATTTATCGGCCAGAACATGGTCAAAGCACTACGTGACGACCACCAGCTGACTTATTACGAGTGGGGTGATGCCATTCCCGAATTTGAAGGTTTGGATTGGGTCATACACCTGGGCGCCATCAGCAGCACCACTGAGACTGATGTTGAGAAAGTCATGCGACAGAATCATGACTTCAGTTGCATATTATTGGTGGCCTGCCAGACCAACAATGTGAATTTGCAGTATGCCAGTTCGGCCAGTGTGTACGGGTTGGGTAAAAATTTTAGTGAGCAGGCACCGCACAGCCCACAGAGCCCCTATGCCTGGAGCAAGTATTTGTTTGATCGCCATGTGCTGTCCAACAAGTTTAACGGAATCCGAGTGCAGGGGTTCCGGTATTTTAACGTACACGGTCCTCATGAAGAACACAAAGGTGATCAAGCCAGCCCTTATTATAAATTTGAAAAGCAGGCTCGTGAGACTGGTGTGATAAAATTATTTGAAAACTCGGATCAATACCTCAGGGATTTTGTACACGTGGATGATGTAATTGATGTGCATAAGAAGTTTTTTGACATCAAGGAATCTGGCATCTGGAATGTGGGCACTGGCAAGCCCAGATCATTTGAAGCAGTGGCTCGCTCGATTGCCGTGCATTATGGTGCTAAAATAGAATATATACCCATGCCAGACAATATAAAGAAACAATATCAGCAGTACACCTGTGCTGATCTAACCAAGCTAACACAGACACTCAATGGACATTGACATTGATTTTGGAGATCGCAACAGCATACTTGAGTTGATCAAGCATGTGCCAGCCACCATTGATGATGGCAAAACGGTCAAGCGTCATAACACTGGTGTCTACTGCCAGGAAATTCCCGTGAACCCTTTGACCGGCACAGCCAGCATGGACTACCGTGCGGCTCAGGCTCGGGGTTATTTCAAGATAGACTTTTTGAATGTGGGTGTGTACCAGGATGTCAAGGACGAAACTCATATCAACCGGCTGCTGGCCGTGGAACCCATGTGGGAACTATTGGAGCAACGTGAGTTTTCCGACATGATATTTCATGTCAATGGTCATCATGACCTGGTGGCTGAACTGAGGCCACGTAATATCGATCAATTGGCCATGTTTCTGGCACTGCTGAGACCGGGAAAACGGCATCTGATATCAGTGTGTGCGCATCAGGGTTGGGCGGCCATTGCCTCAGACATCTGGACCAAGACTGTGGAATACTCATGGAAAAAATCCCATGCCTATGGCTATGCACATGCCGTGGTCATGCAGATGAATTTGATATGTGAAAACCTCAGTCGAGATTCTGCTTGGGAACCCTGACCAATTGAATGGATTTGCGCTTGACGCGTTTCTCGGCAATCTCACTGAGATTTACCGTGGGTCCGAAGACTATAACGGTGTCCTTGCTGTTGAAAGTTTTGATGGTATACTTGAACAATTGCATTTCTTTTTTAAGAAATATGTTGATGGGTATTTTACGGTTGCTCTCCCACCACCATACTTCTCCCATTTCCAAAAAAATGCGACGTTCATCACCGGAACGTAATGTTGCAATATCGTAGATGCTGGTGATATAGGTATCGTTATTGATGATCAACCCCACGTATTCAATGTCGTTTGACTTGATGCAGGTGATAAAGGGATAGTTTTCTTGGAAGATGGTGGTTGTTGACATTGTTATCAATAAATACTAGTATGCAAAATTTACCAATCTATTTATATGACAACAATCTGGATGTAATATTAGATTTGTACCCCACTGTACGAGGAGTCAATCAAGTTATGTATCAGCACGATCTCAAGATTCAAAAGGGAATCAAGAACAAGGTACGCATTCAGTTTAAGAATAGCGATCAAAAGCGAGTGTCCATCAGCAACACGCAGACATTTGTATTCTCCATGTTCGACACCATCAGCCAACGGCTGGTGCTGGAGAAGCAACTGGAGGTCATTGAGACCAACACCAGCACACGGGGACTGGCCCTGCTGACCCTGACGGAAAGCGACACCATGGATCTCACCAAGTCCAGTTATCAATTCAGCGTCAAGTATCGAGATCCTGATGACGGCACGTATTTGCCCACTTACGCCAACACCTATTACGGAGTTGCTGGCACTGTTCACTTGGCCGAAGACATTAATCCTGTGCTACAGTCCAGCCAAGAGATCGTGAGTTTTAACAAATCATTTAATTCATTTACCAATCAGTACGAGCACAAGAGCGGTAATGTTTATGCATGCCCAGAGTATAATAGTAACACTGCCTTGCACACCATGGCCATGTACATGACCGGTTTCCGTGGCACCGTGTATGTACAGGGCACCTTGTACAACAGCCCGCAAAGTTTTGATCGATACGTAACTGTACAAACACTGTCTTACGACGACTTCACCGGTGTTGATTATGTAAACTTCAACGGCATCTTTTCCTATGTTCGAATCATGTATGTGCCAGCCACTGCACCTGCTGAATTTGACAACGACAATCCTGCATATTACGGTTCATTTGACAAAGTGCTCTACAGGTGTTAAAATAGTGCATGAACGACATACAGGCCGCCCTGTTCTCACTGCTGCCGCCCAATCGAAAATCCACACCCAGCGGGTGGGATAGTTTCAATTCGGTCTGTTGTTCGTACAACGGCGAAAAGAGGGATGACAGGAAGCGAGGCGGTATCAAGACCAGCCCAGATGGTGGCTGGGCATACAGTTGTTTCAACTGTAATTTTAAAGCCGGCTGGTCCCCGGGCAAGCTGCTGAGCAAGAATACCAAAAATTTGTTCAAATGGTTGGGCGCTAGTGACATGGACATAGGCAAGTTGAACCTGCTGGCACTCAAGATCAAAGACGATCAACCTGTATCCAAAAAAGCATTGCAACTGGCCTTGGAGGAACGTCCTCTGCCTGCAGACTGTTTGCCCATGGACACATGGATAGCTCAGGGCATGCAAGAAGCTGAACTGCTTGATATAATCACGTACCTGGTGGATGAACGCAAGATGGGCTGGGATTGGTACAACTGGCACTGGAGTGCAGCCAAGGGTTACCGGGATAGAGTCATCATTCCCTTCTATCATCAGGGCAAGATTGTGGGCTACACTGGTCGCAAGATTACACCCGGCAAACCCAAGTACCTGACAGATGCGCAACCTGGTTATGTTTTTAACCTGGATAGACAGACAAACGAGCGTAAATTTGTTATAGTAGTTGAAGGACAGTTTGATGCCATTGCTGTGGATGGAGTGGCCATCATGCACAATGAACCCAATGAAACACAATGCGCTAGAATAAATTCCCTGGGTCGGGAGGTCATAGTGGTACCTGATCGTGATCGAGCGGGCGCCAAGATGATCAAGGTGGCTGTCGATCAGGGCTGGAGCGTGAGCTTGCCGCCCTGGGAGTCAGATGTCAAAGATGCGGCTGATGCTGTGAAACGATACGGCAGGTTATACACGTTGTCCACAATATTACACTACAAGGTCAGTGGAGAGATAAATCTACATCTACTGAAGAGGAAACTGGAAAATGCAGAAGAATAAAGCCGCGGTCAAACCCAACTATGACTTTGCCATGCAGAAGTTATATTTGGAGATGTTCCTGTCAGATGCTGAAACATTTGTCAGGTGTCAGAATATTTTTGATCATGAGAACTTTGATCAACGTCTGCAGGCGGCCGCAGAGTTTATCAACCGGTATGTGGATGAATACAAGGTCATGCCCGAGGCCAGCATTGTTAATGCAGCCACACGCAGCACTTTCGATGCCATTACCCTGCCCCGTGAGAACTACGAATGGCTCATGGATGAGTTTGAGAACTTCAGCCGGCACAAGGGCCTGGAGCGGGCCATCATCAAGAGCAGTGATCTGCTGGAGGCTGGAGACTATGGACCTGTGGAGAAGTTGATCAAGGATGCCATTCAGATCAGTCTGAACAAGGACATGGGCACTGACTACTTTGAAGATCCGCGCAGTCGATTGAGCAAGTTGAAAGACGGCAACGGGCAGATCAGCACAGGCTGGCCCAGCATTGATCGCAAGTTGTATGGCGGATTTAACCGCGGCGAGCTCAACATCTTCTGTGCAGGATCAGGTGGCGGCAAGAGTCTGTTCCTGGCCAACATGGGAGTCAACTGGGCGCAACTGGGTCTAAATGTGTTGTACCTGACATTCGAGTTGAGCGAGGGTCTGGTGGCCATGCGACTGGACAGCATGACCACAGGCATCAGCACACGCGAGATCTTCAAGAACATTGATGACGTGGAACTCAAGGTCAAGATGCTGGGCAAGAAGGCGGGCAGCATACAGATCAAGTACATGCCAAGTGGCAAGAATTGTAACGATATCAGAGCATATCTTAAAGAATATCAGGTGAAAAAAGGCGTAAAACCTGATGTTTTGCTCATAGATTACCTGGATTTGATGATGCCACTGTCAGTAAAGGTATCGCCCAGTGATCTGTTCGTCAAGGACAAATACGTGAGTGAGGAGATCAGAAACTTGGCCATGGAGACGCAATGTGTCACAGTCACTGCCAGTCAGTTGAATCGCAGTGCAGTGGAGGAGATTGAGTTTGACCACAGTCACATTTCAGGTGGCTTGAGCAAGATCATGACAGCAGACAATGTCATTGGCATCTTTACCAGCAGGGCCATGAAGGAACGTGGTCGTTATCAGATTCAGTTCATGAAGACACGCAGCAGTAGTGGTGTGGGACAGAAGGTGGATCTGGAGTTTAACCTGGACACTCTGCGCATCACAGACTTGAACGAGGATGAAGACACCAGTAGTTTCAGCCAACAACGAGCACAGCAGAGCACTGGCGGTGGTAATAGTGCGTATCAGGGACTCAAGCGTACCAGCGTGGTCAGCACCACATCAGTGGACGATGCCACTGGGGAGATCATTGATCCCACTGTGGGCATGAGTGCCAACAAGTTCAAGAACAATGCATCCAGCCGGCCGGCCAGCATACGCGGCATGTTGACCATGCCTGATGTGAACCCCGAGCGGGATTAGAACCAGTTGTCTATCTGCAGCTGGGCACTGTCTTCCAGAACGGCCAGCCACTGCATGGTGCCCTCGCCCTGGAACACAGACGTCACGGTGGCGGCGCTGAGTTCCCAGGTATAGGGCTCTTGTGACCGGACATCCAGTTGCCGATCCAGACGTCCATCCTCCCAGATCCAGAATCCCGAACATGCTCGGAAATGTTCAGGGCCATCACCACGACTGAGTGCAGCAATCACTGACACATCACTGGTGACTCCAATTCCTTCGTTGATTTGCACAGTGCTCAGGCTGGCCCAGTCCAGACTATGTATGACATGAATTTTAGTTGGTCCGGCTGGGCCACCAGACCAGATGGGGTCTGCACCTTCATACTCTATGCCCAATTTACCGGCCACTGCTTGTAGTGTGAGATTTTCCAGGGGGCTGTTGATCTGTATGCCAATAGCCCGGTCGGGGTTGTGGCTGAGCACCAGGATGACGGCCTTGCAGAGTTCATCGGCAGGGTTTACCGGATTGGCGGCCAGCAGTTGTCCCTGGCAGGATATTCGTTTGTTCATGTAAAATATTTACCGGAAAGATCGCCACCGGTGTATTAAATGTCCTGATCGATCAAGGCTGCTGTTGCGTGTCCGCCGGCACCGATGGTGGTGTGGTGGCAGCAGGTGCGGGTTGTGCAGCGACGGGTGCTGCAACAGGTGCAGGTTTGGGTTTACGTGCTGCTGGTGCAGCCGCCGCAGCTGGGCTGCGTGACGCAGTGGGTGAACTGGGTGCTGTGGTGACGCCACCACCGCCGGGTACAATACGTATCTGTGGATATGCATCCTTGGGATCCATGGCGGCCACGGGATAGGCCGTGGATGCATGCAACCGCAGTCCACTGTCGGACAACTCATCAGGATCTTTAAAGAATACGAATGTGGGTATGGCAGCTGACAGGTTGATGAAAATAATGCCGTAATCGTCCTTCTTGACACTCTGGTAATACTTGACACTGGTCAATGCATACAGTTGCTTGGCAGCGCCACTGCTGCCCACCTGCATGGCATCGATGATGCCCGACGTGTCCTGGCCGGGAAACAGATTCTGGAAAACCTGTCGGACAGACTCCCAGTACTTCTTTTTCTTTTTTACTTCAATGTGGTCAGACAGCAGTATGAGATCATCCAGCTTCAATCCCGACTTGGCCAGACTGGGAAATGCATAGGCGATTTCATCAGCCCAGGTGTTCCTGAAATTCTCCACGGAGGCGCTGTACCCCTGTGCTGTTCGAACCTCCTGGTCATAGAATCGACCGCCACCTACGTCATAGGTTTTGACTTCAATCTGGTGACCATCGATCATGAGGTCACCCTTCTGCAATTTGGAAATGCTCTTGCTGAACACGCTGAGGAGAAATTCTCCCTTGCCCTGTCCAATGGCCTGTACCTGTGCCAGATCAATGGTGAGTTCCTTGATGGCAGGATTCTCATCATAGCCCAGTATGATGTCCTTGATCTCATGCTGCCCAGTCTGCAACAACAGATCCTTGTTGACCAGTTGATCATTACGCCACCGACTGAACAGATCATCTCGTTGTTCCCGTGTCATGGGAACACTCAATATGTATTTGGCCAGGAGTTTTTGTGCCTTGGTCACACTGGGATCATGAATGGAGCTCAATGTCTGATTGATCAAGCCCAGTCGTCCACCAGCGCCCACATTGCTGAGTAGATCTTCAATCTCAGTCAGGGCGTCTTGTGTTTCTTTGGTGGGTGGAAGATCTTTGATCTTGCCGGCAATCATGACTTTTAGCCCGTACAAAGGGTCAGAAGATGATGCATCTTCTTCAAGTAATCTAAGGAATTCGCGTGCTCTCATAGTGAATATTTATGTCCGGATGAAAAGAATGGCGGTGAGTCCGGCGCGGGTCTGGGCCCCACACTGCGCGAAGCGCGAAGCGTGGAAAAGATTTTTTTAAATTAAACTACTGACTTAATCAGCGTGAAGACCGGTGACTCAGCCGGGCGGGCACAGTGACCAACCACACTTGTGGATCATGTCCGGCAGCCAGCAGGGCGGCCGTACGAGTGTTGCCACCGATTAAATCCAGTGAATGGTCGGGCCAGATGCCCACCATGGGCATCTCCACACGACCCTGGGTGACCTGACGTTGTGCCCGGGTGACTTTGTCAGGTGCTAGTACGCTGAGATCGGTCTCCACATTGCCCACAAGGTGTAGATCAGACCAGGAGACCGCATGACCCTGAGCAACCGTGCGTGGCCAGGCCAGATGACCCTGCTGACGGAATTCAGGGTATCCACGGGCTGGGACCATGTCCTGGCGGCATCAGGTGGCATGATGCTGGGGAATATTTACCGGGTGAGGCAGAAATCGGGTAAAAAAATTCTGGCAGGGGCGATGGTGTTCTTGAGTTGACAATCACAGCGTCCCAGCGTAGACTAGAATGACAACCGAACTTTTAACACTTTTAATACGGAGAGAGCAGGATGGCCACATGTCATGCATGTCTACAACAAGTTGAATGGGTGGCCACGCGCTGTGCCCACTGTACCAGTCCACTGGATGGATGTGGTGGCAGAAGTCCTGACAATCCCCTGAACGGCATCTGGGATGCGGTGGGGGTGATGGTCGTGCTGGTGCTGGCATGTGCATGGTGGTGGGCCTGATCATGGATGTTGTTCCCAGGTGGGAATACCACAGGGCCCCATGTTTTCCGGGCAGCCCGAAAATTCGGTAAAAAAAATTCAGCCAGGGCTGATGCTGTGGTGAGTGAAAGTTTTACACACGGTGGATGTCACCATGAGGGCAGGGTGGGCTAGTCATGCCAACACCCTGGGCCCCATTTTTCCGGGTACTGTGAAATTTCGACGGAGAAATATTCTGTGTTTTTAAGAAGTCTAGAAACAGGTATTCACTCTAACACCCCTGTGGTATTTTGAAGGTTTGATGGTTTATTTTGAAGATCATTTGAAGATCATTTGAAGATCATTTGAAGAAAGCATGCAGCTTGCAAAAGTCCAGCAAGTGATGGCATTTGTCGACTGAGCCCTGGGCACCCTACCCTGCCCACCTGAGCCACCCTCACACACGGCCCACCTTGGCACTCTCGGTCCTCCAATACTGTCGGGCCTGAGCGTCAGTCTGAGCCAGCTGGCTCCGGCACAGCTCATAAACCTGAGCCTGGGTCAGACCCTGCACTATCCAGGCGCGCACCTGCGCCGCACGGCTGCCCGAGACCACACGCGGTGCTGCCACGGGTGGCGTCACACGGGTCACGGGCTGTACAGTCTGCCCCAGCACATGATATGCACACCGGCTGTCTATGCGGCCCAGGCCGTTGCGTCCCGTATAGGATGCGCCCTGCTGGATCTTCTTATGCTTGATGCTGCTCAGGTGGATGGTGCGGCCCGTGTGGGTGGTGTACACATAGGTCTTGCCTTTGGCGTATGTGACAGCCTCTGAGTGGCAACGCTCTCCATTACCGCCCAGGCTGCGGCAGGTTCTGACCCATACACGGCCATGTCCTGAGTCCGTGCCCTGAACAAAGCAGATGACGTGGGCCAGCTCGTGTGGCACGGTGTTGTTGATCACATGCGTCCATGCGGCGTTCTGCATCATGTCGGTGTTGAAGCGCATGAAGTACCGGCCACCACGTGACCCGGCCCAGCCAGCCACCCGGCCGCGCAGATCAAACTTCACCTGGATGTCAGGCAGGGTCTGCCCAGTCTGGGCAGACCACTGGGTGATCAGGGTCTGGATCTTTGCTTGGACCAGTTGGATTCGTTCTTGCAGCATGCAGGGCTCCTGGGTCATCATGAATGCATTATAAGGGCAGGAGCCCTGGTGTGTCAATTGGTCAGGGTGTACTCTGCCAGTTCACGCCAGGCGCCGCCCGCAGCACGGATGCGGGTGACGGCCTGCAGGGTGCGCAGGCTGACTTCACGGCAGCGTGGGCCCAGCTCTTGGATCAGAGCCAGGGCGTCGGCCTTGTGCTCACGGCGGGCACGTGGCATGAAGTCATCCGACGCAGCCAGCACCTGCATGCGCTCGATCTTCTGGCTCAAGCTCATGGCCAGGTCCACGCAGTAGGCTCGGGTCTTGAGTGCCGTGTCCATGCGATCGCGGTTGAGATTGCTGATGAAGATCACGCGGCCGTTGAACTGGAAACTGCGCTCCAGGTCGTCGTCACGCATGTCTGCATTCCAGCTGATGATGCGCTTGTCGTACGAATCCAGTGCGCCTTTCAGCAGGTTGAGTGCAGTGGGATCCTTGAGCACATCATCGCAGTCGTCAAACACCAACACGCTGTCCTGGTTCTGATACAGCTCGCGGTACAAGCCCTTGGCGGTGCTGTAGCCCTTGATGATCTTGAAGGTGCCTTCGCCATTCACGCCGTCCACGGTGGCTTCTTTGAGGCCACATGCCAGGAGTCCCTCACGCACCGTGTGGGTCTTGCCCAGGCCGCCGGGACCCGTGACAATCAAGCTCACCGCGTTGCCTTGTCCCACCATGCGCACCAGCTGGCTCAGGAAGTCGAAACGCTGATTGATGGGCCACTGGCTCTGGGTCTCGGCAGCCTCTGACTGGGCTTGATCCAGGATCTGGACGTTGGTGCACTCGTGCTTTTTCATGAGCACACGGCGCACACGGTCCTGGTCCACGCTGGTGAGCAAGATGCGGCCTTGTTCGTCACGACCCTGCCACTTGCCTTCGGAGAATACGATGATGCCTGTCTTCATGTTGCGTTCCTGTGTAGTTGTCGTCATGTGTGTATTATAGCGGCCGCAGCCGGAATGTCAAGCCTTTATTCGTCGCTGACTTCAGCGTCGTAGCGGCCGTCACCACGCAGGGGCTGAACCCGGAGGTAGTTCCAGGGCAGTTCGTTGCGCCAGGCCAAGTCCTCCAGGTCCCGGGCATCGTCCGCATCCAGGCACCAGCGGATGGCGTCCTCACGGTCCTGGGCGCCCAGTTTCATCAACTCCTGCAGGCGGCGCTCAAAGTGGGTGATGGCCTGCTGCTCCTTCAGGATGCGCTCCTGTTCCTGCTGCTCAATCACCCGCCCCAGGAAGTCAAACTCCCGGCTGAAGTCCTCCAGGGTCCAGGCGCTGGTGTCCACGCCACGGGGACGGAAGCCGTGGGCGTCCTTGTACATGTCCCAGAACATGCACTGGGCCTGCTGCAGGTCCGTCATGTCGTCCCAGCTGGGGAAAGTGGCTTCAGTCATTGTTGGCTCCTGTTGCGTCGTCATGTGTGTATTATACCGCCTTCTGCCGGAATGTCAACCAATTTTAAAGACTTTTTCGTGCTCGTATTTGAGTGTGAACCTGCCCCGAACAATTCGTTCTTTGAACTCTTCAGCTTCTTGTCGGGTATAGCATACGGCAACGCTGTTCCAGCCCTTGGGGGTCTGAACGTATAGTGTGACAGAGTTCCGAATCTTTCGACGATCCTGGGCGGATAGATCACCCTTCAGGATCTCACTCCATTTATTGTATTGACGCTTCATCATGTGCTCCTTATTCCGCCACTCCCACGAACTCCTGCCGCTCCAGTTCGTGGATGATGGTGACCAGGCCATCCTCAGCCAGGGCGCCGCTGGCGTCCCAGCCAATGGCCTGGTCCATGAGCGCCCAGGCTTCACGGAAGGCTGCGGCTGCGCGGAGGGCCAGTTGGCGGCGTTGGTTCATGTCCATGTTCTGCTCCAGTTGAAGTTGCGTCGTCATGTCATGTATTCTAGCGCCTTGTGCCGTCTTGTCAACTGTTTCTTTCAGGGAAAGGGAGGGCCATCATGTGGCCCAGCCTCGCCGTCCACCCCCAGTCAGACTGTTCGAACGCATGAGTGCATTATACACACCCTGTGCTGAATGTCAATCCTGACGGTGCCAGTCCCACACCAGATGGGCACGGCGCAGGTCCACCACGTGAGCCCATTCGAAGGCATCGGGCACGTCACCGTGCTCATCAGGCTCAGATTGTATGCGAGCCAGGGCCTCCTGTGCCTGTGTCAGGGTCTGGTACACTCCCTGCAGGTCCCGCCAGCCGCCCTGTGGGTAGAATACATCTCCAGCGAATAGTGCGTACATCAGGTGCTCCCGGCTCAATAGCAGTCGCGGTTCCAGGTGCCCCGGGCGGCGCACTGGAGCCCCAAGACCTTGATTTCTTCATCCGACAGTTTGGCCAGGGCCGTGACTCGCACCTGTTCCAGGCGGCGTTCTTCCTCACGCAGGAACTCCAGGTGGGCCACCTCGAACAGCAGGTCCTGCAGATACTCCTCATCCATGGGCCCGCCGCATGCATAGGACACATTGATCACACGCCCTGAGTCACGGAACACCACACTGAAGAACATGCCCGGGGCATCCACATCCGCATGAGCACCCTGGGCCAGGGCCCGGCTCAGAGCGTCCATCAGGCGCTGGGGATAGGAGTCCACCAGGGACTGCAGCCGGGCCTGTTCAGCCTGGGCATCGGCCACGGCCAGGGCTTCGCGCTGTTCTTTGTTCAATTTAGCCATCTGGTGCTCCTGTTGCGTCGTCATGTGATCATTATAGCGACTTCCGTCAGGATGTCAAGTGTTTTTCCTGCAACCCGCCACCAGCAGGCGATATCCTCGGATGTCACCGTACTTCTGGATCTTCATGCGCAACAGGTCGTTGGCCTGTTGAATCTCCGACAGGGGCACCAGGGCCAGGCGAATCATGGCCCAGATGCCACGTGAGGTGCTCAGCTGCACCTGATAATACTGTTCATGCAGTCGCAGGTGCAGCATGATGCAGCTGAGTTTGGGCAGCTGGTGGTCGCTCAGAGTCTGATGCACCACCCACCTGGGTGGTGGCTCATGCACCACGTCAGTCAGGGTGGGCACGTTCTGGGGTGGTGGCCGCATGTCTGTCACTCGGCCTGGATGAACCATTCGTCATCGTCCCAGCCATCCTCTTCATCACCAGGCCCGGTGTCGGTTTGCCAGTCGCTCTCTTCACTGGCGCTCTCAGGGCGCAGTTCAGCATCTGCCCGCCAGATGGCAATGGCTTCCAGCGGGAAGCCGGTGGCCAGGCTGATTTCTGAATCAGTGCGGCCCAGTTCCAGCATCTCCAGGAGGTCGTAAAATAGTTCACTCATCTTGCTCATAGTGTCATTCCTGCCATGTAAAGGAGTGCGAAAAACAATCCAAAGCCCACGATGAGCATGAGGATGACTTCAATTTCAAACAGTAGGTCTTTTGTCTTCATGTGTTCATTATAGCGACTTCTCAGGCCGTGTCAAGCCTTACCAGGCATCCACTGACACTTCCCAGCCTGTCTGCTCCAAGAGCGCCAGCCACTCATCCAATTGGGCGATGTGATCACGCCCGTGATTGACGATGACCGTGCTCACGGGCTCGCCCGCCTGGAACAAGTCGTCCTCAGCGTAGACGTTCTCGGTCTCATCCTGGCAGGCGCTCATGACCCAGTCACGATAGGCCTGCAGTCGGGCGGCCGTGTCCACAGGGATCAGGATGTGCCAGGTGGCTGTGGTGGGCGTCTGCCATGCGTCAAACTCAGTGCTCTGTGTGTCCAGGGCACCAGTCTTGATCACCTGGATCATGCGGTGTGCATGGATGCGAGTGTTCCGGCTCATGTCAGCCCCTGAGCGTGTTCATGAGCCGGGCGTTGATCAGGTTCATTTCATCCTGCTCCACATAAAAATCGCTGCGAGGGTCATAGTACTTGCCCTCCTGGACGTCGTAATACAGAACCCGGCCGCTGAAGTTGAAAGGCCCTTCCAAGCCCCGGCGTGGACCGTAATTGTCGCGCATCTGGTCCATTTGATACTTGTCTGCGATTACGGTGTAGCCCATGTTCTGCTCCTGTTGTTGCGTCGTCATGTGATCCATTATAGCGACTTCTGACGATTTGTCAAGACTTATTCCTGGATGTTGGGGAACTTTTCACGCTGGGCGATGTCACGTGCCACCTGCTGGTACTCAATCTGAGCCAGTGCTATATGATACAGGCCCACCACGGCGCCAATGCCCATCAGGGCATACAGGCTGTTGAGCAGCACCTGGGCGGGCACCAGGGTGAATGTCAGGTGAGCAATCAGGCACAAGGCCACCATGGCCAAGACCCAGCCGGCGGTGCGCCAGGCGGCAAGAGTGGAGTTTTTCATAGGGTTTCCTTTTAGTTGATGAGTATGGGCTGGGCTTCAGTCTGCAGCATATCGGCAGTCAGGATGTGACCACCGTAGGCCTGCTGGAATGTCTGGGCCGTCACCTGGAGATAGAAAGTGTAAATCTGTCCCAGTGGAGTGATCAATGTGTATGGCATTCGTCTACTCCTGTTGTCTTGCATCTATTCTAGCAGCATCATCTGTCGGAGTCAAGCCTGAAGGCCTTCAAGAAGTCCTGTGGTGTCACGGGCACCCGTTGCGCCTGACTCCACTGTGAGTAGGCCTGAGCCCAGGTGATCTCAGTGGCTTCACCCACAGGCACCCAGGGCGCACTGGTGAATGGGATGGCTGGCAGGGTGTCAAAACCGTATCTGCTGTTTCTCATTTCAAGGCAACAAAGGTCCTGCCGCGAGTGTCCATCATCATGGGCACACGGAATCGCTGCACGTGAGTGGTGCCAGCCTTGACGTAGCCAATGGCCTTGGCCCCACGGCCGCTCACCGTGCCTTCAAAAATGTACACATGATTGGGAGTGGTGGGGCTGGCCCACTGGGTGGTCTCTTGCTGGATGTTGTATTTCATGTGTGTATTCTACAGTCAGAGAAGAGTCCTGTCAACCCCTCCAGGCGAGTAAAACACCCATGAAGGCTGACAGGACAATGACGGCGATCCAACCCAGAACCAATTTCACCTGCTGCATTTCCAACTCCATGTGTTAATGTGGAGTCAGTATAGCAGGTGATGCGGTTCTTGTCAACTCACCAGACCACAGGTTCCTTGGTGATGGTGCGCAGTGCCATGTTGACACCAGCCATGATTAGGGCCTGCAGTTCCACGCTCATGGCAACTCCAAAGTGGCCCTGGAACCAGATGGCTGCAATCATGCCCACGTTGGCCCAGAGTGTCTTGGACAGGTACCACTTCTTGCCAGTCAACTGACTGACTACCACTTCCGCGGTGACTTCTGATACTTTAGTATCTAAATTGCTCATAATCTATCTCCTTTAATATAAGACTGAGTATTTAATGCCAGGGCCATGGCCCTGGCACTCATCAACTCTGCCTGGGCATGGGCCAGTCTGGCACGCAGCAGGGTCAGTGTCTCAGCCTCCTGCTCAGTGTTGGTGTCAATCACACACTTCAACACCGAGTCCAGGAACTCCAGATCCTGCCCAGTCAACTGCACGGCGACTGTGATGTCATGCATCAGGCAAAGCGGGCAGCACGACTGCCGGTGACGTCACGGCTGCTGATGGCATACACTGTGCGGCCCTGACTGTTGATGTCAGTGGTGACTCGCAACCCAGCGTGACGAAGTTCCGTCATGCGAGCGCGGAGGTTCTGGATGCCGTAGGCGGCCCGTGCCTGACGTGCGCTCAGGGTGCGTCCAGTTCCACGAAGGTGCTCTTCTAGAAATTGGTTTTGCGGCTTGGTTAATTTGATTAAACTCATTTTGATATCCTTATGTGATACTGTATTCAAACAGTTGATACTATGGTATACAGTATCTGTCAGGATGTCAACTGATTTTAAACTCTTTATTGGTATAATATTCTATTAACCGGCCCTGGATCATACTCAATAAGTCCCCAGCGTCGTCCGGGATGATGAACCTGACAGGACAGGAGCCCCAGGAGCGGCGGCGCTGGAACTCCGCGAACCACTGGCGGTGCTGACGGTTGTGGGCGTCAAACACCGTCCAGGGACGGCCAACGAACAGCAGTTGGCTCATGGTGCTTAGAAGGGCGCGTCGTCCAGATCGGCCAGCTGGGCTTCAACCTCAGCTCGGGTGACCTGGGTCACAGGATTGCGGGGGCCACGTGCAGCGATGGACGACAAGGTGGGCTTGACCTTCTTCTCAGCCTTGACCCGGACGGTCTTGGGTGCCTTGACAGCCGGCACGCGACGGTCCAGGGCTGCCGTGAGTGCCGCACGAGTGGCGTCGTCACCGTAATTGATCTTGAGCAAGTAAGCGATGGCCTCCTGCGTGGTCATGGGCTTCAAGAGCTCCAGGAAGTCGATGGCAGTGTGCCCTTCCTTGATCATGGTCTTCACACGATTGGGATTGCAGGTGAAGCGCGGCTTGATCACGCCTTCAAAAGTGCTCACGCCAGCGTGGGTATAAGTCTTGTCAGTCATAAAATTTCCTTTGTGTGTGTAATACCGAACCATCATTGGTCCAGTGTCATTAGTTTAACATGTAAATTCAGTCTTGTCAACCGATTCTGCCCACCCTTGCAGCGGGGTTTTAGGGTGTCTAGCTGTTGACAGTTGCATAGGGATCGAACATGACAGCATCTGTATCAGCCACCAGGATGTCCTGGTTCACCAATGGGTAACGATCCCTGAGCACCTGACGAATGGTGGGCAAGTCCCATTCGTTCATGTAGTACAAGCGGCCTGATGACCAATAGACGTCATAGACCGATTCATCTTCCAAGTCCCTGAGCACCACCTTTTCCAGACCCATTATGCTTGCTCCTTCATGTTGTCCAAGGCCCGTTCGGCCGCCAGGGCCTCGCTCAACAGTTGCAGGCTGCGGTTGTCACGCACCACATACCACTGCTCATCCATGCCCATGATGTACATGTACTCTATCCAGGAGTCGCCCCACTGATCCAGGAACTCTTCAAAGTTGTTGGCAGTCAGGCACTCGGTTTCTTGGTCAAAGAACCGGGTGTCCGGAATGGTGGCACCCAGGCTGCTGACGTTGCCGCAGGCAATGAGTTCGCTAGCACCCACTCGTCCGTAGTTCTCCAGCAGCGTGGCACCCACACCGCCCAGATACGAATCCCAGTGCACATAAATGCTCTTGCAGACTTCACCATACATGACCCCAATTACGCCGCGAGTTGCCATCTTGTTTCCTTTTGTTGTGTTGATGTCGTATTATAACAGGGGACTGAGCCCCTGTCAATCTTTATTCGTTGGTGGCGCTCAAGCCGCCGTCCAGGTCAATCTCCAGGTTCTCTTCATTCTCAGCCTCTTCTCGTGCCCACTCCTCCAGCATGTCGCTGATGCAGAAGCGTTCGTCAATCTCGGGCATCTGATCACGGATCTCTTGCGGTGTCATGTCTGTGTATTCACAGTAGTCGTCACCGAACTCATTGGTCCAGACGCCGCAGAAGGCCATGCCGGGTTCAAAGTAATAGGCTTCAATCTCAAAACCCAGGCCCTCCAGTTGCTCGTAGGCCGCAATGGGTGGTGCCCAGGCGCTGTCAAAAGCCAGTTCGACCTCATTGGGCGAGTCTTGCTCGATGAACTCACCATCGCCACCCACATCCCACTTGGTGCCCCAGTTGGTCAGACAGAAGGTATACCAGTCGGCGAAACCAAACTTCTCTGTATTGGCTGTGCGCTGGGCCACCAGGGCCTCCTCCTGGGTGCCCGGGCTGGCCTGGGTGTCCATGAGTTCCTGTGGCACAGGGATGAACTCGTTCAGCAAGCGACCCTGTTGGTAGGCCTTGACAGCACGGTCAATCATCACAGGGTCTGTGTGGGTCAGTGTCACTCGATTGTTGCACCAGTTAGGCATTTCGTCTTCCTTTGCGTTGTTGATGAATGTAGTATAGCACAATCACAAGAGATGTCAAGCAATCTTTTAAACTTCGAAGCCTTCTTCCACCAGTTCCTGCACCGCTGAGTTGAACTCGCTCTCCCAGTCCCACACGGCATTAGCCACTCGAATGTCCTTGTGTCGTCGGCGTAGGTTGGTGCCCTTCTGATAGATCAACCAGATGTGATCCTCACAATAGTTGCGGGTGGGCATGGCCGGTCGGTCACATGTACACTTTAGTCCGTATGGGCCAATCCAGGTGCATGGGTTGTTCATTTTTGTTCTTCTTCAGTTGTGTCGTCGGTTGAGTTTAAGATGGCACTGACGTCAGCCTGTTGCTGTGGTGTCAGTCCCGCGTAGATGGCCATGCCTTGTGCAATGCCCTGTTGCCAGGCCAAGTACTCCAACACCAGGGTCATGGCCAGGATGCTGCACAAGGCCCAGAAGTGATCTCCCTCCAGTTGGGCACCCACCCACCACAGCACCAGGGCCTGGGCGGTGAGCGCCACCAGGCGCTCCACCCAGGTGGCGTAGAGCAGTTGGTTGATCATGACCGACGCATACAAGTGGTCTTGGCCATGGCTTGCCAATTGGTGGGGAAGCTCTTGCGCAGGTCCGCCAACTTGAGCACCATGCGCAGGCTCAGCTCACGCAGTCGGTCCTGGTTGTCCACCACGAACTCCACCAGCTCGTCACGCACCAGGTCCGGCTGACTGAACTCGTACTTCTCCAGCATGCCATCGTTGATGATCTGCCGGATGCGCAGGATCTTCTCGCGTGTGGTGTCCATCTGCAGGTCAATGTAGTGGCAGCGCGACTCCAGTGCATCCAGGTGGTCCTTGAGCTTCTTGCTGCGCACGTGCTCAAACTTGATGTTGGTGATGAAGATGGCACCTGCACAGAACTCAAAGCGGTCGGGAATGCCCTCGGCGCGCAGGATGCGGCTGTCGGTGTTCCAGCTGATGAAGCGGCGGCTGCTGCTGTCCAGTGCACCCTTCAGGATGTTCAGGCTCAGGTCCTCCATCAGGATGCTGTCGCAGTCGTCGAACACCACCACGTTGCCAGCCTTGCTGAACTCGTAGAGCTTGGCGTAGAGTCCAATGCTGCTCATGGCGCCCTTGACGATCTCGTACTTGGGCTTGCGTTCTGCCAACTTGTTGAACAAGTCGTCCTTCTCCAGCACAGCCTCCACGCCGTAGCTCTTGCCCACGCCCGGTGGACCGCTTACAATCATGGCCCGCACATGGCCTTCTTTGACCGCCTTGGTCATGTCAGTCAGGATGTCAAAGCGCTCGCGCAGGCGATTGATGATGTCCTCATCGCTCTCCAGTGCCACTTCTTGTTCACGCCTTTTGATAGCGTCGGTGTCAAATTCCAGCACGGTGCTGGTGCCTTTGCTGGGGTTCTTCATTGCTGCCTTTGCCATGTTAGTGTCGCCTTTCGTTGTGTGTAAGTCTGCATTATAACGCATTCGTTTGGAATGTCAAGCAAAATCTTCTGCTTCTGGCCAGAGCCTTTCGGCCTGCGCGTCATCAAACGCATCCCAGTCCATGCCCTCATCGCCGTGGGGGTCCTGGGACACCCAGAGCTCCTGCTGCCTGTGATACTCCATCTCTTCCAGGATGGTGCGGATCTCTTCCTGGCCGCAGCCCTGGGTCATCAGGTATTGGGTCACCGTCATTTGCCTCTCCTGTTGTTGCGTCGTCATGTGTGTATTATAGCGCAGGGTGCTGGTGTTGTCAAGCACCCTGCCACCATCAGATGGGATAAACTTCAGGCAAGTCCTGCCAGCGCAGGGCAGGCAGATTGCCCAGGGGTGCAATCACGCGCACGTATTCATAGGCAGTGCCCGTGAGCGTCAACTTATTCGTCACGCCCAGCCGTGCAAACTCTGCCTGCAACAGGTCAAACAATGCCTGTGCCCCACCCGTGCCATAAAAACTCCACACCACGCTGCGTCGTGCGTCATCGTAGTCGCTGGTCTTGTCCGTCCAAGTGTGGAAGGGCTTGTCCGTTGCCTTCAATGCAATTGCCCGTACCTGCCGTGTGTTCAGTTCCATTTGCTGCTCCTTTGCGTTGTCCATGTCAGCATTATAGCAGGATCGCTCCGGTTGTCAAGCACCTACACCGAAAAACTCAGCCAGTTCTGCCTCCACGTAGTCACGAGCCAGGCGCAGCTCGTTGTCGAAGTCAATGCCTTTGACCCGGCAATAGTGCAGGACATCAGCCAGGATCTCGGCTGGAACATCAGTGTCGCAGTGGACCAGGAACTTGCTCTCCACCCGATCCACTGCCGATGCTACGAATTCATTCATGTGTTGCTCCAGTTGTGTCATCATGTGTGTATTATAACATCATGGCACCAATTGTCAAGTGATCAGCCCAGCACGTAGGCCTTTTGTTGGGTGCTGGTCACCGAGCACTCAAAGGTCATCAGATCCCTGCCGGCATAATCTTCCTGGATGTCAATGAATTTCACATCCTTCACCTGGTGAAATTCTTGACATGCAGAGCACATGACTCGCATGGCCCGTCTAAAGTCATTCATCTGTTGCTCCTGTTGTGTCTTCATGTGTGTATTATACAGCGGCCCCACGCACCGTGTCAAGAGGCTGATGCCGCATCTTGTAATCAAACTCGTGCATGATGGCGTAGGGTGCGTACTCGTAGTCGCCAGCGGCATCATGACCCCATTCCATGGCGCAGTAGCCCAGGTAGCAGCGGCTGCTACGAGTCCAGCCGGCGTTGCGGTTGCTCACGCGCATGCCAATCAGGGCACCCTTGTAGGTGGCATAGGTGCGGATGGCTTCTTGCCGTCCCTTCTGGTTGCGATTGATCAATACGTAGGCCATGCTCTGCTTCCCCTGTTGCGTTGTGATGAATGTATTATAGCAGGAGTTCAGGAGTTGTCAACCAGTTCTTGAACAAAGGCCGGCGGGTGCTGGTACAGGAAGGCCGGCAGGTCCGTGCCGTAGATGCGATGGAACATGTCATGGGCGTGATCCTGATTCTCCGCCCCCACGGTGATGATCCGATGGCCGCCATCGCGGAGGATCATGCAGAACTGGTAGTCAGTCATCACGCAGCCAGGGTCAATGCCCTGTAGGTGCTCTCCACCCGAGCCTTGTCGGCGCTGCGAGCCAGCTCATCCAGGAATCGGGCACGGTTGGCCTCAGTCACGTGATAGGTCAAGATCTGCACCAGCAGGCTCTCCATGTAGCCGGTGGCGTAGGCATGGCTGTCATGCAATTCGTACTGAGCCTGCACAAAGCCAGTCACGGTGTCTTGTACCAGGGCATGCCGTTTCAGGTCACGGGTCATAAGGTCTTTCTTCATGTGTCTTCCTTGTTGTGTTGCGATGTCAGTACTATAGCACAATGATCCAGATTGTCAAGCAAAGAAGGCTCGGACCAGGCCTGCCATGTATATGAGCACCAGGCCAGCGTTGACCACGATCAAGCTGCGGCTGCGCACCCGCCAGGCCCAGATGAGCCACAGGCCACTGCCGGCATTCAGACAGTAGACATTCCAGGGATCCAGAGCTGCCGCTGTGAGCATGGCGCCCAGCAGTGTCACGGCAGTGGCTGTCCACTGCAGAATGGGACTGTGATTCATCAGGATTCCAGGTTCAAGACGTCGACAATGCTCTAAAATGTTCTTTCACGCATACCGACCCGTTTGAGGCGTTCCAGCTGCGACAGAGCGTCTTGGGGTCTTATAAATCAACAGGTTACGTCGGTTTTGGCGGGTGCGTCGTCTTCACCGAAGAGTCGGGCTAATTTCTTCTGGATGTTGAGTTCCGTGGTGTCCACCAGATGCTCTGCACCACCACGCCGCTGGGTTTCAGCCAGACTGGCCATCATGGCTGCACGACTGGGGTTGGTCATGCTGCTCATGGTGTAGCAGGTGCGCTGGACCACTGGTTTGTCCCAGCTGGTCAACAGCGAGTAGCCACGATCCTTGTCTGCCGGGATCACGCGATAGAACAGAGTTCCGCCTTTCATGTCAAATCCTTTTTAATAGTGGTGGCGCGAGCCGACATAGTTGAAATTGCTCAACAGGGCCTCGTCTTCATCTTCATCCGGCACCAGGTCCATGATCTCGTCAAAGCCGTTGCACTCGCACATGTCGCGCACATCATCTTCGCTCATGTACTTGAGCGCTGCCATGACAATGTCACGGTCGCTGATCATGCCCTCGTCACGGAGGTCAATCAACTTGTTGGTAAACTTGCGCACATCGTAGTCCATGTCTGTTGCCTTTGCGTTGTTGATGAATGTAGTATAGCAGGATCAGTCTGCTTGTCAAGCCTTCTTCTTGGCCTCAGTGGTGTCCACCGAGCGGCCGCTGTAGGCCTTGCCTGCTGTATGGATCAGCCCAGTACGGGTGAAGGTGATGACACCGCCGGTGCTGGATGGGATCTTGGTGCCGATTTTCGTGGTCATCTTGTGAGCCTATTAATTACTTGCGAAAGGATTGCAGGATGCTCTGTGCTTCTTCCACGTTGTCCACGTGGTCCAGACTGGTGACGATCATCAGGTCCTGGATGGCGCGAGCTTCAGCACCGTAGATGCGCAGTACTGCCTGCACCGTCAGATCGTCGGGAGCCTCCCAGAGCAGGGTGGCGATCATGTGTTGCTTGGGCGTGTTCAGGATCAGTTCCATGGTGTTTCCTTTTCGTTGCGTTGTGATGAATGTATTATACAGGCCTTGCGGCCCTGTGTCAACAGTCTGGATCAAACGATTCCCATTCCTGGGCTTCATCCGGCTGCCCGTCGTATTCTTCGTCGGCGCTCTCCAGGCCCTCGGCGCCCTCCAGGAACTGCTCGCACAGGTCCTTCAAGTTACGGAAGGCGCGCAACTCGTCACGCGACAAGTCCATTTCCTTCAGGCAGTCCACCTGCGACATCATGCCCAACAGCTGACCCATGGCCAGGGTGGTGTTCTCAAACGCACAATACGACATGTTGGGGTAGTTGCTCATCTTGTTTCCCTTGTTTGTTGCAATGTCAGTACTATAACACAACGATTCAACTTGTCAAGCCCCGACTGCCTGTAGGGGCATTCCTTCTTTTCAGATGCGCCAGCGCGGCCTCACGGCTGTCAAACCTGCCGCCCAGGGGCGTGTGGTGTGGGCCGCGCACGATGTACCACCCGCCCAGCAGGCCATTGTAAATGACCTTCATGTCAGTCTGCCCGGCCGAGTCCAACGGCCTCTACTCCCAGGCGGGTCTTGAGCACCTCAGCCATGGCCCTGGCGCCGTACTCCTTGGCAGTCCTGGACTGCGTGAAGTGGCCCGACGGGTTCCACATCTGGAGACCTTTTTCGCCGTAGGGCTTATTAAAGCCAGCCTTCTTGAGTGCGCGTCCCACTCGACTGCGGCCGTCTGCGGACACCTTGACCCATGCGAACCCACAGTCGAAGTGGTGCTCACCGTTGGCATCCAGGTAATCCTGGGTGGCCTGGCGAGCAGCCTGACGGCCCAACTCCACTGCACGGATGATGATTTCTTCTTCAGTCATGTCGTCTTCCTTTCTTTGTTGCAATGTCAGTACTATAACAGAACGATTCAGATTGTCAAGCCTTATCTGGGACTCTGCACACGGAAGTGGAAACACCTGGGCTCACGAGCTTCCAGCCGGGCCAACTGGCGCTCAATGGCATGCACATCCTCAATCTGACTCCGGATGCTGACCAGGGCACCGGGCCAGCTGTCGCCGAACTGAGTGACCTCGCCATTGTGCTCACTGATGCGTTCGTAGAGCCCCTCCAGAACATCCGGGCTCAGTGCCTCTCGGGCATACCGGATGAACTGTTCCCGGTTCATGGTGTCCGTCATGCAGGCTCCCGGCCGGTCTTAAAAAGATCGCGTTCGTCCATGAGCAAGACCGAGCGTTCCGTGCTGAACAAGGTCATGGGCTGATCCAGTTGCAGAGTGTGTTGCACCCGACCACCATACTTGACTCGGCTTTCCGTCACCAGGCCCGCCACGGTGTAGCCCAGGTAGACTCCAGCCACTCGTTGGCCTGCTCTGTCCCATGTCATGTTCATGTCCTTTTGCGTTGTTCGTGCCGTAGTATAGCATCAGAGTGTGGTGGTGTCAAGTGGCACATCCAACAGCACCACAGCCACCTCCCAGGTCTTCTTGATGCGCAGGATCCGGGCAGCCGCCTCCTGCGCCTGGAATGAGTTGGGCGCCTGCACGTCGAAGGTCTTGCCCTTGTAATAGGCTCGGTAATTTCTCATGTCATCTCCTTGCGTTACGTTGATGAATGTATTATAACATCAGTCCAGGGTGTTGTCAAGGTCCGACAACGAAGCCGCGATGCGCTGGTCAGGCGTACCCTCGTCCACTTCACCCACTGTGCAGCGCAGTATGGGCGTGCCTGGCCACACCAGATGGTCCAGGGCCGCCTCGGCTATGCTCCAGGCCTCTGAGTCGCTGTGGGCTTCCACGATCATGGTCACCATGACTTGAAATTGTGCCATTTTTATCTCTCCTTGTGTTACGTTGATGAATGTATTACAGCAGGTCGCGGTAGCCAGCGTTCAATCCATTGGACTGGCCCAGTTGGAATGCCGCATGCAGCGCACTCCTGATGGCATCCACATGCACATCGTGGAAGTCCAGGCTGTCCCGGCCCCGGGCCTCCAGAGTGCTGATGCTCAGGTGTTCATGGGCGATCCACCGGATCAAGATGTCCAGGTCCCGCTCGGCGGCATCAGTAGTCATAGAAGCAGACTCCTTGTGCGCCAAAACCCAGTGCATCATACACGCATTCGCGCACGGCGGTGTCCAGGGTCTCCTCACAGCCGGCGGTGCGGCTGAGCACCTGCAGTTGGAACTGCACCTCGGGCCAGCTCCAGGCCAGGCGTCGTGCCGTGGCCACCATCTGACTCACTGCCTGATCGCCAGCCGGCGTGTACATGGCAAAACGGTCTCGCTTCATCACCATCTCCTTTTGCGTCATCATGAGTGTATTATAGCAGGTGTCGTCAACAAGTCAAGCCGGTGGCGCAGGATGTATCCGGCATCCAGACGGGTGGCCAGCCACCGGCTCAGGCCCCGGTCATCGTCCTGCAACAGCCCGGCCGGCCAGCCGGTCCAGCCATCAGGCCTCAGCACGTTCGTTCTCCAGGATCATTTCTGCGATGGTGTTCACCACCACCTGCACGGCAGTCATCACCGCCGCCGTCTCACCCGTGGCTCGTGCCACACTGTGGGCGTACTCCATGGCCTCGTCGTAGCTCTTACGGCTGCCGAACATGCCGTGACGGATGCTTTTTGCCAGTTGTTCGTTGGTCATCAGGTTCTCCTTCTTTGTTGCAATGTCAGTACTATAACACAATCCATCAGGTTGTCAAGCGGTAGTGGTTAAAACCCCAAGACGTCGCTCTCCACATGGCCTGACTCCAGGGCCTGCCGCTGGATGTCACTCAGCAGGTCCAGCAGAGCATCGCATTGTCGGCGCTCCCAGGGTGTGCTCTGGTGGTCGGTGGCGTTGAACAGCCAGATCTTCTGATCCCGGATCTCGCGCCAGTTGATGTCTAGATCAAATTCCATGAGTGGCTCCTTGCGTTGATGTCAGTACTATAGCACAATGATTCAGGCTGTCAAGACATTTTTCAGGTCAGCTGAGCACTGGCCAATCTGAACAGTCACACGCACGATGTCCGGATGGGTCAGGAGCCCGGTGGTGTTAATGAACATCTCACGCTCGTGCAGGCTGTCGAAGTTCTTATGCCACTCGTGATCGTTTGAGAACACCCAGCTGAGTTGGAAATACATGATGTCTTTCGTTGTTGCAATGTCAGTACTATAGCACACGGTGAGAGATTGTCAAGCGCAGAAGAAAGACCCTACACGGTGCAGGGTCTTGGATTGACGAATGGAGTCAGACCGCTATAATACAGTCACAACAACAACAAGATGACCGTGCGTTCGAACAGGCAGTCTGGGGATGGACGGCGAGGGTGGGCGTGTGAATCACATACTCCAGGAGATAACATACCTCCGGAGTATGCGGTTACTCAGTCTCGGAAATAGTATAAGAACGCCATGTAGAATATGAACATGAAGAGAAAGTATAGTGCAATCATCATAATGGTAACTCCTGTGTGTATAGTATTTACCATGATACTCCAAATACATACACATAATACATACTCAATACTAGTATCAGGACTTACTCCGGAGCAGATACCCATACTCAATACTCAGATACTCCCGGGCAGATACTCGATATTAGTATCAGGACTTACTCTGGAGATACTCAATACTAGTATGTGGAAATATTCAGCGGAGGCCTGTCAAGATACTCATATCATTATCAATTGGATAATATTGGAGTACTCAAAACAGGTCTTGCTCCAGTGAACGGATGAGTATGGAGCATACTCTGTGGTGCCCGGGACCGGACTCGAACCGGTACAGCTTGCGCCGAGGGATTTTAAGTCCCTTGTGTCTACCATTTCACCACCCGGGCATAAATAACATGTGACCCATCTGAGCAGGTGAGTCTATTTATCAGATTATACAGGAAACCCTGAGCTTGTCAAGGGTGGCCACCACATGATCTGCCAGTGAATATTCAGAGTATTCCACATGAATCAGGGGTGGTGTCACAGGGTCACTCTGATTCAGGGTTTTCACACGCTGAGCAGGCAGGCAGACTATGCCAAAATACTCCTGCCCTGTCCACCAAGTTATCCACAGCCTGTACACAGGTCGCCCACAGCCCATCCACAGGTTCATCACAGTGTTATTCACATACATGCCTGGTCCGGCCGCACGTCTAGCGGGCTTTTTACACCCTGAGCATGAGACCCTGCTCTGGTGCTCATACGTCTAGCGGGGTATTTGCATACAGGGCATGATGCCTGGCTCCCCGGCCCAGGCGTCTAGCGGGGTATTTGCTCTGAGCGCCCGGACACATGCTGTCATGCCATGACGTCTAGCGGGGTTTTTTACATCCCGGTCTCCTGCACTCCTGCGTCTGTCTCCGGCTGCGAACTACGATACCTGGCTCCGAAATGGTTCACCAGAGCCTGATAGTCCTGCTGACTGCGCATGCGTGGACTCTGAACGTTGAACATGTCCATCAATTTCATGGCACTCCATTCATGGGCATATGCCTCCCTGTCACTCCCAAAGCAGCATTGACCACTGTTGGTGGCATGATAGCCCCGGGCATCATCCGGGTGCATGCGCTGGATCCTGCGTTGACTGCTCAGTATCATCTGATCCAGCACCTGTGCCAGTTGTGGCTGCCCTGCCGGTGGCTGGTAGTAGATCAATTCGCTACGGCTGCTGCCCAGTCGCTGAGTGTGAGGTGGTCGGAACCGTACCAGTATGTCTCGTTCCTGGTCAGCTATGTCATTGGGATGACCGAACCATACCGCAGTCAAATAGAAGTCATTGACCAGGAATCGCTGTCGGCTTCTGACTGCCGAGTAGGGAGTCAGGCTCTTGCCCACCTTCCAATAGCCGGGTTCGCCCGTGAGTTCCGGGTGCATGTACAGCCAGTAGCTGGTACTCATGTGTCTTCCTTGGTGTGTGAGTGAATGTGTGTTTACTATACACTGGCTCCCTTCATCAGTCAATCACCGGCGGTACCACCAGGATAAATATTTCACATGCTACTACGCGAACTCATCTGTGAAACCCTGGACCAGCAACAACTGGATCAAGTGGAGACTTTTGCCGACGGCCTGTGGGGTCGACTGGGCATAGATGTGTCATTCACCCGACACTTCCTGGACCGACTGAATGATCCACGCAATGGTCGTGACATCACTGTCTCCGAACTCATACGCTTGTTCAAACAAGAGTATCAGCGACATGGCCGAGCCATCGCTCATCTGGGTTCGGGCAGTGAGGCTGTCATGCGTGATCTCTTGACTCAGATCAATCTGCCCTTTGTCGTTCAGGATTCAGGTGATTCCCGGCGTCTGGTCACCAAGACCATCATGCGCAAGCCCCAGTTCCTGACACCTGATCCAGTGTATGCTGTGAGTGAGCGCCGGCTGGACCGATAAATATATACATATAAACCTGGAGTGACCGCATGAGCATGAGCACCGTTCGATTGAAAATAACCAACATTGACACCCTGAGCAACACACTGAGTGTGATCTGGGCCAGTGATCAGAGTCAACGCCCCCTGGATGAATACCCCACCCATGTGGTGCCACTCAGTCGGCTGCCTGAGCCCAGTGCACAGGTGCATGCCACGCTGGCACATCTGGCACACATGGGCATTCAGGAGTGTGAACGTCAGCTCAGGGAGGAAAGCGCACCGTTTGGTCAGCTGGTCAGCCAATTGACTCAGGAGATTGGCACCGTGACCGAATTTCCACTGGTCAGCATTCAGCCAGCTCGCGCACCCTGATCTTGCACCACCTTTAACCTTTAAAAGGACTCATCACATGCTACACCTGATCATATACACCGACCTCATGCCTGACCGATTCAGTGGTTACACACTGGGACCCTTGGTGCTCATTAGACCACGCTGTCGAGATGATGTGGGACTATTACAACACGAATTGGTACATGTCCGACAATTTTGGCGTAGTTTCGGACTTTTTGGCATACCCTACTGGCTGTCTCGGACCCGACGATTTGAGTATGAGGTAGAAGCCTATCGTGAACAACTCAAATACTCACCGGGTCGTCAGGCTCTGTTCGCCCGATTCCTGGCCCGCAACTATGATCTGGACGTCACTGAATCACAGGCACTTGCGGCACTGACTCGGGTGTAACTCGTGGCAATACCTGGCACTGGCAGCATATCATTCAGTCAAATTCAAGCCGAATTTGGTGGTAGTAACCCCATCAGCCTGAGTGAGTATTATGCTGGTGGCTTGTACACACCCACAGGTGCCAGCGGAACCAATGGTGCTGTGCCTGGCAGCAGTAGCTTTGCCATGAGTAAATTTTATGGCACTCAAAAACTTATTATAAACACCAACGCCAGAGTTATATTTGGCTATGGGTTCGCCAATCAGCTCAGCAGTGTATCCATGACCAACCTGGTGTCCAACGCAGGTGTGGTCGCCGGGGATGTCACGGGTGTGGGCACACTCAGATACATTTTAGCAGCCGCTGGCTATGGTGGTGATAAAGCCATATTCGGCTATGGATACAGCAGCAACCAGTTCGCTGTAATAGTATCTGTTACCAACCGAGTGAACAACACCGGCGGCGTGGCCGGCGACACCGCAGGTGTGGGCACTATTCGATATAGTTTAGCGGCCGCCGGCTATGGTGGTGATCGGGCTGTATTTGGATATGGGTTCGGCGGCCAACCCAACGGCGGTACAATGCTATCTGTTACCAACCGAGTGAACAACACCGGCGGCGTGGCCGGCGACACCGCAGGTGTGGGCACTGCTAGGTCTAATTTAGCAGCAGCTACATTTGGCGGTAATAGAGCTATATTTGGATATGGGAGTACTGCCGCAGGCGCATGGGTATCTGTAACCAACCTAGTGTCCAACACCGGCGACGTTGCCTCAAATGCCACAGGTGTGGGCACTGCTAGAGGCGGTCTAGCGGCCGCCACCTATGGTGGTGACAAGGTTATATTTGGATATGGATCTACCTTTAGCACCACCTATTTTTCTATAACCAACTTGGTAAACAACCAGGGTGCAGTTGTCTCAGAAATTGCAGGTGTGGGCACCACTAGAACTGGTGTAGCAGCCGCCAGTTATGGTGGTGATAAAGCCGTATTTGGATATGGTTCTAAAATATCCGGAATAACCACCTACTACAACATAACCAACCGAGTGAACAACCTGGGTGCAGTTGTCTCAGAAATTGCAGGTGTGGGAACTGCTAGAAGCGGCCTAGCAGCAGCCACATTTGGCTGACAGGGAGAACCACACATGGCAATACCTGGCACTGGCAGCATTTCATTCAGTCAAATTCAAACCGAGTTTGGTGGTGCCAATCCCATCAGCCTGAGTGAATACTATGCTGGTGGATCGTACACCATAGCAGGTACCAGTGGGACAAATGGTGCTGTGCCTGGCAGTGGTGCAGTCAGTATATCCAAATATTATGGCACTCGGAGAATTAATACAAACGCAAAGGTTATATTTGGCTATGGGGCATCGGGAGCGCCACAGTCATATAACTTGGCTAGTTTAGTGTCCAACACAGGTGTAGTTGCTGCAGATATCACAGTGTTGGGCACTGGTAGGCGCTCCTTGGCTGCTGCTGGTTATGGCGGTGACCGTGCCATATTCGGACATGGTATACTACCAACTACCCCTGCCACAAACTCATCCATAACCAACCTAGTGTCCAATACAGGTGTGATTGCCGGAGACACCCTAGGTGTGGGTACTGCCAGATTCGGTTTGGCAGCCGCCGGTTATGGCGGTGACCGTGCCATATTTGGCTATGGAAAATCTACTTCAGATTTATCTATGACCAACCTAGTGTCCAATACAGGTGTGGTTGCTGGAGATACTCTAGGTGTGGGCACTGCCAGACAAGGCGTGGCAGCAGCTGGTTATGGCGGTGACCGAGCCATATTTGGATATGGGATTTCCGGTGTTTTCCCTGCTGTCGTTTATGCCTTGACCAACCTAGTGTCCAACCTAGGTGTGGTTGCCGGAGATACTCTAGGTGTGGGCACTACTAGACATAGTTCAGCAGCAGCTGGCTATGGCGGTGATAAAGTTATATTTGGATATGGGGCTAGTCCCGGAGTTGTAAATATAACCAGTCTAGTGTCTAACCTAGGTGTAGTTGCCGGAGACACTGCAGGTGTGGGCACTGCTAGATACGTACTAGCAGCCGCAGGTTATGGTGGTGATAAAGCTATATTTGGGTTTGGTGAGACTGCTATTACGTATTTATCTATGACCAACTTAGTGTCCAATACAGGTGTAGTTGCCCTAGATACTGCAGGGGTGGGTAATACTAGAACCAGGCTAGCAGCCGCCACATTCGGCTGACAGGAAACCACCCATGGCAACACCTTCAAAGTGTAGGCAGTGCTAGATCCAGTTTAACAGCAGCCGGTTTTGCCAGCTAATAAATATTTTTTTAACCAAGGAAATACAACGTGGCTGTAAAACTAAACTCTGAATTTAATTATCGTTATCAAGTTATTGGTGAGACGCCCTGGGAAAAGATCAAAACCTTACAAGGATTCCTTGAGGGTCGTATCCGGGCGGCGGCACTGGAAGAGGTGGCTGCTCTCAAGTATCGGGCCAAGATAAGTGAAATAGAGCATCTAAAATCCATTGGTGCGCTGGAACACATCATTCTCAATCTACAAGCGGAACTCATTGAGCTCAATTCTGTGCTAAAAACACAAGAAGAAGCATTTGAACTCAATCGCCAGGAGATTGCCATTCTCCAACGGCTGCTTGCTGAATTGTATGAAATTGCCGAGCCCACTCGTATTCCAGGATACACAGACGAGCAGATGTTTGAAGCCAATGCTGCCAACGAATTCACGGTGATGATTGGCAAGGAAATTCATGCCGAACTGATTGCCACAGGTCACCCATCACCAGCAAAACTTCGCAACGCCATGTCAAATCCCTATACCTGGGCAGCATTACAGAAGATCGGTCTAATTCCACAAAATGCCATGGTCCTGGAGGGCAATGTGGATCCACTGAAAATTGGTTTTTCTCAGCCGCTGATGGTGCTGTCAGATGAGTCTCAGGCGGCAGATGAGTAAAACATGCCAGTGACTGGCTGTAGTGGATTTTTATTTGCTTCCAAATATACGCACGGCAGGATCCAGTCGGGCATTGTGTAACCAGGTCCACGCCTGACCCAGGGTGGGGGTCAGTTGTATGTGGCTGCGGGGAATGAAGTATCGGTCTTCTCCCAGACCCAGTTGGTCCACCAGGTTGCTGAACACACTGTCCACGCACACGATGCTCTGAGCACCTGACAGCACTCCCAGCCAATCCCAGATGGATTCAGCCTGATCCTGAATCTCGATCACCTGCCAGTCTTCAGGTATCATGGCAGTGTCAAATGCCGCAGTGTGATTGCTGCCGGTCAAATGAACCACCACATAATCATGCTGTGTGACCAGGCGATCATGTAGTGCTTGCTCTCGTGCAGGATTTCTGGTTATACAATCAGCCAGACGCCATTTGTTCATGAATGGCACTCCAGCACGTATGTACTTGTACTGATCAAAATTGGTGTGCTGGAACCAGGGCTCCTGAGTGAACTCCGGATGACCTGACAGGGCCTGATACAGGCACAGGATCTCGTCACACTTGAAGTTCTGCAGACGCTCCAAGGGCACATCATAGAAGAAGGCACCTGAATCCTGGGCCACTGGAATCCATTTGACCCAGGGCGCGGCCTCCTGCATCTGCTGCACCCACTGCTCCATGATGGGCCAGTGCACGTGCCAGCCCTGCTCATGATAGTAATGAGCTATGGGCAGGGAGATGACAATGTCACCCAGTCCACGCGATTGAATTATGCCCAGTCGTTTTTGTTTTTGTTTGGCCATCACACATGCCGGTAGTCTAAAACATTGCCCTGGCCGTATTGGGCCTCGGCGATCAGACGGCAATCATTGCCGTTGTCAGCTTGAATGCGAACTCGTGTGGTTTGATAGGTGTTCAGGCGAACCCAGACTTCAAATGTGTACATGATGTTGGTCTTTCCAGTGTTGTTGTGCAGTCTTTATTATACAGTGATCAGCATGCATTGTCAACCACATCAGGTGTATCTGACATTTGGCATGCGTGGGAAGTAACATTCGTTCCGCTCCAAGGGCAGGTCCACTCGTGATTCACATATGATGTCACTGACCCCCAGCCCCACTGCCAGGGCCAGGGCCTGACTCTGATTGCCCACAAATGTTTCTGCTCCGGCTATCACCTGTGCCAACTCCAGCAGGGTGTGCGTGACCACATGCGGTATGTCCCAGTTCATCTGTTGTTTGAATGCCACATGTTCCTCGGGCAAGCCCACAAACACAGCATGCGGCTCCGCTTCGCCCTTGATGTCCTGCCAGATGCTGCCCGGCTGGGCAGGAATCCATCGCTGAGTGCGACTGATCACCACACTCTTGCCGGGAATCACAGTGGGCGTGGGCACGGTCAGCCAGGGCGTGGAATTCACCACTGCCTGCTGGTCCGGCGTCAGGTTGAACACTCGGGAATAGATGTCCAGGTAATTGGTGGGATGACCCACGAACAGGGTTCGGAATCTGTCCAGATTGTGAGTGATTTCCGTGGAGTTGTCCAGGGTGCCAAACGATGTGATGTAATCCTGTGCCAGCAGGAAGCCTCGCATGAATTCAGCATCGGCCTGGTTCATGCGTCCCCGGTGGAATGCATCAGATTCGCCGCCATAGTAGTGTCTGGTGGTCCAGTCCACCTGATTCAAGTGCAGATAAAACTCACCTCCACCGAAATGTTTCATCAGGGCCAGTCCGTAGATGAGGTCTCCTGAAGTTCCTGAATGTTTAAATTTTTTCATAAGCATATTATACATGTATATAATGTTATTTACAACCCAGGAACCTGACGCCAACCAGAATGTGACTAAATATTAGCACTAAATTACGGAACCACCATGGCAATAACCACAGTCACCACCAACTCCATCGTCACAGCCGCCCAATATAATGAAATACAGAGTGATGTGGCGGGTGTGATCACCGGCTATTACAAGCTGGACGCTGCCCAGATGCGCAGCAACACAGTGAGTGCAGGTGCCACAGTGACAGTGGCAGACTGGCAGGAATTGTACGACGATCTCAGTCGAGCCATGGCACACCAGACCAACACGCAAGTACCAGCCACCACCTCCACATGGTTGACAGCCACCTACGTCAACGCCATTATTTCAGCCACCAATTTCATCGTGGCCAACACCGCCACGCTGCACAGTCCTGCACAACTGGGCCTGGCCACACTGAGCACCGGTGCACGTGACACCTTCACTGCAACCGACTGGACATCCACCCTGACGCACACGGTGACTTATGACTGGTTTGATGGCACTGATAATGACATCAGCATACAGCAATTTTTTAGATTGGGCGGACGGCTGGTCATGCAACCGGCCTATGTCAGTATCACCAACCCCACCACGCTGGAGAGTGCCTGGATGGGTCATATAGATTGGATGCGTGGTCAGTTGCAATTGCCAGTCAACCAGTTTTCACTGTCAGACTACAATAAATTGGGCAACGATAGAGCAATCTCACTGACCACATCCACCATTGTGGGTACCCGCCCGGAAGTCATGACCATGCGTATGGCAGTGTCGGGCTTTACCAATCAACAGGTGACTGCCACCATGACCCTGGCTCATGCAGGCACCGCCATACGTCTGGACGTATACAACACCGCCACCTACTATTACAGTCGCGGTGATGCTGATCAGGCCATTCAGGGACTGGCCGCCACACAGCCAGAGTTGACCAGTGTGCTAGGCTTTGGTGACGCCAGTCCGTTTTCATCCAGCACCTCCAAGATACTGTCCATAAATTCGCCAGTGGGTGGATTTGCCTGGCGTGCATATGAAAGTTCCACAGCAACCACTATAACTCTGCGCAATACTGGCAACAGCTCACTGACCATTAGCGGCATCACTTTCACTAACAATGGTGATGTGGTGGCCATCCCTGATTACAGCGGATTAGGCAGTTTTCCGGTGGTGATGCCGCCTAGATCAACCACCCAATTTGACCTGACCTATTCAGGCATCACAGTGGGCACCTGGCAAAACAGTTTCACTGTGGCCAGTGACAACACTGCAGGGCTATACACCGTCAGGTTCACTCAGGTGGTTTCCACGGCCACATTCAGGACATCACTAAGTCCAGCCAGCTGGTCCACCAGCAGTGGCTCATTGTCTGAGCTGAATCAGGCCTTCAACATCATCCCATCCGGCTATGCCATCAACACATCTTCAGCCACGCTGAATGGTCATGCTGGATTTACTTTCCCCAATAGATCACAGTCTGCATCCATCACAGCTGACAGTGATGTGCTGGTGGTGTTCAATCCTGGGTCAGCACCCACGGGCACCTACACTTCCACTCTCACGGTGGTGTCCATTGCATCGGAATTGAGCACCGCCACCACAGTGACCAACCTGATTGTGAATTACACTCAACCTGCAGACCAGCGACTGGGCAGTTGGTTGAGTGCACTGGGTGCAGACAACAGTGTGGTGGGTGTGAGCTATGACATTATCAGTGGCATCAGATATCTCACGGTGGGCATTGGCGGCGGCGGCGACCTGGCACCACCACTGGCCACAGGCGGCATCTCCTACATGTCCGCATCCACACTGAAATTCGATGCCGATGCCAAATTTACCAGTGGACCAGTGGTGTACAAGTCAAAGTCTGAGTCAGTGTATAGCCGTTTCCTAAATGATTTCGGAGTCTGGGTCAATCCAGACCTGGTGTCACCCACGGACTCTCTGGTGAACAGAAGTTACACCATCCAGGTGCCCACCTCTGGCAATTACGCCTGGTCACTGGCCATGGATGACTATGGTTGGTTTGACATTGATGGCACACTGGTGGGCGACCTGCGCAACATGCCCAACCCGTACCAAGTGGAACACACTGGTGAGGTTTACCTGACGGCTGGCACACATGCACTCACCTGGTATGTGACCAACACCAAGGTGGGCTACACTGGTGCATCAGCGGCCATACGACTAAAACGTGCCAGTGACAACTTGATCATCTGGTCAACATTGACCCCAGTGAGATCCTTGCCAGCATATGCCTACTGGCGAGAAGTTTACCGGATACCATTGACACTGGGTGCTGGTACCTATCGTAGTAAAAATTATTATATCAAATACTACGGCAACACCATGATGGATTCATATGGTGCGTTTTTTGGATCAGATGGTAGTTTTTTTACAGCCACTGACGACGGTGTTGGCAACGTGGGCATATCATTTCAATCTGCAAACTTGAGAAGGGTGTCCAGCAATGGACTGTCTGTTGCAACCGATGCCACGTTGTACAACTTGCAATATACGCCCTACTATTATTCGTTGTTGGGCACTCGTTACAGTCAATTGTCAGCACCGGTGGGTGACAGCACCCAGACTCAGTACTTCCTGGGATTCAACAGACTGGGCGCAATTCGCACCAGCATAGTATCCTACCCCAAGTGACGACCCAGTAAAGTCCTGTGGTTGCCGGGCCACTTGACTTTATTTCATTTTAGTGTAGAGTGTGTGCTTCAAGCATAATTATTCTTACCATTAAACAAATAAGGAGTCAATATGACTGAAGATGTAATAGATCAGCCCATACAAGTATCTGTATTTTTCATCAGGATGATCAATGTCCTGCTCATGGCCGTGGGTCTAATGGCGGCAGCCGCTCTGCTGGACTGGGCTGTCACAGATAAGATGTCCAAAATCCAAGTGGTGGAAACATCAGAAGTGACCGCCGCAGTCAGGGAACGTGAGCTGGCATGTCTGGCCAAGAATGTGTATTATGAAGCCGGCGGGGAACCATTTGAAGGCAAGGTGGCCGTGGCACAAGTGGTAATGAACCGTGTGAACAGCGGCGAATTTCCCGGAGATGTCTGTCGCGTGATCTATCAGAAGAACGTGGTATATGACAAAGTCATCTGTCAGTTCAGCTGGTTCTGCGACAGGGAGGTCATGTTCAGACCTGTCAATCAGGCCAGTTATGACGAGAGCATGATTGCTGCCAAGAAGGTGCTGTTGGAGGGATTCACCCTGCCCAGCCTGAAGGATGCCAAGTATTTCCACGGAGACTATATCAGCCCAGGCTGGAAACGACAGCGAGTGGCACACATTGGCCATCACATTTTTTACAAATAAGGACTCAAATGAAACTGCAAACCATTCAAAATATTCCCAGCACAGTGTGCGCCTTTTTCCGTGATCATCTGGGCAAGATCAGTGCACACACGCTGGGCTGGGTGGCCATCGTGCTGCTGCACTTTGCCAGTCTGCCCACGCTGTTGGCTGTGCTGACTGGACAGAGTGATCGATTGCCGCCGGTGGATCTCATGATCTTCGTGTGGAGTGCCCTGATCACCATTCTGTTCAAGGCCCTGATCGAAAGAAATGTGCTGTACATTGCCACCATCTGTGTGGGATTCTTTGCACAGACCATGCTCATGGGGTTCATTCTGTTCAAGTGATTGACAATCTGATGAATGTGTTGTATACTATGCGTATGTTCAATCAACTGCTGATATATCATGCATGAAATTATCCAAGAACTTGAATCTGACAACAGTCGTCTGTTCAAAGAGGCCATTGTACGTCGTGAAGCCGAGGCAGGTAACACTGAATTCTTTCAGGGTCTACGACTTTGCTTCGATCCCATGATCACATTCGGTGTCAAGAAGGTGCCCACGTTCACTGGTCCAGATGGACAGGGATTGCCCTGGGTGGCATTTGCCGAACTGGCCCGTGCATTGTCACAACGAGAATTCACGGGACATGATGCCCGTGATGCCATCGAACTGGCACTGTCGGCCAGCACCGCGGCACAATGGAACGGCTGGTATCGTCGCATACTGATCAAGGACATGCGAGCCGGCTTCAGTGAGACCACTGTGAACAAGATGGTCAAACTGGCAGGACGGGCCGACTATGCTGTGCCACTATTTGAGTGCATGCTGGCCCACGACGGTGCTAACCATGAAAAGAAGATTGCGGGTAAAAAGTTGTTGGAGATCAAACTGGATGGTGTGCGCGTCATCACAGTGGTCAACGTGGACAACCGAACCGCCACCATGTATAGCCGTAACGGCAAGATCCTGGAAAACTTTCCGCACATCACCGAAGCCATTGAAGCCAACATGGACTTGTTCAAGTCCAGCGTGGTACTGGATGGTGAGATGGTGTCCAGTAGTTTCCAGGCCTTGATGAAACAAGTACACCGCAAGAGTAACGTCAAGAGTGACGATGCTCGTCTCATGTTGTTCGACCTGTTGCCACTGCCGGAATTCCAGCGCGGATTCAGTTCACAATCACAAGCACGCCGCAGTCAGGCACTCCGGAACATGCTGCCCATCTTTGAAGCGGTGGGTCACATGGACATGGTGCCGCAACAGGAAGTGGATCTGGGCACATGTGTGGGTGAACTGGAATTCCGGCAATTCAATCTGGATGCCATTCAGTCAGGATTTGAAGGCATTCTAATTAAAGATCCATCAGCATCATATTCGTTTAAACGCAGCGTATCCTGGTTAAAGGTTAAACCAGTGCTTACTGTTGACTTAACTATCATTAATTTAGAAGAAGGTACTGGGAAAAATGCAGGCAAGTTAGGTGCTTTAATTTGTGAAGGTATTGATCAAGATAAATTTATCCGGGTAAACGTAGGATCTGGTCTCACTGATGAACAACGAGATGAAATCTGGAGCGATCGGGAAAATGTTATTGGACAAGTGATTGAGGTTAAGGCAGATTGTATTACGCAGAGTCAAGATTCTGAATCTGTATATAGTTTAAGGTTTCCACGATTTGAGCGGTTTAGGGGATTTTCCGCCGGCGACAAACTATAACCATCATAATACCCTCATAAGCATAAATATATGTAGGAGTAATACTATGGAACATATATGCGATTATGGATGTGGGAAATCTGCAATAAAGTTGTTTAAAAGCGGAAAATGGGGGTGTGCAGTAAGTCCAAATAGTTGTCCAGGCGTTCAGGCAAAGAAAAAACAATTTTTAATGGATACTTACGGTGTGACTAATGTAAGCCAGATAGCAGATGTTTTGAATAAAAAGAAAGAAACCTGGATGAAGAATTATGGAGTGGATAATCCTTCTAAAGCACAAATAAACAAAGATAAGATTAAAGATGCTTGGCCTGAAGTGGGTCGCAAGCGAAAAGAAACTATGTTAGAAAAGTATGGAGTTGAGAGTTACAATAGCACAGACGAATTTAAAAATCGCCGAAAAGCCACTTGGATGGAAAAATACGGTGTAGATAACCCAACAAAGAATACAGATATACTTGAAAAAGTATTACTAAAGAACTCACAGAACGATTATCTTACCAAGACAATGGTGATGCCCAGCGGTGATACACGCCGTTATCAGGGATTTGAAAATAAAGTAATATTAGATTTATTAAAATCTGGTTTAACTGAAGACGATATAATCACTGGGCAAGGTAACGTCCCACACATACCTTATTTTTTCAATGGGAATAATCATAGATATTATCCTGACATCTATATCCCTAAGTTAAATTTAATTATTGAAGTAAAATCCAAATATACCTGGGCAAAGTATAAAGAAAAGAATATGGCTAAACTTGAAGCCACTAAAAAAATGGGATATAATGTAAATGTTGTATTTAGGTGAGAAGTTGTGAATCAACAAGACATAGAACACATACGTGACTCCATTAGGGAACAGCGGCTGCCAAATGCCGCTAGTATTGAAGCAGTGATGTATTCGTTTTATACCTATCCCATGATATGGAGAGATGCATTTGATGCAGTATGGCCCATGCACTGGGCCAGTGAACGCACCAGGGCCTGGCTGGCTGCAAGAAGTCGTGCTGGCTACATAGTTGACACTCATCTGCTCTGGACAACTCCCACGGTAGTGGAGGACGCCGCATTAGCCTTGGCTGCTTATGATGATGCAGGTCAATTCCTCAGCATGTCCAGCGAACGTCTGCGCATATGGAAGGAACTGAGCGAACATCCTGCAGCCACCCTGTTGTTACCTGCGGTGCTGGCCATGGAGCGAATTCAGCAACGTGTTCAACGTGCACGGGCTCGCAGTCATCAAGAGGCATGACATGGACCGACGAGCAGCCAAGGATTTGTTGTATGGTGGTGTGCTGGAAATAGCACAGGACGAACGATACTTCTATAAATCCGTGGGATCAGACTACAGCAGGTGGACTGATTCGGGCATGCTGGCTCTGACCGAATATCTACGTGTCATGGCCTGTATCATGATACATACTGAACATGCTGAATTGGACCAGAGAGCCAAGAGCATGGTTATTAACACACTAAAAGGAGATACAATCTAAGTGGCAAAAAACGATGTAATTGAATTAGGCGGCATGGTGGAAGAAGTTTTACCCAATTCCATGTTCAGGGTCAGATTGGAGAATGGGTCCTTGATACTGGGACACATCAGCGGTCGCATCCGCCAGAACAAAATCCAAATCTTGCTGGGAGATCGGGTCAAGACAGAACTATCAGTCTACGATCTTACACGCGGCAGGATTGTATTCAGAGAGAAGTAAAGAAAAAGGACCGGCAGGTCCTTTTCTTTTATTCCAAGTAGCATCTCCACTTGGGATGGATGGTGTCCCAACACAGACGTTTTCTTTTTTCCGCCAGTTGGAAGTAGGTGGGCACACCGGGCTTGGTTCGAGGTACAATGCGATGGTCATTGCCCTTGTTACTATTGCAGTGGGAACAGGCACAGCAGGTGTTGGTCCATGAATTTTTGCCCCCCAGACTGATGGGTAGTATGTGATCCAGGGTGGCAGTCTTGCGGTTGACATCCACACCGCAATATTGACAAATGTACCCATCACGCAAAAATATATTTTGCTTGCTGAATCTTATGGTGGTCTTCTTCTTCTGATAATGTTTGAGTATCATGACAGCTGGTACTGGGGTGCTCCAATTCTGACTGCGCACAATCCAGTCATCATACCATTCTAGCACCGTGGCTTTGTCAGTCACCATGTACCGAATGGCTTCCTCCCAGCTGATCAAACTCAAGGGCAGCAGGCTGATGGGTGATGCGTCGGAATTTAATATTAGTACGGCGCTCATGGTATAGATATTTAAGTTGAAATCAGTGTTACCACTTGATTATACTTGAAATCAGTCAGGGATGCAAGTTTAGATTCTGCTGATGTCCAGATCGCTGTCCACTGGCATGTCCCACAATCGTCTGCGATCTGCTGCTCTGCGCTGGGCAAATTGCTTGGGGTTACATGCAGTGCACACATGAAAATAATCGTTGCTCAATCGCCTGGGGTCCATGTGACCTCGATCACGCTCAAACACTGCTTTGCAATGGTCGCATTCGATCACAGCAATGGTTTTGGTTCTAGAGTAATGATGACTCACGCCCAGCTTGCTGTTTCTTGTGTGGGTGGTCGTGACCTTGCGTGTTTTTAATAGCATCAGGTATTTACATTAAGATTACAGAATACAAAACTAAATACACAACGGGTAATGAGCGCACCAAGAGGATAACACATGTCTATATTATATGTAAACACCGGCAGCAGTGCCAACAAGGGCGATGGCGACAGCATCAGGCTGGCGTTTGACAAAATAAATCGCAACTTTGGATTGTTGTCGGGTGTGGGCACAGACACCCTGACCATAAACAATTTGACTGTGGGATCGTTCCTAGGAACCAGTACATTTGACAGTATTTTGGTGCGTAATACTGCCACCATTGTGCAAAACTTGTTTGTGGGTGAATATGTAGATGAATTTTTAAGAGCTGTGGACACTGCTGGAATCTATAGTAATACCACCACTCCAAGAAATTTAGATTTCCGATTGTTCAATAATTACGATCGCGGCAACTCGGCACTCAAGTTGACTGATCCCCTGACATACAGCAGTTTTATAATTAAACACAAAAATGGAGGCAGTTCCTCCACGTTGGACCGTGCTGACGAAAATTACATATATTCAGATTCGCCAGCTGGCAACCTGAACATCGGCCGATATAGTGACATCTATCTCTGGGCCAATCAAAACCGTTACTATGACACCTCGGCCACACACGCCCCCAGTGTGTTCATTGACAGTATTGACGGTAGTGTGGACATACTGAAAGATTTTTATCTGGATGGATTGCCCTTCTATATCACATCATCAGGCACAGCATATGCCAACGGTATTCCCATAAGTGGCAGCATTAAAGTTTCTGATACTGCACCAGTCGATGCCATCATGGGTTCATTGTGGTATGACACTGTAGACGGACGCATGTACATAGAATACGATGGTAGTTGGGTGGATGCCAGTCCGCAACTGGACCTACTGCCAGCAACCACCAGTACATTGGGCGGCGTCATTGTGGATGGGATCACCATTACTGTGGACACTGCTGGGGTCATCAGTTCCAATCCCTCAAGTTTGGTCAACGGCATATATACTGCAACTCTGAGCTCCACTGGCACGCTGGAATTGCCAGCCGATCTCACAGTACTGGGCAGTATATATGTAGACCAATTAGACATCAACAATCATGTGATGACCATCACCACATCTGGCAGTCTAACCATTGATGGCAACATTATGAATGGTGGAGCCACCACTGATGTGACTCCGCCAGGCTCAGCCAGCACCGGAACATTCTGGTATGACTCGGGCGTGGGGCGACTTTATGTATACTTTGATGACACCTGGGTTGACGCCAGCCCCGCGGGTGGCAGCCCCATAACTCCAGTGGTGCCGGCATTTAGGGTCAACGGTGGTGGTGCATCTGCCACTGACATCACACCAGGCACACTGACCAATGTCCACTTTGTAGTAGACTACAACCAAGGCGATCATCTTAATACCAGTACTGGCATATTCACAGCACCACAGGCAGGCATATACAGCGTGTTCTTCAATGCTAAAACCAGCACCAGCAACAACGTGCTCAGTCAGGCTGCAGTGGTCAAGAACAGCAGCACTAATGTTTGCTTCTGGGAGGTGTCCAGCACCAGCACAGTGGGACACATGGGGGTCAGCAGCCATGTCATGATGTCAGTGGGAGACACCCTGCAAGCCAATGTGGTGGCAGGATTGATCGACTTTGACGCCAATGACAGTTGGGGCGCGACCTATGTGGGCTAACACAATAAATATGAAAATAACTGGATATAAACAATGGCAGCATTAATTTTTCCCAAGACCAGACTCAATGGCGATCCCTTGCAATCGGGAGATCAGTATGTAGGTGACAACGGTGTCACCTACATATATGACGGTGTCAAATGGGTGGGCCGCAGCCGAAATTTGGCACCAGGCACCAGTGCATTGGTCAATAACAGTAATATCGCCCAGCTCGACGTTGATGGCAACTTTGAATTGCCATCATTCACCCTGGTAAATTCGACAGGCACTGCAGGACAGACGCTGACCTGGCCCACCACTGGCACAGTGCTAACATGGACATACTTTAATCCATCACAGTTGATCAACGGTGCGTATATTGTTGAGCTCGACGACGACGGCACTCTCAATTTTCCCAACAATACCATTGATGCTGGCACCAGCAGTATTGCAGTTGCCAGTTACGTAAACTCAGAACTGGCATGGCATAATAACAACATAACTGGCGATGCCCATGAGACCTTGGATGCATACGTGGGCGTGGATTCAAGTGGAACGTACATCGTTAATGAATCCACCAACAGTGATAGCACTGGCACCAACATAAATGTATGGTACTTTGATCCCAGTGGAATATTACGCATTGGCAGAGCAGGCTCAGGACCATATGGACTGGTTCAAAACGTTGGTGCAGACATCGTTGACGGCAACGGCAACTCCCTGGTCTATGTGACATCCACCGCCACAGCACCTGTCTCCAGCCCCAACGGACAATTATGGTTCAACTCAGTGGAAGGTCGCGCCTACATCAAATACCAAGATGTCTGGGTGGATCTGAGTCCCACTGTGATCCCACAGCCCAGTACATACCTGGATGAGTTGAGCATCAGCGGAACAACCATCAGTCAGACCAACACCACTGGCACTGAGGCTGTGATCATCAACAACAACACATCTTCCTGGCAATTTGGCGCAGATGGTGTATTGATATTCCCTGATGACACCATGCAGTCCACAGCCTGGACTGGCAGTACAAGTCAGTTGGCAAACGGCACCTGGACATTTGCTGTCAGTTCCACCGGTGTGGTCACCTTGAACGGAACTGCGTTTGTCAGTGGCGGTGCATCGTCATCTGATAGATTGACCACTGGCAGTTATAGCATGGTACTGGGTGCAGATGGTATCTTAACATTCCCCGGTGGTAATTTACAAATAAGCGACTCGGGAGGTGGCTCTGCTATTGTAGCCGCTACAGATACAACTGTGGCAATGGTGGGTCAAGGTGTGGGCGGAGCCGTTGCCCTGCAATGGATTGACATCACAACATCAACCAGCACTGTGGCGGCCGTGATACTGAATAGTATGTTTTCATCGAGTACTGGCACCGTACAAATATTAACAGGTGAAATCACAGGACCAGTCGCAGCAAACATTTGGGAATTTGGTGCAGATGGTGCACTCACATTCCCAGATGGCACCACCTCAACAACAGCCTGGAACACCAGCACGTCAGTATATCCCCATCAGATGGTCAGTGGATCCACCAGCACCATTCACTTTTTGAGTGCTGCTGGTACTTATATTACACCGCCGGAGCGCCCCACATACGATCCTCCCACCAGCAATCCTAATAACATCACATGTGTGTTCACTCCCACCAGGGGAGACAATGTGGTGACCACCACCACCACCATCGCACGGGCATTTACCACAGCCACATTCCATTACAACATCAACCTTAATTCAGTGGGAGAATGGTTGTCCATAAGTAAGTGGGCAATTGGAGTTTCCGGAATCACAGACGATGGCTATTAATCATAAAAAAGTGTTGTTGATCAGAAACAGCAATGCAGCCTTTGCTGAACTGTCTCAGCAGACCTCCGACTGGTATGCCACTGCGCGAGGTTTGACTGACTTGGACCCCACAGATTACTACTGGGTTAGTTTTGACTTTGGTGATTGTACCAAAAGTTTGACCACCAAAGAGGCAGTGGCTCTCATGTCACTGACCACCAGCAGTCATCAAGTGGTCAACAGTCAGACGTCGCCCACTCTGTGCACGGCAGTTTCACCAAAAATATCCAGTGGCAAGGTGGGGCTGGAGTTAATTCAAGCACTAAAAGAAATAATTTTAGAAAATAAAATTGAGGCAGTGTTCTCACTGCCCGGGGTCACCAGCATAATTACGAATGTAATTGTGCCTTATTTTTCCACATATTGGTCTGAACTCATGTTTGCATCTTCTGCTCGCATATTTGCCAATAACTATAGCGCCATTGGCGGCACCTATACCAGAAGACTGACTAATATCATTGGAGGATTGACCACTACCGGGAACACTTCAGGCGCCACCAGACGTGCGGCTCCAGCACCGTTGACCAACAAGGCCCTGTCAGCTGATCTGCCAGCCTGGGGCAGAGTGGGCTGGGCTCAAAGCACCAGGTTGGGCATCTTGTTCTCCAGTCTGTCAGAAGTGCAGACTATTGTGAATAATGCCATTCAGGTCGAGAAGGAAAATAATAAAACAAAACCGCATGTTATAGGTGGTTCGGCATACATCTGGGGAGGCGGAGTTTGGTTGTCAGTTGCTGCCAACCTAGCAGCCCGAGATTTTGGATTGAACACCTATTACGTGCTGGACGATGGTACTTTGAGTAATCCCGCTGATCCCAATAGTCGTAATGTATTGGCAGGCATTGGTACTGATGAAGACAATCGATGGGCTGCAAAATCAGCCTGGCATGGTACACCTTCAGTCAAACCATATGTGGGAACTCAGGGAGATTTCTCCATCCAAGGTCTAGATGGTGAAAAAGTCACAGTGTTTGCGGCCAGTTGTCCTAGGCTGTATACTTTTATACCGGGCATGTTTACTGGTGACGGCAACTCCATCAGGGCCACCACAGAGTATCAAGACCGTCTGGGTTTTGAACCCGGCGGCTGGATCTACAGTTGGGGATCAGGAGCCGGTTGGCCAGCTGAGTTTTGCCTGCGCAACGGCGGCTCATTGGGCATAGGCGTAGCAGGCGAGCCAGGTGCGCAAAATCTGGCCGATGCTGATGTCATACTGGTAAATTTATTACGCGGCATGTGCGGTGCCGAAGCAGTGTACAAGGGCACATTTAACGCCACCAACACTGGACTAACATCGCTAGCAGCCACCAATGGTGGAGTCATTTCAGCTCATGGTGACCCACTGTACCGCCCCTACGCAGCCACTGCACCCTTAATTTCAGAGAGTTTTTAATATGCCAACAGCCAACGGAATAAACAGCGACGACTTTTCACGTGAAGACTTGATCACAGCATATCGAGTTCAAAGATATTTTGACCTCACTGGATACACCGGCAGCGTGGGCAACGTGACTTTTGATGCACGTTGCAGTTTATTTCTGGGAGGCGGTGGGCTTTCGGCCAATGGCAACAGTAAAGATAACGTGGCCGTGGGCTTCCAGGCATTATACGGCAACGCCAGCGGTTGTAGTAATACAGCCCTGGGCACACAGGCACTCTTCACCAATAGCATAGGGTCCAACAACTTTGCACAGGGTAAATGTGCGCTCTACAGCAATGGATATGGTTGCAACAATACCGCCATCGGTTATCAATCATTAAGTTTTAACGACGACGGTAGCAACAACATTGCTGTGGGATGTCAGTCATTGGTCAACAATAGGTCTGGCTGCAACAATGTTGCATTGGGTCATAGGTCACAATTTTGCAATAACTATGGCAATGACAACAATGTGTCCATTGGACAATGCTCCGCCTATCGATTGCAACGCACTGGAGATTCAGAAGCCGGATATGGTTACGGAAATAATAACATTGCCATTGGATGTCGTTCACTGGCCAACACCTGCAATGGCAGCAACAACATAGCATTGGGTAATGTAGCCCTGTGCGCCAATATCTCTGGCAACAACAACGTGGCCATAGGCAACTCGGCTCTGATGCGCGCAAATTCGTATGGTGGCTATGGCGGTAACATTGGCATTGGTGCCAGTGCAGGATGTCTGTTGACCACCGGAATTAGCAACACCATCATTGGCAGTCTGCCAGCTGCCCCCGGCTGCGCATGCACTGTGTTAATTGGCGCTGGTGCCTGTGAGCGCATGCGTGTTGATAATACTGGGCTGTATATAAACGGCAATCCGGTGGCAGTTGACAGATTGACCACTGGAAGTTACAGCGTGGTACTGGGATCAACCGGCACATTAACTCTTCCACAAGGCGGCACCATAGCTGAAACGACCACCACCATGGTGCTAACACCTCCGGGTGCACTGGCAGGACAGAGTCTGGTCATTCGTCCCACTGTGGGAACATTTGCTTTATCAACAGATCACCCAGGTGGTTTTGTTCCAGGTGAAAGTATAACCATAACAGCGACAGATACAATGGGCAATGCTGGCGGCACATTGGATTATGAATTCACTGGAGCCACCACCCAACAATTGGGCACCGGAACCACTGGCACACTGGTGATTGAGGCCACCAGCACCACCACCTCACTGACCTGGACCATACCTGCATTGAGCAGCATGACCACCTTTACATTTGCTCTGACCACCGCAACTGGATTTGGAGGCACCTCTGGGCTGCCCATTGACATCACAGTCACCCTGGACGGCTCAGCAGTCTCAGAAAACAATCACATACATCTGCTGTCAGGTGATCCTGTCACAGTTGATCTGTACCTGGGCGACGACAATCAGTATGTCAAGATTGAGAAGAACGGTGGTGATGTGGTCATTGCAACCAGTACAAATACCAATCATTGGACATTTGCTACTGATGGTGCGTTGACATTACCTCAAGGTGGCGTGATTAATGAAACCCTTGGTGCTGAAACACTTACTCTTGTTGGTGCCGGACTGGCCGCAGTAAACCAAACCTACATCAATACTAGTCCCACACTTTATACAGGTAGTAATGGTGTAACTATTGAAGAAATCAGTCCCGGGGTTTGGTTTATTGTTCAAGGCCTCGATGCAAAATACATATCAACTGATGACCTAATTACTTGGAGTAATGGCACGGGTGGACTACCTGTTCCTACTAGTACAGTTAACACAGGGGTTAACACTGTCAACGTCATAGTTGGAACTGAAACATGGACATTTGGTACTGATGGCGGTCTAACATTTCCAGACTTAACAGTTCAGAGTTCCGCCTACACTGGAATGTTACCTCCGGTTAATGGTGATGGCACAAGTGGTAATGCTTGGATGACATTTTATGCGGATGACGCATGGCAGAGTACATCTAAAGTAACAATCAACCCTGCTTCGGGCATGTTGACATTAAGTGGAACTAATGGAGCTGGTGGTATAACATTTCCAAACAGCGGAGTTCTCGATGTGGGACTTCAACTTGGTACCACATCGGGACTGACTAGAAACATTTATAGTGAGTATGTGGGCGGGTACGCTCTTCCTCTTCCAACGTATGGTGAATTGTCATCGTCAATGGCCACATGGACTGCTGACATTACAGACATCGTTAATCCCATCTATTGGACAGGTATTTCTGAACAAACTTGGGAACTTACTGGATACTTTAGAGCACCAGAAGCCGGCACTTACACGTTTAACGTATCTGCTGACGATTATTATTTCATTATAATCGATGGCGATATCAGTCCAGTTCCAGAAATAAACACTCCAGCAGTGGTTGTACTGACACAAGGGCAGATAGTTTCCTACAAGGTGCTATATGCCAATATTGCCGGTAGTGGTACTTTAGACTTACAGTGGAAAAATAATGTTTCACAGCCCACTTACACCAGTGACTTTGGTGGACTAGTTGCCACCAACACAGGCGGAACTGTGGACCTCACAGTCAATAGCAAGGCATGGACATTTGGTGGTGATGGTACTACAACATTACCAACAGTGCTGTGGAATTATGTGCCAACAACTTTTTCTAATATAGAAGTGGGTTATGGGGAAACACAGTTGACTTTTACTGTTCAGCCTGATGGGACTATTAGCGACGCAATAGTAACTTTGGGTGTCGGTGGTTACGGGCCACCTGACGGTACTATTAACCTAAGTGTACCTGGCACCACTTTCCCTGGCGGAACCGGCGATGGTACTGGTATTGGTAATGATATAACATTTAATTTTGCCCTGGACTCAGCAGGCGCAACAATTACTGGCACAATACCAACCTATGTCAGCGGCACACCGCCTGCAAGATATGACAACATTAGCAGTACAGGCAACATGGGACTGGGTTCTGGCAGCAGTCATTGGACGTTTGGAACAACTGGCACAATAACATTACCCCAAGGTAGCACCATTGGTGAAACAACCACCACCACAGTTATATCACCACCTGGGGCCGTTGCTGGCCAGAGTTTGGTCATTCGTCCAACTGCTGACCCTGTCAATACTGAAACAAATCACATACATCTGCTGTCAGGTGATCCTGTCACAGTTGATCTATATCTAGGTGATGATGACCAGTATGTTAAGATTGAAAAAAATCACGGCAATGTTGTCATTGGTACCAACACTACTACTAATACCAATACCAATCATTGGACATTTGGAACAACTGGCACAATAACATTCCCAGACTCAACAGTTCAGACCACAGCCTATACCGGAGCAACTTCGACATCGACACTAGTTAACGGTACATCTACACTTAGTCTCAGTTCAACTGGAACAATAACATTCCCAGACTCAACAGTTCAGACCACAGCATGGACTAATACTGGTACCACATCAACATTTGTGATGTCAAACACCACATCATCAACATCTACCGCCACAGGTGCATTGGTTGTTACCGGTGGAGTTGGCATTGGCGGTAACTTGTATGTTGGTGGAGAAATTGTTGCACAAAAATTAACAATTGAACTTACCACAGTAACTACCACTCTTATTCAAACAGACGACATTATTCAAACAACTAATACAACTGCCGCGACATCAACAAACACAGGTGCACTAACTGTTGCTGGTGGTGTGGGCGTGGGCGGTGGCATGTTTGTGGGTGGAACTGTGACTGCCGCCAGTATAACTGCCCAGGCTTCAGCGGCCACAACAGCAAGCACAGCCGCCAGTGTGGGATACATGGGCCTGCCACAAAACGCCACTGGCACTACCACGTTGACCATGAGTGATGCTGGCAAACACATTTATGTGACAACCGCAGGTCAGACCATAACTATTCCAGCGGCCGCATCAGTGGCATATCCCATTGGAACCACCATTACATTCATAGCAGGTGCAAGTGCCACCACAGTGCTGATCGCCATTACCACAGATACATTGAGATTGGCAGGTGGCACAAGCACTGGCACCCGAACTCTGGCAGCCAACGGCATGGCCACAGCAGTCAAGGTCAGTGGCACAAGTTCCAGTGGCGTGTGGTACATCAACGGAACAGGACTAACATAATATGACAGGCGTATCAGCAATAATGGCCAGTTACGGTGCGTCAGTGCCACCATTTGTGCCCGTAACACTGGTACAAGATAATTGGGTAGGTAGCGGCACTCTAAGCGGCAGAACCCCTTCCCCGATCTCTGGTGACGGAACATGGCAGCTTATTGCCACTGAAGGTGCGGTTGAGTGTGCGTCCGGGTTTGCGAGAGCGGTGGTTGATGATCCACCACCAGAGATTGGGACATTTAGACATTCGGTTCAACTCACAAATGCTACGGTATCTTCGACCTATTCTGGAGACACTGAATACCCCTCAGACATCCTTGTCTGGGCGCGCTCTACCCCCGGCCCTACTGCTGCAATAACACAGGGGTACTATCTTATTGTTAGATCAGGGACGGTATCCCTCTACAAGCGGCTTGCAGGGAATGACACTCCAATAACAACAGCATCTTGTTCCCCTTATGACGTAGTGACCTCCTTCACCGTGAGCGGAACAGCACTTAGAGTCGTCGTGAATGGGGTGCAAGTCATTCAAGTGACGGACACTTCTATCTCGTCTGCGGGGTATTTTGGATGTTCCGTCACAACAACTTACGGCTCAGATAGTTACTTGTACACCTATGTTGGCCCGATCACTATTCAAACAGCATGACCATGTCCCAGCAAGTGACAGCAGCACAAGTGGTAACAATGAGCGAGTTTTTGTGGGATTAACATGACCACATAAATATGAATAGGACATATCAATGGCAATAATTTTCCCAGTCAACCCTGCAGTGGGGCAGAACTATCTAGCAGACAATACAGTCACCTACATCTGGACTGGCGATCGCTGGTCTGCAAAGCAGGCCTTGACCACTCAACAGGCATTATATGCACTGGATGGACTGTACGCTGGGTCAGTATACGATCCACTGATAGACATTGAGTTGGACGGCGGCACAGCATAAAAATAATCGGAGCAGAGTAATGGCAACACGAATTAAACTACGCAGAGACACAGAGGCCAACTGGACCAGTGTCAATCCCATACTGGCGGCTGGTGAACCAGGTTTAGAAACCGACACTGGCAAGATCAAGTATGGTGACGGTACCAGCCGTTGGAATTCACTTGAATACGGTGTTGGCGATGATCTGGCCAGTGACGGTGCTATCACAGTTCAAACTGGCGATGCGGATCGTTGGTTGGTTCGACTGCGTAGAGAAGACAGCAGCAACCCAGTTGCCACTAAAGGTGTCACAGTCTATAGCACCAACTACGACAGTCTGGGCAACGCCATTGTTGTTGCTCGACTCAATCTAAACGATGACGGTGTGGCAGTTGCCAAGTTTACACCAGCAGGTCACTTGGTTTGGAAGAAAAGCATAGATGCTGTCGACAATGGCTTCTACCCAGAAAGCAATGCTGTGATTGACAGTGCTGATAACATCTTGCTTGTGGTAAATCCAGACAGTGGTACCACTAAGATCATTGTTAAACTCAACGGTGACACTGGTGCTGTTGTATTCAGTGAAGAATTGAACTTGGCCAGCAATTTCGAGATCCGGGCCATGGCAGTTGACAGTGGCAACAACATCATCATTGGTGGCGACTTTTATTTCACCAGCGCCGCAACTACTACCGCGTTTGTGGCCAAACTGAACCCTACTGCCACTGACATCACTTGGCAAAAGTCTTTGACTGTTGACAGCGGTGCCTCAAGCATTTACTCAGTGGCAGTTGATTTCAATGACGACATCGTTGCGGTGGGCAAAGCTGAAGTTGAACGCACAGTCAACGGAGCCACTGCTACAAACGACGAAATGTTAGTGGCCAAGATCACTGCCCTTGGCGGATCGGGTTGGCAAAAGTCAGTGAGACTGGAAAATGACACACCTTTTGGTGAGGCCTGGAATCTAAGTCTCGACTCAATTGGCAACATCTATGTTGCCGGCACATATTATGTGGACAACCCAGGCGACAATTTTGTTTCTTCAGGTAAAAGCAATGCTGTTGTCTTATTCAAGATGACCACACTGGGTGCCATGGCCTGGGATCGTAGAGTTGGTCCAGGAGCGTGTGATTGGGTTGGTGTCAGCACCGCAGTGGGCGACGACGGTGATCTATATCTATACGCCAGCACCTACGAATTAAACCCCCTGTCCGAAGTAGAAGGTAGTGATGCAGGCTATTACACCAATCGATTGGCCTTGGCCCGATACAACAAGACCACAGGTGCTGTGATTTGGCAAAGTTATTTTGACAATCCGTTGGCACAAGAAGTTCCAGGATATGGTAACGATGGTCCATTTGGCGGAGTCGCCACAGACTTAATGGCTGTACAAGACGGGAAGATTCTTATTGGTGGTGCGGTAAGACTTGGCCAAAGTGACGCAGATCTTGACGCACCGTGGAGCTACGAAAAATACTTTAATCAAGGCTTCTTGGCACAGTTTGACACCGATGCCACCAAATTCATAGCAGATGGTTGGACACTGTCAACAAGCCGTATTCCCGGCAGATTGACCAACACTCTGGTGGCAGTCAACGGTCCAGTGTCTCTACAAAATGATATTGCCATGACTGAAGGCGGCACGGCCAGTATCGCCACACAGGCAGTGAGTGTCAGTGTGAGACGCACAGCCAGTCGGGTCAACACCTGGACATTTGGCAAGGACGGCACATTTACAGCACCAGCAGATGCTGACATTCGACTGCAACAACGTCAGTTGGGCTACGCCACCATGTACGGCAGGTTCCCTAACACAAGCAGTGACATTTGGTTTGAAAGTGTATGTCACGATGCTGAAGGTTTTGCCTATGCCGTGGGCAGTAACTGGTTTGACGGAGACCGCGCCTACATTTATAAATTTACCCCAGAAGGTGCGGTAGTATGGCAGAGAGAACTATTCAGCGGTTCGGGTGCTGAGTTCACTGTGACGGTTACAACCGGCACCTATGCTACTCCCATAGTGACCTATGGCGGCAATAACTATAAAGTGGGTGATAGGATCCTTATCGATGGTGAGGATCTTGGAGGAGATGCCAGTAATACACTGGTGTTAGAAGTAGCAACTATTACCAATGCTAATGACTATGTTGGAGAAGTAGCCACAGTTACTATTGACAGCGGCACCGGCGCAGTTGGCCATTCAAATACATATACCTCCGTTCAAGACTATAATGACGACGCGGAATGCGAAATAAGGTCAATGACCTACAATCCAGTCTCTGGCAACCTTGAGGTCATCATCATAACTTCAACAGAGTTGGGTGACTCTGACATGTTTAACCTTGACGGCAACTGGTCAGAAACAGTGATCGTAACCATGGATTCAGGTTCAGGCGCAGTGGTCAGCACAACTACGCTTAAAGATGAAGGTGATGTCTACGCTATCGACACTGATGTCAGTGTTACTGGTAAGATTGCTGTTGTGGGTGAAAAGTTCAACGAATACACAGAATACGGTACTATTACTCCATTGGCGGGCAGTGCGGTAGATAAACTTTGGGTTACCAAGGCAGACATTGATGCTGAACACTTTCCAGGGGAAGATATTCCGGGCGGCAGCAGTATTAGTGACTGGTGGATTACTGGCACTGGTATCACTGACCAGATTCGAGTTCAGACGGTAAACCAATATACAGGATCGACTGGCACAGTTAAACAGGGTAGTGGTGCAGTGTTCACCATTGATAAAACTGGGACTAGTACCAGTACTACTTATACATCGACTTCATTCGGAGTTGGTCTAAGTGTTGTGGGAGAACCCGGCGTTGCTACTATCACAGCCACCAAGGCAGATTGGAATATTGGTACTGACTACGATACTTTTGAAGCCCTGTCTACCGGAACAGTATTCACAGTTATTACAGGTGGTGGCCCTCAGACATTCACAACTAATAACAAAACAACTAACACAGGAGTGGATGTGATTTGGACTGGAGTATGGGCTTCTGGTACTGAGGGATTAAACGAAGTGCCGCAGTCAATCACATATGAAGTTATCAGTACCGGCTCTTACTCTGTCACGGCAATTACTAACAGCGGTACAGACTATCTAGTAGGACACAAGATCAAAGTATTAGGTTCGGCACTGGGTGGAGTGGATGGTACTAACGATTGTATCATTACAGTGGACGCTTCAACTTCGGGTGCTATAAGTAGTGTGAGCAACAGTGGAACTTCAACTGGTACATCTACGCAATACACATTGGTAACAGGCACCAACTATCTAACTGGTATTGGAGCGGTATTCAATATAAACTTTGATCCAACTACTGGAACCGTTAGCAGTACCCAAGTTGCCACTGTTGGTGAAGACTATGTTACTGGTGATGTTATTACCATTCTAGGAACAAGTTTTGCTGGTGGCACAGCACCTGCTAATAATATCACCGTAACAGTTACCAATGCTGATGGCGCCGGCGGCGCGATTATAGACATTGACACTTCAACTGGCACACATGCATCAACACACCTACAGTTAACCACCGATGCCAGTGTTGACTATGCTGCAACCGGCACAACATTTGCCATCAAGCAGAACATGGATGGGGAGGCATTTGTTTGGACTCCGGACTTTACCAAGGCCATTGGTGGCATAACCGACGATGCTTTCACTGGTGTTGTTTGGAACGCGGCTGGCACACACTTGTATGCCGTGGGTCAAGGCACCTATGAAGTCAACTATGACCAAGCTCTGGTGGTCAAGTTTTCCAGCACAGGCACATTGGTAGCCAGCAAGTTCCTCAACAACAACCTGGGCAACAACTCTGCCAATCGAGGAGCAGTGGCCCTGATGGCCAACGACTCAATTGTGGTAGTTCACGATCAGTATAACCAGGACCATGATGAGACTGACGAAGTGTTGGTCACCAAGTTAGACAGCAGTCTAAACATCATATGGCAACAGTTCATTGGTTATAAAAACGGTAATGGCCAGTGGCGAAGTCCAGAAAGCAACATCAGTGTGGCAGTGGATCCTGCCACAGATGAGATTGTAATTGCTTGTGAACACGATGACGGTAGTGATTTGGTTAACGATCAGGCCATTGCGATTGTCAAACTAGACACTGATGGAGAAGTCATTTGGAAGCGTCTATTTGGCGTTCATGAAAGTGACACGCAAATGTGCTATCAGGGTTATGGCAACAAGGCCCTGAGTATACACGGTGACCAGTTTACCTTGGTGGGCTTTACTGATGCTCCAAATGATGACAATGATAACAATGCGTTCATTGTCACACTGCCATTGGACGGCACGGGCGTTGGCCTACACGGTTTATGGACCTATGCGGAACTTGACGATGAGAGAATCCAAGTTTGGAGACTGAGTGGTAGAACATCGACCGCATTTACTGCCACAGAGCATACTGGTGGTATTACCAGCGTGGACAACGTGAAATATTACTACACTGACTATCCTGACTATGACTTCACATTCTATCCACAGGTGATCCGGAGCAACCAAGGCGGTGCTGTTGAGTTTGCCGATGGTAGTCGTCAGACATTCAGCACAGCCATTGTACCGCAGGTGAGAATCAGTGCTGGTCGTTATATGCTACGTCCTGAAGATTCAGGCAGACATATTCTTATTGAAGACAGTAACTATGATGTGATTATTCCCAACTGGGAACGAGTCACACTGCCCGTGGGATATACTGTGACCTTGGTCAACATCAGCAACAACGATGCTTATGTAGAATGTGAAAATGACGGCCTTCGAGGCGAGATGTGGTTGTCAGGAGGCGATACCAAAACTCAGTGGATTCGATTCCCAGACAACGGTAGTGGACAAATGATTACCTTAATCAAGATCAGAGAAGGCACACGTTCAGACGATAGTGAAAACGACGGTGACGTTTGGATGGTTGCTGGTGCTGACATTTACGACAACGATTAAGGATCAACAATGAGCATTGTTCAAACATTAGCGGGAGCCATTGCGTCCAGTGGTGGTTATACACCTCCCCCTCCCCCACCACCCCTGTATACTTTAACACCAGCAACAACCAGCACTAACGAAGGTTCAGCAATAACATTTAATGTCACAGGTACAAACATTGTCAACGGAACGTATTATTGGACTGTTCAAACCAACACGGGTGATTTTGGTACAACATTTGGATCATTCAGCATTACCAGCAATAGCGGTTCATTCTCAGTAACACCCACTGCTGATACTACCACTGAAGGCAGTGAGACATTCACGGTTGCCCTGCGTTCGGCTAGCACCAGCGGCACAATATTAAGCACCAGCACTTCAGTCACCATCAACGACACCAGTCTATCACTAGTGGCCCCATTTAGTCTAGACTTCCCAGCAGGAAATCCATATCTATTGGTATCCAACACACAAGCTGATTGGAACCTGGGCACAACATACACCGTTGAGTTCTGGAGCAAACAAACCAATGCCAGCACCAGCAACATACGAACTGTGATGTCACAAGGTCCGGACGCTGGCAAGATAGATTTAGGATTTATGTATGGAAGCACGCTGTTCAGAAATGTCCAACAGAGCGGAATTCCTGAACCCACACCGGGAATATGGAACCATGTGGCCTATGTGGCCAATGGGGGTGGTGACACCAAGGTATACTATAATGGAGTACATCAGGGAACCATAGTAAGCCCAGGCGCATTAAGTGATGGATCATCGGATGTAAACATTGGCCGTAGACTAGGAGTGAACGGGCAAGGCTTCCTTGGTAAACTGGCCATGATCCGAGTCAGCAACACAGCCACGTATCTGGCAAACTTTAGCCCATCGTTGTCCTATGGTGCTGGCGCAGACACTCGACTGATGTTGGGCAGTGATAGTCCGCTGACCGATCTATCTAATTATGAGTTGAATGAAGTATCGATATTTACTAATAATTTAGATACCATGTATTTCTCTAAGTCAACATATCCCAATTTAAATAATCAAATAAAGGCAGGAGATATAGTAAGTTCATTAAACACATCAACTACCGCAACTGTCACTGGAGCAGTAGTCTCAGCAGATCCTGACAATTGGGGAGTACCAGTTACTAATGTGCCCACTCCTGGTCCATACAACTTCAGTGGTGCTAGACATTCTATTACCAATAATGGAGCAGTGATCAGCAATGACTTTCCAAGTTATCAAAGTCTACAGTTTGTAAATAGTGAAAACGATTACCTATCAGTGGCACAGCCAAGTTACACCGCGCTGGGCACCGCCACCAGTCATGCGTGGAGCGGCACTATATCAGGTGGTGATATCCTCAAAGGCAGTTATCCAGAACCACAAGTGGGCTGGATACTCGTTGGCCAACAGGGGACTGGTGTACCCTATCAAGTAACGCTCACAGGCGTCTCAGATGGTGGCACAACCTGGGACCTGACCTGGGCTCCAAAGTTGGCAGACAATTTATACATGGACGAAAACTACAGCCTGTATGACCCTGCAAATGCTCCGTTTAATCTGGGCACAACTTGGACCATAGAGTTCTGGCTCAAAGCCAATGCCGCATCAGATACAGCGGGTGGCGGCATCTGGGGATTATTAAACCAAGTGGGCTGGAGTACCACCAACGCCGTGGTTGTGGCATTGAGCGATAACAAACTGGTATTCTTATCAGGTAGTGGCGCTAACGAAGATGTCCGATACACCGAACCTACTCCAGGTGTATGGACGCATGTGGCCATAGTCAACAACGCAAGCACACAAACGGTCTGGTACAATGGTATTGAACAGACCAAGGTTAGTGGTACATTTGGCACAGCCAGTTATACCAACTCTGTAGACCCATTGCGTATAGGTCGACTGGGTCCAGCAAACGGTGGCACCTTAAGCGGTAAGATGTCTTTAGTTAGAATCAGCAACACGGCCAAGTATCTGGCACCATTTATACCCACAACAACATATACTGTTGATGCAAATACTCGACTGTTCTTGGGATCAGTTGCGCCAACTGTTGACGCCACTGCTCGTGTTACCACCAATAACGGTGTGACCACAAGTGTTGATGTGCCAGTGATTGTGCCGGCAACTATGACAATAACCAACGTGTCAGTGGGTTTTGAAAGTAGGGCAGCAACTGTTGATTTTACGTCCACTGTTTCAACATCCACGACAGGTACTATTTTCTTTGAATGGTTCAGCGGCGGAGAATTTAGCGGCCCTCACACCCTGACAGTCAATCCTGGTGCTAATACATATACATCGCCCGATCTTGGGTTATATGGCAGTGGGAGTGATTTGACTACCCAAATAACCATTGACTCGGGACTCAATGGATGTACTAGTAATATCTACACAGGAGCATGGAGTGTGGTTTGCCTGGTCGAAGGTACCATGGTCACCATGGCTGACGGTTCATATAAAGCCATTGAGGACGTTAGGTACAATGATTTACTTCGTGTATGGAACTTTGACTTGGGTGAGTTTAGCGAAGCATTGCCAGTGTTTGTTAAACAGGAAGAAACACATGACAAACACTATCGATTTACATTCAGTGATGGAACTGTGTTACGCACAGTGGGACACCATGTGTTTAATAAACAAGCAGGTGCGTTTACCATGTTGGTTAGAGATACCACGCCAGTGGGAACTATTACATTTAATGAACAGGGTGAAGAAGTCACACTGATTTCCAAAGAAACTATTGAAGAACCTGTAAAGTTTTACAACGTATGGACCCAGTATCACTTGAATCTGTTTGCTCAAGGCATATTGACCAGCAATAGATTTAACAACATCTATCCTATTCGGGATATGAAGTTTGTCAAGGACAACAGAGCGTTGAGATCTTTAGAAGAATTTGCCAACATTGATCCCAAATACATCTCAGGATTACGTCTACAAGAACAACCTGCACAGTATACCGCTGAATATATTAGTGATTATGTGCACAACAAGTTAGAAAGGTTGGATGTTGATTTGGTAAGCATACAATGACGTAAATCTTATTCACAATCTTATAATGATTTTTGCACAGTCAACCCAGGAAAAAACACATGCCACGTCCAACTAATATAACCATACCCCGATTACACTGGCGTCCAGATCCACCAGATGCCAGGGATTACTTGTATGCTGCACCGCAATTGGCATTACCTGCGCTGGTGGATTTAAGACCGGGATGCAGCCCCATAGAAAACCAAGGGCAGTTGGGATCATGCACTGGCCAGGCCATTGCTGGACTAGTTGAATACCTCAATCGTAAAGCCAAGAAGAATCTGGACGTCAGCCGACTGTTCATCTATTACCAGGAGCGGTTGCTGTACGGCACAGTGAACTATGACAGTGGCGCCTACCTGCGAGACGGCATCAAGGCTGTGAACAAATTTGGTGCACCCTTGGAAAGCCTGTGGCCTTATATCATTGGCAGGTTCGCCATCAAGCCCAGCGCGGCAGCATACAAAGACGCTCTCAAACGACGAGTGGGTGCCTATCGTCGCATAACCGACTTTGATGGAGTCAAGACAGCCCTGGCGCAGGGATACCCTGTGGTCATGGGATTCAATGTGTATTCAAGTTTTCAAACCCTGGCGGTGGCACGTACAGGACAAATGCCCTACCCCAATGTTCAAACAGAACGGTTGCTGGGGGGACATGCGGTGGCCCTGGTGGGTTATCGAGACAGCACTCAGCAATTCATAGCAAGAAATTCCTGGGGCACCGGCTGGGGTGACCGCGGTTACTTCTACATGCCCTACCAAGTGGTGCAGAATACCAGCATGAGTTCAGATTTCTGGATCATCACATCAGTGAATAATCCATGATAAATATCTGATGTTTACGTCACAGCCACTGAAATTAGATTGGGATCAAGAACTTCCATATTATTGGAATGATGGCAGCCCATTCAAAACACACTGGTTGAATTCCCTGAATATAAACTTTCCTGACGGGGAACGATTCTTCATAGATTCACTCAAGGCCTATCGGCACGCTGTGACAGATCCTGCGCAGTTGGTGGATTTCAATACCTTTGTCAAACAGGAAAATTGGCACGGTCATGTGCATGCACAGTACACACAATGGCTGGAGCAGCAGGGATTACCGGCACAGGCTGCGGCCCAGCGACAGCACAAATTTTGGTCCCATCTACGCACACGTTGGAGCGATCGCGTGTGTTTGACCGCCACTGTGTGCATTGAGCACATGACAGCAGTCAATGCAGAATACCTGCTGAGATACAGAACTGCTCTGCGCCGCATGCATCCACATTTTGAAACCATCTGGCGCTGGCACGCCGTGGAAGAAATCGAGCACAAGTCAGTGGCCATGAACGTATGGCAACTGGTGGATGGCGGTGTCAATCACAGAAGATGGGTCATGTTGTTGGTTTACGTGTGTTACATGTACCATGTGATGAAAAACACCGTGATATTCCTGCGATCAGATGGCCAGTTGTGGAAATGGCGCACACTCAAGGATGCAGTTGCCGTGTTGTTTGACCGTCAATGTGGTGTGTTCTGGACAGTCACCTGTGCCGTGCTGGAATTCATGCGCCCAGACTGGCACCCTGATCACCGTGATCACAGCATACTATTAAATTACATCAAGACATAAATGAACATTGAACAGCAGATCATACAAGTTATAGCCAGGGAATTGCGCATGCGCGAAGATTCAGTCACCATGGACAGCCATTTCAAACGAAATCTAGGCTTGGACAGTCTGGACTACATGGAACTGGTTCTGGTGGTGGAAGATCACTTCAACATACAGTTGCCAGAACACCGGGCCAGTAAAATTTACAATGTGCGTGGAGTGGTGCAGTTGGTGGAAGAAATTTTACTCCCAAAAACCACGGAATCACCTGCATGATGACGGCTAAATACAGCAACGCAAGGAATCAACCATGACATATTTAAGAAAAGGTGCCCCCAGGATTGGCACAGTTCAAAATCTCTCAGTGACCAGTGCCACCAGCACAGCCACACTGGCACTCAACAGCCAGACCGGCATCATACGTGTGGCAGTCACACAAGACACCTACCTGAACATTGGCAGTCCCGGAGCCGTGAGCACCGCCACCACCGCTTCTGTGTTGTTGACAGCAGGCACCACAGAATATTACGCGGTGGAGGGACTGGAACAGGTGGCCGGCCGCACAGCCAGCACCTCGGGTCTGATGAGTGTCATGGAACTGCCCAACTCCTAACATGTGGAATCGCATAGGCAGGACAAGTGCTGGTGCAGTGAACCAAAGCCCCCTGGCCAGTCGACGACCACGCCTGCCAGCCGTCGCAGCCACTGCCGTCTATGTCGCAGGATTGTTCAAAACCACTTATGCAGGATATTTCGACGATAATGTGAATTTTTTTGCCGGTGCCACCCCACAGGGATTCGGTTCAAACCCAGCCACATCTGTGCAAACCACAGATATTTTCGAACAAAATAATGGACCTAATGATGGTGATACTGACTATTCTGACGGCGGCAATTTCAGTGTGCAATGGTTGGGCTACTTCAAACCCACCACCACTCAGACTCACACATTCTTCCTCAACAGCGATGATGCCAGTTACATGTGGATTGGTCCCAATGCTGTCACAGGATTTGACGCAGGCAATGCACTAATCAACAACGGCGGCGCACACGGCGCTAACGAAGTCAGCGGCAGTATTGCACTGACTGCTGGCCAGTATTATCCCGTAAGGATTCAGTTTGGTGAACTCGATGGAGAAGATTTCTTAGAATTCAACTATCAAACGCCCACCATTGCCAAAACCACCAACGTGACTGGTCTGGTATTTTACAACTCAAACACCAACGGATTCTAATATGACAGCAGAAACTGAATCATATGTACAATCAAAACAACATCGGGACTCGCACGAATGTGGAATCGCATAGGCAGCATTAACTCTGGTGCCACCCACCAAAGCCCACTGGCCAGTCGTGTGCCCAGGGTTCAAGTGGCGGAGCCACCACCTGAGGTGGTCACCTTGGGTCGCACCAACGATTTTGATGCAGCAACATATTCAGGTACTGGTAATTGGTTGCCCACACCAGATTCTGAATATGTTGAGGACATCACAACAAATGCTAGAATACGATATTTGCCAACATTTGGTGGTGGTAGTTTTGAATTTACCCCTCTTATCAGTGCAACATTCAATGGCACGTTTGGAACAACTTCGGGAAGTGAAGATCCTCTAACTGAATTATCTATAGAAACCTGGCATTTTTATGTGCCGTCAACTGATGGTATAATTATCAATTGTAATGTGAACGTCGGGTTTGTACCAAGTTGGGAGTTAAACAATCAGATTGTTGTGAGTGACAACATGGATCCACCCGTTAGTGCCACTATTAATAATGTTTATCAATATCTTGTTCCCAGAGCATGGAATCAGGTGGTCATGACTTTTGGTCTGGGATCATATGTCAAACTCTATGTCAACGGAGCTCTGGTGGCCACCAGCGCAGATGTTTCCCCAGTAGTGCCCGCCACTGGAGCAACTACCATATCGGCCGGGGACGGTAGCATTGCAATAATCAGAGCATATGATAGAATTATTACGGACGCCGAAGTGCTGCAAAATTATAATGCAGTCCAAGCCAGATTTGTTTATACGCAACCCACCACGGCCGCTACCACTGGTCTTACTAATTATTTTGATACTGCCCCATCTGGTGTATCGCCCACAAAATATAGTGGTGTTGGATACGATAGTAGCGGTGTTTGGCGAGATCAGGTGGGCACAGCCGACATGACGTTGTACAATACTCCCGCATATGATTCCAGCACTTCAGGGGGACAGTTGACATTTGTTGCAGCATCATCGCAATATGGTGCCAGTCTCAGTTCATTGGTCAATACAGATAACATGACTGTGGAAATTTGGTATAAACCAACAACCACTGCTAGTCTAGTAATTCCCATTATTAGCAGTTATGTGGATCCAAGTAATACACCATGGGCATTACGTAACATTGGAACTGGTACGACGAGCTATAATAGAATAGCGGCTTCGTCTAAATACCTGTCTGCCCAGTCTAACACACCCGTCAACACTCCAAACCTTGTCGCAGGCACTTGGTATCAAATTACTCTTAGAAAAGTTGGAGGTGCTGACGGCCACATGATTCGGACCATCAATTCTGCTACAGCCATAAGAAGTGTTTCGCAAACATATCCTTATCCCAATAGCGCCACCGCCACGGATCTGTTTCTTATGACAGATGACAGTACAAATAAACGCAATGGTATCATCGGACTTGTCAGAATATACAACACCGCATTGAACAATGCTGAAATCTTGCAAAACTACAACGCAACCAAGGCACGATTTGGACTCGCATGATTGATGTGATCCCTTGCTAAATATAATAAACAGCTGGTGATTTGGTGTAACGACCCAATCCTGGTAATGGTAACATGAGAAAGTTCAAGGGGTAAAAATATCATGGCATTAGATTTTCCAAGTGGACCCAGCACGGGCACAGTATACGTTAGCACCAACGGTACCACATACACCTACGACGGCATCCACTGGAATGGACAAGTGGCGACACCGCCCACCGATAGTTTGTCCAGTGGCACCAGCCAACTTCTTGTAGCTGCAGATGGAACTGTCACATTCCCAACTCTTACCACCATGAGCGATTCAACCGCCAGTGTGGTGTTCAACCTGGCTGATGCTGTGATTGCTGGGCTGGTGGACCAAAGTACAACATCCACTGACTTTATTTCCACAGGTACCTATGGAAATCCTGATGTAATTCTGGCTCCGTATGTTGTTACGGAATTCACTGTGTCACCGCCGGTCGCGTTGTTAGTGGGCGATATTATATCTGGTGCTGGGTATCTTGTGCCTAGCTACGTCACGTTTGTGGGCACTGATACATTCTCCTCACTGATCATCACAGCAACTGATTTATCGAATATCGACCCTGTGGCTCATCCACAGCCAGGCGAGGTGGTGACCCTCGCTCGTCCAGTTGAAACCCTGGCATTTAAAATCCAATCACCTGAAAATACCAGTATACTGTTACAACCCGGTGTTAATGGCAACATACTGGTCAATCAAGACCTCATTCCACTCGAAGACACTGTTCAGAGCCTGGGATCGGTGCATTACGCGGCTACGATTATGGATACGGCGTTTATGGTGGCACAGGATCATGTAACATAGCCCTGGGCATGTCGGCATTGGGTGGCGTGAACAATGCCTGTAATAACGTGGCCATTGGCAACGTTTCCCAGGGCTATCGTCAGCTGGGTAACGGTAATATTTCCCTGGGCGCCGGCTCATTGATCGCCGGCTGCGGTCATTGTAATGTGGCCATTGGTCATGAGGCGCTGGCGTCTTCTTGTTGTTCATGTCACATTGTGGCCATTGGCACTCAAGCCCTGGGCAATGACGGAAACTTCCGATCTTTTGAGAGAAGTATTGCCATTGGGCGTAGAGCACTATTTGGCGGTGGTGGTGATGTCTTTTATAGTAATAATATTGCCCTGGGCGATCTGGCCATGGAATGTAACAAGCGTGGTTGTGATAACATCGCCATAGGTGTGTGCGCCATGCAAAACAGTTGCTATGGCGATCGTAATGTGGCCGTGGGCACATGTGCATTGCTGGCAAATGCTAATGGTTCCTATAACACAGCCGTGGGCACGTGTTCCCTGGTCAGTAATACTTGTGGCAATTGTAATACAGCCCTGGGCATGAGGGCACTTTGGAACAACACCTGCGGATGTGCAAACGTGGCCATTGGCAACTATGGACTTGCCTATAATATCACGGGCTGCTGTAACACAGCAGTGGGCCACAGCGCGCTGTTCAACAACAACTTTGGCAGTAATAATGTGGCCCTGGGTGCACAGTCTCTGTACTGTTCAAGAGCCACCACTGGCGGTAACATTGGTGTGGGTGTCTGTGCAGGTTGTCTGCTGACCACCGGATACAACAACACGGTGATTGGCAGCCTGCCAGCAGCCGCTGCATGTGTGAGTACAGTCCTAATAGGTGCCGGTGCCTGCGAGCGTATCAGGGTGGATGACACTGGCTTGTACATCAACAACACCTGCTGGAATTCAACTGGTTATGCTGGGTCACAGGGAATTTCAGGTTACGTCGGCAGTCAAGGTGTCATGGGATCAACTGGATATGTGGGCAGTCAAGGCAACACTGGATATACAGGCAGCAGCGGCACTGGATTTACACCCTTGGCCACCAGCAGCAACCTGGCCGCTGACAACAGTCTGATTGGCACCACGGTCAGTGTGTATACTGCTGAGTACGGCGCCTTTGCCATAGGCAATTATGTCAATGTAATCAACACCACACCAGGATCCACTTTTTATCATTACGCACAAATCACCAACATATTGTACGCCGGTGGATTTGGCTGGGAAATATCGTTTACCGTATTGGGCTCCAGTGGAACACCCATATCCACCCCTGCCACTGGTTGGTCCATACAACTGACTGGCGTCCTGGGACCCAGTGGGAATCTTGGTTACACCGGGTCACAGGGAGTTTCAGGGTACACTGGTAGTGTCGGCAGTCTGGGCTACACAGGCAGTCAAGGTGACATTGGGTACACTGGCAGTCAGGGATCATTCACTGGTACAACCAATCAGCAGGTGGTGATCACCAACACCCTGTCCAGCACCAGCTCATTCAGTACCAATGCTCTGTACGTGGCAGGTGGCATTGGTGGTAATAGTGGATTTAACATCAATGGTGACGGATATCTAACTGGCAATTTGAATGTCACAGGATATGTGACTGGCACCAGTGTGACATTGAATGTGGTGGCCGCCAACAGCGCCACCTTCTTCGGTGATGCCTCAGGTAGCGGTGCACTATATGCCGGCGTGGTTGGCCACACGCCATTCGCTCAGACCATGATCCAGGCCACAGGTGATCTAAACAGTTACATGGAAATCAATGTACAGAACATCAATGCTGGTGCCCAGGCCAGCACTGACATTGTGGCCAGTGCTGACAATGTCAGTGAAAGCAATGGCTTCATTGACATGGGCATCACCAGTAGTTTCTGGGACGGCACTCAACCCAACAGTTTCGGTAGCAATCTGGGAATTAACGATGGCTATCTGCTGGTGGGTGAGAATTCCACCCCAGGTGAAGGAAAGTTAGCAATTGGCACACTGGGTGCAGGCACTCAAATTAAAATAATTGTGGCAGGCACTGGCACAGACAAGGTCACTGCCATATTCAACACTGCCACCACTCAAGCGACATCCACCATCACCGGTGCCCTGGTGGTCTATGGCGGCGCTGGTGTGGGACGAGATCTGCATGTGGGCGGCACAGTCTATAGTGGTGGCATTGCACTGGGCAGCGGTGGTGGAAGTTCAGTATTCACTGTGGTCACCACCTCATCCAACACTGCCATCACCAATGTCACTGGCATATTACTGGCGTCGGGAACCATTACCATCAGCCTACCCAGCGCCGCTATAAATACCGGCAAGAACATGCAGATAAAGAATGTGGGAACAGGGGAGATCACTGTGGCATGCACAGGGGGCAATACCATAGATGGTGGTGCCAACATGATACTACAGTATACAAATTCCTCCCTGGGCGTGGTATCTGATGGCACCAACTGGTTTATTTTCTAAGGAATTCACATGGCTTATTTTGAGCAGACTAATATAACTAACGATCGAGGTGTGGCGGTAAATCCCGCAACGGATGAATCGATCATCCTGTTACGACGTATGGTCAAAATCCTGGAGTCCCAGAGTGCCACTGACATTGGCAGCCGCCAGCGTGTGACCATTGATGCCATCACTGGTTCATTGACCCTGGCCACCATCACCTCAGTGGGTACCGTGGGCACTGTGAGTGCCGTGACTGGTATTACCAACGCACTGCCTGCAGGCGCCAACGCCATCGGCGCCATCACCGCCATGGCAGGTGCAGATCAGCGTCAGTTCATCGACGTGGCGAGAAATACTTATTCAAACGCTATTCGCAACAAACTAACATTCAGCTAAATCGGAGTTTATAAATGGCCTTAACAGCAAATCAATTAAGAAAACAAGTGGACCTGCCAGTCTGGGAGTGGCTGCGTTTTTCACCAGTGGTGCCCACTACCGGCCTGTCATGCTCGTGTGCGGCAGACAACTCAAAGTTTAACGAAAACAGCGGACGCTACATATACTATCTACTCAACGCCACAAACTTTTGGCGTTATGACACCATCGCTGACTCATATGAACAGTTGGCCAACCCGCCACAAGCACCACTCACTGCCAGCAGCATGAGATTTGCAGGTGGACAAGGATACCACAACAGAATCATCACAGCATCGTCAACATCGTTCACCACTGGCCTGCCATTTGGTATCGGTGCTGCTGGCTACAAAGTTCGTATTATTTCCGGCAAGGGTGCAGGGCAAGAACGATACATCACCTCTGTTGCCGATCCCGTGGTGGCAGATTACGGTGCAGCCACCGCTGGTAGCACCACCTCACTGACTGATACCGCCAAGACCTGGACCACAGGTTATGTGGGCGCAACATTGAACGTCAACAGCTGGGTGGGATATGTTGTACGCACCCTGTTCGGCACCGGTCTCAACCAGGTGCGTAAAATTCTCTACAATTCAGCCACTGTGCTGACCACAGGCGACATCAACTATTTCCAGAACGATCCGTTTGCCAGCAACACCATGGTGGCACCGGCCGCTGGTACCGTGTATCAAATTGAGTCCAGCGTTTGTACTATTGATACAGCCTGGGATGTAACACCTGATAACACCAGCCGAATAGTCATTCAATCTGGTGCCATCTGGCTGATATCCGGCGCAGGTACAGCCCCGTTTTACACATTACAATACTACGATGTACTACACGACATATGGTATTCCAAGCCAGCATTGACCAACATGGTGGGCGCAGCACCATCAGATGTATCACTTGAACGTATCACGGAAAATTCTTCCATCTGGGAACAAAGCATTGCCACTTCAGGTACCACTGAGACCTTGGTGGACAGTACAGAAAACTGGATTGTGAACCAGTGGGCTGGTTATTATGCCTACATTTATACTGGCACTGGGCGAGGTCAAATGATCCCCATCACCAGCAATACTGCCAACACCTTGACATTCAGTACAATATCAACTGCACCTGATGCCACATCACGCTATCAAATTCTGGGATATGATGCAGGCAAGAGCAGCGGATCCAATGCTGCCAGCACCTTGATTGACAGTACGAAATCCTGGCCAGTCAACCGCTATGTCAACTATGCGGTGCGCATTGTGTCCGGCCTGGGTGCAGGACAAGTGCGCAGAATTAACGCCAATTCCAGCACCACATTGACCATCAACGGATCCTGGAACATATTACCTGACAGCACATCAGTTTATGTCATACAAGGTGATCCTGACATTGCCTACTTCTCCTGGGGCGGTGTTGCTGAAGTGTTCATGCACAATGGCGGCAACAGTGACATGCTGACTCACGGCAGAGCATTAGAAACTGGTGTGGCTTGTGTGGCAGCAGCCCTGCTGTCAGATTCAGCACATACCATATATGAACAGATGCCCTTTGCTATTACTTCACTGGCTGGCACCACCACCATCACGGCCACCACTACACAGGCACACAACTTCAAGGTGGGTCAATATGTGAGTATTCGTGGTGTCACCTCAGCAGCCGCCGACCAATACAACGTGACAGGTTTGGTTCAAATTGTCACAGTACCAAGTACCACCACATTTACCTATACACCTAGTGCTGCGGGAACAGGTACATACGCATATTTGACAGCATTGAGTACCAGTAACTTGTCAGATGCCAGCAAGGACTTTCGTGATAGTATTGCATCAGCCAACAACACTACTCTGACCTTCACACGTGCCACACCCAGTAACATCAACGGTTGGTATGTGACTGGCACCAACATCACTGCTGGCACCAGAGTGACCAGTGGTGCAGGTACCACCACCTTGACACTGTCAGCCACACAGAGCGGTACACCCAGTGGTGTCATGCTCTTCACACCCTGGGGCCCAACCACCGCATTGACCAGCGCGTTCTCATCCGGCGGCGGTGCAGGTGTGGCCACTGTGGTCATGACTGCTAGCACCAACGCCAACATCACAGGTTGGTATGCAGTGGGCACTGGTATTGCCATTGGTGCAACTGTGACCAGCGGTGCAGGTACTAACACCATTGTGCTATCCAACGCATGTACTGGTTCGGTATCTGGTAACATAACGTTCTACCCACCTAACGTGGCTGGACGTCAGATAGTCATGAGCACCACCGCTCCGACGCTTACCACCGGTGCAACCACCGGACAGTTGATGCAATCCAGCAGTTCTGGCATTGCTGGTGGCACCATGGGTTTTCTGACCACATTGGGCACAGCGCCCGTGGCAGCATTGTCTAGGTATGTGGTCAGCAGTCCGGCACTGCTGGGCGCGGCCATGGATCAGACCTTGACCAACTACAACACTGGTGTTGCAACTGGTGGTAGTACAACCACCCTGGTGGACGCCAGCGCATTCTGGGCCACTGCCACTGGCACTGGTTCAGCACAGGGCACCACAATAACCTTGGCAGGTGGTGCAAATGCGCCAGGTAACGTCAACGGCTGGTATGTGACAGGCACTGGTATCAACGCTGGCGCCTACATAGTGTCTGGTGCTGGTACAAATGTACTAACACTGAGTGTGGCGCACAGTGGTGCAGTTTCCGGTACCATTACTTGTGCTGCATGGAACCAATCACTAGTGGGCAGACGTATCAAGATTCAGTCAGGCTCCACTGGTCTAAATCAGGAGTTGATCATCACATCAGTGACAGCAGCCACTGGTACACTGGGATTTGGCACTGCCACGGCACCAGTGAACGGTGTGGCCGTGTATTCCTTGCTGTCCATACCAGTGCACGGTGTGGGTCATGCCACCAACTGGGTATCCGGTAACTACAATGCTGCCACCCGGGGCAGGTACCTGTGGATATCCCGCGGCGGTGCACTGGTGGGCATAGATAAATTGGACTTGAACACTGATCGCATCGTATTGAACTACCCCATACCCATCACAGAAACCCTGGGCTCTGGCAGCATGTATGCATACGACGGCGGTGACAGAATTTACTTCACCAAGGATCTGACGCAACGTGTGTATTATATCGACGTCAACACCAACTGGATACATGGCGCTGGTGTGTGTCCATACATCGCAGGTGGTGCGGGCATTGGCAACAGGATGGAGGTGTTCACCACTGTGGATGGATTGAAATACATGTGGATCAACCGTCAAATGGCGCAGGAACATTTCCGTCAATTGTTGTTCTGGTAAAATAACCAGGATCATTGACACTGGGGGCCAGTAATGTATAATTAATAGCATGAAACTTGCTATTATTGACATTATTGGTATTCCCTACGACGGCACCACGGTATTCCGTCAGGGACTGGGTGGTTCGGAGAGTGCAGTCACACTCATGGGCCTGGAGTTGCAGCGGCTGGGTTTTGCTGTGACCATTTTCAACAACTGTGATATCGATCATGCTAGACCTGGTGTCTACGATGGTGTGACCTATCGTCCCTTGCAAGATCTTAACCAGGATCATGAATTTGATGTGGTGATCAGTTCACGAACTGTGATTCCGTTTATTGATCCACAGAATACTGAGCGACTGCAAGATCACAGAGCCTGGCAGTTCAAGGACATGAATCTGTATGATCGTATACTGAGCCGAGCCCGGATGCGTATACTCTGGATGCATGACACATTCTGCCTGGGCGATGTCTTTATTGAACCCTTGGCACTGGCAGATCGAATCACTGATGTGTTCACATTAAGTGACTGGCATACATCCTATGTTGCCACCTGCGATCACGGTGGCAAGCGCATGTTTGAAGTGCTCAAGCGCCGGATCACCTGTACACGTAATGGTGTTAGAAATTACATTCCCGAGGTGGACATTGCTGCCAAGGATCCCAACCTGTTCGTATACAATGCATCAGTGACCAAGGGCATGATTCCACTGATTGAACATGTGTGGCCCAGAGTCAAGCAACACATACCACGAGCACAACTGAAAATCATCGGTGGCTACTACAGATTTAGCACAGCCAGTGAACCTGACGATCAGGAAAAACGATGGAGGATCATGGCCAACGATCCCACCAATGCAGCCCGTGGTCTGGAATTTACTGGCGTCATACCACAGAAAGAAATTGCGCAAATTCTAGCCCAGGCTAATTTTACCATCTATCCCACCGCGTTCCCTGAAACATTTGGCATATCCACCCTGGAAAGCCTGCTGTATAACACACCTGTGCTCACCTGTAGGTTTGGTGCCATGGAAGAAACAGCCCTGGATGGTGCCTGCTATCATATAGACTACCCCATTGAACCCAACGGATTATATCCCAACGTCAATCAGCAGCAACAAGTGGACCGGTTTGTGGACATGGTGGTCAGAGCCTACAACGATCGATACCTACATCAACAAAAACAATACTACTGTAACATCGTCAAAGACATCGCCGGCTGGGACAGTGTGGCCATGCAATGGAAGCAGATAATTTATCGTAAGACTGGCGCATACCTGCCGGTGGAGGAATATCGTCGGGCCAGCAGGATCAACCACAGAGTGCATAAAATCTGGAATCGCAGATTCACCAATCAGGTGGAATTTGAGGATCATCGTGCCAACACCGAGCAAGAGATCGTGGTGGTCAGTCCCTTCTACAATGGCCAAGCATATGTCGCTGATTGCATCCTTAGTGTGGCCTCACAGGACTACACCAACTACCGGCACATTTTGATTGACGACTGTTCCAGTGACCAGGGACATCAAGTTGCTGCAAGGACCATTGATGACCTGCCAGCTGATCTACGCGATCGGTTTACACTGATCCGGAACTCTGTCAATCAGGGTGCTGTGAAAAATCAGATGGACACCATTCGTAAATTAAATGATCAAGCCATCATCATGCTCTTGGATGGTGATGACAAACTGGTCAACGACAATTCAATATTCGCTCGTTACAATGCCATCTATGACGGATCAACTGAATTCACCTACGGCTCCTGCTGGAGCATGGTGGACAACATACCCTTGATCAGTCAGCCGTATCCCGAGGCAGTCAAACAAAATCGTGATTACAGAAATCACCACTTCAACTGGATCTTGCCCTACACACACTTGAGAACCTTCAAGAAGCATCTGGTGAATGATCTGCCAGATGCCCTGTTCCAGGATCCGCAAGGGCAATGGTTCAAGGCCGGTGGCGACGGTGCTGTGTTCTACGCACTGATTGAGGCGGCTGACCCCAACCGGGTCAAATGTCTGCAGGATGTGGTGTACAACTACAACGATGCCAACCCCTTGAACGATTACAAGGTCAATGCAGAGGAGCAGAACATCAACGCTCGAATCATCAGCACTCGATCCACAGTCAAACAGTATTCTGTAATTGTACCCACCATGTGGCGCCGTCCTGCAGAGTTTGTCTCCTTCCTGGCCCGGTTATGCGATCACCCTGCTGTTGATGAGGTCATCATCATCAACAACGACACCACCCGAACACCGGTGGGTGTGGCCGATCATGCCAAGATCCATATGTTTGACTTTGGGCTCAACATCTACGTAAACCCAGCCTGGAATCTGGGTGTCAAGGTGGCTCGTAATGACAGGATTTGTATAGTCAACGACGACATGTATTTCGATCTGGATGTATTCTCCAGATTGGAAGATCTGCTGACTCCAGCCAACGGAGTGTTTGGTCTGTGTCCCGGTGAACCTGATTTTGATCAGCCAGCCATCACTGACGGTGCCATTGACATCCTGCCCTGGACTGGTCAGCATACCTATGGGTTTGGATGCCTGATGTTTCTGCACCGAAGCATCTGGCAGGACATTCCCCCAGGGCTGAATATATATTACGGTGATAATTTTATCTTTGATTTACAGTTGAAAAAAGGACGCACAAATTATTTCATAACCAATATGAAATTCACTGGCACATTTGCCGCCACCACTGGCAATACTGACATCACTGATGGCTTTTTAGAGCGAGAAAGAATTGTATATGAACAGGAAAAACTTAAAATGAACAACACGGACATATTAGAACACGAATATCAATTGGAATGCCAATCGCCCAGTGACATCAACCAACACTTGCCACTACTGAGAAAACTGGCGGGCGAATGCAAGACCGTCACTGAGTTTGGTGTGAGAAACGGTTCGTCAACCAGGGCCTGGTTGGTGAGTGATTGCAAACTAACATCTTATGATCTATATCTAGTTGAATCAGTCGGTCGACTGTTTGATGTTGCTCGACAGCTGGGCAAGGACTGTACATATGCTGCGGCAGACACGCGAACACTACTCATTGAGCCCACTGATTTGCTGTTCATAGACACTGATCATTCTTATGAACAACTGTCTGCTGAGCTGACCAGACACCACAATAAAGTGAACAAATACATTGTATTTCATGACACCTTTACATTTGCAACAGGCACAATAGATAGCCCTGGACTGTTGCCGGCCATCATTGAGTTCATGATCCAACATCCAGAATGGCGTTTTAAATATCATACTGTTCATAACAACGGACTCACAGTTTTGGAAAAGTCCACCAGTGCAGTGGTGACACCAACTGTGCCTGCACTCTCGATTAGGCCGGTGGAATCCATGGTTGTACCCGTACCTGCGGTCAAGAAACGTATTCTAATTGGCATACCCACTGCCAAGAACATCGAGGTGGACACATTTAAATCCATCTACGACATGGAAGTGCCAGATGGATATCAAGTGGAATTCCAATATTTCTACGGATATAACATTGATCAAGTGCGCAATCTCATTGCACACTGGTCCATGAATTACGACTATTTGTTCTCCATAGACAGTGACATAGCATTTGATCGAGACACGCTCAAGAAAATGCTGGCTCATGACTGTGACATGGTGTCAGGACTGTACATACAACGCAAGTTTGGTGAACACACCCTGGAACTCTATGAGCACAATGGACGCGGCGGTGTCACCAACATTCCATATGAAAAGATCAAAGGTCGCGGCCTGGTGGAGATTGCCGGATGCGGATTTGGCTGTGTGCTGGTCAAGACAGATGTCATCAGGGCCATCGAATACCCACAATTTAAATATCACTCGGCCATCGACCATGCTCACACCATATCTGAGGACACAGACTTCTGCGCCAAAGCACTGGCCAAGGGATTCAGGATCTGGGCTGATACCAGTATTCAATGCCGACACATTGGATCGCATACATTTCAAGTGGACAACAACATCCCAGCCGCTGTTGCAGAAGATCCAGTCAAACGGAGACTTCGAGAGTTGAGCACTATGTCTCTACTGCCCAATGACCACTATAACTATCTGGTGCACATGCAGCAAAATCTAAAAGTTGCACCACGGGTCATATATGACATAGGTGCATGCGTGTTACACTGGACCAACTGCGCCAAACGAGTGTGGGGTGATGCAGAATACATAGCATTTGAAGCCATGTCAGCCAGCGAATTCTTGTACCAAGAAGCCGGAATGACATACAACATTGGTCTGCTGAGTGATCAAGACGGCAGGGAAATCGGCTTTTATGAGAATACAGAAAACCCAGGTGGTAACAGTTACTACAGGGAAAATTCAGAACTCAGCCCGGCAGCCGATCAGTTGTATCCTGAAAGTATACGTCGAATGCTCACCGCATGTACTCTGGATTCCATAGTATCTCAAAGAGGGTTTCCGCCACCAGATTTAATCAAAATGGATGTACAGGGTGCTGAGTTGGATGTGCTGCGTGGTGCAACAGAGACATTGAAATCAGTCAATCATGTCATACTGGAACTGCAGGTTGTGGAATACAACAAGGGTGCGCCCCTGGCCCTGCCAGTGATAGCATACATGCACCAACAGGGGTTTGATTGCATGGGCATATTTTGTAACAATGGGCCGGACGGCGACTATCATTTCGTTCGAAGGTGACATAAATAATAGTAGTTGACGGTCACTACTATTATATGAAAAAATTACTTGCGATATTATTACTATGTGCATCCACAGTTGTGCAGGCCTGGACACAAAGACCACCGCAAGATTTAGTCACATGTAAAATACATGCACCCTGGGGTTTTCCACAGACCTCAGGAGTGCACACCATCTGCCGTCAGGCATACTTGGTGGGCTATGACGCTGCCGCCAAAATTCCCCGATATGTCACATATAATTTGACATCCCAAAATGCATTGGGGTGCGTGATTCGCACAAATACGTTTACTGCAGATCAAAGCATTAAAAATGGAGCCAGGACCAGCGACTATGTTGGCACAGGGTTCGACAAGGGTCACATGAGTCCTAGCGGTGATCTATCCTGGGACGCCCAAGTTGAATTTGAAAGTTTCTTGATGACCAATATTTCGCCGCAGGCTCCATCCCTGAACCGTGGCATATGGAAATTGTTGGAAACCAGCATCAGAGATTGGACAGTGTCCACTGGGCAGAGTTATACCGTGCATGTGGGCAGTCTATACAACAGCAATGATAAAAAAATTGGCAAGGCTGTGACAGTCCCCCATGCTTTTTACAAGATAGTGATCAACAACACCACTGGACAAGCAGCAGCCTGGCAGTTTCCGCATGTCAAACCTTACCCCAACCTGGGCAAGGATCTAACAAAATTCCGCGTGCCCATAGATCAAATTGAAAAATCGTCTGGTGTGGATTTTGCATTTCCAGTAGATGTCAAGGAACTGAATGCCGGCCAAGAATGGCCAGTGAACTTTGGTGACTTGTCCCGAGCGAAACAGTCTCAATGTGGCATAAATGCAGCAGTTGATTGAACAAATAATACAAGGTCTTGCGAGATACGGGTATGACATGGTGAACATACCACATCCGCCAGAACTTAAACAGGACCATCCTTAGGACCCGCACTAGTTGCGTGATGGAGGCGGGCCCCCGGCCTTGAGCAAATGGATTCGCTACCCGGATGCTAAAAACCAGGGGGCACTTTTATAACTAAATACTCCTATGAGAGCCAAAGAATTCAATCAGCCTAAAAAGAGTCTGGTCATATTTGACATAGATGACACCCTGCTGCACACCACTGCCCGGATCAAGGTGGTCAAAGATGGTCAGGTGACTCGTGAACTGACCAATCAAGAGTTTAACAGTTACGAACTTGAACCAGGTGAACAGTTTGACTTTGGTGAGTTTCGGTCGGCTGAAAAGTTCAATCAAGAGAGTCGCCCCATACAGCCCATGATCAACAAATTGAACACCATCATGGCTCATGCTGCTAATGCTGAAATCATCATGCTGACTGCTCGTGCAGACTTTGATGACAAACACTTGTTCCTCAAGACATTCAGTGACCTGGGCATTGACATGAGCCAGGTGCATGTGCATCGTGCCGGCAATCTGCCGGGTGATGACATCCCTGCAGAAAAGAAAGCCATCTGGGTACGCAGATATCTGGACACTGGCAAATATGATCACGTGAGATTATACGATGACAGCATGAGCAACCTCCGGGTGTTCAAGAGCCTGAAAGTAGAGTACCCTGATGTGGACTTTAGGGCATATTATGTGGGACCTAGCGGAGCCACACAGGCCATACGTGAAGGTGTTGGGCATTTAACGCAGCACAAAGCCGATTTCCTGGATGTATTCTCTAAATTTCTACCCTTGGCCATGCACCATCTGGAATTAAACAGCCTGCCTGAGATGCGTTTTGAGACCAGTATAGCTGACCAAGAACAGCCGACATTTGGCAAGTATAACAGTGACACTCGGGTGTTGCATGTGGCATTGATCAATCGTCACCCCAACGACATACTACGAACCATTGCCCATGAGCTGGTGCATTATCGTCAGGACATCAAGGATCAATTGAATCCGGACAGTGGGCAGACTGGGTCGCCAGAAGAAAATCAAGCCAATCAATTGGCGGGCGTGGTCATGCGTCACTTTAACAAGCGTTATCCCAAATATTTACGCAGCGAACCCATAACCACTGGGCATTGATCATGACCTTGGTTTATATTCATGGTGCCCGGGCCACTAGTGAAAGTTTCAACTACATTAGAGGTCGGGTGAGTGGGCAGGACCTGGTGATGAATTATGACAGCGCCAACGGATTTGAAAACAATCTCCGAGACATGCAGAAAACACTGAATGATGTTGAGGACATATTTTTTGTAGCACATAGCCTGGGTGGTATATATTCTCTACACCTGGCCAATGCCATGCCACAACAGGTACGTGGTGCTGTGACATTAAGCACCCCTTATGGTGGCGCTGAGATTGCAGATTACGCCAAGTATTTCCTGCCATTCAGCAGACTGTTACGGGACATTGGTCCTTCAAGTTGGCCCATGCAGCAGGCAAGTCGTATGAAAATACAGCATCCCTGGTGTAACGTGGTGACCACCAAGGGTGATGCTGCCTGGATACGCGAGTCCAATGACGGGGTGGTCACTGTGGCCAGTCAACGTCACCACGAGCATGACATGGAATTGATCGAACTGGATTACAACCACTACGAGGTGGTGTTGAGTGAACAGGTGGTAAAAATAATCAAGAAGCGCATGATCCAGCGCAAATAGAAAACGCCCCATTGCTGGAGCGCCTTCACTTCATCGATTATTATTTCGGCTATGCCGATATTATGATTTCTAACTCTTTATTTACTCTTGACAGCACCGGCATTTACAAAACTGTACATTTTTTCTGCTGTTTCAAGAACTTTGTCCAGGCCTGGGAAAGCAGGCATGCCCACTGTGGTAACCAACGCGCCGGTCTTTTCGTCCTTGGCCACTGACATTTCCCAGCCGTGAAACTTGGAATGATATTCTTCAGTGACCAGATTCTTGGCCATGTCCAGGATATCTGAACGGATCTCGTATCCATTCTTATTAAACTTGACTTCTGGCAGCTTGGGGGTGGTGAAAGGTGTTGACATGTAATCTCCTTATGTGTGTGTTAATGTCTGTGCGCTGGTAACTATTACCAGCGCAAGTATTTAGTATACGCACATTAATGCACAACATCAACTGGTTTGGGCGAATTATGTATATGTTTTTACACCGTGTCCATGCATGCTAAATATTACAAAAGGAATGTGTCTTGAAAAAAACAACTCGTAGCTTGTTGGAAGAATTAAACTCCATATCCGAGAAAAAACACGGGGAGGCCATCATTGAGTCTAGAGCCACACATGTGATTGATAGTAGTATAAATTTACTCAATCTCATCAAGGAAACCTTTACTCCTGAACAAGCCTATGAGTTGGAACGCAGGTTCATCAACAGCATCAAGGCCGGAGACCCCAGCAAGTTTGTACGCAGCATACGCAAACTCAGAGACAACAAGGAAACGGTCAGTCGTCTCAAGGTTATTTCAGGCAATCTTGACAATTCCGATTGAAATTTTTGCATATGCAGCAGTTTTTTCAATTTATGAATAAATACTTCTACTAGAGACTCACACGGAGTCTCACCAACTGATAAAAAACAGGAGATATTAACATGGCATCATTAATCAAAAAACACGAAGACGTAGTAGCACCGTTTTACAAGAACGGCGTGACACTACAGTTTTTCCAAATTGACTTCGCTGCAGACGTTTCTGCCTTGCTAGAAGCAACAGCAGCAGGTGCTCGTAGCCCTGTTGCAGTGGCATTGGAAGCAATCCAACAAGTCTGTTCCATCGAAGTCATCGGTACAGTACAAGCTGACAGCGGTTCTAACGCTGGCCAATTGCTACGTTTTGCTGTTGCAGCAGCCGGCGGTTCCTTTGGTACTGACACTTATGACGGTACAAATAGCGAAACATTTGCTGCTCACCTGGAAGATCTAGTACAGGCCGCTGGTACACACCGGTCTGTCAACCTAGCATCTGCCACTGTGACTGCTTTCACATTCTAATCTAACAAATTAGAGCATGTGATGGGGAGTTTTTTAACTCCCCATTCTTTTGACTATAAATATCATAAAGTAGGTACTTTATGGACACAATAGAAATTCGAACGCTGGTGGATATCACACACACTGGCATCATACGATTGACTCAGGGCTCACAACGACAGCTGGATCAAAACAAGAACTTCATCACACTGACTCAGTGTGCAGAAATACGCAGTATAATTTCTTACGATGACCCGCCCATCAGGGAGGTGGCAGACGTTAAATCACAGGGTTTTGGCAATGCATTCAAGGGCAAACATGCCATCTGGACTTTTATACTTAGACCAGATAGAAGTGGTGTGTACATAAATGAACATGGGGATCCAGTGGGCTGTTTGATCGACGACTTAAATGGGGTTCCAATCATTAAAAATCTCACGGAAACCATAAATATTAGCAAGGCCATATTTGATCTCAAAGACATCGCCAGTAAGAACACAATAGTCAAGGCATTGCCAGGCACAAACTAAGGAATCACGTTGATCATGATCACCAATGTTAAGATTAAGACGACCGATTATTATAAGGAGCTGAAAATGGTAAATCCCACTGACATCGAAAAAGAAAACCTAGAGGCACACGTGGAACTCTGTTCACAGAGATATGACAGTCTGGAAAAGAGACTGACCAGCATTGAAAGCAAAGTGGGTTCTTTGCAAACCATCATTGAAGAGAGCCGTGACAGCATGACCAAGGTCATTGTGGGCACAGCAGGCACCATAGTCACTGGTGTTCTGACTGTGCTAATTGTCATATTAAACAAGGGCGCAATGTGAGAATTAGGGAATTATTTGAGCAGACAGTTGCACCTCAGCCAATGGCGCTGGGCGCAACTGTCCCACCACCTGGCGGCGCGCCAGTCCCCCCGGGCGGAGCAGCTCAACCCAACAATGCCATGCAGGCGGCACAGGCAGTGAAGGCCAAACAACAGAAAACACAGCAAGAAAAAGCTCTTCAAGATCAAATTACAGCCTTGCAGAAACAATTGTCCGATCTGCGAGCAGCTCCATCTGTATGAAAATACACCAACTGCTGGCCGGCGTCAACCTCCCTGTGACCAATGAAGAGCAGATGTTCATGGACCGGCATGCCGGTATCGTCACAGTGTCCAGTTTGAGCGAACATGACTCCTGGATTGCCCAGAATCTGGTGCGCAAGGGCGCATACGGTGTGGGTGAAGACAGCAACACATTAATTAGAACAATCAATGAAACCAATAAGTGATGAAATTTATCAAAAGTTTATACTTTTGACCAACGAAACCAGCAAAAAATTTCGCAGCCGTGGATTGGCCATCCCCATGGATCATGAGGATGGATCAGTCAGTCTGGGCATGTACACCATTGTCAAGCATGCAGATGGATTTTATTCTGTGGTGACCAAGCATGACGTCATAGCTCAGCTGATCAATTTGCCACAAACCGCCATCATGATTGCCAACAACATGGCACTGGGCAGGTCTGTGGGTACACTGATCACGCAGGATGCCAACTACGGGTATGCTCTGTTTGAAGAAACATTACTCAAACAATCCAACGAGCGCCATCGTGCCCGGGATCCGGATCGTGCCAACATCATGCTGGTCAAATACCTGGTGGCCAAACAGAAAAAAGATCAATACAAGAAACAGATTGTTGTGAGTTTTGAGAAACTTAGAAAACAAGTACAATCAGTATAAATAACCTATAAGATACTTTTTGGAACTCATATGAAAACAAACGTCTTTTACAGCAAACTTTCCAGTGCCAAATTGCAAGAAAGTTTAGAGAAGCAGTTCGGCGCCCGGATCAACTTGAACAAGTATGATCGTGAGCAGTTGGAAGACATTCGCAACAAGTTGCGCACCCGGATTTTTCAACAAGAGGGTTCAGCTGGTATCAATGACCTGCTGACCAACGAAACATACCAAAAAGACAAAGCAATGTTAGAATTGCTCAACACAAGGATTAAAGAAATGTTAGGTGAACAAATGAAACAATTGCGCGATAAAATGGACCAACTGACCGAAGCCAAGAAGGCCAAGGGTGATGGCAACTTAGCCAACAACGCCAAACCTTACGACAAGGTCACCCAGGGCGATGTTATTGCTGGACGTCTGGGCAAGGACGAAAAGGGCGGTAAAAAAGCCGACAAGGCCGGCAAGCCATTCCAAGAAGCCGCCAAGAAGATGTGCGCCAAGTGCAAGAAGCCAGCCGCCACCTGCAAGTGCGCAGTAGAAGAAGGCATTTTCAATGACATAAAGACAAACTGGGCTGCGGGTAAGTTAATCGGTATGATAAACAATCTAAAACGTTCGATCCCGCCAGAACACCATAATCTTTACGACATTGATTCAGTAAAATCCATTGATGATGCGAAACGAATTGTGCAACGGGCTAAACTACATGGCCATATGAAAGAAGGCTACGAACTTGACGAGGGTTTCGATGACATGGAAAAGGCCAATGCTGAACGCCATGCCGCCGAAAAGCGCGCCAAGGGTACTGACAAATTCGACAAGAAGAACACCACTACTGGCACAGTTTACACCAAGAAAGCCACCAAAGACCAACCTGAGCCTGAAGAAAAGAAGTCCAAGAAGGTCAAGGAAGCATATAATCCAAACTCACCAGATGCACAGCAGGGCAGAGAGCTCAGGGCTCATCGTGAAAAAGAATTGCAAAAGAAAGCCGCCGCAGGTGACGAGCGCGCCAAGGCCACACTGGCCAGAATGGCACGTGAAAAGGCAGCCGACGACCAGGCATATGCTGACAGAATGGAACGTGAAAGCGTTGCCGAAACCAAGCCCAGTGCTGGTATGAGTGCCAAGGAAAAGTCTGCTGTGGTCAAGAAGGCCAAGGCAGGTGGCGACATCGGCAAGCCAGGCAAGGGTTTCGCCAAGGTGGAGAAAGCAGCCGCCAAGAGCGGTGCCCGTGATCCCAAGGCAGTGGCCGCCGCCGCCATGTGGAAACAGCAGGCCAAGGAATCACGTTCAGTATTCAAGCAGAACGTCAAGTTTGTCAACGAAAGTATTGAATTCTTCCTGATGGAAGATGAAGAAGCCAAGGCTAAAGCCATCACCGCCGCCGGTGACATGGTCAATGACTTCACCAGCTGGATGCAACGTGTGGGCCAGTATCAGACCAAGGCCATCATCGAATTGGCTGACGAGATTCGTTCAGAGTTTGGTGCTGCTGAAGCTGAGGCATTCAAACAATCAGTGGCACCTGCCTTGTCTGCCACACTGGAAACACTGACACAACAACGTGAAGCCATCAGCAACGCAGTGGCCACTCTGGCCGGTGAGGCTGGCGCAGAAGAGCCCATGGGCATGGAACCAGACATGGGTGGTCAAGAGCCAGGCATGGACCTGAGTGCACCAGACGAGATGAACCCAACGCCAGCTGGCGATGAGTTCGGTGCTAGTGATGCTGCCGCTGGCGGCGATGAGACCAGTGGACGCGAAATGCGTGAAAGCCGGGCTCAGCAGCGCGCCAGAAAATTGTCCGAAAGTCACAGCATCATGAGCAAACTGGCCAGATGAGATTGTTTGAAGTAGATCAAGGGTCCGCCAGAGACGTTCTGGCGGTACTTCAAGGCCAGGCCAACCAGCAGGGCCAATCTTCTGAATTGCCCTTTCCAGTGGTCATGCACATGCTCAAGCCACTGGGACTGGGCATATCCACCCCTGACGGCCTGAGAGCACTGAAAAACTCCCTGGATCCTGCAGGTGATGTCATCTCTGACATACTGGACAACGGCACAGTTGTTCTGAAAACCAAGACTGCCAGCAATCAGAAGCCGGATGCTGCTCAAACGCCAGCAGGTCCCAGCGTGGATCAAATGGCCAGCCGCAACGCCAAAACTGCAATAAAATAGTTGAAGTATTCCAATACTGATGTTATAGTCAGTATATGACCACTTACAATCCTCCACCGTTCGTCGAAAGATTCCAATATAAAAAATGTCAACAGATCAATGATCCTGTGACACGCAAGCGAGTGTATCTGACACCCGACGGTGAACGACTGCCCTCGGTGACCACCATACTGAGTGCCACCAAGGACATGACAGCACTCAACGAATGGCGGAAGCGTGTGGGAGTGGAAAAAGCTCAACAAATCACCACAGAAGCGGCCGGAGTAGGAAGTGCCATGCACGCCAATCTGGAACGATTCCTAATCGGTGAGCAGCGACAACCGGGGAACAATCCAGTGCATGTACAGGCCAATCGCATGGCTGATGTCATCATTGAACATGGATTGAGCAAAATGAATGAAGTCTGGGCCATGGAGCAGAGCCTGTACTTTCCCGGCTTGTACAGCGGCACCACAGACCTGGTGGGTGTGTATGACGGTGAGCCAGCCATTGCTGACCACAAACAAACCAACAAACCCAAGAAGGCAGAATGGGTGGAAGACTACTACGTACAACTGGTGGCCTACGCAGAAGCACATAACGAAGTGTATGGAACCAACATACGTCGTGGTGTGATCTTCATGTGCAGCAGAGATCTTCAGTATCAACAATTTGATCTGACTCCGGCCAACTACAACAAGTATCAGGACATGTGGCTGAAAAAAGTGGAAGAATACTACTCCATGTGACGCAAGGTCACTGGCAATTGCTCACTCAATCCGCATAAATATCCTTATATTGAGGGGATATTGTCATGGCGGTAATTCAAATAAGCAGGGTTCAAGTTAGACGTGGTCGCGAGAACCAGACAGGAGTCCCACAGCTGGAGCCTGGTGAATTTGGCTGGTCACAGGACACAGAAAATCTCTACATAGGTAAACGCATAGTAGACGGTGCAGTCAGCGACGCCAACTCCAGAATTCTGACAGAAAAAGACCTGGACAACATCTTCGCATTCATATATGGTGGTGAAGCCGTGTCCAGCACCAGCACCTACAAGTACCGAGACGGAGTCAGCTACATTAACTCAGTGGTGTCCACGGTGGGCATCAAGTTGGACGCACTGGTGAGTTTGACTGACTATGGGGTCCGGGCCAGCTCTACGCCCACTGACATCACTTCTATATTACAATCGGCCATAGACAATATATTTCTCAATCCCACCAATAGAACTGATGCCAGACGCGAACTCATGATTCCGGCAGGCAATTATTATATCAATAACACCATAGAATTGCCACCATACACATCGTTGCGCGGAGAAGGCCCGGGTATCACCACCTTGACCATGGTCTCCAACACTGCCACCATGTTTAAAACAGTGGACGCACAGGAGAATGTTTTTGAATCTGGCAACATGCAGTCGGGCATCAACAGGGCTCGTGAAGTCAGTATGTCCAACATGACATTGCAGTACGACAGCACTGGCACCACTTCAATATATCCCCTGTTGTCACTGGACAATGTGCTGGATGCCAAGATAACTCGTGTGCATTTTCAGAGTTCATTCGATGCCGCATCCACCTGGACCTATGGATTGACCACATACGGCCATGGTATCGCCATACGTGGCTCAGGCACCACACAAGGCTCCAGTGATGTCACACTGTGCTATAACCCCATGATCACTGATTGTAAATTTGACGGCATGTACGTGGGCATATTGGCCACTGGCACAGTCATGCGCCCCATCATAGATCGTAACATATTCAGCAACCTGTATCGTGGTGTGGACTTCCATACTGAAGACACTCAACCAGGTCCCATGAATGGCATCATATCCAAGAACAGATTTGAAAACATTGTGCAAGAAGGCATATTTGTGGGTGCCAACCCCAACGGTATTTCCAGCAATCACATCAGCAAAGAAAACAATTTTGTCCAAGTGGGCAATGGCCTGGGCCTGGATGACTTCGTCACCACTAGCACTGGCGCCACTGCGGTCATAGTATTCCAGGCCACTGGTAACGAATCTGATGCTGATTATTTCAACAGACAGGCGCTGGCCAATGCCACCACGAGCACCACCTTTTATTACAATCCCTTGATCATAGGCAGAACATCCATCAGAAGCGGTGCTGCCTTTACTGCCACCCTGGCCACAGAATCAATAAACCAACCAGTGGCCAAGATTTGCCTTAACGATGTGGGGCAATTGATCACCATCAAGTATCAACTCAGCGATTTTGGACTGTCAAGAAAGGGTACCCTGAGTTTGAATCTGAGCACTGAAGGGTATTCTGTGATAACTGATACCTACAATTTCACACAGGGATTGTATGTCATTACTGACAACGTGACCACTGCCACTGTGGGTGGTCTGGATGACACTCAGTTCGCCATTGACGTCAGTGAGTTCCCCTCATTCGACCCCACTATCGTCACCGATATAGCCGCTGGCACCTATTTCATGACTGGGGACAATGAGTATGCTGGTTATGCAGCCACCATCATAGCTGTTGCACAGACCAGTGCCACCATATACACTTTCAACACTGACTCAGCGGATCCTGAATTTGTTTTCAGCACACCTGGTGAAACTTGGAAATTATTACGAGCCGATTCGCCTTCACAAGATTTTAATGTGTCGTTACCAAGAAATAATTATGTGGAGTTGACCTGCAGCAACAGCTCGGCCTTGACTGAGACCTTGCTGGAATTTCAGATAGACACACTGCTCTAATATGTTTGATAGATCCATAGATGACCGCCTGTCGGCATGGATGTGGTTGCGTTCCCAATTGTCTGAAACACCTGATGCCCTCCGGGAGGTCTGGGAGTTCTGGAAAGCTGCTCCCTTTGTTCCCTATAATAACAAAATTGATCCTTATCATGAAAGAAGTTGGCCCACGCCCTGGGACATCATTGTGGGGAACAAATACGATGATTTCACCAAGGCCCTGATGATTGCTTGGACCTTGAAATTGTCTCAACGATATCAAAACTCCAAAATTGAAATTAGGACACTAGTAGACAATGCTCGAACTAGACAGTATAATATAATTTGTGTTGATGATCAATGGGTTATAAATTTCAATGACGATGGGCCACTTGCCATGGATCTCTTGCCACCGACTTTTTTACTTGAGAATCTTATAGAAATCAAAAAACCTGGGTAAATAGATGCTCAGCATATAAAATAAGGTCGTTAAATGACAATTACAGTAGTTAAGCGTGACGGTGGACGAGTCCCACTGGATATTAGTAAAATACAAAGACAGGTGGCCAACGCCTGCTGTGGTATAGACGGTGTAAGCCCCAGCATGATTGAGATCAAAGCTCAGATCGAAATACATGATGGCATGACCACCAAGACCATTGACGAGCTGTTGCTCAAGGCCATGGTCAATCTGATCGATGAGTCAGAGAATCCAGAAATCAACAATGTCAACTATCAGTATGTGGCCGGCAGACAGCGCATCAGCATGTTGCGCAAGGAGGTGTACGGCGGATACACTCCACCAAATCTTTACAGCATTGTGAAGAAAAACGTAGAGGCTGGCATGTACACGCCCGAACTGCTGGATTGGTACACTGAAGCAGAATGGGACATCATTGATCTGTTCATTGATCATGACAAAGATGAAACTTACACCTACGCTGCCATCGCACAACTATCAGAAAAATACCTGGTGCAAAATCGCGCCACTGGACAGATCTATGAAACTCCGCAGGTGAGATATGCCATGGCTGCTGCCACTGCCTTTCATGCAGAGCCCCGGGACAGCAGATTGAAATTGGTCAAGGAATATTATGAATGTGCCAGCGATGGGCACTTTACTCTGGCCACCCCTGTGCTGGCAGGCCTGGGCACCACCACCAAGCAGTTTAGCAGTTGTGTGCTGATCACCAGCGACGATACTCTGGACAGTATCTTTGCCAGTGGTGAAATGATGGCAAAATATGCAAGCAAACGAGCCGGAATCGGCCTGGAAATCGGCCGTTTACGCCCATTAGGTGCCCCAATTCGCAACGGAGAGATCAAACACACGGGCATGATACCCTTCTTGAAGAAGTGGTTCAGTGATCTACGCAGTTGCAGTCAGGGTGGCATTCGCAACGCCAGTTGCACGGTGACATTTCCCATCTGGCACTACCAATTCGAAGATCTAATTGTGCTCAAGAACAATCAGGGCACTGACGAAACTCGTGTGCGTCAGATGGATTACTCAGTGGTGGTCAGTGCCATGTTCTGGCGTCGATACAAGCATAGCGGCGACATCACATTGTTTGACCCGCATCAAGTGCCTGACTTGTACGAAGCATACTATCGTGATTCAGCCGAATTTGAAAAACTGTATGTGGCATACGAAGCCAGAACAGACATCAAGAAAAAAGTACTGCCAGCAGCAGAAATCTTCAAGAACGGTATTCTTAAAGAACGGACTGATACTGGCCGTATCTATCTGGTGAACATTGACAATGTGATCAATCAAGGCCCATTTGATGCCACCACTGATCCCATCTACCAGAGCAACCTCTGCCAGGAAATACTTCTTCCCACCAGACCATTTCAGCGTATTGAAGACCCTAAGGGCCGGATCGCCCTGTGCACTTTGGGCAGTGTGAATTGGGGGTCGTTTACCAACCCTCAACAAATGCGCAAGGCCTGCCGTGTGCTGGTGCGCAGCCTGAGCAACTTGTTGAACTATCAGGATTTCCTGTCCATTCAGAGTCGACTGGCCAATCAAGATTTTGAGCCCCTGGGCGTGGGCATCACCAATCTGGCCTACTGGCATGCCAAGCGTGGTCTCAAGTACGGTGCACCTGAAGCACTGGCAGAAGTTCGTCGTTGGATGGAGCATCAGGCCTATTACCTGACCGAAGCCAGTGTGGAACTGGCCCAGGAACGTGGGTCATGCCAGCGCAGTCAGTACACTTACTACGGGCGTGGAGTATTTCCCTGGGAGCGACGGGCCGCTGGAGTCAACGAACTCACCGACTTCACACCCAGCCTGGACTGGGAACCCTTGCGAGCACGAATGAAACAGCATGGCATTCGTAATGCTACATTGATGGCCGTGGCTCCAGTTGAAAGTTCCAGCGTAGTATTGAACAGCACCAATGGCATTGAGATGCCCATGGAATTAATTTCAGTCAAGGAATCCAAGGCTGGTAGTTTTGTACAGGTTGTTCCGGAATATCGGAAGTTAAAGAACAAATACCAACTCATGTGGGATCAGACAGACTGCGTGGGATATCTGAAGACTGCTGCTGTGCTGGCTGCATACATTGATCAGAGCCTGAGCACCAACACGTTCTATTCACCCAAACACTTCGCAGACGGCAAGGTTCCAGGCACTCTGATTGCCAGAAATCTCATGTTGGCTTACAAGTGGGGGCTAAAAACCATGTACTATAGTCTTCTTTCTAAAACCGACTCTAAACATGTTTTAACCACCACAAAGAATACATCAGAATCTGAACCAGTTACAGCAAATGATGAGTCGGATTGTGACGCCTGTAAATTATAATAAAGGAAAAATAAAATAATGAATCAAGAATTAGAACAGATTTTTCAAGGATACATAGAATCAAGTGGACCAGGGTCCACTATTGAATATACGTTAAACGTTTGTCAAAATCTACCAGTAATATTTGACCAGTTTGATATCAAAACTGTATTAGATGCACCGTGTGGGGATATGGTATGGATGACCCCATTGCTAAAAGGCCAACCTAACATAAAATATACAGGTGGGGATATAGTCAGAGGACTAATTGATAGACATAACGAAAACTTTAAAGATGTGGGCGGAAGATCATTTGTACATTTAGATATAACTGAAGACCCTATTCCTTCTGCTGATCTTTGGATTGTTAGAGATATACTGTTTCACCTGACGCCTGAAAATATTAAAAAAGTGCTATTAAACTTTAAAAAGTCGGATGTAAAGTATATACTGACTACTTCACATAACTTTAATACTATAAACTACGATGGATTTATGTGGAGCGAAAACCGCAGCATTCCTAACGGTCATTTTGATTTGTTAAATCTGTTTGCCGCTCCCTACAACTTTCCTGAACCATTGTATAGATTTGATGATACCATGTGGCCGCACCCCAAGCGAGAAATGTGTCTTTGGTCAAAAGAGCAGTTATTAAATTGCATATCATAAACAATTATACAAACTCTAATGTTAGAAACCATATGTGATATATTAGTAGACGCATACAAGCGTAATTGGATCACCAGCCGTGATGGTAATGTGAGCATACGACATCACGACCGTGATCACTTTTACATTACTCCCAGCGGTGTTCGCAAGCAAACGCTACAACCTGATCAGTTCAAGAAGATTGGCATTGAGCAGGGTTTCTACGACCAGCCGCCTCGATTGCATTATTCCTGCAGGGAGCTGGAGTACACTGAAATCAGTAAAAATCTACGGCCCAGTGGAGAACTACCCTTGCACTTTGGACTGCAAAGGGAATTGGGGCAATATGCAAAGGATGTCAGGGTGGTGGTGCATGTTCACCCCACTTACTGTATTGCGGCCATGCATGCCGGTATTGATTTGAGCACCATCAGTCGTGCATTTCCAGAACTCAATCGCTATACCAGGGTGGCTCCCAACGTGGGAGATGTGCCTCCCATCAGCCAAGAGCTTGCTGATCGTTGCCACGAAAATCTACAGTTGGATAAAAATGGCAACATTGCCTACGACATAGTTGGTATTAAAGGGCACGGAGTTGTGGCCATTGACACCAGCCCCTGGCGTGCTTATGAGCATATTGAACGCCTATCACATATTTGCAAGATCATTTTAGCCAGCGGGAAATACTAATCAAATGATCATAGTACCTCAGATTGGCGATGCAGATGTATTTGACAGCATACACTCAGATGATCTGTGGTGTGTGGATAAATTGATCTTATCAAAAAAATTGGGGCATGAGTGTGGGCCCGCAGGCATACCACCAGCAGTGCCTGGGCAGTATGTGGTGCGTCCCATTATGAATCTAAAATCCATGAGTGTGGGTGCTACCATTCAATATCTGGACTCGGATTCAATTCCAGATGGTTATTTCTGGTGTCAACTGTTCACTGGACCACACATGAGTTTTGATTACAACTGGGGCAAGCAAACACTGGCAGTTGAAGGATTTAGAACAGATCCCACACGCCTGGACAGATTCAGTCGTTGGACAAAAATTGACCTAGATTTTAAATTGCCCCAGGTATTACAATGTGTGGCAGACAGATATCCTTGGTTCAATGTAGAAGTAATAGGCCATCAAGTGATTGAAGTACACTTTAGATACAATGATGACTTTGCCAATCATACTGCAGACGAAATCATTCCAGTCTGGACAGGTCAAGACACAACACCTCCACCCAACTGGGCATGGTATGCCAGTCCCATGCAGGATAGACTGGGTTTTTGGACTAGAGACCCCTCCCCAGGAAAATCCGGAGACTGCTGACCGGTAGTTTAATACAAACTAGAAATTTTTGGAACGATACAACATTAACAAAACAGGATAAAATATGAGCACTTACGATATATCTAAACCCACCAATTACCTCAAGCGTAAAATGTTTCTGGACGGTGAGGTCACAGTACAACGATATGAAGAATTCCGTCAACCCAAGATTGCCAAGTACGAAGAATTACAACGAGGATTTTTCTGGGTGCCCGAAGAAATCAGCCTGACCAAGGACAAGATGGATCACAAGGATGCCACACCTGCCATCAAACACATCTTCACCAGCAACCTGCTGCGACAGACTGCCCTGGACAGCATTCAGGGTCGTGCACCTGTACAGATCTTCAGTCCAGTGATCAGCATACCAGAACTGGAATCACTGGTGCTCATCTGGAGCATGTTTGAGACCAACATCCACAGCAAGAGTTACAGCCACATCATTCGCAACGTGTACTCGGTGCCCAAGGAAGAATTCAACAAGATTCATGACACCAAGGAAATCGTGGACATGGCCGCCAACATTGGCCGTTATTACGATGCACTACACGATCTCAACTGCCGCCGGGCCATGGGACAAGACATCTCCATGCATGATCACAAACGGGCCATCTGGCTGGCACTGCATGCAAGTTATGCACTGGAAGCCTTCCGATTCATGGTGAGCTTTGCCACCAGCCTGGCCATGGTGGAAAACAAGATCTACATTGGTAATGGCAACATCATCAGTTTGATCTTGCAGGACGAAATTCTGCATGCAGAATGGACCGCCTGGTTGATCAACAATGTCACCAAAGATGATGAAGATTTTGCCAATTTAGTTGAAGAATGCCGTGAAGAAGTATATGCTATGTACATGGAAGTTATTCAAGAAGAAAAGGCCTGGGCTGACTATTTGTTCAAGAAAGGACCTGTGATCGGTCTCAATGCCGCCATTCTCAAAGACTTTGTGGACTATACCGCTTTTACTCGCCTGAAAGATATTGGTATTAAATACACTGAGGAATATCCCAAATCCAGCCCCATTCCCTGGTTTAACAAACATTTGAATCTGGGGAAAAAACAATCGGCTCTGCAGGAAACAGAAAGTACATCATATGTCATCGGAGCCATGAGTTCAGAAATTGATCTTGCCCAATTGCCGGATCTATGACTTTAAGGAATACAAATGAAAGCCGTAATTTACAGTCGAGAACAATGTGTTTTTTGCGACCAAGCTAAATTTTTACTCGAACAGCATGGTATACCATTTGACGAGCGAGTGATTGGTCGTGGGCACACACGAGAGGAACTCTTGGAACTGGTACCCGGTGCACGCTCAGTGCCACAAATTTTTCTGGGCGATCAGTTGATTGGTGGGTACAACGAATTAAAGCATCACCTGCGGTCCCATCCTGTGGTTAACAAGAGCACACCTTGAGATCCTGGACACGATTGATGGCAAGCCTGGTTTTGGTCAGTACCAGTTTGATGGTCACTGACCCCAGCCATGCTCATCGTCGACGACCCCATGCGCCTAATACTGCTGCATTGACCTGGGTGGCACCTGCTGAAGCAATCAGTGGATACCGTGTGTACTACGGAACAAAACCAGGCACATATGACCAGCCGTCGGGCAGTGGTATGTATTCTCGAAAGGTTAATTATACCGTTGTGGGTCTCACCACAGGATATACATATTACTTCGCTGTGACTGCCATTGATCGTGCTGGTATGGAAAGTGCTTATTCAAACGAAGTATCAAAGACCATGCCCTAATGAGGACTAACATGAAACTAAGAACAATCTTATCAACTATCCCTCTGCTGCTAGCGACTTACTCGATGCCCGCAGCATCTGCGGAAACATTCAGGTTAGCTGGGATGACATTCTTATCTACACCTTGTGCTGTGGAGGGTGAACAATGTACTGTTCCGTATAAATCTAGGGTGCTTTACGGAGTGGCTGGCAGGTTTCGCCTGAAGTCTATTCCGGTAGGTACCTTCATTTGCAGCGACAAGACGTTTGGTAGGACTACAACAAAATCAGAGAAAGCCTGTTATATAGAGGCTCCCGCACCTGCTCCCGCACCTGCTCCCGCACCTGCTCCCGCACCTGCTCCCGCACCTGCTCCAGTTAAACCAACGTTTAGTTACGGTGGTCATGAGTTTTCCATTGCTAGTTGTGGTGATGAATGGGGTCGTAAATGTACTCCTAGTATTGATACCATTATTGCATATGGCCCTGTTGTAGCATTTGATCTGGTACCTGCAGGTCCGTATACGATCAAAACTTTCCTAGCTGGTCAAGTTGTCACTTGTAACAACACTACTTTTGGTGGTGATCCCGCCCCTGGCAAGATAAAGCATTGCTATATTCCAGTAGCGGCATTACCTGTTGTGGTACCACTTGTCATGCCAGAGGTACCCATGTCAATGATGTCGCATAATGTACTGCCAGATATCCCACCAGGCACTTGGAGCCGTGTTGCTTTGCTTAACCAACCATACTCATTTGAAGGCACCAAAATGGTCCGTTGGGGTGATGGACTCGGCAAGTGGTTCTATCGTCAGGACACACTGGGTGGAACCTGCTCTCATGGTTATTTGGGTTATTGGCATAATGACCTGAAGGAATGCCAGGTGTTTACGCCAGCCAGCACTGCACAAAATCTCAGCATGAAAATGGGCGATATGCCCGTTGTAGACATCAATCAAGTGCCCAAAAGAGCCTCTGGCTTTAGCGATTTACGTTTGAAATTTCACGCAACGGACGATATTACCACTAGTAACATTGGTGCTTTCAGAATGATGTGTGGTTACAGCCACATGGGATTTAACGATCCCATCATATACCCTGGCCAGAACGGAGCATCACATCTCCACACCTTCTTTGGAAATACCGGAGCAGATGCGTTCAGTACCACTGACAGTCTGACCAACACAGGCAATTCCACCTGTGGTGGTGGTATCGCCAATCGTAGTTCGTATTGGGTTCCCACCATGATCGATACTCGTACTAATACTCCGATCCAGGCAAGGGGCAATCAAATTTACTACAAGACTGGATATAGCTATATTCCACCTAGTTTAATTCAGCCACTGCCAGTAGGATTAAGAATGATTGCTGGTAACATGAAGGCTGTGGATTCTGCCACTTCGTCAAAAGTTACCTATGAGTGTCAGGGTGTTCCCGCTGGTATGACTGCACCACCTCGTGGCAAGTCAATACCCAATTGTCCAGTTGGAAGCACAATGGTAATGGGTGTGCAATTTCCACAGTGTTGGGATGGAGTTAATCTAGACAGTCCAGACCACAAGGCACACATGGCCTATCCTGCTTTTGGCTGTCCAGCAACACATCCAGTACCTCTTACTGAGATAGCTTTCAATATCTACTACCCCGTAAAAGAACCTGGCATTGACACCTACTGGAGACTGAGTTCAGACAACTATCCCATGGGAACTCCTGGTGGATTTAGTGGTCATGGAGACTGGTGGAATGGTTGGAGTGGTTTGATAAATACTTGGATGTTGAACTGCAATCAACGCAGCAGAGATTGTCATACTAACAATCTGGGTGATGGAAATCAGATGCTTGGTTATTAAGGATATTAAATCATGAAACTTAAAATACTTTTAACATTATCTCTGGTGTTGGCTGGATACGCGGCACCAGTAGTATCTGCGGAAACATTCAGGCTTGCAGGCATGACGTTTTCGTCTACCCCCTGCGCGGTCGAGGGTCAGACTTGCACGCTTCCAAAGGCCTCGAGGGTACTTTACGGAGCTGCTGGCAAATTTCGCCTGAAGTCAATGCGGGAAGCCACGTTCGTTTGCAGCGACCAGACGTTTGGTCGTTTAACCACCACGAAAACTAAATCCTGCTACACAGAAGTAACGGTGCTAACTACAGCTCCCACAGGATTCTCAACAACTCCGTGTGCTACTGAAAATGGAATCTGCTCACCTGGCGCACCCGTTAGTATTTCGTATGGTGCTGCTGGTAAATTTGTCACCAAGACCTTCACAACACCTATAGTTGGCTGTAATAACTGGGTGTTTGGAGACCCAATTGTTGGAACAGTAAAAGCCTGTTATTACCCAGTGGGATTTGTTCCAGGTACATCTCCAGCACCTGCTCCAGCACCTGCTCCAGCACCTGCTCCAGCACCTGCTCCAGCACCTGCGCCAGAACCAGCACCTGCTCCTCCTTCTGTAACTCCAGCTGAAGCGGCGCGCTTTCTCGTGCAGGCGAGTTTCGGTCCCAACATGAGCAGCATTTCATCGGTGGCCCAGTCCGGCCCGGCCGCGTGGATTGAAAACCAGTTTGTGACACCCAGCCTGGAAACCCACTGGACCTATGTGATGGAGCGCAAGGGGCCACCAGGATGCAACCCTTGTAATTCTGAGCACATCAACGCAGTAATGGAAAGTTTCTGGCGACAAGCTGTTGTCGGACCTGACCAATTGCGTCAGCGTTTAGTCTTTGCGCTCAGCGAGATCTTCGTTGTCAGCACGGTCAATAGTGCAGTAGAGGTACAAAAGGACGCACACGCTAGCTATCTTGATATGCTGTCTCGTAATGCATTTGGTAATTATCGCACCCTGCTGGAACAAGTGGCAACTCACCCAACAATGGGCCATTATTTGTCTCATTTTAAGAACATAAAAGAAGATCCAATAACAGGCAGAATTCCTGATGAAAATTTTGCACGTGAGATGATGCAGTTATTTTCAATAGGTCTGTGGGAACTGAACCCAGACGGATCAAGAAAAAAAGATGCGTATGGTAAGGACATACCCACCTACGACCAGATCGACGTGATGGGTATGGCCAAGGTTTTCACGGGCTGGAGTTGGGCTAGTGACTGGAATGGTTGGAGCAGCGTGACCTATAACAGTTGGAGTAAGCAAATGATCAATTACCCACAGTACCATAGCACCAGTGAAAAGAATATCATCAGGGGTGTCGTCATCCCGGCAGGCACCACTGGAGAGCAAAGTCTGAAGATCGCGCTGGACACCCTGTTCAACCACCCCAACGTGGGGCCCTTCATTGGCAGCCAGTTGATCAAGCGTTTCGTCACCAGCAATCCGAGCCCAGCCTATGTTTCGAGGGTGACAGCAGCCTTCAACAACAATGGCCAAGGCGTGCGCGGTGACATGAAAGCGGTGATCAAGGCCGTGTTGCTCGACCCAGAGGCTCGAGATACCTCCAAGGTGTCGGATCCGTTGTGGGGGAAACTTCGCGAGCCGATGATCAGATATGCTAACTTCATGCGCGCCTTTGATGTCAAGGCCACCAGTGGGTATTACAAGATCTGGAATCTCGAAGATCCTGTATCAAGCATAGGCCAAAACCCTCTAAGAGCCCCAAGCGTTTTCAACTGGTTTAGCCCTACTTATTCACCACCAGGTGAAATCATGAATAGAGGTCTGGTAGCACCGGAGTTCGCTATAACCCATGAAACCACAGTAACAGGCTATGACAACTTTATTACTAACATAGCGGAACGGCAAACCAATTGGTGGAGAGATAACGTCGCCATTAAATATGGCTCGGTTGATCACTATCTCGGTGCTGACTACAGCGTGGAAATGGCCCTAGCCTCGAACCCAGTGGCACTTGTAGATCGTTTGAACTTGCTTCTCACTGCAGGTCGAATGAGTAGTTCCACCAAACAAACGATCATCAATGTAATAAACACCATTCCGGCAACTAGGGATTCAGGTCACACTAGAGTTGCCGCTGCTGTGTTGCTGACTATGGTGTCACCAGAATTTATCACACAAAAATAGGAGACACCATGACAAACACATTCAATGCAGCCAATCGCCGTCAATTCCTCCAGAAATTTTCAAAAATTAGTGCTCTGGCCGGGACGCCATTCGCGGCCAACCTGCTTGCCATGGGTGCAGCCAGCGCACAGCAGGCCAGCGACTACAAGGCTCTGGTTTGCATCTACCTCGGTGGCGGCAACGATCAGTCAAACACCATCGTCCCCGTCAGCGCGGCAGAGTACGACCTCTACGCCAAAGGCAGAGGAGCTCTTGCCCTGCCCGTCTCTGGTCTCCAGCAGATCAGTCCTTCTGGATGGAATGGTCCTACTCTAGCATTCAACGGATCGATGGGCGGCCTAAAATCCGTATTCGATCAGGAAAATCTCGCCGTACTTGCCAATGTTGGGCCACTTTGCGTTCCAACAACAAAAACACAGTACAAAAATGGCAGCGTAGATCTACCATTTCAACTGTTCTCCCACTCAGATCAAACTCGCGCCTGGCAAACTGGCTTGCCAGACCGTGCCTCCAGTACGGGATGGTTGGGACGTATCGGAGACTTAACCAACAGTGCATTCAATCCAGGCAGTGGAGTGTCTATTGCAATATCCGTTGCTGGTAATAATACTATGCAAATCGGAAATAACACCATCCAGTATCAGTGTTCCGTGGGAGGTGCGATCAAAGTATATGCTTTAGCAAATGGAGCATATCATGCTCCATCTATTGGTCCTGCTATGAGAAAACTTATCACGGATCCACGAAGTAGCCTACTAGAAAACGAGCTGAATAAAGTGTCAACCAGAGCTATTTCCACAGAGGTCTTGGTTACTAATGCTTTATCTAATGTACCCGCAAGTACACTATTCCCTGATACAAATCTTGGTAGGCAATTGAGGATGGTGGCTCGTTTGATTGGTGCCAGAGGTGGATTGTCGCAAAAGAGACAGATATTTTTTGTTAACATGGGTGGTAACGATTTACACGCTAATCTCGTAAATGATCATGCAGTCAGAATGAAGGAACTTTCCGACGCCATGACAGCGTTCTATCAGGCGACCGTTGCCATGGGCATATCTGAAAGTGTGACCAGCTTTACAGCATCGGAGTTTGGTCGTGCCCTGCAGGGCAATGGTCAAGGATCAGATCACGGATGGGGTAGTCATCACTTCATTATGGGTGGTGCAGTTCTAGGAAATAGAATCTACGGTAATTTCCCAACAGTTGCTATAGGTAGTCCGGAGGACGCTGGACAGGGTCGATTGATCCCCACCACCTCTGTGGATGAATATGCGGCCACCCTCGCATCCTGGTTTGGCGTGCCTGCCTCAGACTTGTCCACCGTCGTGCCCAACATTGGAAGATTCTCGAAACCTAATTTGGGGTTCTTAGTATAGGAATGCTTGGTTATTAATTGACTAGGCAATGTGCTTTAAACTAAAATATACACATGAACACCATTATTAATACAGACGTCTTTTATCCGCCTGGTGCATGTACTTCATCAAGCAATTATGCTGCCAACACTGGAGCAGTGGGTGCTGGTGGTCATGTTACCATCAACACATTGGGCACTGGTGGTTCCAGTGGTTCAGGTGGGCTGGGGTACGACGGTTATTTTGATACGAACTCATTCAATAAAGATTACGGCGTAATCCGCGCAGACCGGGATGTGATCATTGATGGACGCAGCATGCGAGATTTCATGGAAAGCATGGAAAAAAGAATGGCCATCCTGGTACCCGACCCCAAGAAACTGGAACACTTCCAGAGTCTGCAGAAAGCATACGCACACTACAAGACACTGGAAGCACTGTGCGAAATTCCCACGGATCAGAAACATGACTGATCCACGTGATCAAAAAATTGCAAAACTTGAACAACAGGTCCGGCAATTGATGGACCTGTGCAGTAAATTAATTCAACGAACCGATTTCTTGGAAAGAGAGAACGGTCGACGTAGAAACGAGATAGTAAGAATAGCCAACAACAAAGGATGAACATGTTATTACAAAAGCAAATTACACCGGGATCGGTGGTCAGCATGAAATTGGTCAATGGTGATGAAATCATTGCACGTTACGAGAGTGAAGATGATGGTACCATCACCATCAATCGCCCCCTGGCATTGACCATGGGCGCCAATGGACTGGGCATGATTCCCTGGTTGTTCCTGGGTGACACTGAAACATTTTCTCTCAAGCGAGAGCATGTGTTCGTCATGGTCATAAGCAAGAAAGAAGCCGCAGATCAGTACCTGACCGGCACCACAGGCATTGCCCTGAGATAACAGGATAACAACATGCCCTATATTAAAGGTGGTGGTGCGCAAAAAAACAGCGGATTGCCGGCCGTCAGCGATGTCTATCACAGTGACAATGTATACGCTAACTTTGTGCCTGTGGCATTATGGAACGATCCGCAGGGTTCAGAGGCCGCATCATTGGCATTGATCAACAGTCCATCATACAAAGTTGATGCAGCCACTGCTGAATTAGACGGGGAAACCAATGAAGCAGAGGTACAAGTACAACAACAGAAATTGATTGCCGCTGGTACTATAACTCAGGCTGACCTCAGTGCAGGTGACAATGCCGCCGTCAGTGCCACCAACGTGGATACCACTCCGGCCTCCACAGCCACCACCACTGCCACCACCACAGGCAGTGTGACATTGGCCACGTCAGTTGATGACACAGTACTATATATCAGCGAAGCAACTGGAATCACGTATTACGTCAAAACTGTGACCAAGGCACCGGGTGTGACATTTCCCTACGATGTGGCCACTGTGGCCATACAAAATGGTGTCACAGTTCAATCAGTGGTGGACAACTTGAGACTACTGGTGATCAACTGTTATGACCCCATCAAAGCAGAGTATCCCGATGCCTTTATGACTAACTCTTTTCGATTACGCAAGGGCAACGGTACCAGTCAACATCCCTTGGGCATGGCTTGCGACATTCAATATTCCAAGGCCACCAAGGCAGATTATTTCATCAGAGCACAATGGATCAAGGATAACATCGCCTTCGATCAGTTCTTGTTAGAATATAAAACCACCGGAAGTAAAAACCCCTGGCACCATATTAGTTTTAACAAAGATGGCAACAGGAAGCAGGTGTTTACATTCATGAATGATAAAAACTGCAAGGGCCCTGGTGTTGCGGGATTGTACGATCTCGCCAATGCGTAAATAAACTAGATCTTTGGGGGTAAATTGGCATAGCCAATTGTGGTAGTGAGAGGCTACTTGTCTAGGCGGAGGACCCAGCCGCCCCAGGGAGTCCGCCAACCGAATAGAACAATTCATGAACCCTGATCCTGAAGAAAAATCCAATCTGGCCAAGGGCCGGACCAGTTACGACGCCCGAATCGACGGTGCCATGGTGACGTTCTTCAACAGGAATGTGAGTCCCTACCCCACTGAAGCAGGTGGTCCTAAGTTTGATCTGGTGCCAGTGACCCAGCAGAAGGACGTCATGCTCAATGTGGCCAGGATGTACGCACAGCAAGAGTATGACAGAATCATGGACATGGTACGGGTGCTGGAACGACAGGCGCAGGCCATTCAGCGTCGCTTGATGATCACAGATCAGGTGCATGCTGCTGAATACCAGTTTCAGGTGTGCCACGGCCGACCCTACTGGTTGGTTTTTGATTCCAGGAAAAACATTACTCGGCTGGTGATCACTGATCCTGACCATTGGTTCATTCCTGACGAATATGAGTACATTGCCCGAGTCATGTGGTTGGGAGATTACACCTGGGTGGAAGTTGACGCAGACGGCAAACCAGTGTAGACTAAATATTCTTAATTGTTGTAATTCCGGCAAAACAAAGGCGGGCAAGACGGCGGTTCGATTCCGCCCATCTCCACCAAAAGCATTTTCATCCAGGTACATAGTATGCTGGCAACGGACAGATAAACCGTGGGAGTGCTTTTGATGGGGATGACCAGGTTTTCGATTGCGCGAGATAGTGGAGCAGGCAACACAGTAGGCGATGACTGTCAATCAAGCAAAACCTTTAAATGCAGCTAATGATGATGCATATTTGATGGCCGCTTAAACCATCATTGGGGAACTATCCCTAGAAACAGGAAATAGTGAATGGGTTCCTCGGGGCCCATTCTTTTGATGAAAATATTTTAAAAAACACTAGCATTAATCATGACATCATGCTACATTATACATGTGACATTTCATAACCCTGGAGAAAACATGAAATCAATTGTAACTACTATCGCCACCCTGATCGCCGCTGCTGCTCTTGTCGCTTGTGGCAAGGCACCTGAGGCCGCACCTGCACCAGCCTTTGAGGTGCCTACAGTACCTGCAGCACCTGTTGCCAGCGAACCTGCCAAGGTTTGATGAATAATTTGCTCCTTCTATATAAATAGTTTATACTATAGCGAAGGGGCAAATCATGAAACAACGTAAACTGATAAAAAAACTGTATCAAGCCTGTCTCGAACACAATGCCGACCGGATTGCTCAACTCAAGAAACTTGAGTTTGAAAAAATCTTAAAACGCAAAGCCAAGGGCAAGCCATTTACAGTCAACTGGACTTTGGTACAGATTTAACGCAACTGTAACATTACACACAGTAGGGCTACTTCGGTAGCCCTTTCTTTTGACTAAATATATTATAGAATAAAAGGATAGTATATGACTGTAAGGAAACTCGTAAATAAAGCAGTATCGGGCACCGCAGGTGCTTATGTGGGCCGAACAGGCGAGATATTTTATGATCCGGCCGCAACAAATTTAAGAATTTCTAATGGATCTACTGCCGGCGGCCTACCAATTGGTAGCAATGTTCAAGGTGTTCACGGTTGTTTTCACAAAATGGCAGATGTCACGGCTGTGGCCGCTGATACTATATATGAGTTTGATTGGTTTACAGATGTCACGCAACATGTTGGGGATTCGGGCGTCACTGTAATATCAGGTCAACCCACTCGATTAAACATTGACACTGCTGGTGATTATTTGGTTATGTTGGAAATGATAGTAAAAATAACCGGCAATGCTGAAAGAAATGTGTTTCTTTGGTTGGCAAGGAATGGCAATGATATCGCAGAATCTGCTGTAAAGATTTCGCTGAGACAGGGGGTTAATCCAGTATATCAGACTTTTAATAAACCGTGGTTACTTCACAACATCAACGCCAACGACTATATTCAACTGAAGTTTGCTCTAAGTCGTGTTGATGACATAAAACTTGAATTTACCGCCGCACAGACTGTACCGTATGTGAGACCTGCTATTCCTAGTGCGGTAATCACTGTGACACAGATTTAACCCAACTGTAACATTACATACACTCTAGAGCGATAAATACTGCTATGCAGAAAACTCATTGTAGCATGACTGCGGATGAATTAAAAAACATGTACCAATGCTGGCAGCAGGGTAACGATGAGTATAGGTCGCGCGGTGCTGAATTCATCACCATGGCTGCCAGAATGCATCACACTAGTGAAGACAGGATCATCAAAATACTCAAGACATGCAACTGGTTCATTTAGTAGTACTTTTCTTGGCTAATGTTGCTAATCTTTTTTCAACCATAGAACGTGCTTTTTCTGGGCCGTAGATTTCTTCTGCCGTTTTTCCTTTACGTGTGGCGCCAATCTTTAAGGCACCCTTCATACCGTTTTCTCTACACTTTTCTTTGTGAGCATCAGACTTAGGTTTTTGTAGTGCTACTGAACGAGCCTGTTTTATTTCCTGCGCCCGCTCTTCTCCGTATATTTCTTCGTAAGTTTTACCTTTTGAATTAGCAACACTTGCAGCAACTAATTTGGCAATGAGTTCTGGCGGACGCTTCTTACCATACATTCCGTTTAGTTTTCCTGGCCTTGCTTTTTTGCGACGAGTTTCCTCCGAGTCATTGCTACCGCCATCACCACCATCGGTCCTATTGTGTAGTGTTCCTGTTCCTAAATCTTTACGACCATACCATCTTATGTAAAATCTTTCTAAAGCAGATGCTCCAAGGTCGGTTAGATTTTCTTCCATAATAACTACACGAAATAAATCGGTGGGTGTATGAACACCCTTGTTATTCACTCGATGATTCATCCAGGCTCTATATCGTTGCCCTTTACCTATATAATAAGGTGTGCCGTCTTCTCTTAAATAGGCATAGATATAATGTCCGTTAGTTGTAATATTCCTGTAACGAACTTCTTTATAAATACTCATGCTGACTGCTCCTTTCAAGCATTAGGGTAGTTGGATATTTCCAGTATCGCGAACTACAACTTTATTTATGCCAAAAAATAAAAAAAAATATAGGACAATAGCAATCAGTGATGTGCACTTAGGTACAAGAGATTGTCAAGCAGACAAACTCAACAACTTTCTCAAACACAACACCTGCGAAACGCTTTATCTGGTGGGCGACATCCTGGACATTTGGAAGATTCAACAAAACAAATGGCGATGGAAACAAAGCCACACCAATGTGGTTCGACGCATACTTGGACATTCCAAGCGCGGCACCCGAGTAATTTATATTGCCGGTAACCACGATGAATTCTTAAGACCGCTCATGCCCTATGACATTGGATTTGGCAATATCGAAATAGCCAACCAAGTGGAGCATATTGGACTGGACGGCAAGCATTATCTGGTGACCCACGGAGATTTATTTGATGGCATCACCAGACTGGCGCCCTGGCTGGTGTTCCTGGGCGACAAAGCCTACGATTTCATGCTGAGTTTCAATACCAAATTCAATTGGCTGCGTCATCGCCTGGGATTTGGTTACTGGAGCCTGAGCCAGTATCTCAAGCAACGTGTGAAGAAGGCAGTGGATTTCATATTCCGATTTGAAAAAAATCTGGCTGCCTACTGCAAGAAGCGTGGATATGATGGGGTCATCTGTGGTCACATACACCATGCTGAAATAAAAGAAATAGACGGCGTCACCTACATGAATGATGGCGACTGGGTGGAATCATGCACAGCCCTGGTGGAACATCATGACGGCACATGGGAAATCATAACTTGGACAACAGAACAAGATGAGAAAAAAGATACTAGTAATAACAGACAATCTACCTGACCAACTAAATGGCGTTGTCACCACGTTCAAAAACATTGAGATATGCGCAGGTCATGACGGGTACGATATTGTTTATCTTGATCCCCGGCAGTTCCCTCATATTAGTACCCCTGGTTATCCTGAAGTTAAACTCAGTTGGCCCTGGCGCATTGGCAAGAAGATTGCGGCGGTGGGGGCTGATCACATACATATTGCTACGGAGGGGCCTATTGGCCTGGCGGCACGTTGCTGGATGGATCTGTGTGGCCGGCGCTATAACACTTCCTATCATACTAAATTTCCCGAATTCCTAAAAAAGATCTATGGCATTCCCATGTTCATGACCTATTGGTATGTGCGCTGGTTTCACAAGCATAGTGGACGGGTACTGACCACCACCCAGACCATGGTCAATGATCTCAGATCTCACGGATTTGACGGTGACATCATTCCCTGGACGCGGGGTGTGGATCGTGATGTATTTCAGAGTAGTCTGCGCGGCACCACAGTGGCTGGCCGTCCCATATTACTCAGCGTGGGCCGCATCAGCAAGGAGAAGGGTCTGGATGACTTCTGCAATCTGTACTATCCGGGTGCCACCAAGATAGTGGTGGGCGATGGTCCATACTTGAACCAGCTGAAAAGTCGTTACCCCGATGTTATTTTTACCGGAGCAAAAACAGGCACCAGCCTGGCACGGTATTACGCACAGGCAGATGTATTTGTGTTCACCAGCCGCCACGATACGTTTGGGGTGGTGATCATCGAGGCACTTGCAGTGGGTACACCGGTGGCTGCATATCCTGTGCCTGGCCCTCTGGACATCATTGAGTCAGGTGTCACTGGATGTCTAGACCAGGATCTCCGCAGGGCCATCAATCAGTGCCTGACCCTGGACAGACAGCAGGTGGAGCGGCACAGTCGGCAATGGAGTTGGGACCATTGCTGGAACATCTTCAAGGAAAATCTCGTTTAACAATGGTGTAACAACTGCATGTTATTATAGTCATGTCAAATCGGCAGCAACTAATTGGGCTGCGCTGGAACCCGTAACCAGTTTTTTCCGATTCCGCTTGCTATTGTCAGCAAAAGGATACATAATATACAATGATCATTGAGATCATTATTTCAAAGGAAACTTAAACATGAAGAAAATTGTAATTGCATCGTTAATCGCACTGTCGGCAACTGCTGCCAGCGCACTGGAAATGGGCGTGACTGCTGCTCGAGATTTTGGTAGTGAACGCAATTCCGTCGGTGTCACTCTGGGTGAGCGGTTCGGTGCATTTGGCGTAACTGGTGGTTTTGATCGTAGCACCACTGGTGACAATGATCAGAGTCGCTGGAGCCTGCTGGGCAGTTACCAGGTGACAAAAGTTGGACCAGTTGAACTGTCGGTCAAGGCGGGTTTTGCATATCTTGAAAACGGCATCGTGTCTGATGGTGGCGCTGCACTGGTGGGTGTTGGTGCTGAAATTCCAGTGTTTGACCAAGTCAAAGCCACTTTGGATTATTCCTATCAGCGTGGCCAATCACGAGTGCGTGATTTTAACGGCAATCGAATCACCGCTGGTCTTAAATATTCTTTCTGAGAATAGTCGGGTGAAATAATAAAATAGGACCTTCGGGTCCTATTTTTACCTGTGAGCTACGCCTGGTGACACATTGACCCAGTGTCCAGTATCCAGTATAATAGTACAACAATCAACCGAGACACCGCACATGAGCCTAGCACATCCAGCATTGAATACCACGGGTAAAAAAAAGGGCAAACACAAGTTTGCATCGTCTGCAGACAAACAACGAGCAGCACAATTGGATCGAGAGTGGCAAGCTCTGCAAAAGAAGTGGGGTGTGGAGGCTGAAGACAAGCGGCGACGCCGCGCCATGTCTGCTGAAGTCTGGGTGACTGAACCCAACCGCCGCCTGGCAGAACCCAAGATCCCCAGCCTGAATACTGGTTGGGTGCCTTGTACCAAGAAAGCCGCACCTGTGTACACTGGTGACAAGATCATTGGCATTTCCACACTTCATAAAAGTAATGCAGTACCTGTATTCTCCCGTCAAGATGCCATCGACATTAGTAAAATGCGTCGATAAATTGCTTGTAATAAATACACTATGAAACCAACATTTAATGAAAGACTGATTGCATACCTGGCCCTGTTGAGTGGGCTATCCATATCCGCAGTGGCAGTCTATTATTCAGTGTCTGGGCTCACTGCCATCTTCTCTGCCGCCGTGATACCCATCATCATCATGGGTGTCACCCTGGAGATCAGCAAACTCATTGCCACAGTCTGGCTCAAGCAAAACTGGTCCATTACGCACTACACCATCAAGGCATACCTGATCATTGCCATCATAGTATTGATGCTGATCACCAGTCTGGGCATTTTTGGATTCCTGAGCAAGGCACACAGTGATCAGAGTCTGGTGTCAGGAGATGTCATGTCCAGGATTGCCATCTACGATGAAAAGATCCAGACTGAAAAAGAAAATATTGATGCCAATCGACGAGCACTCCAGCAAATGGACACAGCAGTGGACCAAGTGATGTCTCGTAGTACTACTGAAACAGGTGCCAATCGTGCTGTGGTTGTGAGAAAATCACAGTCCAAGGAACGCAGCAGACTGATGTCCGAAATCACTAGCTCACAACAGATCATACAGGAACTGAATCAGCAACGGGCACCCATTGCCGCCGAAGTACGTGCAGTTGATGCAGAAGTGGGGCCCATTCGTTACATCGCGGCATTCTTTTATGGTGCCACTGATACAGCCATCATGGAAAAGTCAGTGACCTGGATCATCATCACTCTGATTGTGGTATTTGACCCACTGGCTATAATATTGCTGTTGGCCAGCCAGGTGAGTTTTCAGAACTTCAAGAAAAGAATTGAGGAGGGTGACAGCCCTGCAGAGACCCAAGCAGTCATAGACCCACAGCCGCTCACTGTCACAGATCAAGAGGTTGAACCAGATGCCACTCTGGCAGATGCTGGCCCGGTGGCGACACCTGTGGTTGAACCAGAACTCACCCTGGTGGAGCGTCATCCCTATCTTTTTCAAGGAGATAGTTTTTGGAAGATGCCTGCTGGTTGGGTACATGCCGGCCCACAGGTATGCCCACCTGAAGTTCGGGAAGATGACCGCCCTGAGCAGGCAGGAGATGTGGTTTCTGAATCCACTGGCACAGAACCTTTGACGCACGATTATGTACAAAATGAAGAACAACAACAAAGCAACCAATGGACCAACACCATGGAATCCATCAGCAGGGAACATTATCAGGACATCAGTCTTTCCAAACTGGAAGATTACATTGACGAAATCGTGGAACTTGTAAAGTCAGGACATTTAGAACTGGACGAAGTGCCGCGATCGCTGCAACAGTCCGTGAAATCAAGGATATGACATGCAGGGAACAATAAAACTAATCACGCCTCCTGATTTTTTTGAGACAGGGGATCTCAGCATACTACTGGTTCATCTGAGCGATCAAGAACAAGATGCAGCCAGTCAATGGTTGGCTAAATCCAATTTTGACCAGGATTTAAACATCTATGTATATGACGGTGAACACAATATATCATGGTTTTTGTATGCAGCCGCTCGCTGTGAACACAAGTACTTGAACCTGGACAGCTTGAATTTAATCACACAATCCTTGAGTGGTTACCTGCTGGGCCGACAGGATTTTTATTATCACACAGAGAATGATCAGGTGGCTGAGATATACAGTCACATCAGTCAAAATCGAGTGAGCAGTATCGAGGGTTTTTTGGAGACAGTACTAGGTGGCTAAACAACTTAATCATGTGTGTGATTTTTGCGGAAAAAGCAAAGAAGACGTGGAAAAACTAATCGTGGGCGAGCACGCCGCCATTTGTAACGATTGTATCAGTCTGTGTGTGGGCATCCTGGATGATGAAAAAGGTAAAGCCGACCCCACAGAGAAACGGACCCTGAATCCCACTGCCATCAAGGACTACCTGGACGACTATGTGGTGGGCCAAGAAGATGCCAAGACAGTGCTCAGTGTGGCTGTGAGCCAGCATTTCAAACGCATCAACAATCCCAGCAAGGACATTGAGTTGGAAAAAACCAACGTGTTGCTGTTGGGGCCCACTGGCTGCGGGAAAACTCTCATGGCCAGAAAGATAGCCGACTACCTGGATCTACCATTCGCCATCTGCGACGCCACTGGCATCACAGAAGCCGGCTATGTGGGCGACGATGTGGAAAGCATCATACTCAGATTGATCAACGCTGCCGACGGTGACGTTGAAAGGGCCAGCCGAGGCATTGTTTACATCGACGAAATCGACAAGATTGCTCGCAAGGGTGAAAACATGAGCATCACTCGCGACGTCAGTGGAGAGGGTGTACAGCAGGCCCTGCTTAAAATGATCGAGGGAGGCATTGTCAGAGTACCGCATTCGGGCAAGCGCAAACATCCCGGTGGTGACATGCAAGAAATTGACACTCGCAACATGCTGTTCATCTGTGGTGGTGCATTTGTGGGCCTGGACAAAATCATCAGCAAGCGTCTGGAAAGTCGCAGCATTGGTTTTCATGCATCAGTGGCCAACTTGGAAAACAACAGTAAAGTTTATCAGCAGGTGACCACCAAGGACATCATACAGTTTGGTTTCATTCCAGAATTTGTTGGACGTTTTGGTCTGATAACCAATGTGGATGAACTGTCTGTGGACGATCTGGTGACCGTGCTGAAAGAACCCAAGAACAGTCTGATCCGCCAGTATCAATACATGTTTGAGCTGGATGGTATTGATCTAATTTTTGAAGAGTCAGCCTTGACTCACATAGCAGAACGTGCCAAGGAATTGAAGACCAATGCTCGTGGCCTGAAGAACATCATAGAGCGTGCGCTGTTGCCCTATCAATTTGATGCCGTCAATCTAGTGGAGCGGGGTCTTAAAAGCATCTGTGTAAACAAAGACACTGTGACTGGCCAGCCAGCTGCCATGACATTCGAAGAAAATTCAGACGATGAAGCGGAATAAAATCAACACACGCGGATCAAGCATAACGGTGGGGGATCTACCACTCACGGTGGCCATGCGTAAATTCAAGCAATTGATTGAAGACAACGGCACCCTGGAGGTGGTCAGATCCGGCATGTTCTATGAGAAGCCCACCACTGAACGTAAACGTAAAAAGGGTGCTGCCCGAGCCCGCTGGCTCAAACAATTGCGGGAACAAGAGCTGCCTAAAAAATTATATTGACATGATGGAGATTGATGCTATAATAAGACTTAAATTATTAAAAATATCATGATCAATTGGCCGCTTAAAGTAAAATTGAGAGATACCAAGCATAGTAGATGGTATGAGTCGCTTATCAAAAAAGCACAGACTCGTACGTTACCCAAAGATGTTTACACAGAAGGGCATCATATAATACCTAAAAGTTGGGGAGGAGCAGATACGAGAAATAATATCGTTCGTCTTACTGCAAGAGAACATTATGTAGCACATGCTATATTATGGAAAATGAATGTGAGCATAGGTTATCATAATAAAATGGTGCATGCATTTAATGCTATGTGTATTATGAAGGACGGTTCATACAACAAACCTGGATATAAACTTAACAGTAGATTGTTCGAATCAGTAAGATTGGAAAGAGTGGCGCATCTCCAAACCCTAAAAGGTCCACTGAGTCCAGCATGGGGTAAGAAACAAAATATTTCTGAAGAGGGTAAACTTAATCGGAAAAAAAGTGTTGATGAACTCTGGAATGACCCGGTTCGTAAAGCTAAAACATTAGAAAATAGAAGAATCGCCAATCAACGACCTGAAGTGATCGTCAAACGAAAAGCCGCATCTGATGCGCTGCGTGGGATTAAACGAGATCCAGCAATTATAGAAAAATGTGCAGCTAAAAAACGAGGAAAGACTTGGGAAGAACTCTATACTCCCGAGCAAATTCAAAGAATGCACGAGGCTAACAAAAATAAAGAATACACGCCAGAAGGAAAACAACGTCAGATTGAAACAGCAAGAAAGAATGGTCAACGTCCCAAAGGTGAAAATTTTAAAAAATTAGTGGGTTTGAGATTTAAAGGGCGTACTGACATGGATGGCGAAAAAAATCCCAATTATGGAAAAAAGTGGACTGTTGAGGAGAAACAAGCTATGAGCAAGCGAAAATTGGGTAGTAAATTGTCTCCTGAAGCACTAGCGCAACGTAGATATAAGATGGCAATGAAAAAGAAGCAGTCGACAACAGACTAATTGTTAATTAGACTATATTTTTAATAGAAAGCCAGCATGGCCAAACATTTGATGCTAGATATGGAAACCTTGGCAGTTTCCCCCAACGCTGTGGTCTTGAGTTTAGGCGCAGTACATTTCAACCCCTATGGCAACGGATACAGTGATAAAATTTATTTCCGTATCAGCATAGACGATCAAGATGCGCTGGGCAGAGAGGTGGATCCCGACACTCTGGATTGGTGGGGTCGGCAAGCTGCCGACATTCAGGATGAAGCATTCAGTCCTGACGATCGCATCAGTCTGGTGGATGCCATGGATCGGTTCCATAAATTTGCCTGGGGCTGCGATGCCTTCTGGTCACACGGTGCAACTTTTGACCTGGTGATCATCGAAAACATCTACCGTCAATTGGGCAAGCCCCTGCCCTGGAATTTCTGGCAATTGCGAGACACTCGTACGCTGTTTGATCTGGGTTACGATCCTGACATGCCCAAGAACAGCAAGCATGATGCACTACAAGATGCCATCCGTCAGAGTGTGGGTGTGCAGAACATCTATGCCAAACTCAAGATCCGACCCAGATAATCGCACTGATTGACATTTCGGGATAAATCAACTATACTAGTGTATAGAAAGGATTATCATGAAAGTTTCAGTTTGCTCAGACCTCCACCTGGAATTTCAATACCAGGAACTCCCTGGTGGAGAGGTGTTGATTCTGGCTGGCGATATCGCCGAAGCCCGCAGCATCACCAAGGCATTCCACAGCACTCGACCTTATCCTCCTGTGCCAGGCAAATCCTGCTGGGACTTTTTTGAGTGGGAGTGTGCCAAGTATGACCAGGTGTTCTATGTTTTAGGAAATCATGAACATTACCACGGTCGGTTGGACAAGACCCACGATCAACTCAAGAGCATCATGCCCCGGAACGTCACCATACTGGAAAATCAAGTGGTGGAGTATCAGGGCGTCATGTTCATGGGCAGCACCTTGTGGACTGACTTGAACAAGAATGACAGTTTGACTGCATACCATCTGAGGGGTTGCATGAGTGATTACAAAGTCATTCAAAACCACTATGTGGGTAAAGACGTCTATCATAAACTGACTCCGGAGCATACTGCTGGTGTTCACTATAAGACTCTGCAATATTTCCGGCTCATGCTCAAAGAACATGCAGACAAGCCGTTTGTCATCATCACGCATCATGGGCCCAGTCACATGAGCACCCATGAAAAGTACAAGGGCGATCATTTGATGAACGGTGGTTATGTCAGCGATCTGAGTGAACTGATCCTGGATCATGGCAACATCAAGAACTGGATCCACGGCCACATGCATGATCCCGTGGATTATATGATTGGTACCACCAGGGTGCTGAGTAACCCACGCGGGTATGTGGGTCACGAAGATACCAGTGGCTTCAATTCAGGGTGCACGTTTGAAATTTAACCACAATTGAGATGTTCATACAGTGAAGAGGTTGCCTGACGAAACTTTTGAATCCTGGGCCCACCGGGTGCGTATATACGAATACGGCGTGGCACTAAAAAAAGTTGCCACTGGCATGGATATAAACTTGGTCATGGAAGACATGGGCAGGCGTATTGTGGACAAACTCAAGCATCATATCCTTGGTGTGATGAAGGAACAGCACAAAGTCACATATGATCCCGTGGAGAGTCAGCGTGTCTACCGTGAAGAATATCTGGACAAACTGTCCCCCATTGCTGATCATGTGACAAAAGATTAATATTTTAAACCATTTGACATATACCTAGTAGTTAATTATAATAAATAAATGTGTGGAAGACCTAATGGCTTCTGCATAGGGCATAGGGCCCAAAACAATGATAACACTTAATAAGGAAAAATATCATGACACAATTAGTTAGATTTGACACCAATTCGCTCAACCGAGCCCTGCTGGGTTTTGACACCTTGTTTGACGATTTTCAGAATCGTCACGCAACTCAAGCCAACAACAGTTATCCACCCTACAACATTCTCAAACACGATGAAGATTCTTACGAGTTGGAAATCGCTGTGACGGGATTTTTGCCAGATGAGATCACTGTTGAGATTGATCAAAATCAATTGGTGGTCAAAGGACAACGGACCAAACCTGACGATGAGTCCATCCAGTATCTGCATCGTGGACTATCCACACGGGATTTTACCCGTAGTTGGACACTGGCAGAGCACATGGAGGTGGGTGAGGGCACTGTGAAGAACGGCGTGCTCAGCATCACACTCTATCGCAGGATTCCGGAGTCTCTGAAGCCGCGACAACTCCAGTTGAAATCGGAGTAAGCAACCAGGGAGCAGGAGACTGCTCCCTTTTTGAACCAAGAGTCAAACACACACTTAAATAAAATTATGACAGACATCGTAATAGAAAAGAAATCACACACAGTCTCACGTGTTAAAGAACCCATTAAGTACAAGGTCATTGTGTGCAACGATGATTTTACCACTGTGGAATTTGTGGTGGCCATGCTGGTGCAGGTGTTCAAACACTCTGCGGAAGCCGCGGTTGCATTAACATTGCAAATTCACAATCAGGGTAATGCAGTGGTGGGTGTTTATAGTTGTGAGATTGCCGAACAAAAGGCACTGGACGGCACACAAATGGCCCGAGCACACGAGTTTCCCCTGCTCATTCAAGTGGTGCCGGAGTGATATAAATGAGCCTAAAAGAATTGACCCAGGAGCGGCATGCCCTGGCTGAGAATACTGCCTTCATGCGATCAGTGTTTGCGGGCACCATGCGACCAGACACATGGACTGATTACACCTATCAAAAATTTCAATGGTATTACGCCATTGAAGACCAGGCTGGTAAAATGGGACTTTTGGATCAATTGCCGGGAATTGCCAGAGCCCACCTGATCAGAGACGACTTTTATGACATGATCAGTGGCAGTCAGGACACATATTTCTTTCGTCCCATCACTGGGGAATACGTACAATATATCAATGGTCTTGATGATGCCAAAAGAGTGCTGGCGCACTTGTACACCTGGCACATGGGTGACATGTTTGGCGGACAGATGATCAAGAAACTTATAGATGCACCACACAGACATCTGGATTTTGATAATGTCCAGACGCTCATGATGACCATGCGTGGCATGCTGTCGGATGACATGGCTGATGAAGCCAATGTGGCATTTGACTGGGCCATCAGAATACTGCGCGAATATGACTGTTGACGTCTGGTCACATATCAGTGCACTGGCCAGTCACATAGAACAAAGATTCAAAGACACTGGCGATGTACTGCCAGTGGCCACTGACGAGTATGCATGGCATAACAGTCTGTACACCAGCAACAGGTATCGCAGGGCGCACATTGAGGTGGTGGACCATCGAGAGTCACACAAGACCTACATACTACATTGCACCATATTTCCACACTTTAATGATGCCAGCCCCATCTGGGGATTCGATGCAGTGTGTGGTGCCCATAAGATAACTGGTGCATTTCACGACTTCAGTTCGGCAGGTGATAGTTCGCATGTGATGATGCAATGGTTCGCTAATAAAACTGCTGACTATGCATGGAATAAACCTCGTGAACTGCCCGTCTGGGCACGAAGCATATTCAGCCCTGCCATGGTGGCAGCAGGTAACATCAGCACAGAGAGCGAAATTACTGCATTATGCGATCTGGCCTTGGACAGCCTGGATTATTATCTGGAACATGTGGGTCTGACACAGGAGAGCGGTGCCGACTTCCATCAGGCTCAGAACAGGTATTGCCACTACCAGAAGCAGAACCCGCATGTGGTTCGCAGCATGGTCAGCATGGGTGTACCTGAGGCTCAGATAACCAAGTTTGTACAAGACATCCTGTTTCCAGAATCTGTGTAATACCTGCTATTCTGGAATGACACTGAGTGCTGCTTGGTGTCTTTGATTTTCCAGGTCCAGATATTCTTGCTGTGTCAGCGAAGTCGCCATGCCCAGCGACTGTTGTCTGATGTGACGTAACACTTGCCAATCGGTAGATCCTAAAAATGTTCTATATCCTGCATTGGCAATTTTAATGGCTTTTATATCTTGTTCTGCCTGCAGTACTTCCGCGGGTTTTGCCTGTATGGTGTTGGTAGTTAAATCAAAGTAGTGTGTACCTGTATCCATACCAAGTTTTTCTGCTTCAGTGATTGGATAAACATTGAATTCTGCAGGTGCATTGGGTTCATAGTTTATAATACTGATGACCCCTGTCAGTGTATCGTGTAATAAGTTGTATGTTGTCATTAATTTCTATGCTCCCCACATTGCGAACCAATTACCAACTGGCGCCCCATCTTGTTCAGTACCTTGGACCCAACAGCGAACACGATCACTCAAATAAGAATATTCCGCCCGTATGGCATCATTATCATCGACATCGCCATTAAAATAAATCGCCCCAATGCTGAGTGTAAATCCTATGATGCCTGCCATGGTATAGCCCCCAGGCGGCAGTACATCAAAGAAATTTCGGTCGTTGGGGAATCCCGCGTTGTTGGAGTAATTAGCTATACCAATTCTACCAGATGTTACTGCTATATTAGCGTATCCATACGGTGAGGCTCCGCGAGCACCCTGCGCTCCCTGAGCACCTTGCGCTCCCTGAACACCCTGAACACCCTGCGCTCCCTGCGCACCCCTGGATCCTGTGTAACCTATGCTGCCAGTATAGCCTACACTGCCGGTGTATCCCTGCGGACCACGAACAGTAAGTCCATCTTCCCCGTCGTTTCCTGCACTGCCGGTATAACCTATGCTTCCAGTGTATCCCCGACTGCCGTCGTATCCTCTGCTGCCGGTGTATCCTTGACTGCCAGTGTAACCCTTTGATCCATAGTATCCCTGATCGCCCCTGGACCCCACCGCTCCCACCGAACCAGTGTATCCCTGACTGCCAGTATAACCTATGCTGCCAGTGTATCCCCGGCTGCCCACGTATCCAACATCACCTCGACTGCCCGCATATCCTGATGGGCCCTGTGGGCCCCTGGGACCTGAAACAATGCTTGCTGAACCTATGTATCCCGAATCGCCACGGCTGCCAGTGTATCCCACAGTACCAATTGATCCCGCATATCCCACACTGCCCAAGTACCCACGCACAGTACTGGCCGATCCTGTGTAGCCAATGCTGCCGGTGTAGCCAATTGATCCAGTGTAACCTCGTACTCCCGATCCTGTGTACCCAACACCTTCTGATCCAGTGTAGCCAATTGACCCTGTATAACCAATTGATCCTGTGTATCCCTGAGCGGCTGCTTCACCTGGTATACCCTGACTGCCAGTGTAGCCTATACTGCCAGTATATCCCAGATCACCCTGACTGCCTGTATATCCTGAACTGCCGGTGTAACCAATGGACCCTGCGTAACCCTGTTCACCCCTGGATCCGTCATATCCAGTGTCTCCTCGACTGCCAGTGTAACCAATTGAGCCAGTATAGCCCAGACTGCCCTGGCTACCTGCATATCCCGAGCTGCCCACGTAGCCAGCACCAGTTGAACCAGTGTATCCTATACTGCCAGTGTATCCTTGACTACCAGTGTAACCTTGACTACCAGTGTAACCTATACTACCAGTGTATCCTATACTACCAGTGTAACCCAGGTCCCCCCTGGATCCGACATATCCGGTGTCGCCTCGACTGCCAGTGTAGCCTATACTGCCGGCGTATCCTAATGGGCCTGCCACATCACTCGCTGATCCGGTGTATCCTACTGATCCTGAATAACCTCTCTCACCCGGGCGTCCCTCGGGACCTTCCTCACCCTGGCTGCCCACATAGCCACTGCTGCCAGTATAACCACGACTGCCAGTATAACCTATACTGCCAGTATACCCTTCACTGCCACGACTGCCCACATAGCCACTGCTGCCGGCGTAGCCTATGCTGCCAGTATAACCAGCGGTGCCGCTGCCGCCTGAACTGCCAGTGTATCCAATTGACCCTGTGTAACCCCTTGATCCACTGTATCCCTGTGGCCCACGTGGCCCAGCGGGTCCCACAGTGGACAGTAACGCTCGTGTTCTTGCCACAGTCAATGTCTGATTAACGCCAGCATCCTGAACAATGAACACTGTCCCGCCCTCGGTGGGGTCGGATAGTATTGGTAATAGTGTAAGGTCTGGTCTAATGGCCATTTGGTTATATCCCTGTCAAAAGTTCGATAATGTATTTATTATTTCTTCAGGTTGTTTGAAGTAAATTTATGTCAGGCTAATGCGGCTGCCCAGACCACCCGATCCAGTTTGCATGACCACCGAGTTCAGATGGTCAATTCGCCACCTGCTGATGCCCCCAAACATGCTTTCGTCATTGCTGTACAGATACAGTGAACCAGCCACATGTGCCAGATTCCAGCTGAATGCATTGCCAATGCAACCTGGGGTTCTCCGACCATGTGGTGCGACATAGCCGGGCACGCCAAACTGACTTATAAATAGTCCTGATTCATGGAAATGGTAAAACTGGTTAGCTTGAGAATTATTATATCCCTCACCATGATATCCATAAATTACACTTGATTCCCATGTTTTTGCATAAATGCCGGTGTAATTTAAACCATTGGGCCTGCCATTCGTCAATCGTCCACCGAATGTTCCCTTGAAATCGATTTCACCAGTGGGACTGGTCATCCAGGACCATTCAGTGTCTCCCAGGTTGACCGCACCCAGATGCATGCCTGCGTAGTCAGGAATGGCATTATAAAATATCACTTTACCACCGGATGTGATTGGAAAAAGAACATTCCCAAACTGTGTTCGCGCCCCCAACTCCCAGCCTGTAACATTCAGAGGAGCAGTTGCAATTACCTCGGGGACGGTATTCCATACAGGGTTATTTGAATTGTCAAAGCCTTGCAATTGTAGCCGGTAGACGGTTTGCCTGATGTTTTCTTCAGTTATTGCATATACAATGCTGCCATCATTACACAAATCATGTAATTCAAAGAGAGCCGTGGGATGATATTGGCCGATGCCTGTGGAACTGGTACGTAGTGGTGAACCCACTATGTTAGGCACCTGCCTGATGGTCCCGTTACCCAGGAGTTCTACTATCACATAAAGATTATTCCCGTACGGTTCTTGCGGGGGTTGTCCCAAGCCCAATTGTGCATAGGTTCTACCATTACGCAAGGTCACAACATTTTTAAACCCAGCGGCAAAACCATAGAAGCTACCATAACTTAATGGATTTATCCATTCTGGCGGGATAGCCCCCAACCAATTTAACCTGACGCGCCATGAATCAGGATTGGTCAATGGTTTGTCATACTTCACGGCATACTCTGTGAATCTGGAAAATACTCGGCTGGGATTGCCAGCATCAACATGAGCATGATAAGTTGCACCAAGATATGTTATTCGGTCTATGACGGTGGAGGTGCCCTTTCTAAATTTCAAAGTGCGTATGTTGCCAGGATCTGACACCCACACATTGCCACCTGCATCAACCGTTAGGGCGCCCTTGGGATAGAGCAAGATTTCTGTATCACGGGTATCGGCATTTCGACGTGTTTGAAGGACGGTGAAATTAAATTGATCATCATTTAAGTTGGGGGTGCCAATTGAACCGCCAGCTACTCCCAGGGTTCTCAGCAGCACCCCTGCAGCACTGAAATTCTTAATCTGTTGATTGGTGCCACCGTCTATCACCCAGATGGATCCATTGGTTGGATCCACTGCAATGGCCACGGGATCCTGCGTGTTCATGGAAAACGATGTAACCATGGTGGCGGTGGTGGAGAGGTTGGTGTATTTGGCCACCGTGGTGGGTCCAGTGATGACCCACAGATCACCTGCGGTGGTCATGGCCAGTTGATTCATACGGAATTGATAGGGCATCCAGGGTATCACTCGGCTGCCGTCCCACACTCGATCAATCAATACCTGTGGAATCAATTGAGTGAGTATGCTGGGTAATTCAACTCCGGTAATTTTGTCAAACAACTGAATTTTTCCCCTAGTGGGGTAGGCCACGGCCAATACTGTTCCATTTTTTTGCACAGCAATACCAGACGGCACGTCCACAGGTGTTCCCACTGATTCAAGATCGGTGGGGTAATACTCGTCAAGGTTGATCATTCCGGGAAAAGGATTAGCACAGGTTTCGGGTCCTGGATAATAATACAGGCACTGGTAGGTGCCGGATGAGAATCCAGTTCTTGATTGATTATTGTCAGGGACATCCAGGGCCACTGCATAAATGAATGTTTTCGGCGGGTAACTGAGTTGTCCTTCCAGAGCTAATCCGCCAGCAGTTATAAAATACAGCCGTTGATCGTCAACTGCAAAATTATAGGGACTGGTAAGGAAATCCTGGAAGGCAACTCTGTATGTATTGATTTGAGATTGGGTGCTGTCAAAACTACCAAATATTCTTTGGCCTTCATTATAAGCGGCGGTGTAAAATACCTGGTTGCCATTTGCATCTAGACATGAGGGGGCACCGCCGAAAAGGCTGTGCATGTTTTGATGATCGTCGTCCCGCCAGGAACTATTGCCCACCACGCCGTCGTATACATGCTGTACATTATTTTGTAAAACTTTAATGGTGTAGGTGGCGGTGTTGGATACAAATTCCCCCTGATCATCCAGTCCATCCCAGGATCTAGTTACCAGCCCTGCCCCCACTGCTGCACCGCTCCACAGGGTTCGAATCAATCGATCATTTGCATCATACACGCCAGCACTGGTTGAACAGCTGGCTGTGGTGGTGAATGAAAATTGCATGACGTTGGGGGGTGTAAAATCCCCTGCTGCTGAACCTAAATTCATGATAGCGCCCATTCATCACCATTCACAGACATCTGTGTGAGTGTATAAAACTTATAGCCCACAGCGGCACCGCCCACTGGGTTGACCACACTGGGACCAGCCACTCCATTGATTGTAACACCCTCACTGGCGTAAAATTCCAAATCACCAAGAGCCATGTGCAGGAATACAATGGTGCGCAGGATATTTGGATCTGATTCAAGACCCATGTCAGCCACTGTGGGCACGGTGACTGTGATGGGATACTCACTATTGATACGACGAATATACCCGTCAAAATCCGATGCACTAAGAGTACGAATTTCAGTGATGTCGTTGTTTGAATCCATGTACAGTTGACCCGGTGTTGCCAGCACCGCCAACGCCGCATTCACAGCGTCCACAGTGGGTGGTCGGGTGCTGCTGGGCGTGGCCAGACTGTTCTGTGCATTGTTGGTGTAGGGCAAGGTATTCCAGGAGGCTGTGCCATTGCCAGCCTTGATTGCCCCAGTGTCGGTTTCGATTCCGATTTCACCTGATCGTAAAACTGAATTTGGCGACGGCAGTGTGGTCCACTGCTGGGCGGTGCCACGACGCAGTTGGACTCTGGTGTTGCTGACATCGTAGGGTGTCCCGCAATCAATGTCGCTACTGATAAATTTGCCCAGGCTGCCGGTATACCCAGTGTCACCCCTGGCCACTGCTGCTCCATCCAGGCCTCGACTGCCGGTGTATCCTGCTCCCGTTGATCCAGTGTATCCCCGACTGCCAGTATAGCCGCTACTGCCAGTATATCCTATTGATCCAGCATATCCACGGCTGCCAGCATATCCACGGCTGCCAGCATATCCACGGCTGCCAGCATATCCAGTTATACTGGAACCTGTGTAACCATAACTGCCGGTGTACCCCTGCGGACCGCGCGCACCAGGTAGACCATCATCACCGTCAATCCCCGCACTGCCTGCGTAACCTGTATCGCCCTGACTGCCAGTATATCCAATTGACCCAGTGTAGCCCAGGTCACCCCTGGATCCGTCATATCCAGAGTCACCCCGACTGCCGGTATAACCAATTGATCCGGTATATCCCATGCTGCCAGTGTAGCCCAGGTCACCACGACTGCCCTGGTATCCCTGATCACCCCGGGATCCGTCGTATCCCACGTCGCCTATTAATCCTGGTTCTCCTTGCGATCCCACATATCCTGAACTTCCGGTATAGCCTATGGATCCGGTATAACCCAGATTGCCACGACTACCTGCGTATCCCCGGCTGCCAGTATAACCCGTGCTGCCCGTGTAACCTATGCTGCCGGTGTATCCCAGACTGCCAGCATATCCTGTGCTGCCAGTATAACCCGTGCTGCCAGTGTAACCTCGACTGCCAGTGTACCCTAGTGGTCCTATTACATTGCTGGCAGAACCTGTATATCCTGATGAACCGCTGTATCCCTGTGCACCACTCAGCGCCTGTTTGAGCTGTGGTATGGTCATCTTCTTGGTGATGTTGGGTAGTGAGGAGAGATCCTGAATGGGGAGCACAATGGCATTGGTTATGGTGGTCAATGCTGGCAAGTTGGTGATTTGTGTCATTATTCTTCTCTGGTTAATGGCACCGCATCCTGCACGGTGCTTATACTCACGGCGTCAGCGCCGTATACAATATAATCGTCGCTGATGGAATTGGCTAAATCCTCTCTGTCGAACATCAAATATTTAGCTGAGTTGTTATCAGCACTGCTCTGTACAATCAATCGGTCAACTTCAAAATCTATCAACTTAAAATCAAACTTGCTCAGTCGAATTCTGCTGACGATTTTACTTGCTTGTCCGGGCAGCGCATAACAAAGCGGTATCACACTGATGTACTCCACTGGGCGATAACTGCCCACTTGCGGTGTTTGCATGAATCGTGGCAAATTAAAGTAGTTGATACCAATGTATTGATCATCTGGAAGTACCAGTCCTTGTAATCGTTGTCTCATGTTGGCCACGCTGCCAGGGTAATACATGCCACCATGATTGTATGTGATCATGGATGACACACTGTCTCCAGAATTGTTCACCAGGCTGTCGGCCACATCCACATACACCAGTTCGTATAACACCCTGCCGTGTGTGTCCTTGGCCACCGCCGTTTTGACGTCGCCAAAATAAAACCTCCTACGATAGAAGTTCTCCCTGAGTGCTGGCACATAATCACGCAAGTTTATCTTCTCTATGCCAAATTCCAGTGTGATCCTGAGATCATGTCTCACCCCAAAGTTGGCATCAAAATATCGATACATCATGTTGGGTGGAAATGTAAACTCGTTGGATATAAATTCTCTGTAGACATCGCGTTTTTGTCGGGACAGAAACGGGCGCATGTAAACTTCAGTGTACACACGGTTATCTAGTTGTATGACATTGACTGTGAATGTTCGTTGTACGGCACTCAACTGGTAAACATCGCTGGCTGTGACGGAGAATGTGTAGGTGCCAGTGGTGGATCCAGTATTCACACGGCCGGACAGACTGCCATCTCTTTCCAAGGCCAGCCCCGGTGGAAGTGTGCCACTGGCCAGCTGATATTTGATGGTGTAATCTGAATTTATCTGGCGGGCTGCCACGGCCAGTTCACTGGTGATGCCAGTTTCAATGGATCCCAAATCAGTGCCAGTGACCCATTCGATGGTGCTTTCAACTTCGCCCTTGATGGCCAGGGTAAATGTGTTGGTGGTGGTGACAACGTAAAGAGGTGCGCCTGACGAGGTGGTGATGTACTTGGTGGCATTGACCGTCAGTTCATAATTCTTGACGTAGGCCGGCTGATAGGGTATGTTGCCGTGTATGACGCCCTTCAGGGGATCCAACACCAGGTTGTCGGGTATACGGGTGGCCGAGTCTGTGGAACTTGTGACTGTATACACAGTCACGCCCTGATTGGTGGTCACATTGGCCATGATTTAGGGACTCAAGAGTCCTGTGATTTTTCTCAGTCTGGGATTGCCCGACCCGTCCACTGCCGTGTCAAAGTTAGGCATGTTGGGTAACACTACTTCCACAGGGTTGACAGCATTTTGTGCGCCCTTGACTGTGGGATCACCATTCAAATCATACCAACCATCCGGTATACCCATCCATTGTATTAGTGTTGAATACAATGTTTCAGTGGGCATGGATGGTAATAGTAGCCCTCGGAAATCATTTGTGAAGTCTGGTCCCCATCGATCAGATCGAGTGCCAATGGTGGGGGGAGTGCCAAATACTGGGAGACCGCCCACTCCATTGACACCTTGCACCGCGCCACCCATGACCAGCACATGCCCTCCCCAACCATGGTCAGTTCCATCATCGTTCTGCAATAATGTTCTGCCGAATTCACTATACACCAGCAGGGTGACATTATCTTGCACGCCCAAATCCACAGTTGCATCATAGAATTGTCTTAATGCCGACATGAGTGGCGCCAGTCGCTTGTCTTGGTCAAAAATCAAATCATCGTGTTGGTCAAATCCGCCGTGCGTCATGAAGAAAATCTGACGGTTTTGTTGTAAATCTCTCGACGGTGTTGTGTCAAACATGCCCTTGATCAATCGAGTAGTGGTTTTTAATGAAGAATATATCGACTCACCTGCGCTAAATCTGTCGCTCGGTACAGTATTAAATGTATTCGTTGTAGCCAATACCGCTGATATCACCTGGGTCGCCACATCACTTCGCTGTTGAGCCGCCAAATATTCTTTAATCAATGCATTGGATGAGGTGGTGTCAGTGTACAACACATTGTTAAAATTAGTCAACAGTTGTCCCTGGGTGCCGGAACCAAATGAGTTGATGGTACCAGTGTTTGCTACATTAGATAAAATTTTGCCCGTGCGACCGGTCAATCCGGTGGGGGACATGCCAGCGGCGTGTTGATCATTGGCTCGAAATGCCACACCCACTCCACTGAAAGAGATGGATGACGGATATAGCACCGTGGGTTCTCCGTTGGTCAGCGTGGAGTTGTACACTGGGTTTAACAAATCCATGGCCCGACCTGCCCAACCGGTGGTGTACTGTGGGTTTTGCGCAACACCGGTCTGCCATAAAGCATTTTGATCTGAATGACTGGCGATTTGCACTGGCAATTTTACTGAGGCCGGTTGGCCATAATAAGCACCGCCTACATTTGCCCGACTGGTGGGTTCCATCAAGGGTCCCACATTCATGATTACTGCTGCCTTGCCCTGGTCAATCAAACGCATGAAGGTGTTCTTTCTTATGGTGATGTCAGCCGTACCTGTTTGATCAACATCCACCGATCTATCGATTATGAATGTACTGGAAGTTAATACCGTGGCCGTGAACACCCCGCTAGTGGCAATCGTTCCAGTATTCACAGTTTTAAAATCAATGTACACCTGATCCCCAGTGTCCAATCGAAGATTGGAGGTCAACTGAGCCACTGCGTTGGATGTGACAACTGTTGTGGTGGGTGAATGGTAAGCGTACGATCCCCCAGTTAACACCGGCTTGAAACATTGCGGGTGCATTTGCCAGCCGGGCATCAATTGGGTATTGCCTGTGGCATCAACAGGAATTCTATTTGTTTCTGCACGAGCGGCTTCGTAATTCACGCGATTGGTTCCAGTGGTGGGGCTGACAAAATTAAAGTTATCCGACCCACCACCCAGGTACACAATCACCAGGGCACGTTTGTTGTTTGACTTTTGCTTGTCAACTGCTTTTATTGCTTGCGTAAACTCTGCTGGTAATAATGCCATTTGATTAGGTCCTGATTACTGAATAAGGGCTGATGTACAGACTGTGCATGATCATTTGAAGTGCCTTTTTTTGGCTGGACACCGTGCTGCGACTGAAATTGGTGGTATTTTTAATAAAACTGGACAATGCTGCTATATATGCAGGCGAAGCAGTGCCACCTGTGAACAGAATGTTATATTTTTCTATCAGAGCATCGATGTTGGCCTCAGCACTAGGATTGGACGTTGCCAATTGCAGATGCTCCTGTTCTCGGTCCATGATGTCTACTATAATAACATTGAAATCCTCAGAACTATTGTAGATACGACTGGTGCCATTTTCATCATATAGGAATAATTCTGGTGCAATTTTACCTGCATCTTGAACTGGCCCCGCTGGTGAATATATTGCAGGATACCGACCAAATACCGAACCAGTGGTGAACAGACCAAAATTAACACCGTGATTTAGCGCGGTGGCGTAGGTAAAGGCCTGGGTGTATTGACTAGTGCCAGTGCCATGCTGCCTGTTATAACCATCCAGCCTGCCGCCCAGGCGGTCTGGGCGGCGGCGTGTGGCGCCCACCAGAGTGGCGCCCAGGTCATGTGGGTCGGTACCCCTGGCAATTAAATTTTTCGATGCTGGTGCGCGAGCTTCTTGATCCAGCAACATGGCCTTGAACACGGCTGCCAGATTGCCCACCACGCCCTGTCCATCATTCCTAAACACAGATGCCACTCGAGCAATGTAGCCTGGAGACGGATTACTGGTGACCATCATGCGAATCATTCGGGTGGCAAAATAGGGTGCTGTGCTGGGATGACGGGTTAGTGCTCGCATGGCCCATCTGACTTCTTGTTCGGCTAAATTTTGTAGAAGTGTTGGATCGGTCAGTCCCACCATGGTGCGGGGGTTTAGACCTTGAAAAGATATAACACCCGAGGTCTCATGCGGCACACTCACCTGGAATGTGGTGGTGCTGCCCATCATTATGGAGCTGACCACTGTGCCTGTTCCAAACACGCCGGTGCCGCTGATCTTGGACAGGGCCTGCCCCACATACAGGCCTTGTGGTATGCCTTTACCAGGTGTCAATACAACAGTATTGCTACCCTGCTCCAGCGTGGCCTGGAATCCAGTACTGGTGCCTGTAAATGTCACGTTACCGGAAGTTCTATGATTGACGCTCACTGTGAATTCGTAAGAGCTGTTGATACTGGTTACAAAAGTGCCAGTGCCAAATACGCCAGTATTACTAATCTTGTACAGTGGCTGTCCCACATACAACACGTCTGTGGTGTTGACACGATTTACATCGAAGTTGGTCGTACCAGGGGCGCGGAATGACACATCTCTGAGTAAAACGGTGTTGGTGTTGGCTGCCAGTGTGGCATTCAATGATATTGTTCTGGAGGGAATGTATAATGAGCCAGCCAGGGCTGCATCATTCTCGATCTGGTCCGGATCATTGGTGATCCACTTGAGGGCCACCTTGGGCAACGCATATTCGTGTCTGTCCTGGTCTATGATCATGCCCCGATCAATACCACCAATGATCTCTGACGATATATAAGCGTAGCCGCCACGGCCTTTGATTCTAGTTTTTATGTTGGACGCTTTAATTGGCAGTGTGGAATAATCAAAGGTGAACACCCGATCGCTGGATGTACTGACTACTGAAAATATAGCTGATGTTGGAAGATACGACCCCGTATTAGGGGGTGTTTTTTGCTGTATGACGCGGGCACCAGTCACATTGCTGGCAGTGTTAACAGTGAACGTATTTGTCAATGTATTGACTGAGGTAATGGTATATTCCCGGTCAGGATTGGCGTCCATATCCAGGATGTCCATATTCGCACTTAAACCGTGGATGGATCCGTAACCTATAGTATCGATCACTGTGCATGTGGTGCTGCTGTTGGTAAACGTGGCCTTCCAACGGACATCGTCATAAGGTGGGAAACTAATGTATACTCCATCCCCAGGCAACAATCCATGTGAGGTGGTGGTGCTGGCCATGGTCACCGTGACTGAGTCGTCAAGGTTGCCCAGATAATAAACTTGATTTCTACTTGCACTCACATATCCGGTGAGTATTCTGGCCATGGCTCGTATGTCATCATAGCCGTAGGTGGGCACTTGTGCATCCCATCCCGGGTCAGGCTGGGCAATATAACGACTGTCATTGGGAGATAGCTCACTGGCCAGTTTTCTAGAACCGTTGAGATGTAATTCCCATAGACCAATGGTGTACAGTTGCATGATTTCTCGCGCATAATTTTCGTCAGGTTCGCTGGCCGCACTGGCCTTCCTGTTGCCTTCATGGTTGAGCCATCGTCCCATGATGAGACTTTTGGTCACATTGTAAATCAAATCTTCGTAATTGCCAAATGCAGATGCTGACAGCATGTCAGTAAAATCAGTTCCCCTGGCGGCCTCTGCACCGTCAAGAATAGTGGGACCTACAGAATACAATTCCGACAGAGCACGTATCACACGCATGCGTAGTTTATCAGGGTGCAAGTAAAATCTATAGGCTTCGGCTAGTCTCCTGCCTTCTTGATACTGGGTCCAATTCAGTGTTCTTCCCAGGTTTCCACGGTTTAGTGCCAAGACACCGCAAGTTTCACGCATGCGTATGGTTTGTTGTATGCCACTACCGTGCCAAAACTCAAGTTGTCCTGACGCCGCATGCGGCACGGTGGTGGTGAATCGGGTGTTGTCAGTTATCGACGCAACTCGAGCGCCAGCACCAAACCTGCCCAGATGGGAATTGTCCTGTCCAAGTGTATAGTATAAATAATCACCCACCCGCATCAGACTGGTATTGCCCGATGCCAACAGAACATCTGTGCTACCTAAAGCTAGTGGATTGACTCTACATGCTACGAAGTCATCGTCCCAGCCACTCCTGGCCGGCTGTGTGGCGGTGATTCTGGGGAATGACAGTGCCATCTGAGCGTCTATCCACCGGGAAAAATGATCAGTGGTAAAATCGTTGGCCCCACTAAACACTATGTCACCTGACGCCACATGCGGATTACTCACTGTGAATGTGGAGGTGTTTGCATCACTGATCAAAACAACGAAACAGTCGGTGTTAAATTCGCCAGTGCCACTGGTTTTCTTCAACAATTGTCCTATATACAAGTCGTTGGTGGTGCCCGCAGTCAACACCACAGTGTTGGTTCCGGAAGTCAGTGTGGCCTCAAGACCACTGGGATTGTTGACCAGGGCGCGTATTTCAGCATAGCTGGGTGCCAGGGTGGCATTGCGTAAAAACCTGGCCGCTTCCCTCAGTGTGGGGGCTTGCTTTGCTCGGGCAACTGATCTTCTAAAAAATAGGGAGCGCATGGATCATGCTCTCCGCACATAAATGTCTGGGTCAATTCTAATGGCTTCGAATGGTGACCATTGGCTGATGGTGGCTGGTAGCAGCGCATCGCCATTTAGTGTGCCAGCAGCCAGCAATGTCACCTCGCCCACCCCGATGTTGGTACCAAAAAATCTTGCACCCAGCGCAGTGGGGCCGCCGCTGGCTTCCAGCGCAATGGTCAGTGTGATGGGGTCGTCACTGTTGCAAAACAGTTCTCGACTTTCATGCAGGGTGGCTGTTAACGTGGTGCTAGTAGTAATGATCACAGGATCAAGTGCCCGACCCTTGGCCAGCAATTCCAGATTGGTATCGTGCTCACTTATGTTGAGTGCGCTGCCTTTTTCAGTTCGTGAAAGATATCCCATGTTATTTCCTTATTCTATGTATTTATGCAGCATCGTAGTAGATGCCTGGTTCGTATATGCCAGCCTCGAACACCACATCGCTTGAGACCACAGTCTGATTGTATATGCCCGGTTCGTAAATGCCGACATCATAGACACCCAGCGTGGTCACAGGCGGTGGAGGAGGCGGTGGCGGTGGGGGAGGCGGTGGGGGAGGCGGTGGTGGCGGTGGCGGTGGAGGTGTTACGATGTCCACGATCACATCAGGAACAGATGTAAAATTTTGATTGTCTCGTAATACCAAGTTATATGGATCATAAGCCGACACATCGATGCTGACGTTGTTGTTAGCGCGCACAGTGCCTAGGTCTGAGCCATTGATCCACTGCGGTAATGGTGCATATATTGTGCTGGTGGACAATGGTACGTACAACACGCTGGTTGACGTTGTCAGCTCTTCAGGCATGGACTTTAAATTGAAAGTCAGAATGATAGTGTCAGTGACCACAATCTTGAATAATCTTTTTTCTTGCGCCACACCGTCACTTGCAGTGACTATGAATTGATAGATCTTGGGCAAGCCTGCCATGCTGGCATCGGTGATGGATCCCAGGTAACTGCCACCATGATCGTAGGGAAATTTATCATAAGCCTCGTCATCGTATCCACCCAGTACAGAAATGTCAGCTTCGTAGGACAACTGGTCGTTGACGTAGCCGGTTATTCTGCCGGTCTGACTCAGTGTCAGACCTGGTGGTAATAGTCCATCGCCCCTGGCTATGTAATACTTCAACGGAGTGTTGATTGGGGCCTGCACCGGCTGGGCGGTCAGCTGATAATCTACCCATTGCTTGTTCAGAGCATATGATTCGCCACGTATGCCCACGGGCAGATAATAATCTGCGGGTATTAGCCAGATGGGTGCATCAGGCCCTGCAACATCAACATAAAATGTGCGATCAGTCTTGCCCGATGAGTTGGCTGCTCGGATGACGAATTCACTGCGACCGACATCCAACACACCCGACGGTATGCCCGAGATCACGCCGGCAGTGGATAATGTCAGACCCAGGGGCAGGGCACCACTTATCAGAGTGTATGTGGGTGTGCCCACGGCCATCACCGTGGTGGCGGTGATCAATAATTCAGTGGCAGTGAATAAAAATCCTGCCGGGGTAATCCAAGTGGGTGAGGTCATTGGGGTAAATGGTTATCCGATATTTACCCAAAACGCATCAATGCAACACTCTGTTTTCCACCTGATCTAGGTCGTCAATGCCAAAAATCTCCAGAATCATCTTGATTTCTTCAGGAGGTTCGCCCATCAAGTGCTCGGGATACATGATACTCTTTAAATCTCCGTCGGCTCCGATGATAAATCCAAAGTCGTCTTTGGCATATGCATCATCTTCTTCAACGTCTTCAACTTGGGAAACATCGCCTATTTCGTGGTTAGACATCTTATTACTCCAATAATTTTAACAGTATTACAGAATCACTTGTTCAAGTGTATTCTGTCGTTGATAACCGACCAGTTGATGATCCTCCATATGTTTTTTAAGTATTTTGCCTTGTCAGTGCCGTAGTCCAAGATAAAAGCATGCTCCCACCAGTCTATTAGCAGCACGATGTCCTGCCGTATTTGATGATTTTTAATGGTTTTTACTTCACCATTGCGAGCCAGGTAAACCCACCCGCTGCCTTGTATGCCCATGGCCTGGGTCTCCACATGGCTTTTCAATTGGTCAAAACTGCTGTGATGTCGCTCGATAAACTCAGCACTGGCGCCATGTGGTTTGTTGCCGCCCATGGGTGCCTGTAGTTGTGGGAAAAAGATATTGTGCAGAAATGCGCCGGCCTGATTGAACTCTGCATCCCCCTCACCATTGTTATATCTGGTGACATAGGCTTGTGCCAGTTTGTCATGGTGGTTGACCAAGGACTCCGCACTCAATACAGGGTCAAGATCATCGCGAGCATAGGGTAACGGTGCCAGAACCAACTGTTCTTTAGTTGATTCAGCCAGTGTTATGATCTTGCTCAACTCATGTAATGTTTTTTCCACATGGTATTTATTCGGAGTTAAATAAACACATAAACTTCTTTAAAGGAAACCCCAAATGGAAATCATTATCATTCTCGCCATTCTTGCCCTGGCAGCAGGCGCCGCCGCCTGGGTGGGCCACAGGTACAAGCAAACAGCGCCCACCCTAGATGAGATCTGGGACCAGGCCCCTTACAAGATCGAAACACCAGTTGCTGAAGCTGTGGTGGAAGTGGCGCCTGCCAAGAAACCACGCAAGCCCAGAACAGCCAAGTCGGCACCAGTGGTTGTGGCAAAAACGCCAGTGAAGACCACAAAAGCAACTACAGCCCGAGTCAAGGCCCCGGCTGCAAAGAAAGTCAAGGCACCTTCAAAGAAGGTTTAATTCTTGGGCTCGACTGGCCAGTGCAAAGCTGGCAAGATTCTTGGATTTACTTTCACACATGAGATCGAATCGATCCAGGAAACTCAGCGCCCAGTCGTTTGCCGTGGTATTCCAATAGGTATCACTGTGCGCCCTGAGTTTCTGACGGTTGTGTCCTGATGCCAGCAGGCTGGCCAGATCAGGCATCACAGTAGTGCTGTGATCCAGGAGAACATTTTCACGGCTGATACTATAATGCATAGTAGGCCGGCGACCGCGCCAAGACTGAATAACACGATCGATCCTAGGGTCGGTTGGGGAGATGTACTCTCCTGTTTTAATCCAATTATGATGTATGTCCAGTGTGATAGCCACCAGATCAGAAATAGCGAGACAATCATCCAATCCATGGGTCATTTCCTCATTTTCAATAGCCAAACAGTTGCGTGCCTCGGGAGTGAGGCGTTGATATACGGTGCGAATACCTGCAGGACCCAGCCGTCCTGAGATGTGCACATTGATCTTGAAGTCCTGAAACTCACGACCGAAACCCATCCAACGTGCCATGTCCGCATGATACTCAAATTCTTCTATACTGCGTTCCACAATGGCAGGAGTTTCACTGGCCAGCACCACAAATTGTCCAGGATGCATGGACAGCCTGACATCACGATCACGAGCGATTGCGCCAATCCTGGCAAACTGCTGTTCACAATATGCGATTACATCCGGCCGCTTCCAAAACCAGGACCAATCTGCCTGTGTGTACACTGGCAGTAGATCTGAGCCCAGTCGGACCATGCGCAGGTGCGGCTGCAGGAATCCCACTCGCTCCACCAACAGTCGAACAGACTCAATGTTGCTCACCATCAGGTCCCAGAGTTTTTGTACTGCCACATCCCGTGGCTGCCGATTCAACCAGGCCACCGTGGTGGTACTGGTGTTGTATTTTCTGCAGTCGTCAGTGGGCTTGATTGCGTCCACCTGGTCCATGGAGTCAATCCACTTGCAGGCAAAAGCCAGACGCTTGATGTTTTTCATGACAGATCTTTGAACATTTGTTTACGACCCTGCACACCAATATGATTATCGAAAATTTCCTTGGCACTGACCATCATGGCACTGGCAATCATGAGCATTTCTTGTGTGGAATCACACATCATAATCTGACGGTTGATGGGCTCCATCAATTCTGCCATGCGTTGTTGTACTGAGTTCAATCCAATTTCTCCAAAAGAATGATGATCTCTGCTAGAATCAGCATGACGCCCAGCACGTAAGCCAATAGTCCCCAGCCGCTCACACATAGTATGATTCCACATACAATGCCGGTGAAACTCTTGATATAGCTGATGCGTTCTCGCAGTGGTTTAAAAATTTGTATCATATTTTTTACCTCAATTAATGGTGCATGATGTGGGCATCGGCCCTGTTTTAGTGCACACCGGACGGTGTATTCTTTGTGACAAGTATTACAGTTCATGGACTTTGGACAGGCTCCAAGATCCGTCGCCGTTGTCCGACCATTCCAGGGTGTCTCCCTCGTTCCAACCACGCATGGTCAGCACATCAGGTGGCAAGGGCAGCAGGATGTCACCAGTTGCAGGATCTTGCTCTACTGTCACCGTCCAGGAAGTGGGTGCGACCCTGATGGAGGTCACGTTCATGGTCTTCATGGCGCGCCAGGCCTGCTTGTCAGTGCACCAGACTGTGATGGTTTCATAGTTTACAGGTTTGTTCACCATGTCTTCTTTGATCATCTGTGTGGCCACTGGCATGAGATCGGAACGCAGGGTACAGGGCATGGTACGAGTCTCGCCGTCAAGTTTAACAAAATCAACAGTGCACTGATGCTCATGCAACAGGGCTGTGATGGCATTATACCTATATTCTGTACCGGCTTCACAATTGGCAAAATTTAGTTGTTTGGGTTGGATTTCCATAATTCTCTTTTTAGTGGGAAAGTAGTTAGTAGTATATTGTAACCCTGTATGGGCAAGTGCTTGTATACTATTATACTTGAAGACGACGCAAAGTCAATGACTTTCTGCATCAACCCTAGCATGATGCATTTTCCTGGATTATCCCAAAAAAATCCTGCACCACCCGCCATTAAAATTTTCTTCATGTCAGTTGGACATCTTATCTACCAGTTGTTTGGCCGTGGCCGGACTAAGGGTCCAGCCCAAGTGGCCGTGACCAGTATGATAGTATACTTTGTGATTGGTCTGGCTCTGCTCTACTATGGGCAGCATGTTGGGAGTCATGGGCCGAAGACATGCCCAGCTGGAATATTCACTAGTGTTTATACCAGGGAAATTGTCATGCACCCATTTTAGCAGAGGAGCAATCCGGTCTGCCCTGATGTCATAATTCTCGCCAGCCAACTCAGCAGTGCCCGCCACACGAAATTTATTGCCCAGTGTGGAGGTCACAATCTTGGCCTGATCGTCCAGCAAACTCACTCGTGGTAGATGTATGAGATCTTGATCACGTACCTGGATTGTGATACTATATCCCTTGATGGGATAGATGGGCAAATGATCCCCAATGCTGGCTGCTAATTTTACGCTGCCCACACCTGCAGAAACCACCACATGATCATGGTCAACAGCAAGTTGCTCTAGATCAGTATTTGAGCCATATACAAAACTAACACCATATTTTTCTTCTAAGACTTGTGCCAGTTGCACACAAAATTTGTGTATGTCACCGGTCCAATCTTCAGGAGTCCAGGCACCTCCTACTACGCCTGTTAGATCACACAGAGCAGGATCAAGGCTTTTGGTCTGCAGTGGTTCCAATATGTCCCACTCTACGCCGCTGCTGTTATAGAGATCTTTTACATTGATTGCATGCTGGAAATACAGTGGATCTCGATAAAAATGTAAAATTCCACTGCGACTTTGATCAAACTCCAGCAGTTCGTCTTTAATCATCTGCTGGTACAAGTCCCTGGAATCCAGACCCAGTCGTATGGTTTCCCTGGTGTTCTTTTCATAAGCACCGGTCACGGTGTAATACAAAAATTTAAACATCCATTCCCACTGTGCCCAATCCAGACGAGGACGGACCAACAATGGCGCGTCTTTTTTCAGCATCCATTTGAAGCCCTTTTTAACATTGCTCCAAGTGTTCCATACTTCACTGTTACTGACGCTGATCTGTCCACCGTTGGCAAAACTGGTTCGCATGGCAGGATATCGTTCTTGCTCGTATACGGTCACCTGATGTCCTGCTCGAGCCAAATAATAGGCTGCGGTCATGCCAGTGATACCTGCTCCCACAACTGCCGTATGTTTTTTCACGCAAACAAATCCTCGTTCCACTCTCTGTGGCCTTCTCTGAAAGCCATGTTTGATTGAGTTTCTCTTACTTCTACCTTAAATTTGTATCTCATACTTTAACTCCGAAATGTTCTTTAATATCGTCCCTAATTTCTTTCAATGCGTCATAGGTCCATTCACAGGCCATTTCACCAGCGGTACTGTTACCAACAGGAATCTGATATGTTTCAATCTTGTCGATACATTCCTGCACAATCAACTCGGATAATTTTTCAGCAAATGAAACAGGATGATTAAAGTCTGGGCTCACCGCTGTGGCATCCCAAGCCTGTTCGGCAAGTGCTTTAATTCGTTCATTCATAGATAATAATATTCTTTGTTGTTTGGATCTTTTAATCTACTTTGCAGTTTGTATTCAGATATGTTCAATTGTAGCATGGCATCCTTCAATGTGTCAAATGTTCTAGACTCAGCGTAAATCTTTCGTGCCCTGCCATTTTTGGCACCAATACATTTACCTTTTCTACCTTTACTGCTATTCTCGAAAACTTCTTTACGCTTTTCTTCTGACCAATTTGCTCTGGTTTCTAATGCCTTTTGTCTTGCCAATGCTTCGGTTTCGGGATTACGATTTTCTACGCCTTTGCGGGCAACTTCTTTTCTACGTTCAGCACCCATTCGCTCTTTGCCCAAACGGGCACTGCGCTTTCTATCTTCTGGCTCGCGGGCTTTGATACCCTCGACCATTCGAGGAACATTGGAACGCAACTTTTCTTTAAATCGGTCACCTTCTTCAGTTTGATACCATTCTTTAGTTTTACTACGAATGGTATCAAACAATGTCTTTTTTTCTTCTTCCGTTCTTTTGGCCCAAACTTGCTTGATTTGATTGCTAAACTCTTGACGGCGTTCGTTAGTCCATCCTGCTTTGGTATCGCCACCTATGACATCTTTAGCAACATTGTAATAGTCGTTAGAGTAATAAGCATTCACTTTATCTAAATGAAACTTTTCACGCTCTAAAAGATATTGTCTATCTTTTACTTCAACATATTCAATGATGGTTCTTGTAAAATTTTCAATGCCATGCTTTTTTATAGCCCTTATGAAAACTTTTCCCGAACCGATATAACCGTCATCTATTGTTCCTGCGTGTGAACCAATATATTTTTTACCATTAAGATCATTAGTCCATTCATAAATAAATCCATAATACATAGTTCGTCCTTTGCTACTAACTATGTTTATTTATATGAAATCAGTCAAATCCTTCAAATAAATCTTCGTTCCACTCTCGGTGGCCTTCTCTAAAAGCCATATTAGATTGTGTTTCTCTCACTTCTACACGGTAACACCAAAGTCTTTCGGCTTCGCTCGGTCCCCACATATCTGGGATATAAACAGCATTAATGTATTTGTATAACATATCAGCTAAACCTTCGCATCCAAGTTTAGGTAAAATGGTTAGTTTAGCCATCTTCTTTTCTTGTAGGAGTTTATATGTTTCGAGTTCTGGATCATCGGAACTGACTAAGAGACAATGATCAAACTTATCTTGCAACACATTCTTCAATTCCTTCAATCCGCCGTAATCCGCAGACCAGTTACGAACATCAAGATCATTCGTACCAAAGAAGAACTTCATACTGAAGGAGTATCCATGAATCAAATTGCAATGGCTGTCAGCACGCCACTGTCGATAGGCTACTGGAAACGCATCAATGTATTCTTTGGTAGATGTAAATTTATAAGTCACTGGCTGTGTTGTCATTTGTTAATACCTTGTGTAATTCTTTTATTTTACGGCACTGTACAGGAAATATCAATAACTATTCTAGTTCTTTCAAGGAAGTTTTTATTGATTGGATGTCTTCTTTGATTTCTGTGACTATTTCTGCACCGCAATGGTTGGCAATCATCAATCTGCGAATGGTAAAAAATACCCAGACCCAGCCAATCACCGATATGGTCAAAAGAATCATGAGTATCCAAACGTACAATAACATGGTCCAGCCCCTGTGGGCTATTTAATCATTAAACGACCATAATTTAATCCCCAGCCCATCACCGTTGCTGAATGATTTTGTCGCACAACCCAAAGTCCAGGGCCTCTTGGGCACTCAGGAAGGTGTCACGATCCATGTTACGTTCAAATTCTTCGTAGGTCTTGCCCTGGGTATTGTGCTTGACATACAGTTCAGTCAGCCGTTTCTTCCAGTACATGATTTCGTTGTAGGAAATTTCAATATCACTGGCCATGCCACGAGCACCACCCGACGGCTGATGAATCATGGTTCTGGAGTTGGGTAGTACAAAACGCTTGCCCGGAGTGCCAGCCTGCGCCAGGAACGAGCCCATGGAACAAGCCTGACCCATGACATAAGTGCACACATCGGGCTTGACAAACTGCATGACGTCATAGATGGCCATGCCAGCCGTGATGACCCCGCCTGGTGAGTTGATGTACAAATGTATGTCCTTCTCGGAATCTGAACTCTCCAAGTGCAAGATCTGTGCCACCACCAGATTGGCCGACTGTTCGTCCACCTGCCCGTTGAGGAACACAATTCGTTCGCTCAACAGACGTGAGAAGATGTCGAAGGCGCGCTCACCGCGAGCCGATTGCTCTACCACCATGGGTACAAGATTTGAATACATCGTTTTCCTTATTGATAATCTTTATCGAGACTGACGCTGGCCAATCCAGCAACAGTCTGAAATGTCTCCCAGGCCCGCCGGGCCATGGGATTTCGCTCCAGTTCAGAACTGGGTAATACTGTTTCCAGCCAAAATTCACTCCGACGGGCCGCACGAGCACCAAATTTCCTGGGTTGATGCATCTTGCCATCATTATACAACATCATGGCCACAGCACGAAACTTGTCCTGATCTTCTTCTGCATGGTGCTCCCATTCAGGGGCTGACGAACTAAATGGATCAGCCTGTCGGTATCCGTTCCAAATGTCTGTCCATTCTGTGTCAACATTGGGATCAAAGTTGGTACGTGCAATGACAATCAACACATCGTTGATGTCCACACGCTCCTCCACAATGTCCAGCACACACCTGGAAAAACTCAGTCCAATTTTCATGTCAAATCACCCAATCAATGGTGTTGTTATGTTGCTCAATGACGTCCCGCAGGATCTCTTCCACCTTCTGGTTCAGAGTGACATCCGATTCATGTGCCATGTGCATGAGTTGGAACAGCGTTTTGTCGTCTAGATCCAGGGGAACCTGTACACGAGTGTCATAGTCCTCGCCCCGGAAGATGGCCTGGGCTTTTTCCAGGAAATCTTCATCAGTGTCCAGGTCCACCCAATTGACATCGTCCCAGGCCGACTTATAATTCACACCACGACGCTGGGCTTCTTGTTCAATTGCCTGAACATGATCAGGGTTCACCAACCGGTAGGCGCGGTTATTCTTGTAATCGCAGGCCGTGACCTCGTACACCGTCTGTGTCTTGGTGTCAAACACGATGGACAGTGAGTTATTTTCCCAATGGTCTTTCCAGGAATCCAGGCCGAAAGGGTTCTCGCCATAGCAGGACCAGCCATAGGCCGAACCTTCAGTGATCCGATAGTCCACAGTTTCCATGAAAGTTTTCAGAGTGATCATTTGTTTTCCTTGGTAAGTTCACACATTAACATAAAGTGATCGTAGGCTTTACGAACTGCTGGATTAGATAATAGCACATCTGCCTGGGTTTGTAAAGCCTGGACTCCTGCTTCGGCAATGTCTCGGGCACTGGCCACATTTAATGTGGCCAGATCGTCACCGAATTCCCGTGCCAACTTCTTCCATGCTTTTCGCTGGCCTTCTGTGATGGGTGTTCGGGCCGGCCGCATCTCGCTGGCTTTTATCAATGCATGACTGATTGCATCTTCTGCCACACGCCCAGCAGCAACCATGGCGGCATGGTCTGGATCAACGTCAAATCGACGGCTGGTACCACCAGGGTAGCACATGACCAGGTGGTTGCCACGTCTAAAACTGTCATAAAAATCGCTGTCGTACTCTGCCACGGGCACATACCGGCGGCCAACTTTTTCGTAGTAAATCTTTTTCATTGGATGTACCCTTCTGATCTTGCTTTGATTAAAACATTGTTCCATCTTTTTATGTTTCGAGTGTCTTGATCGAAACTAAAAATTAGTACTAGGTCGTTACGTTGTGACAATGGCAGTATGACTGGTACCATGTTGTCTAAAATCAAGGGATCATATGTCGACGATACCGGATACCAATCATATGCCAGCACCATGTGTGCACCAACAGGTGCTTGGACATACCATAATTTCAAACGGTGGGCATCTATTCCATGCTTTAACAAAATAAAATACTTGGCAATGGCATAGTCTTCACAATCACCAGAGCCCAGGGCAAATAACTCGTCTGGACTGGTCCAATAATCTCGCACACCCCAATTGTCCTGGTCAGTGCCAAATTCAATGGCGTCATTGACATGATTGTTCACGTCAGTTACATCAGCCAAGACATACGAACTACCATACGACGCACATGCAGCGACTGCCACCAACACCGCCATGCACATTGCCCACCTCATGTGATATATTATACACTAGAAACAGGGCGGTGTCAATGACTTTCAGAACTCTTCCATGCCCAATGAATTGTTACCCAATCTTCTATACATTCCTTCTTTGACCAAGTCTTGTTGAATTCTTCTAGACCATACTTCTCGATCATCTTACCAGACCAGTAAGGATAATACTGCTCAAGTATTTCATCTTCACTTAATGTTTCGTAGACAGGTTCGTCTGTCTCTGGATGTGGTGTGGCTATGGTCCAATATCGCATGTGGTTCTCCAAAAATAGTATTTAATACTAATATTACCAATTATTTTTAAATTCCAAAATGGGCACGAGCAGCATTCCACCCATACTGAAATGCTTCCCATTCTGCTTCATCATAACTCAATCCCCGACCTCGTCGGCTGCGATCTTCCAGTTCTTCGGTGTCATTCAGATACTGGTCGAACATTTGGCATTGTTCCGGTGTGTCACGGTCAAGTTGTGGATAGTTCATTCTTCAACTCCAAAATGCTGCCGCATGTACCAGCCAACTGACATGTCAGGGTCATAATCTTCATGGCCTTGTTCTTTTAATTCACCGATCTGGGCACATGCCCGCACAATCAACTGAGCGAACTCTGCAATCTCATCCCCGTTCAATGATAGCGCCGGTGGTGAGTTGAGCACGGTTTTCGCTTCCCGTGCACCAGACTGCATGGCAAGTGATCGAATTTGTTCGTTCATTCTTCAACTCCAAAATGTTGTTTAATTTTGCCTACATAAGTGCTTGCGGGTTCACGATGATCAACAGCATCTGCTACAATGCCAACACATTCTTTCACAATCAACTGGGCGAACTTTTTCGCATCCAAACAATTGGCTTGATGATTCCAGCATTGTTTCTCAAATTCTCGCATTCGTTCGTGCATTTTATACCTTGGAAATTTGACTGATAAATTGGTCTGTATACATGATCTTGTCAGTTTCAAAATCATGTAACACTTGCTGATTCAACTTGACCCAGTCCATGATTTTTTTCATCACATCAACTGTGATCCATCGAGCAACTTGATCGGGATCATGATCCAACTGTGGCAATTGAATTACAAAATTGTCATCGTTGCTCCAACGATTTTTTAGATTGGAAACTTTGATTCTCAACCCATGTTGTTTATTTGCTTTTCCCACCCAGATGACAACATCTGGTATTCCGTGATTATGACTGCCCAAATTGGCCATTTCGTGAAGCACGTCATCTTGTTCTTCTTTAATGACCATGTCAATATATTTTCTAAGTTGTTCAGAAATCATTCTTCAACTCCGAAATGTTCATGACAGGCGGCCGTCAGACCAAAATCCACCCCTTCGTGTTCGACAACAACCGTAGCAGCCACGTCGGCACACGCCCGAACAATCAACTGAGCAAATTTTTCAATTGCCGCTCGATCATACTCATCCATTTGATCCCAACAACCCTGTGCTGTCAGTCCCGATTCATACATCAAATCTTGCATTCGGGAATTCATTCGTCAACTCCAAAATATCTTAGGATATTATCATGGTCGTTTGCTTCCAAACAAATCTCAGCACACTGCCTGACGATCAACTCGGCGAACTTTTCCAAATCTGTTTCTTTACCATCTACAACAGGAACCATTGGATTGCTCATTAGTTGAGTAAATCTTAGTCCAGCCTGTGCAGCAATTTCTTTAATTCGTTCGTTCATTATTTCCCCCAAACTGGACGTAGATCAATCATGGTAATCAACAATTCCTCAGTGTTGGCATTCATACGGACACCATGACGAACTGCAAAATATCTACTGGCGGAACACATATAGATACTCCAACCACGATAATTGCGTTTCATTCTTTAACTCCGAAATGTTCTTTAATCTTTTTAACAGTATCCTTGTCGTGTTCTTTCAACGCACGAACTCTTTCATTGGCAAATGGCTCATGTGGACTTAGGATCATGTATCTTTGGTCTACAAACAATTCAGCACATTCTTTCACAATCAACTCAGCAAAATGTCGCCAATCAAAATCGCCGATATACTCACGGTCAGCACCGTGCGCCTTCTTGAGACCTGCCAGCAGGGCAAGTTCTAGCGTTCGTTCATTCATTCTTCAACTCCGTTTTCTTTATCTAATAGATATTGAGCATGATCTCCATTGATTGGATTATCTTTCAATACCAAATAATCGTGCATCGCCATCATGGCATTGGCGAACCATGTAGTCATTAAAGCCTCACTATCAGATTCAACACCATCTTCCGACCATACTTTATACTTTTCAGTAAAGAATTTAGCCCAGGCTCTTGCATCAGGATTTGTGTGTATATTCATATCATAATCGTTCATGTTTCAACTCCAAAATGTTCTTTAATCTGTTCGGCAACTTTTTGAGATACATACTCTTCCAAACTAATACATACACCATCTCGCTGGATCAGCACTAGATTATCGTCATATTTGGGATTGTATGTTTTTATACCTACAATATCAGTATTGTTCATTCTTCAACTCCGAAATGTTCTTCTAATCTAGATACCGCATCTTCCTTCAACCTGTATGCGGCAAACAATGCGGCACTGGCATTGGTCTCTTGACCTTGGGGAGGATTGCGACTGAATTGTTCCCAAGCATCGCCTTCTTTGACCAGTTGTTCAATACATTCCCTAACAATCAACTCGGCGAACTGTCGCCAATCAAAGTCACCCATATACTCACGATCAGCACCGTGTTCTTTCTTGAGACCTGCTTGCTTGGCGAGTTCTAGGATACGTTCGTTCATTGTTCTTCCTCATCTACCCCGAACATTTTGATTCGATACAAAGCATCGGTTACTCCACCATTGCAGCCTTTAAGATATTGACGCTGTGGACTGTCCGGCTCTATGTTAATCTCAGAATCTTCGATCAGGTCTTGTTTTACATCATCATAAATTGCTTGCTTGATGAGTTCAACAAATTTTTCTGGATCAAATGCTTTACCCAAATAACCTTCAGTATGGCTTTGACGATATATTGCTAGGATTCGTTCGTTCATTTCTTATTCCTCATTATCTATTCCTTACACCGTAAACATTTGTTGTTCTAAATTAGCTAGCAGAGTCCTAATCCGAGTTAGATCCTCGTCATAGAGCGCAGTGTTCATTTCATAAATGAATGGTCGGAACTCACCGAATACTTCTTCAATGACTTGTCGACGGACAGTGTTCAAGAACGCAGAGTAGTTCTGGTTCTCATCTCCGGGAGTCTTTGTTTCGTTGATCCACCCAGTGTATTCAAACTTGGCAATAACCTTGACTTGACGCTGACGGTAGTATTCATGCGAAGAACCATCGATCACGGTCTTGGCACTGAAATTAGAAAGCGTAGGTTTAGTCCTCGGAACTCTGTAGAAGTCTTGAACTTGTGTGGTAAATTGATCTGATAGCTTGCTCATTTAGTCAACTCCATTTATTAATTTTACAATTCTATTAAGATTCTCGTGTTTCATCATTCCATAAAGAGGATAGACTGAGTATTCTGTTCCATCACGCATTTTCACAAAGGCGTGCTCATTGTATTCACGAACATAGACACTTGAAACATCTTCTGGATTCACATAGTCTTGATCTGTAAGTTTTACTAACATCATTCCGTCCTCTTTCGTGATTGCAGAAGTGAATATTGTTCTGGTGTTATCGTCGCATATTCATCAATGATTATACTACTACATGTTCTTCCCACAACCTTATCACGAATGCCATCTGACCAAATAAATTCGTAAGTATTAGAATTCACTTCAATGCGTAAGCGTGAGGGGGATGCAATACCCAAAATGTTATTATCCTCATATAACTTCAAGAGTTTGTTGAAATGGTATCTTGCTCGTTCATATGTCGAGCATACAAACAATGTTTTAGCCATCACTCAATTCTCTGGATGTTAGTGAATCCACGATTCTTTGTTCCATGATTCTTGTAGCGATCATCGGCGGTACCATAGCGAATGAATGCTTGCAGTGGATCTTCTCCGTACGCAATCTCAACAGAGTGACCCAATGTGCCGCCTTTCCAGCTACCTTTTTCATATCCAATCTCTTTGCTGAACTCAAGATCAAGACGGCGAGTAATTAGAGGCTCGACAAAATACTTCAACCACTTGAACCAACCAGTGCCGTGTTCATGACGCATTTCGCTGATGTAGCAAGTAGCAACAATCTCTTCGCCATCGTAGTCATTGAACCTAAACTTGATCTTGGGAACCATATCTTTGATTTTGTGCAGTAAATCAAAGTCCAGCCTGCTACTCTTCATGGGCTCACAGACACCAAACTCTTTCCAGTCTGGCCTATAGAACTTCTCATGAACGTATCGCTTCTGCAGCCAGGGAATTCCAAACAGCTTGGTATGGTCAGAGTTCTTCTTGTCACGTGAAGACCAAGATCCAGGTTGAATGCCGTAGTGAACGTGAATGTTGTCGTCAGAGATTGTGAATCCGTACTCTCGGCGAATATGTTCCCAATATCCCTTTTGTTCAGACTTGCACCAAGATTCTTTAGAAAGATCAACCCACTTCTTGCGCGGCTTGAAGAACTCGGGAATCTGCCACCACCAAGAGTGTTTGCCTAGTGCGATATTTAACATACAATAGCGAGTAGCACAATGCCCAGATTCATAATACTCATGTGGATTAGACACATTGAGCGCATAACGGCTCCAATGCTGGTCTTTGTGGTATTCTTTCAGCTTAAACATTGTTGCTCCTTGCGCGGATGGCGGCGGCGCATTCTTCGTAGATCACCGACTCCACAGCATCGTCTTTAGCCCAGTAATGCGCGGCAAACTCATCACACACCTTCGCACACGCTTCGCGCTCGGCAGCGGCGACCAATGTGGCAAAGCGGTGATCGCGCAACTCCTGCCATTCTTGCGGAGTTTGAGTCCATGCCGGGGCGTGGTCGTCAGCGTATTGGTCAGCCTCCCGCGCCATGCGGATCAGTTCTTCCCTATTCATGCTTGCTCCTCCGCTTTGGCGATGGCGGCACGGGCATATAACCCCATGCCCTCCCTTGTGCTACCAGAATCTTGTGACGCGAGACTGATGCAGTGTAGTGCATTTAGCAGTTCTTGATTCACCGCGTTCAAGTGGATGCGTTCTTGTTCAAGCTCCGCAGCATATCGCCAGCCTTCCCTCTCAGACTGATGTAGGCGCCGCAGTTCGGTGGCGGCAGTAGCGCAGGTCAGGTTGTCGAGCCGATTGCGGATCAGCGGATCAATGGCATCAGCCAGCCGCAGGGCTTCTGGTTGGTTACTCATTCTTCAATCCTTTCTGCATCATCCAATACCTTGGTATAATACACCATAAGATTGCTATGTGCGCGATCGTATATTTCTTCTGGCTTGATAAGCTCTGGCTTAAGTCCAGACAGGGCACAGGCATAATCACCGAGTGTGTCCAGAGTATCCTGCGCCATTTTCCTAGCACCAGCAATATATGCTGCTTCTAGCCATTCCAGAATACGCTTCTCACGCATAACACCAGACTCGAATTCATCATAGAATCTTTCTGAACGAAGTGCGAATCCTTCTAGTCCATCAAAGTAATTCCTGAATTCTTGCTTGAGATTGATATTAGTTCCCATCATTCAACTCCTAGGATCCATTCCACCATTGCTAACAACATCAGTATAGCATGGATTGTCTCTATTTGTCAAGTATTTGACAGCTTCTTCCCAACCCTCTTGGAAAGTCTGCCAATGATCTTCAACGACACTGTTGTTGTATTCGCCGCTGGGCTTTCGTGGATACAATTTTTTAAGTCGTTGATAATCATACACACAATCATCGCCCATGAAAGCCTGGGCAGTTACGTCTTCAAACGCTTTGCGAATTGGATCCATTTTCCACCTTTAGTTTCTTTCTTAGTTGCTTGACTTCTGCCTTGAGATTGCGATTCTCATAGTCTGCCCAGCCAGCCCGATCTTGCATCTCTTTCATCTGCTTGGCAAAGTCTCGGTCGCTTGGAGTTAGGTCTTCTTCAGGAACAATGATGAATTTACCGCTATCCCAGTCAAATCCCATCTGAACTTGCTTGACCTTGACTACTGGACTGCCGCCTACAGTATTATATGGAAGTTTGATCTGAATTACCACTTCGGCATCAGCATCACCGTAAGTTACAATCCTGCCAATGTGTTCGTAAAGTTCACCGACCTTCATCATTCAACTCCGAAATGTTGTTTGGTCCTGTCTATTGCTTTATAAAACGATGGATTATTTGATTCATCTATACCATAATTCCACAGCTGGGAAACCATTTCATTAATCGTTTCCTTCACAATCAGTTCGGCAAACTTTTCTTTTGAAAAATGATAACACTTCATGAGATTTTCATCTTGAAATGGTATGATTGCCTGTTCAGCAAGTTCTCGAATTCGTTCGTTCATCACAACACCTCAAAAACATCAAAGTCAGCATAAGCGATCTGTGGTAGTTTCTCTAACTCTCGCACCTTGGCACGTGCCTTTTCATCAGTGTCAAAAACACCTTCAATTCTACGCTGTTCGGTACCACGCTCGCCGTAGCCATAATAAACCTCATCATAGAAAACAACAAATACTTCATTCATTTCAACCTCTCGTATAAATCTGTGAGCCAAGGTTCACTAGGTATTGTTCTTGTTGACCCGACCACTTACCTTCATTATATCCCGAAGTGTACACTCTGTCAAGTAATTTCGCAAACAGGTATGCATATTCTTGACTGAATCCGCCCTGATGTAGACCTTCCAAAGCAGCATCAATTATTTGTTGTTTATGGGTAGTTTTACTCATTGTTCTTTCCTCAGCAACTTAATAAGTTCTTCCTGCTCTTTGACTCTTGTTTCCAATGCTTTAACTCGTTCACGTTCTTTGATTCTAGCATTATAATCTTTATATTCTCGTTCACGGAAAGTATGATGGTCAAGTACCTCACGATAATGAACCAGTTCATTCTTGTACCTATCACGCTGTTCCATCAACTTAACAATCTTCTTTCGAAGTCTGCCGATAATTACTTCAGATTCTGTTGGCCTTAATTCATTCTGATTCATAAGACCTCATATGCTTCCATGGCAGAGAATAAGATTTACGGAATACTTCAACGGTATTCAAAAGTGCCTCAGCACGTTCAATTGCCATCTCTCTTGCGCTCTTAGGAGACATATACTTGCTAACATTATATCCACGATCAAAACGCCAACGAAACCAATTACGATAATATACTTTGTACTCTGCATTATGGGCATCATACACTACTTTGACTGTTTTGTAAAGTGGTTTCATTTTGCTATCCAAATCCCCAAGCCAAAAGCAACTACAGTGCAATATAGGAGAATCCAATCAGAAGTACTCATACATCACCCCCAATCCCATGCGCCCGTTCAATGGCACGGGCAAAGTAGATGTCGCTCGGCGTCACCCGCCAACAATCCATGCAAATCTTTACGATTTCCTCATCCGTCAGCGGCTTGCGCTGGGGTGGGGCGGTGTAGAGCGCACGTTTGACCAGTTTCTGCATCTCTGGCTCATCAGATTCACACCAGTAATCCACCGACGCTTCATCACTAACAAGGTCGTCTAGCAAAACGCCGTTCCTAAAACACCCCCACGCCACAGGCTCAGGCTCATCTTCTTTCGGCAACTGCCGTGGACGGCGCGTGTATCCTGCATCGCGCATTTGCTGAGAGCGTGTCGGCTCAGGTGGCGCGAGTGGCGGATCATCGTATGCCTCCATGCCCGGGGCATCCCAGTCTTGAGCAAAACTCTGCAAGTGCTGGGGTGACTGGGTATAGAGGGGCGTCATCTTGTGTGCCTCTGGGTGTTGCTGGGCAGCCTCCCAATCTGCTTGGAATCTCTTGTCATCGGATGCCGGATGAAAGATGCGAACTCCTGCTCGGGATTCGTACAGCCAACCAACGGGTTCAGGCTCGGGCTGTGTTTTAAGTGCAGCAATAACCTCCAGAACCTCCAATCCATACTCTTTCAAAAAATTGGCAACCAACTGCAAATCCTGCTCAGGCTGCGCGAGGGCAGCGCGGAGTTCGGTTATTGCGTCTGTGGTGCGATGTATGGGCCGCGTCTGCTCAACGTGGTACTCCAGCGCCTCCAGCGCCTCTTGCGCTGCTTTCCGTAATTCGCTCATCATTCAACTCCAATCATGCATAAACATGCTACTATTATAGCATGATCACATGATGAAGTCAATCTACTGGGTGTATTACAACAGGGTCAACAACAGATTTTTGTATCCGTCCAGCCGGGTCAGAGTGCCGGCCAGTTGTGCTTGCATGACTGAAAGTTGTAGATTGACCGATCTCAGGGTGTTCTGCGCCAGCGCAGTATCGATTCCCTGAACACTCACACGAGTCTGTCTGAGTTGTGTAATGTTCCATCTGATGGAACTCATTTCCAACGTTTCTGCCTTGACCAACTGTCTGAGTGTGTCGCGTTGCCTGAGCATGGTCTGTGTGTAACCATTCTGCTGTTCATTCATCAATACTGCCGTCTGGGTGCCCACTGCCCTGGCTGCATCTTGTGCAGCAGAATACCCGAACGATCGCTTGAATCCAATGGTGGCAAACAATTGACCGCTGCCGCC